AAAATTTAATATATTATGGCATTTGTAACTGGGTATGGAGTTAGACCTATAAGAGGAAACATAGGACCTACTGGTCCAACGGGATATACTGGTCCAACGGGATATACTGGCCCAACGGGAGATACTGGCCCTACTGGTCCAACTGGTCCAACGGGATATACTGGCCCAACGGGAGATACTGGCCCAACGGGATATACTGGCCCAACGGGATATACTGGCCCTACTGGTCCAACTGGTCCAACGGGAGATACTGGCCCAACGGGAGATACTGGCCCAACGGGAGATACTGGCCCTACTGGAACTCAAACATTACAGCAGGTATTAACTGTTGGAAATTCATCAGTTACACCAGCTGAGTTTACTGGTAATAGCACTGTCGGGGGGTTCGATTTAACTGCAAATTATTCACATCAAGGAGTGAACATAACGGCATTATTAGTGGTCCCGCCAGCTACAGTTGATGTTGCTAAATATACGGATACTGGATTAGAAATTCATTATTTAGGCACAATAGATAAAGTTTCTTTAAGTCCAAATCTTCATATTGTTACCTCAGAAGCCGGACCAGTTGGTATAAATGGACTGGATGTGATTAATGTAGAATATACAAATAATTCATTTAATTCTAGTTTTTTTACAGTTACCCAAACTAGTGAAACAGATAGAGCAACAAGTGTTTTAAAAAATACAGAATTCTTTAATAGTGACTCATTTATAACTACATTAGATACTAAAAGTTTAACGATTAACGAAAATTTAGTTGACCGTATTTATATAAATACAGATGGTCTTACCATTACAACGCCTGCTATTACATACGATTTAATCACTGCATATTCATATAATGGATTAAACATATCTACACAACAATATCTACCACCAGGTCCTCCAGTAGTTGTATCTAAATATACGGATACTGGATTAGAGGTGAATGATTTAATCGGGAATGTTACTTTAAATACGAATGGGTTATCTATAACAAATGGAAATACGACAACGCTAAATGTTTTAACTGGATTATCTACCAATATTATATCAGCAAATGTTTTAACTGGATTACAAATGATAAGTACTACCGATTTTACAGAACAAGTTGATTTTACTACATTATGTCCGCATTGTGATATTGCCCCTACATTTTATAATGATTTATGTAATAAGACCTATGTAGACAGTCGTATTGCTTCAGGTGGATCAAGTTTTTTATATTTAAATTATGAAACTACCCAAACACCTTTATCCTTTAAGCAATTAGGATCACAGCTTGTATTTCCATCAGGAAGTATAGTAAATACAGACCAAACAGGAGATCTCTCTGGTATTACACTAATATCTAGCTTTATAACAGATGTAGGTGTTCCTAACGTAAATGTAATTCCAGCAGGATTATGGACGTTGTCGCAATACGCAATGACGGTTGGAGGAAATAGTGGAACGCTTTATTATTATTTTGAATTATATTTATATTTTGATGAGTTCATTCCTCCACAATTACAATATACATCTAATATGTCATCTGATGTAAATGCGGACGTAGTTCAAACCATATATAATGCCAGTATATCATCTGAAATAATTACATGTAATTTATCAAACCGAATTTTAATTAAAATATACACTGTTGGAACTGGTGTCGTACTTGGATCGACACTTAATAATTATTATCAAGATGGGTATTATTCTTATATGACTTGCCCTCTCATTGAGGGTAGTGGGTTATTGACCGCAGATAATATTTGGAGTGGTTCGAATAGTTTCTCTATCACACCAAATACAGTAACTCCTTCTGCTGGAAACAATAGTACTTCAGTAGCAACCACCCATTTTGTTCAATCTGGATTTTGTGATTTAGTATCCGCACAAACGGTGAATGGTCAGAAAACATTTAGTTCTAGTCCTATTTTACCAACGCCTGCATCCGGAAATAATACAACGTTAGGAGCAACAACAGCATTTACACAAGATGCAATAAGTATATTTAATAACACCGCAAATACGTGGGGAGCAACCCAGACAATGTCAATAATCACAAGTTCAATTAATAGTTTGTCCGCAGCCGCAGTAAGTTTATTTTCATCACTAACTACAGGTTCTATTAGTATAGCAGCATCCATTACTTCAGGTAGTGTATCTTTAGTGAATGGAACAACAGCAACAGGCCCAGTTTCTATTGCTGCAGGACTTGGATCTTCAGGTACAGTATCTATAGGGTCAACGGGTCGTCTGTTGAATATAGTTGGAACAACAAGTTCTACATTAATTACTGGAGGAGTTACATGTGGGGCAATTACCACTTCAGCACCGATCAAATTAGGTACTCCTCCCATTAATAATACTCAACTTGGATGGCTAGCTGGAGCTTCAAGTCGTCCAGTTTTTACTACTTTGTATGCAACCATTACGCCATTAGCTATAGCAAGTTTAACTGTTCCTGCAGGTGTATATATGGTATCTGCATCAGGGGGGCCATCATCTATTAGTGCAGGGACCCTTACAAATATGACACTAGGATTATCTGCTACAGGAACTCCTATTGTAGCAGGAATTACACCCCCATTCGTACGATGGGGTGGTCCAAGTATAGCCTATACAGGATCATCAACCTTACCCACTTTAGACATATCTGGAATTTTTGGAATAACCACTTCTTCTACAATTACGTTGACTGTAACAATCACATTTACTGGGGTTGGTTCTTTAAGAGTTGGTACGTCATTGTTCGCCCCATTTACAGTTGTAAGAATAGCATAATTTATAAAAATAAAATAATATAGTACAATAATGTCGGAAGTGGAATTATATGCGGTAGAAGCCAAGTTCAACAGTGCAAAAACGGAATACATTTCACTTATGGGAACACTTAAAACTTGTTTAGGTAAAGAACGAGCTTCTAAAAATTGTCAGAAGGCAGCAGAATTAAACGCAAACATACAAACGTACCTTATTCAAATGTCAAATCTTATGAAAAAAACGAATGCGAATTTGCCCAAACAACAAGAACTTTTAAACTTAGCTAATCAATTAGATAAAGACATGGGGAGTTTAGTAACGAATGTAAAGAACCCCGACATAGAAGTTTTTTCAACAATGAACCAACAGAATGCAATGATGTGGACTATATGTGCTATTACTGTTTTTTCAGTTATTGTGTATCAATGGCAAAAATAAATATTTAGTTTAAAATATGGAAACAATTAAAAAATATCTTTCGGGTAAAAAATATGCATCTTCTAATGTCCGTTCCGCCGATGGGACCATTGCGTACATTACACCTACAGGAGTTTCTAAAATTTATCCCTCCATGGACGTATACAATTCAACGTCTGGTAAAAATAATTGTCCTGCAGATTTTATACAATTAACCCCAAATTGGAATGAACTTGGGTTTCCAGTAGGAACACTTATGGTATCAGGTAAATCTTGTGGAAATGAGCATTCTTACGTACAGTCTACTCCTCCAGAAACAAACTTCGATTGGAAATATTATTTAAAACAGAATGGGGATTTAGGTGCTGCTGGAATAACTACGAACCTACAAGCAAAAAAACATTGGGACACTTACGGTAAACAAGAGGGTAGATTGCCAAATGCCACCATTTTATCTTCCATGGCAACGTTAGGTAAAGTGGGGTACGTCGATGTAAACACGACTATGCATTTAGTCCCTCCTACTTATACTGGAACATACACCTCTTATTTAGCACGATCAAATGTTACTGGGATTAATATGGAAGATTGTACAAAGCCAATACCGTCCGTATGTTATGGAGATCAATTAATCCTTGTAAACAACGGACTAAACGGATCTATGAATTCATCCTCTTTTTTAGAAATGGGAACAACCGTTACTAATTTATTTTTAAGACCACCTGTTGGAATGGATTTACAAGGTAGACCAGTTCATTATGGAGACCAAATCAGTGTAACTACCTCAGCATCCTCCTACACTTCAGACTGTGGATGGTGGGGATGTAAAGTAGGTAGAGTAAACCCAACAACAAATCAATTTGAATTTGGCCCAGGGGGAGAATTAGCCGCTACGTTTAGAATTGAGCCTCCTAAAGGGTCCGCTCAGTCGTTAGGAAGTGAACTTAAATACGGGGATCCATTTTCATTTAGTGTACTTATGACAACTATAAATAATGTATTGGAACAAGACGATTATTTATCTCCAGGAGAGAGTATAAAAAGTCCAAACGGGAAATACATTTTGATTTATCAAACGGATGGAAATGTGTGTTTGTATAATACAAGTGGGGGAGGAATATGGTGTTCTATGGCGGTTCATTCACCAGGTAAATTAATATTACAAGGAGATGGAAATTTAGTAGCTTATGGATCTAATGGAATACCTGTATGGTCCACAAAGACACAAGGCCAAGGACATGCTCCTTATTCTTTAAAACTACAAGATAACAGAAATGTGGAACTTACCGATTCAATTGGAACAGTTTTATGGAGTTCCCAAACCACTAAGGGTGCGTTAAGTACTAATGTAACAACCCCAAAGTTGGCCTTTGTTAAAAATTCAACGGTTACATTTGGTACGTATAAAGAAGCGAAGCATGCCAATATATTTTCATTTAAATTACAAACAAATGAGCCCGTAAAATGTGATGTAAATGAATTGAAAAAGGCATGCGACGACGCAAATTGTACTGGGTTTATTCATTCTACCACAAATAATACGTGGCAAATGATTACACCTACAACAACTACCACGGATTACAAAATAACAAATACGAATCAAGATGTATATTTGAAGAATTCAACCGTTAATTTACATGATAAATCATGTGAACCTGGAAATCCAAAATTCATTGATGCCACTTTATTTTCAAATTATGCAGAGGGAGGAGGATTTATAGATGGAAATAAATCTCAATGTAGAGTAATAAAGCCTCCGATAGTTCCTAAAATAAATGACGATATGATAAACCAAGGAAAAAAATATATTAAAAAATACAATGCTCTTACGGTATCTGATTTACAAACTCAAAATGTAAATGTAGAACAAGATATGCGGGTAAAAACAGATGAGTATGAAAATGTGATAAAGAATATTACAAAAACATTCAAATCTGGAACCTTAGAGCAACAGAATGTAGACATGACGGTATTTGATGATTATAATAAAAATCATACCATTTTATGGGGAATTCTGGCAACTATCATTTTAGTTTTTATTCTAATTTATAGAAATAGGGCTTAAAAAAAATAAAATTGTAGAGTATGGATGATATTTTAAATGAAATACGGCAACTTCAAACAACAGAAAAACAATTGTATAAAGCAATTACACAAAATGCCGAAAATGTTGCTTTGGGTAGACCCAATACGTTTTCAGATTTGGAAATTCAAAATATTACTACACAGATTAATTCTTTATCCGCAACAAGAGTTAATTTATATAATTCAATTTCAAATACGTACCACAGTCAATCAGTAAATGAAACGAACGCAAAGAGCAATTTAGAACAACAAACCAAAACACTTCGTTTACTTGAACAAGAGTTAAATAAATCAAAGGAAAAATTATCTACATTAAAAGATGAAAAGTATAACCAGTTAAAAATGATTGAAATAAATACTTATTATAGCAAACAGTATGATGCTCATCGTAGATTAATGCGAATGATAACATTAATTGGAGTATGTCTTCTTGTTGCAATTGGGCTTGAATATACACCATTAAAAGTAGTCTCTACTCCACTTACGATACTTATTTGTATCGTTGGAGGAGTGTTTATTGTTAATCGAGGTATCAATATGGCATTGAGACGAAATGATAATTACGATGAATTTATATGGCCTATGGCTCCTACTACGGATAAATCTTTAGCTACATCAAATAAAACTGGATCGCTCATTAGTATTACTGGAATGGATATGCCTTATATATGTACGGCATCCTCATGTTGTAATGAAGGCACTGTATGGGATGACAAGATTGGATGTGTGGTTAGTTCTGGCCAAGACATACCCAAATAAAATAAAGAGAATGAACATGGATATTCAAACAAAATTAGATAATATACAAGAACAACGCCAAACTCTATTAACGTTGTCACCCAATCAACATATAAATAAAACTCTTTCGTCTCTTTATTTAGATATAGTGAGTGCTTTGAAGAATAAAGAAAACGCGCCGCTTGAAATAAAAGATGCCGAAATAAAATATTATAAAGCAAAATATGGAGATAATTATAAAGATCAGTTAAAGTTAAAGTTTACACATGAGAGTAGAATACTTTGGAAAACCATGATGGATGAGCATGTAAGTAGATTGGATAAAATGGATAAATCACTTGCTGTATATAAAACCGAGAGGACCTATTTAGAGAACATAACTGAAGTTCAAACCTATAGTCTAACTAAAATTAAAGATTTATTGGATAAAATAAGAGATTCTAGTACTGACATAAATAATCGTAAATCATTTTACATGGAACAAGAACAGAAAAACTTGAGTACGTGGATAATTATATGCAATTGTTTTATTTTATCCTTTGTAGGTATTATACTTTACCAATATGGAGACCAACTTTCAAATATAAAAGTGTCTGGCCTGGTTATAACTTTATTATCTGTAGTGTTTCTACTACCTTATATTGTAAAGTTGATAGTTAAATTCCCAACTACTATAAATGTGTATACCGAATGGGGATACGACCCTACGGAATCAAAAGTTCAATGGTTAATACTTATTCCAATTGGATTGGTTGCATTGTATTTCCTAGTTGTTTATTTCATGTAAACTAAAGCTACAAGTGTAAAAATAATAAGAGTAAATAGTATTTTACGTTTTTCATTCCATATTCGTTGAAGTTTAGTTTGTTTAGTTTCATAATGCTGTTTAAATTCATCGTAGTGGTCGGATAATGAAATGATTGGCTTATCTATTCTCTCGTTTATTTTATTATGGATAAAATGCATCCATTTAATAAAATCAGCTCTAGTGTCTAAATAAGGTGTTACTGGATACTTCTTTAGTATTTTTTCAAATGTAGTTGCAATTGTTCTATTTGGCATAAATTCATGCAAATTATAAATAAGACGATGATGTATTTTTTTAGTTATGCTTGTAGGATGAATGGGATAATTAAAAGCAATGGTGTGTAAAACAAACCAGTAGTGGGGCCCCCAAATAGTTGAATCCATTAGTATTTAAATATAAATAAAACAATTTTCATAATGAATAAATGCAATAATTGTGGGAGAGAATGGCACGTATATAAACAGTGTAAATCGCCCATTACTAGTAGCGGAATAATTAACGTAAATGAAAAAAAAGAGTATTTGATGATTTGTAGGAAAAAAACCCTAGGGTATGTTGATTTTTTAAGAGGGAAGTATTTAATGACCTCTATCAATCATATCACAAACTTAATTAGTGAAATGACCCTACAGGAAAAAAAAGATTTAACTGAAAAAAAATTTGGTGATTTATGGGGGGATTTATGGGGGGTGAAACCAGACGGAAGTTCAGAAGAATTGATTGCATGTGAAAAACTTAATTGTTTAAAACGTGGGTGTGTAATCGGACTAGAGTTTGTTACGTTATCTGGGTTAATTACAAATAATTTGACAGCATGGGAAGAACCAGAATGGGGATTTCCAAAAGGTAGACGAAATAATTATGAAACGGATATTATGTGTGCTTTGCGAGAATATGAAGAGGAAACTGGATACGATAGAAAGGACATGTGTTTAATTAAAAATATAATGCCTTACGAAGAAATATTCACTGGTTCTAATTATAAGTCCTATAAACATAAATATTTTATAGCAAAAAGTAATAAAAGCATGCAAAAACATAACTATCAAGAAAATGAAGTAAGTGATATTCAATGGTTTTCGTATGATGAAGCTATTTCAAAAATAAGACCTTATAATGTAGAAAGGAAACAGGTATTATCCATGGTTCATACGATGTTGGATGAATATACTTAAATTATTTTAAACTTTTATACTATGGATTATTCTATTTTAGAAATTGGGGATGTCTCCATTTTCCCCATTCTTACAAAAAAGGAGGCTGAAATACTTTCTAAAAGAAAAGACTGGACGGATCTTATTCAAAAAATAGTTGTCATGGCTTCTTCAAAAAGTATTTATGAACTTTTTCCAACTCACATTCAACACATTCAACAGTTCATTTTTACATGGAATAAATTTAATCTTATTGATTTAAGACCTCTTGCTGCAACATTAACCCGTAAACTTCATAGGATATCTATAGATAATCCAGACTTTCCTGATATAAATAATCCTGATTTTAATTCAATACTTACAGAATACGCCGACTTTAATATAAAAGGAAAAGTATACAAACCATCCCGTGATGAAGTAGCTGAAATTGCGGACAATTTATGTAATGCATCAATTGAATTATCCACCTATCAAACGGTAGTTCGTAACTTTCTTTCCAATGATACTCCTTATAATGGACTATTGTTGTATCATGGATTAGGAACGGGTAAGACGTGTTCTGCGATAACCATTGCAGAAGAACACCGAAGATTTTTAAAGCAAAGTGGGCTTGGAACCATTGATAACAAAAGAGGGAAACGTATTTATGTTCTTGGAGGTCCAAACATTAAGTCTAATTTTAGAAAACAATTATTTGATGAAGCCCATTTATCAGAAGAAGGCGGAGAATGGGTTTGTAAAAGTTGTGTAGGTAATGCATTTCTTCGTGAAATTAATCCGAGTGGTATACAAATAAGTAAAGATGACATTGTGAAACAAATGGATGAATTAATTCATAAATATTATAGATTTATGGGATATATTAAGTTCGCAAATAAAGTAAATCTATTAACAACGACTGGACTAAGTATAGAACGACAAATTAAATCAGAATATGAAAATTGCATGATTATTATAGATGAAATTCATAATATCAAAAACAATGATAAAAATTCAATGGGAGAAGATAATGGAGGGTTTACGCCAAGCGAAGCACTCGATTTGATTACAAAACATACAACTGTAAAACTATTGTTATTGTCTGCAACACCCATATTTAATTCGCCAAGTGAAATTGTATGGCTTATGAATTTGTTACACCAAAATGACAAAAGTAGAACGATTGACGTCAAAGACTTTTTCGAAGAAGACCAATTAATAAAAAAAAAAGAAACTGAGTTTATTCATCATACAAGGGGATATGTTTCATTTGTAAAAGGTGAAAATCCATTTACATTTCCTTATCGTGTTTACCCAGAACATTTTGGTAGACCCGACGTTATATTCCCTACTACTGGATTTTATGGAGATAAAATCATTCCGTTAAGAACACAAGTATTTCCATTACAAATTGTTGAAAATCAAATGGAAACGTATAAGGAAGTACGAGTTGCATTAGACGAAGCAAGAGGTGATAAAATGGCAAATTCAATTGAATTGGACAAATCCGTCTTATCCGTTCTCAATATGACTTATCCAGGAAAAGAGAGTAACATTGACGCGTTTATGATTCATTCTAAACCAGATCTTTATTCGTATAAAGAAGGGACAGAACACTGTTTTGATTTAAAAGTGTTACGTAATTATAGTGCAAAAATACATAATATATGTAAATGTATTGAAGCTTCAAATGGAATTGTCATGATTTACAGCAAGTTGATTGAAAGAGGAGTTATACCTATGGCACTTGCACTTGAATCAATGGGATACGCAAACAGCCATAGAAATTTACTCGATGGAAATCGACCTAAAATAGGAACCTACTGTCTTATAACTGGGTCGACCTTAAATAACGCAGCAACCATTTCAAAAATCAATTCAAAAGAAAATGAAAATGGTAAACGAATAAAAGTGGTTATTATTTCAGAAGCCGCATCTGAAGGAGTGGATTTAAAAAACATCAGACAGATACATATCATGGACCCATGGTGGCATTTAAACAGAAACGAACAAATTATTGGACGCGGTATACGATTGTGTAGTCATAAAAATTTGCCATTTGAACATAGAAACGCTCAAATTTTTTTATATGTTTCTATTTTAGACAATGTTGAATTGGTAGATCATTTTATGTATCGGTATGCAGAAGAAAAGGCCGTAAAAACTGGTAAAATTACCCGATTGTTAAAACAAAACGCAATGGATTGTGTAATGAACCATGATCAATTCCAATCTATAAAAACAATGAACGTTGTAGTTCCACAAATCCTGTCGAATGGCGACCGTATCAAATACCCTATTGGGGATAAATCCTATTCCATCATGTGCGACTTTATGAAAGAGTGTGAGTATGAGTGTAATTATTCAGAAAAAAAAACTAGCATTGAAAGTTCGCTTTTTAACGTTCAACGCACGATTGAACAAATAAGAACTTTATTTAGAGATGGATATGTTTATACAATAGATGATTTATTTCGCGAATTAAATGTGAGAAGTACAATTTCCTATGGTCAATTATATGAAGCATTGTCTCAAATGGTGGATTTGAAAACGGAATGTAAAGATAGTGTAAATAGAAGTGGATACATCGTGAACCATGGACCCTATTACATGTTTCAGCCAAACCAGTTGAAAAAGGATATACCAGTATATGAAAGACGAATACCTGTAAATGAAACTATACCGTTTATAAGCATTATTCCTAAAAAAATAAATAAAGTCGATGAAAACATTACTAAAACAATGCGTAAAAATTATGATGAGACACAATTGAGCGTGAGTAAAGCAAATGAAACAAAGGATAGCTGGTATAGTTTAGTGCCCAATACACGAGAGCATTTACGAATGACCCTTTTAAAAAAAAAAATCGTTATGCAAGATGATGTACTAAACCAATGTATAATAGATCATATGGTTGAAATGTTGTTGCATGAAGAATGTAGAGACCTCTTAAATTATTTATTTTCAAGAAGCTTGGATGTGTTTGAACAAAAGATTAAAGATTATTTTATAATGAAGGACCATACAGTTTGTATATGGAATTACGATAAACTCGCGTTTTTAAAATTCGATGAAACATGGAAGGCCTATCACGTAAACGAAAAATTTGTACCCATGCCTTCCTTTGGTAATGTAGTTGGAGGAATAACAAATAATGGAGATGATAACCGTGTGTTTAAAACAAGAGATATGACTATTTCAGAAATTACACATGGACAAATATGTAAAAACCATTCTCATAAACCGATTGGATTAATTGAAAGTGTGTTACACCTAAAAGAATATGATTCCTTATCTAGAAATAAAATATGTTGCGAAATCGAATTATTATTGAGATACTTAGAAAAAATAAAACATGAGAATAAAAAATGGTTTTTATCTGCCATTGAAGTAGTTCGTGAATCAAATAGATACGTTACAACAAAGGAGGCGAGTAAAAAGTCCAAGGATAAAGCGGACTTATACAAAATAATAAATCTAATAAAACCTCGCAATGAAAAAAAATAAATCGAAATAAATTAAATAGATTTAAAGTACATAGTAAAAATGAGCGTATATAAAAAATCTCTTTTAAACCGAAATGTTTTAATTCCAATGAACCAGATGGGGGGGAACGTTACTGATTTATTACGCGAATCATTAAAAGTAATGGAGGGTACATGTGTAGAGGAGGGTTATGTGCAGAGGGGATCCATTAACATATTTAATTATTCGTGCGGAGTTCTTAAAGGACCTTCCGTACATACCCAAGTTACATTTGAATGTTATATTGCAAATCCATTTCCAGGTGAGACATTTGATTGTGTAGTGGAACACAATACAAAGGCTGGCATCAAGGCAAGATTAAATGAAAAGGAATCGCCCTTTATTGTATTTCTGGCGAGAGATCATCACAACAAGATACCTGAATTTTCAGAAATTAAGGAACATGACATTATACAAGTATCTGTATTGGGACAGCGGTTTGAAATTAACGATCCTAAAATATCCATTATAGCAACGTTAATTGAAGTTAAAAAAGAACCTGAGATACCTGAAACGGTCAATGAAATAAAGAAAGAACCTAAAAAAGAGATGGATCAATTCGTATTTTATTATAGATCGGCTGATAAGCCTCCAGGTAACGGGAAAGGTGAAGTTGGAAAATCACAAGAATACGCTGAATTGGGTAAAATACCGGATTGGCGAAAACAGTTAAGCCATTTTGATGTGGCAAAGTTTCAATGTGATGGTTCTCCTGAAAATAATATTAACTTTCCTGCTGGGTCATCATGGAATACACTAGAACACTTTTGGCAGGCATCTAAATTGTCACTTGCTAATCAAGAATTTGCAAATACATTATGTGTAGGAGGTAAAAATGGTAATAGTGATGGTGCACAAGCACAACGACTTAGAAAGGGGATTATAATGACACAAGAACAGTTAACTGAATGGGAGCGTATAAAAATGGATGTGATGTATACTGGCGCTCTCGCAAAATTCAGTCAACATCCAGAAAAACTAAATATTTTATGTTTAACTAAAAAGGCAATGCTCATGCATTTTTCGAGAGGTGAGGAACTGGAAAAATTCACTCATTACGAAAAAGTCAGGGATGAATTGTGTACAAAGGAAACATAATCTTTTATAGTTGATTAAGTATGAAATACGCCTATTATATATTAACCGTGATATTAATTTGTATTTTCATTTATATTATAAGAAAGGTTCTCCTTAAACGAAATAAAAAAGAACATAATGAACCTAAAATATGTGAATTGTTTTATTTTTTTACAGCATGGTGTCCCTATTGCAAAAAGGCTAGGATAGAATGGGACAAGTTTAAACTGGAATGGAATTACAAAATGATTGATGGATACACTCTTAAATTTCAAGAAATAGATTGTGACATGAATGAACCTTTAGCTACAAAATACAATGTTACGAATTATCCGACTATAAAACTTATAAAAGATGATATAGTAATTGATTATGATGCAAAACCAAATGTAGAATCATTAACCCGTTTTTTAACTACAAGTTTTGAATAAATTGAACTATGATTTATTTTATCTAAACCTCTCATTGAATATTGTCCAGTGTTTTAATCCTATATTTTTTTCCAATAGAACCATTGATTATCGATATGCATTTTGAGAACAAATATATTCGTATATCCCAAGGATTTTATTCGCATATATTTTGCGGAAATTGAAGTTACTTTAGAACATTTCCTTAATTTTATATTTACATATATATATATGAATGACCGATATTTGTTGCCACTTGTTCAGAATTTTGATAGTGATATAAAGATACCCAGATCCGGACGACAGACTGATACCTTATTCAGTCAGATTTTACCTACTTTTAACACATTTGATAAAAACGCCATTCAGAGCGGCATATATGCGGGTGTCATTATTAAGGCTATAAAGGATAACAGAATAGATGAAATAACCGACTATATTAAGACCGAATATATTCCTTATCTTACCAAATGGGAAACCCATAACCCTATGGACCCAGTATTATCAAAGGATGTGATATATAGGGACGCCTATAATACCGCACTCAACACCCAAATATCACGACTACAGCGTAGAGCTTATAGAGCAATTAATGCGTTAGAAAAATTACAGGAATATTACAATGCCGAAAATCTACCAGATTTACAAATTAAAAATATAATCGATGGAATAATGTTTAGTTTTAATTTATGGCAACCACTCCATGCTGGCACCATACCTGCTCATTCAGCATGGACCCAAGGGACCCAAAGAACCGTAGGTGGTGAAAATTATACCACATTTGAGACATGGGAACTACCAGAGGTAACCCCAACGAAATGCAAGAATGGCCAGACTGGTTGTTCAGTTTCGGGTGGAAAACCAAAATATAGAAATAGAACTAGAAATAGAAATATAAAAAGAACTAGAAATAAACGTAAAACCCGAAAATAGAATAAACGTATTATTCGATAATTTATGCCTCTGTGAAAGAACAACTTTATACCTTCAAGCTAAAAAAATATTGTAAATAATCTTAAATATCAGACCAATAATTAAAAGTTTAATATATAAAAGTACAATCTCCAATTATCTGTTCCATTTCTTTGTATCATTTTATTATAAGTATAAAGTAAAATGAGTTTATTAGGAATAATAGGACTTTCCATAACTGAAATTTTAGGCGATACATCGTTAAAAGAGTATGCAAATGGTAAAGGTATTTTTTATTTAGGAATAGGAGTTTTAGGCTATGTTGGTGTAATTATTTTATTAATCATTAACTTACAAGGATCAACCCTTTTGATAGTAAATAATGCTTGGGATGGAACGAGTAGTTTAATTGGAAGTTTATATGCTTATGCTATACTAGGAGAAAGGTTTGATAATTATTTACAATATATAGGTGCAATATTTATTATATTTGGACTTTACTTTTTAAAAATACCTTTGAAGAGGACCCATCCATTTTACATACCTGCATAAACTTCAAATAGTTATAAGATTTTTAATCATTCGTTAATGATTAAAAATATACGCGACATTTAGATTCGAACTAAAGACCTCTGGGTTATGGGCCCAGCGCGCTAACCTCTGCGCCATGCCGCGGTAATACTCGAGGTGGGATTTGAACCCACGAAGCCGAAGCACGGGATCTTAAGCCCCGCCCATTTGACCAGACTCTGGTACTCGAGTATGAACGCCCTCGGACAGTTTTGATCTGTCTACCTTGCGATTAACAGTCGCACGCTCTTCCGATTGAGCTACAAGGGCATTACTATATAATTTGAATTGCGTTTAAGTTCATTTTTTAAATATTAAAATTGATAAAGTTAATTGTAAAAACACCTGATAAAAATGTTTTTTCAGTATGAAGGGTTTAGATTTGAATCGTTTAAACGCATTAAATCATATGAATTGGTTAGTGGACGTAAGTATTTATTAATTATTGGAACTGTTCGAATAAAGGGAACATTTTTATATCATTCAGAGTTTCACTATTTGATACATTTTTATGTGGATAAAATAATAGCGGCGTTTGCTGTAAACGGAACTTGGATATTTGAATTCATTGAAGTAAAGAAAAAAATAGTAGAGGCAATGGAAGCTAGAGCTTTAACTATGATTTTAAAAAATCTAATTGATGAAACGTTTATATTAAATTAATCTTACATGGCTTTTGAAGTCTGGTAAAGACTTTATTCTAAGTTCAGTAAACACGATGTTTTTTTACTTTGTTTTATAATTGGCGTAGGATAGGATTGATGCGTTGTTTCCACAATCGTATAAGATTGGCTGTTATAATAGGCCCTTCTTTTTTTCCATTGATTTTCAAATGTAGGGTGACTATCTACAATGTCAATCACAAGTGGCATCGTATGTTTTATACGCAATATACGACCCACCGCTTGGGTAACATCTGTTTTTGGAGTGGCTAAAATGAGTGTAGACAATGATTTAATATCAAGAGCCTCTTCTGCCATTGCGTACGTTGCTAGAATAATTTTTTTAGTTTCACTTTCTTTAAGTGCAGACTGTTTCATGCCACCAATGTAATAACCCACTGAAGCCAACCCTCTATGTTCTATCGCATCGTATAAATAATTTAAGAGAGCCTTTGTATGTGCTAAAATCATAATTTGGTTTGTAGTAGATAAAGGTAAAAGAATAGTCAATAGATTTAAAATGCAATCTTTTCTTGGATTAAATTCACTTATTTTTTTAATCATACACGTGTAATTTGTATCCCCCCTAAAATTTCGAATGACTTCATTAAACTCTTTGTTGTCAGTTGAATAGGAAACTTTATGGATAAAAACGGTTGTCCTTTCACGTTGAGCGGAATAAGCGATTTCACCGAGAAATAATTTAAATACTTTCGTTAACCCATCTTTACGTTCCATCGTGGCAGATAGTCCAAGCATGTAAGGCGTTACTAAATGAAATAACGCATTACTAAAAACTTCAGCTGCAATGTGATGGGTTTCATCTATAATAGTAAGTCCAAAATCTTGAAATACCTCCTTTGGATAAGTTCGCATTGAAATGGATTGAAGCATCCCAATGACAATGTCTTTCTTGATGTCAATGGTATCTCCTTGTATTCGTCCAATGGTTGCCTCAGGTAAAAATTCATGTATTCTTTCAATCCATTGTTCTAGTAAGAATTCTTTATGAACGATTACAATGGTTTTACGTTTTAGTAAATGGATTAAATAAAGAGCCAATATTGTTTTACCAAACCCACAAGGCAATTCTAGAAGACCGCATTTTACTTTCATAAATGCATCAACTGCATCTTGTTGATCTTTACGAATGGTTCCTTTGAATGAAAGGTGAATGGGTGTTCCTTCAGAAATATGTAATGGAGCAGTCCCATATTTAGAACCATAAAATCTAGGAACGTATAATTTATTTGGAGATTCGCGATAGGCAAAGAATTCTTTTATGTCGCCATAGTCTTTCGATCCTTGTTTAAAGGTAAGATTTCTTTTCAATTCAGTTTGTTGTAATGGTGTTAATAATTCTTTAGGAATAGTATACCCTTTAGGACCTATAAACATTTTTTTAAATGTCATTTGACCGCATTTTAACCATCAATTTTAAAAAAAAATAATAACATACATTATGAACCTTCTACATGTAATAGTACTTGTATTGATGTGCATGATTATTCTGTTTAATATTAAACTTCCATCTGAAGTAAAAACATTCGGTGAAATACCTATAAACATTACTCTGTTGTTTATAGTATTTTATTTATTTACACAATCTCCAATTTTAGGAGTGGTTGGACTTATTGTAGCCTATGAAGTAACCCAAACGAAACAACCAAGATTTATTCAAACAGAATTACCAAATGATGGTGAATTTACTCCTCAAAATCAATTTCAGGAAACGTTAGAAGAATACATTGTGAAAAGAATTGTGCCTTTAATCCAAACACAAAGTCCAGTTCATTTAAATTTTAAGAATAATCTAGATGATACGCACAATGCTTCCACTCTATAATAATACTATAGGGTATGAAATCTGAATTTATCCTATTTGCTGGAGCCGCCTTTTACATTGCAGACACGATTTATGATGGTAAATATTCTAGTCAGTTTACAAAATATAAAAAACATTTTAAGATTGCTTCTGTATTGTTTGTAGTCTTTTCGCTTTACCTATTTATGCGAAAAAATCCATCGGAATCACGTAACATGATGGGACATTTAAACGGAATGATAAAATACATGCCGATTGATAAACAATCCAGGGATTTATTAGCACCCTTTTTAATACAACCCCAAGAACAGCGAATAATGACATCTGGAGGAGATGCCACTTCGAGAAGTGTAAGCGGTACCAAAAAAAAATGGGTAGCCGCTCAACAAGGATGGAAATGTAAAGATTGTAATGCACAATTGGATGCATGGTTTGAGGTAGATCATAAGGTAAGATTGGCGGATGGAGGATCAAATCAAGTAGACAATTTAGTGGCTCTGTGTAGAAATTGTCATGGTAAAAAAACAACGGTTGAAAATTTATAATGGAATATAGAATGAATGACTTCGTTATAACTATTATATTTGCAATAGTGGCATTTATTTTTATAGTTAGTGTTTATGTTTCTGGATCATATCACACCAAAACAGAACGTATTTTAATATTGGTTACAGTGATATTTTTATACTTACTTTATTTCTTTTTTATATATTTTCCTCAAAAAACTGAAATAGATAAGGAAATTGCACATACAAAAAAAAAATATGATAAATACAAACAGGAGGCCGAAGCTTTTTATGTAGAACAAGTTAAATCGGCGTGGATAAATGCAATGAATGATCGGAATAAATATTATTTTATCATTCTAATAAGTTTACTTTATTTACCAGTACCATTATACATTATGTATTTGTGGAGACATGTTATAACCAGAATGGTTGATTTTACGCTATCCATTGTTTTTTTAGCCTTATCGGCATTTATAACTACTTTAGTATGGATTTATAAGTATGGATTATCCATTAACTACCTTTATATACCAGCATCCATGTCGTTTCTTTTAGTCGTGTACTATTTTTATAAATTAAGATTTGGATGAAACGATAGATAATACTGTATGTATCATCGCGTCTGAAGGGGATGCAGACAGTTTAGTAAGAACGTGTTCAACTGAATGAAGTGACACCGCCATTTTTGAAAATAATGGAGAAAAAAACAGACCGTGCTGTTTAAGTTTGGTATTGATTTCAAATATATCATATACACTGTAGCAATGGTTCACTTGTGTGGCTACTTTATAAATATGTATAATAAACTTATGAATATCTGCTATGGTGACTGGATCTAAATTTTCAACTGGTTCTACAAACTTCATGGTTTGACGTGCCGCATTTTGAAAATCCAAGAGTACAAAGGATTTAAATATGTCTATAAATAAATCCCGTTCTTGTGGAGTTAATTGCACCATACATCCAAAATCAATAATTCCGATACGATCTGGCATAAATAAAATGTTTCCTGCATGAAGATCCGCATGAATAAACCCGCTAAATAGACTATGAACTATTAAGTCAGTTAAAAGATGAATGCTCATTTGTTTTTGTTCCACCGTTAAACTTTCTAAAGGAATTCCTTCTAGCTTTGTCATGATAATTTCGTCTTTTGTGCAAGTTATAAGAGTAGGGATTTGTATAGAAGGATGATCTGTAAACAACGATTTGAATTTTGTTTGATTTTCGACCTCTTGACAAAAGTCAAGTTGAGTTAGAAAAAGGTCGCGTACTTCATGATAGGATTTAATTAAAAATGGAATGGAATAAAACCAGTTTATAACCGATAGAACTCTATAAATAGATCTTAAACCGTTAACTACACGTTGATCTATGTTTTTCCGCTTTGTTTTTATAATAACAGTGTTTACGCCATCCGTGGAACCTTCAAATAGAATGGCAATAAGACCAGACCCAATTATTTTAGTATAGGGTATAGTTGGATAAATAATTTCATCCTCTGTATAGGGTATCGTATGAATGTTATGAACGGCTATCGCTTGAAAAAATTTAGTATAAATTATATTTACCCGAATACATTTATACCAAAATAATTCAGTATCAAACTTGCCCGTAAACAAATATTTTACTCCTTCATAAAGTGAAATACCTAGAAGTTTGAAAATCTCCATTTTACTTTAATCGGTAGAAACTCTTTATACCGAAATCATTAGAATAAAAAAATATTTCTTTTTAGATAATGGACGTTGATTTAAATTTAAGCAATTATTCACAATGCGACATCGAATCACTATTTCAACTAACCAATGGTTATGGAGAGAAAGACATAGAGGATAAAGAACGAGCCCTGATTTCCAAACTAACTCAAGTGGATGTAACTTCAAGCATGAAACTAGAACTTAATAATTTTTTAAGAAGTGCAAAGGAAAAACTAAAAAATCTGTTAATTCCGAAAACAACAGATCCCTTTATTTACTCAAACCCTAGTGAATATTTCAAGGGAACTCTAAATCCAGTTGAAAAGAGAATTATTACCAGAGTAGTTGGTATAGATACGATGTTTAGACCACAATATGAAACTACGAAATCAACTGATTTTACTTATACCCTACCTGAGTATATTAAAAACGTAGTTTCCATTAAAATTGCTGCAATGGAACTTCCCAATATGTGGTATATGTTTTCAAATTATGCAAAGAATAATTCATTTACAGTAAATGCAAATGATGCCACCACAGTAGTCGTTATACCAGAAGGAAACTATTTAGCTGAAAGCATGGGATTTATATTTAAAGTGATCGATTTAGTCCAATTTGATGTAAGCCAAATAAATTCACGTACCACGATCTATTCTGCAAATGCGTTTACAGTTAATTTTGCGACGGACAACTTGCCACATATTCAAACGTGTGGATTTATGCTTGGATTTAAAAAAACATTTTATACAAGTACGTATTCTGCTACAAAATATAGACACGAAATTACAAGCGAGTCAACATTCGGGGCCGCGTCGGACAATTACGTTTTTGTAGAAGTGGATGATTTTCACAATAATTTTGTTACGGATACAGTAGTTTCAGTCATTCAATTGAATGGTACACCAACGTATATTGGAAAAAATATAATGGCAAGAATTCCAATCACTAGCAATTTTAACTCAATCGTTATCAATAATGTAGCGGATGGACAGTTTAAAACCAGAGACTATTTTGGACCAGTTCGTTTAGAGCGATTTCACATTAGATTACTAAATAGATTTGGCAGCGTTCTTCAATTGTTAGACGATTATTCAATGTCTTTTGAAATTAAGGAATTATATTCGTAAACAATAAATAAAATCGAAATAAAAATAAACTACTCTTTAGATTACAACAGAAAATGAATGCATATCTGGCATGTCATCACAGTAAAGATAAATCGGAGTGTACCCACACTCGTATAGGAAGTACCGATCATAACGTATTCGGGGGGTCTTATCACATTACGGATTTATCTGCGTTTTACACGCACTACGTAAAACATGTGTTTGAAGACGGCCATAAAGAATATTTAACTGAAAAACAATGTGAATGTGGCCCCATTGGGATTGACATTGATTTTAGATATTCAGAAGCTGTAAGAGCATATACGCCTGAAAATATAGTTGAGTTTATTGAAATATTACTTGAAGAACTACACAAAGTATTTACTATTGCGGACAGTTTTCAAATTTATATTTTTGAAAAGCCGTCCGTTAACGTAACCCCTACAGCAATTAAAGATGGAATTCATTTTATTGTAGGGTTAAATTTAGATACACCAGGCAAGACCGTTATTCGGAATAGACTTTTAAAAAATATGGACATTTGGAATTCAATCAAAGTAACGAATGATTGGAATTCAGTATTAGATGAAAACGTATTCAAAGGACTAACAGGATGGCAACTGTACGGTTCGAGAAAACCAGGAAACGATGCTTATAAATTAACCTCGGTTTATACATGTAAAAAAGATAGGGATGATTATGAATTACATTGTTCTTCTGGCGAAAACTTCCCATTAGACCAATTTTATAAATTATCTATTCGAAATCTTGAAAATGAAACTCCAGTTTTAAAAGAAGCATTTAGACAAGAGTATGAAGCAGCCAAACAACGAAAACGGTTGCGGGTAGTAAATACTGACATGAATAACTCAGGTGAAATTACAAACATGGCTTCATTAAACAGTGCCATTGAAAGATTACATACTTCTCTTGAGATTTCAGATTATATCATACAGGAAGCTCATCTATACGTTCTCAGTCTACCAGATACCTATTATAATGATTACACAAAATGGAGCAGGGTTGGATGGGCCCTTAAACAAACCGATACTAGATTGTTTCTTACATGGTTAAAATTCAGCAGTCAATCGTTAAAGTTCTCCTTTTCAGATGTTGCTGAACTTAGAAGACAATGGACCAGTTCATATAAAGGAGATGAAATGCTTACGATGCGATCCATCATGTATTGGGCTAGAATTGAAAATAAACAAGAATATGATAAAATTAAAGAAAAAAGTATTGAACTATCCTTAGAAGAAGCCATTAAAGATTCATGTTCGGAATTTGACATTGCGTCAATCTTATATCAATGTTACAAGGATTTATTCGTATGTGTTGATATTAAAGGGGCACGATGGTTTCAATACGCACATCAAAAATGGAATGAAACAGATTCTGGAACTGAATTGCGGAAACACATTACAAGTTCAAGAGGACTATATGGAATTTTCGCCAATAAACTAAATCAAGTAAGCCAACTTATGGGAACAATGCAACCCGATGATGACAGACATAAGACGGTTAAAAAGAAGTATGACAAAATTCACGGAATTATGGTAAATACACTTAAAAAAACGGGAGATAAAATAATGAAAGAGGCGTCCCACATCTTTTATGTAAAGAACTTCTTAAACTTGCTTGATAGTAAGAATGATTTATTATGTTTTACCAATGGAGTGGTTGACTTCGGTGTCAATCAGTTTCGGGATGGATTGCCAGAGGACTATACCCATAAGTGTACCAATATTCCATATATCAAATTAGAAACGGCAGACCAAGCTATTGTAGAAGAAGTAACCAACTTCATGGAACAACTATTTCCAGATAAAGAATTGAGAGATTACATGTGGGATCATGCTGCTTCTGTTTTAATTGGAAAAAATAAAAATCAAACACTCAATATTTATGTTGGTAGCGGTAGAAATGGAAAAAGTATGTTTGTAACTCTGATGAGTGCCATACTAGGAGATTATAAAGCAACTGTTCCAATTTCTCTGATTACAAAGCCCCGATTGAATATTGGTAGTGCGTCGCCAGAAGTGGCAACATTATTGGGAGTTCGGCTTGCCGTAATGCAAGAATCATCTATTCATGATAAAATAAATGAAGGAACCATGAAAGAATTAACTGGTGGTGATAAAATTTTGTGTAGGGCACTCTACCGAGACCCAGTTGAGTTTATTCCACAATTTAAATTAGTCATGTGTACTAATAATTTACCTGCCATTGATGGTAAAGATGATGGTACATGGCGGCGTATAAGAACGGTCGAATTTAAATCATTATTCAATGAAACGCCTGATCGTTCATCTAAATATCAGTTTAAGGTAGATAAAAATTTAGATGAAAAATTTGAATTATGGAAACCAGTTTTCATGAGTATGCTGGTAGAACGTGCATTCATCACAAATGGGGATGTAAAAGACTGTAAAATGGTAATGATTAATTCTGAAAAATACAGAAACGATCAGGACTACTTGTCCTCCTTTTCCAAAGAGTGTATTGTCATTCAAACTGGCGGTATTATGCGAGAGCTTGAATTACATGATAAGTTTAAAGATTGGTGGAAGATCAATTACGGTAAAAATGAACCAAAGGGTAAGGAGTTATTTGATTACATGAATAAAACATTCGGTCAACATAGTGGAATTTCTAAAAAGGGAACGGTATGGTATGGGCTTAAGATTATTCGAGATGAAATGATTGAACAAATGGATGACATTTAGGTATTCAGGGCAATTATTTTCTCGTATAAAGTAATTTCATCTTTAAGTGCTTTCATTTTTTCACTATTACCTGATGTTTGCGAAATGGCGTTCGTACACAATAAATCACAACTTTTACTACAATCTGTCGTACATGATTGTTCACATGGCCTCAATTTAGACGTGTTGCCTAGAAAAAAACCACCACGTCTACGTTTTTGTCTTTTTGTTCTCTTTCGTTTTCCACCTCTCAAATAAGGTAAAAATGCTGGATTTTCAGCCATTAAACGCGTTAAATCTGGATTTTGATTTGACGCCGTTATTCTATCAATAATTCGTGCACGATGTATATTTTCAGCTTCGGTAGATTGCAACTTTAACGCATCTCGTTTTGTGACTAATCTTGCAAATTCCTCTGATTGGGCATACGTATCTTCTGCCGCAACCCTACAATAAGATCCACAATTTTCAGCACACTTTGTTTTACATTTTTTAATACATTCCAATTTTCCACCTACTTGTTTAGAATAAAGGTTTAAATTTAAATTACTCACTGTTTTATTTGTGTACATTCTATATTACTTTATTTTAAATAATAATCATATCCATTTTAATTACATTGAAATACGCGATTGCTCTAACTATAGTTATTTTAGGATTTGCGTTATCATAGGTCGTATAATATTCGGGTAGTTTTTTTGCTTCAGCTAAATTTAAAAAGTATTCTTCTACCATAGACCGCATCAATATAAGTTCATTCTCCGCTGCTAAAAATGGAACAGTAGGAATAAGTAATTGTGAACTCATCACAAAAGAAGATAACCTAACATAATGGTTTAATTCATTGGCTAATCGTGAAAAATAATGATTTGGTTTACCAGTAAGCAAGTTCGTATTAGATACAAGTAACTTATCCCCTTTAAAACATAACTCTTTACATGTATCGCGAATAATTTCAGGGTCAATGTTATCTACGAAAAGAATTGATTTTTCAAGTATTTGTCTAATCATGTCAGATGTTACCTTTTTAAGTTTAATGGCTTCATTTAACTGTTTACGTAAATCAACATGTTGACCTATTATCGTTTTTAGTATGCGTCTACATTCAGCATAAGTATTCTTCTCAATGGTTTGTTTGGCCACATACATTATTCTTTTTTTATCTTTCGTAGATGGAACTTTTTCATATTCATATAAAACATGGTGTGTATATGCTTGTAAAACTGTTTTTTTATCTTGTTCTGGAACGCATGGCACAAATGCATTTGTTTCTGTAAGAATGCCTATGATTTCATTTTCTACTACTTTATACATTGGTTTGCACGGAATATAAGAGGAGAACTCATTTAATTTTCGTTCGGTTTGTTTGTAAGGTTGAATTGGCATGGCAGTTTCTGCAATGTCTAAAGTAGAAGATGGGTAACAAGGAATAAAAAAATCATCTACAGATAACCCTATGCATTTATGGTTATCTACAACCTGTTTTATATTTGTAGAATAAGGTTTTAAACTAGTATACAGTAAAAAGGCAACTTTATTTGAAGTAATTGGTCGACATTTAGAATACATAGCTATAATTTGGTCAAACGCACTTTTTAAAAAGATACTCTTATAAGAATGAAACAACGTATGCGTATTTTTCTTTTTGTTATGTTCAATGATAGGTTCAAAACAATTGTTTTGTTCTAGTAAAATTAAAACACGCCTTGTTTTATCAAAAGTGTCGTGGCTGTAATAGTTCGTTGGACAAATAATATCAAGTGTTTCAGTTACTTTAAGTATAACTAAATTTACATTAAAAAAATCACTTACAATTTCCCATAAATAGGTGTAATCCATGGGCTGGGTCATTAACACTTGTTTGAAAATTTCTACAGTTTTAAATTGTTGGATTAAATTACCGTTATTATAGGTACTAAATGATAATGCAGCAGTATGTATTAATCCATCTATGGTTTCTTTACGCGTAAGAGATTTATATTTTGAAAATAGGGTACATGCTTCTATACAATCTAAAAAGTGATGAGGGTCTTTTACGCCATAACGAAATAAAAAATTTCCTTCTTCAAGCATACAGTTTTCTTTCAATTCAAATAAATAACGAACCTGTTTAGGTAAATGTGCTACTACTTTATAGGGCATCGCCCTTATTGTATCCGTTTGAACGTATTGGGTAGATTCGGGTACATCCTTTTCTTTTTTATCTTCATGGGTTAATTTATAACAACATGGTCCGCCTTTAGTCATCATTTTAGGATAAGGAAAAGTTCCATCATTTAATTCATAAACAGTTCCGTCTTTTACTAAATCCACCTGTTTTGTCCCAACCTTTTTAGGGTCAATAATTTTTTTACCCACGATTTGTTCATTGGTAAGAGGTATATGATTTTCCATATCCCAATATCTAGGACAAATGAATGTTTTTCCACTATGCACTAATTTGGCGTAGTCTTTTACATTTTCAGCCTTTTCTTCAATCTCACTTAATGCGATGGGTCTATGCATCACTTTACAATCTCTAACATACGAAGATGGTAAATCTGGGATGTTTTGTTTAATGCGATGAACTCTAAAATCAGTACTTTTTAAAAATAAGTCTAGATTTTTAACCTTTGCACCTCCATATACTTCTTCATCTGACCCAGCTTCATATTCAACCTCTTCAGAGTCAGAATCCGAAGAACTCTCGCGTTCCACATCTGATCCCTCTTCATATTCAATTTCCTCATCTTCAGGAACAAATCTAGTTTCAGGGGCAGCACAACTAATTTTTTTGTCTGAAATAAGAATAGCAGCATAAGCATTCATATTTTTTTGAATGGAATGAATGTAATAAATGGATTTAATATTAGTCAATTGAATACTTAAATTGGTGGAAGAAGTAGTTATTGTAGTCGGGAACCCAATTTTCTTAAATCTTCGCTTGGGTTCATAGGTAGAAATAATTTCACTTATTTTAATATCACTATAATGAAACACTTCCTTTAATTTTTTTCCGACATTGCCGTTATTTTTTAACGTTTGACTACAAATTTCCTGAACTAATTCAGATTCAGAAAATTGAGATACTCTACGATACCGTTTAAGTTCTGAGTTGTCATGTATTTCATTCATATCGATAAAAAACTGATTTGAACAATCTTTATCTTCCGCATCTTTAGGTATACTAAAGTTCATGGTGTATTCCATGTTTAGGATTACCGCATTTCTAATACTAGTAAATACTGGATAAGCATACCCGCTTTTACGCATAAATTCATGTACTGTATGTAAGATTGGTTCATGCATTTTCATAAACGCGTCTACTTCATCCACGGTTGAAGGGTCACATGTAAGTTCACATATAATACTGCCATTGTCTGTGAATGCGTACTTTATGATATGGGTTGCATCATATTTTTTAAACAGAACTGTAACCGACTGTTTAAAGGATTGATCTCTTATTAATATTTTGTTTCGATCTAATAAGGGAATTTTATTTCCATGTATATCTTCAACCACACTAAATAATTTATATAAAATGGTATCTTCTGCCCCAGAATTGTATTGTATCATTGGTATATCATCCGTCACATGAAGTAAGTTAAAAATCATATCCAGTGGAATTAACATGGGTTGAAACGCATCTACTCTACATACCATTCTAACAATTCCATCACTTAGTAACGGAGGAGGGACAAGGTCAAATAGTTCACCCAATCCCTTTACATCTACGCCAACAGAACGTAAATCATGATTAAAATAATACGCATCAAATTCTGGTTTTATACATACATATATGGTATCCTCAAAAAAAGGCATGTAGTCTAACAGTAGCTTCTGCATGTATTGATCTGGTTTTATAGCATTATATTTATCAATATCCATTACATTTGCTGGATTTACAGCGGCATCCATGGTTTGGCCAATTGGAAAATCCATAAGAACATTGTTTAAATCTTCAAAATCTTCCTCTGTATAATCACGATTTTCTAAAACTGGAACTGGCTTATTTAAAGTAGACAAAAAATTATGATAGTGAAATCGTTCAATCTTCTTGAATGGCTTATTGACGATTGAGAAAATCACCTTTGAAGTATAAGAACGATACTGTTTTGAATAAAGATACACATCATTTACGTCACAATCCAATAACAATGATATTTTATAACAAGCAGTTTCAATTGTATCGTCTTCATAGATTGAAACGTTTATTTCATTCCCCAAATGTATAAACTTCATAAATTGAATGAATATCTTTTTTTTTAAATAAAAATATAAATGTAATGGCATTCACCAGATTTTATGATGATCCGGATAGAGTTATGAAACATTTACAAGAAAGTACAGATCAGGGCATGTATTATTTAAATCAGCCTGGTAATGGAGATAGACCACACTACATTAAAGATCCTTCCATCATTTTACAAAAATGGGGGGCTAATTTACATAAGAATAGAGTTGGTGTTGAAAGCGAACTTCTCGGATTAAATTATACGTTGTCAAAAGACCAAACTAGAAAACCATTTACTACTACTGTAATGGAGTATCCAACCTATACAAAAGAAATAACGTGTCAGCCTAGAACAATTGCTCCAGTATGGACTGCTAGAGATTTGGAACAATCGCATCGATGGATTTTACCATTGGACCCACAAGAACATGTTATTCCATCCTTTGATAATAACATAAGTACCCGAATTTTAGAAAAAAATAAACAATTAGGTTAATATGGCAAGTTTAGAATTATCCACGTAAAAGGCTATGTTTATAAGTATACCAATTTAATTACGTTAAATATATTCGAACAATAAATAACGCACAATCGGCTGCTGAGTATATGTTATGTTCATCTACTTTAGGTATTGTACTTGGCGTAATATAGAGTTGATACGGAACCATAGACAGTTTTGAAATATCTACTTGATGTGAAATGGCATCAATATAAAGCCCATTCAAAAAAACGTTTTGTATGGTAGAATGAACATCTACATAAATATTGTTGTCATCGTCCATTTCTAAATTAGTTTTTGGATTACATACTACAGTAAAATCATCATAAAATAATTCATGATGCCATAAAGGAATTGAATACTTTTTACAATTATGCGTATAGATATAAATACGTTGTTCTATTAAATCCGATAGGGATGGTTCAATAATAACAATCGATAAACGTTTACGTATACTATCAAATACAGGTTCTGGTACAACTTCTTTATATTCCATTAAAATTGTATACAGTGACAATAAAATAGAACTATCTAACATAGATATGACGTAATGAATGGATGAATTAAATAAACATGGAATAATCGGATCTTGCTCTGATATAAATGCATAGGCCTCATTTAATTCTTGAAACTCTTCTTTGTTTCCATTTTTATCTGGATGACATTTAAGTGCCTTTTTATAATACATTCGTTTTATTTGTTCTGGAGATGACCCTTTATGAACTCCTAATAAAGCGTATGCCCTATTCTTATTCATACTTTAATTAGGCGAACTACCTTTAATCCTAATAAAGTTTTCTTTTGAAGGAATAAGCATTATGTTTCGCACTTTTTTAAACGTAAATGCAGTATTTAAGAAAGATAATTCCTTTTCTCCAGCGGTCATTTCATGCGTAACCTTAAGATTTCCATATAAATCTTTAAAGTTAACCCGCTTAATTAATTCAAATCCGTAACTTTCCATTACCTTTTCAAAGTAAGGAAAATAAACCAACCATTCCGTATGAGTATTTCCAATCATAGCTTGCAGCACATCGATTTGATAACCCAAACAGGACTTTACTGAAATAGAGGAATGAATGTATTTTTTAGTGATTGCACATAATGGTTCTCCTTCACTCTCAATGGTATAGGTATCTCTATCTTTTAATTTATCAAATACCAATTCGCCATCGTAGCACGTTCCTACAAAATGACCGTTGAGTTTAGTACATTCGGTGACATTTTTAATAAAACGTGTAAGTGAAGTTTCATCTACAAACATATAATGCATCGCAAATTGTATACTAGATACATCAAAACCGTCTTTAGCAACGCCGTATCGGTGTACCACTCCTGGCTCAATTTGATGTTTTTTATCTTCTCCGAATAAATACCGCACCACTATTTTATCTATTTCACGAGTAATTGCATCTCCTGTTTTTAGTCGAATGGCACTATTACCTTGAACAAAAATTCCCCTCAAATTTTGACGAGTAGACCAGTTTTCTAAATATCGCTTACATGCACCATCGTCTTTATTCATAATGTTATTTTCATCAATGTCAACCCCAAGCACAAACTTAGCTAATTTCCATTTATCTAAATCTCCCCCCTTTCCAACCGCAAAATCAATTACGGTTTGATCCTTTTTTATAATTTCAAGTAAATTGCGTTTTACATCATTGTGAAACTTTTGTAAACCAGACCGAGGCCCACTTTTCGGCTCATAATATCTTACAATCGTGGATTCCTTACCTAACATACTTGAGTCAATGGGGTGTTGTATAGTATACCAATTACTTGCTGCCGTATTGAACCCATTTGGATTTAAATGTTTCATCTTATCCCATCTTACTCTTAGAGGTATCCACTTTTTATCATACCGACATTCAACAATCATGTCGGTTTCTATAATTTCAGTTGCTTCTGTCCGAATGATGCCATCATCATCTGCATGCACAAACATTACGTGTGAATGGGTATCAAAAGGGTTAGTTGGTTTAAACAAAATTTTATTTTTCGGTAGTGCAATTTCATATCCATTTAAAATACTATAACTCGAATCCGCATATAAATCTCCCTTTGAAAATCCCACATACAATTCAACCTGTTTTACTTTTACTTCATTTATATAATGGGTTTTATCCGTAAATTTGACTAAAAAGTCAATGGTATTGTCTTTCACTGGTTTCCATTTAAAACTTAAATCCCATGTAATTTCTCTATCCTGTATTTTAGTATTATGTTTTGAAATACCTACGCCAAGTAAAGTTGGGGTAAAAATGAGCCCATCCGTATGGTATACCATTTTTTTTGTCAAAATCGCACTACAATTTTCTTGTGTACACGGTTGAAAATCTTTATAGGAAAAACTAAGGGGTCCATCGCGTAACGCCAATATGATAGATTTTACAATTTCATATCTAGTCTCTTTATTTCCCTCGATAAAAAGAGCATTTGAACGAACATCTTTTTTTACATCAAAATAGGCATCAAATGCGACGTACATATTTACTCGGTTGTTGTCAATATCAAGTGTAACGTGTTCTCCATCTAAAAGCGTTCCGTCCAAATCCGATTTACATCCAGTATATTGAATTCCAAGTTGTTTAAAATGTGAAATGATAAAATAAATCCTCTTTTTTATTATAAACAACATTTTTCGTTCACCATCTGCTTTATCTGTAACACAATAATCAGTTAAAATTGTATCTAAATGTTCCTTCTGTAGTGTAATAGATTTAGGGCCAATAAATTCCTTTGTTTTTATAATGTCTTTATAGGAAGACCGCACTTCATCCATTTCAGTAAGACTAATTGGAAAATGGGATTGTTGAAATCCTCTAAGAACAAACGTAATTGCTTTTTGGATATTTTCTTTTAAGGTTACGCTTCGTTCAAACTCGGCTTCAATCTCGTACGATGGAGTTGTTGTAAAAAGAGCATCTAGTGAATCGCTCATTCTTACAATACTGCAATCATACACAAATGGCACTCCTTCTTTGTATAATCGAACTCTGTTCATGTAACGATACATTTTTTTATGCTTTAGTAAGTCTACAGCTTCCGCTATTTCAGTTTCTTTACTTAACGTTAATGTAGACCAATATTCAGGAATGACAACTCTTTTTATTTTTTCCTTTTTACTGTAACTTGCTATACTAACTATCTGGGTTTGACAATAATATTGAATTTGGTCAATTCCAAGTAGTTCAACACGAATGGTATGATTTTCACCTGAAATGACAATACGCATTAAATCTTCACCTTTAACATCTTTTATTTTAAACCCTGCCATGAGTAACCATTTAATGACGTTGTTATACTCCGTTTTTGTATTTTCTCCTCTTATTTGAGTTTCAAATTCAAATACATCTGGGTGGACGTCCTTTGATTTTAAAAAATCTTTAATAATGGAATCCATTTTTTAATACTATATACGTATTTTTATTTTTAATCAATTTTTGTTAAAATATATACGTTTATAAAATGGATGTTATTATAACGGGTGGAATTTTAGTTATACTTCTGTTTTTTATAACAACTTTAGGGAAAAAAATTAACGAACCATTTACTATTCAACCTACACGCCAAGATGTATTATTAGACTTCCCCCTTAAACAAACCATTCAGGCAACTCCTGTGAATTATGGCGACTTGAATAAATATATTTATAAAACACCCATGGCATCCTATGAGCAAGTTACCAACAATAAAAGATACTGGGATAATCCAGAAAACGGATCTGCGTTATATCCTCCCATCAATGGAACATCCATGTACGTTTAAAACCTATGGAGTTTTTTAATTCGTTCGCATACGTCTATTCCATACATAATTTTTAAATAACATCGAAGACATACAATTACATCAATCATTGAATTGTGTAGATTTTCAGCGTCTTCATGAAATAAATGTTGATGTAATTCAGACAATCTGGGCCATTTATTTAACTTACACATTCGAGTAGTTGCCAACATCGTACAATAGGTTGGTTTTACATTGGTCCATACAATTCCATTTCGCAAACATTCGACATGTAACATATTAAGATCAAATCGAATATTATGACCGATTAATAAATCGCACTGATGTAAACACTCCGCAAATATGGAATAAACTGGCTTGAATGGAAACCCTATGGCTTTATTCATAGATGTAGTAATTCCATGAATGTGATCGTTTTTAATTTCACAAGGCGATGTAATTACAAAATCATATTCCGTATATTTATAAGTTTCTGTATCAAATAGTAGAAAACTAAGTTGAACGATATTAGGCCATTCACTCATTGTTTCTTTTAAAACTGGAACTTTTGGTGGTAACCCAGTTGTTTCTGTATCAAACACAAGCAATTTCATTTTTATACAAAATTTTACCTTTTTAAATGAAATCAATTTTTATTATATTTATATATGACAATGAAAAGTGTGTTATGGCTTCTTTTTCTATGTACAATATTGTTTTTTAGTTTAGGAAATACAATCATTCCAGTGATATCTATGACTAAACAAAGTCCTAAATATAAATCACCAACAGATTACTATTCTGATGCAAATGCTAGTCAAGGGGTGTTTTCAAAAACAATAGAACCAATGGCAAATGAAGACACCCAACGCGGTACAAAATTAACGAGTCTCATCGATAACATATCAAATGGTAAAGCTAATAATGCATATGGAAGTAAAGACACCCAACGCGGTACAAAATTAACGAGTCTCATCGATAACATATCAAATGGTAAAGCTAATAATGCATATGGAAGTAAAGTTTTGCCAGTTATTACTACTATAAAGGGGCTAAGTGTAGGTGGTTGTAACGGTACGCAATATGGTTGTTGTCCTGATAATGTAACTGCTAAAAATGTGGATGGTAGCAATTGTGCTGTCTATCCTCCAGTAAATGTAGGATGTGCGGGTACTCCGTTCGGTTGTTGTCCTGATAATGTAACTGCCAAAAATGCTATGGGTAATTGTTCTACTGCACCAATAAACATGGGATGTGAAAATTCGCCTTACGGTTGTTGTCCTGATAAGATAACTTCTAAAAACGCGGCAGGTAACAATTGTTCTACTATTATCTGTGCAAATTCACCCTATGGTTGTTGTAATGATAATGTAACTGCTAAAAATGTGGATGGTAGCAATTGTTCTGCATATCCTCCAGTAAATGTAGGTTGTGCTGGAACAATATATGGTTGTTGTCCTGATAATGTAACTGCCAAAAATGCGAATGGTAGCAATTGTGCGGCATATCCTCCAGTAAATGTAGGTTGTACGGGTACTCAGTTCGGTTGTTGTCCTGATAATGTAACTGTTAAAAATGTGGATGGTAGCAATTGTTCGGTTCAACCTCAGGCAAATGTAGGTTGTGCTGGAACAATATATGGGTGCTGTCCTGATAATGTAACTGCTAAAGATGCAAATGGCAATTGTCCCGTGTCTAATCCATATGCAACTTTAACAAACCAATCCGTAAATTCAAGTTCACAATCCATTGTGCCATATAATACAAACACGGTTTTTATACCTCCTCCAATTGGAACTGCTAGTGGAAATACGATGAAATGTCCTGACCCAGAGCCATGTCCTCCTTGCGGACGTTGTCCCGAACCATCGTTTGATTGTAAAAAGGTTCCTAATTATTCAAGCACGAATTCCGAATATTTACCCATTCCAGTATTAAATGATTTTTCACAATTTGGAATGTGATAAAATTGATACAAACAAATAACGTAACTCCATTATAAAAAATGTTGAAACTTACGCTTGGATGTATGTATGCTGGTAAAACATCTGCATTAATAAATGAGGTTCAATTACATGAAAACTACACAGTGATTGATTATGGTGTAAATACGCCTCTTACACAATTTATGATTTCTCATAATGATGAAAAAATTATATGTTCTAAGACATACAATTTATCTTATTCTGAAGTTGAACGATTTGATACAATATTTATAAATGAGGCACAATTTTTTAAAGGGTTGGCTTCATTTGTAAAAGAATGTTTGCATAAACATAAAAACGTGTATGTTTATGGATTAGATGGGGATTTTAAACAAGAAGTATTTGGTGAAATACTGCAGTTAATCCCATTATGCGATGAATATGTTAAATTATATGCTGTTTGTAAATGCGGGACAAACGCATCATTTTCGAAACGTTTATCTAAAAATAAAGAACAATATTTACCGCACGATGTTTATGTGCCTGTTTGTAGAGAATGTCTTATGCTTTCCGAGTAAATTTCCCCCCAGTTTGCTTTCTTAATACCCATCCAGCCTTTGTATAACATTTTTCAAGTTCTGGATCTAAAATACAATCTATAAAATGTTCTTTTGTTCCGTTTTTTAAATAGTTTTTATACGAGGATGGGTTCTCTGCAATAATATCTTTTAATTCAGGAATTTTCAGTGCATTAAGTTGTTCTCGTGTGAATTCGGATGTAAAGGAAGCCTTTTTTGTTTTTGATGCCTTAGCTTTGGGAGCAGGTTTAGGTATTTCGGTCGCATCTTCAAGCGGGGATGAACTAGGAACTGGTGGAACTGCCTTAGGAACTGGTGCAACTGGTGCAACTGGTGGAACTGCCTTAGGAACTGTCGGAACTGGTTCCGCATCTGCGTGTAGTTCATCTTCAGACGAGTCTGAATCGGGCTCCTCCTTTTCGTTTAATTCATCATACCAAGGAGTATCCGCAAATTTATTTTTAATTATTTCAGGAAGACCTTTCCAATCAAAACTACATTGTTTATTGTAACAAACCAATTCATAATGGTTCTGTCCTGAATATCTCAACACTATTATTTTTTTTACGGTTTTAACAACATCTTGAAAGGATGCAACCGTTTTTTCTATTTTTCCATCACCTATCAATACAAGTAACATGATAGAACGCATGGATTGATACATCGTTAATACAAGTTGGTCCGCATAAACTCCAGGAGTGGATAAGTGTTGTGTATAAGCGTCGATAATTTCATCTTGCGTTGTTAACGAAAAATCATTACCAAAATAGTCTCGCATAAAATGGGACTCTTCCTCTTCTACGTCTTTATCGCCTGATACTGGTTGCGGCAAGAGAGCATCCTCATTTTCTTTTACAGTTAACAATATTTCATAACTAAATAGAGCTTCGGGTATATGCTCATCTACAATTTTTTTAAGTACTTCTTGTTTAAGTTCTTCCAGTTTGGATTCATCGTCTCCAGCATCCTTTAGTTTTTGAACAAGATCAGGATATACTTCTTTTATTTTCCTTGGTTTACTTGCATTATAGTAGTCTACTATAGCGGCAGCCGATACAGGAGAAATATCTATAAAGTTTCCAATATCATCACGGAGTTTTTGTATTGCTTCAGCAGTAGGCTTTTTACCTTCTCCTTCTAATACAGATTCGAAAAAGCAGTCTCCGTTTGCCTTATTTGGTTTTATCGTAAATAACGACTTTTTAACCTTTTCTGTTTTAGATGCTGCCTTTTTACTTTCAGGTATTTCAGAAAATGTTTTTCCTTCTACAGACCACTCTGGTTCTTCGCGTTTAGCAACATTGAAATCACCCGCATCATCAAAATCGTTCTCGCCTTGTTCATAATATCCAATTCTGCGGGTTACATGGTCTCCATTCACTTCATATACATTATAAACAGTTTTACCATTATCTTCGTGTGCTTTACCTACACATATTTGTGTAGTTACATTTAATTTGACTGATGTTATTTCAAACACTCGTGTATTATGTCCTATATCATCCTCATGTATGTTATCCATATATAGTTACTTTATATTTATTTTTATATTCTTTTTGGTCGATTTTTTTTCCAAACGTGAGACCTTAACTAGTAGAATTGCTTTTACGCGTAACCTAAAACATAAAATATATCTAGATATAAGTATGGCAGGAACACGTAATAAACAAACACAATCTGATTTTTTAGCGAACCAACTCGAACAAAAAAAAACAATGGAATGGTACACTCCATCCGTTTTACAACCGATTGCTTATCCTTGTCACGGAATTAACGTTCAAAAGGCACCTGCACATTTATTATCCTCAAATGCAGTTGATATAGAAGGATATTTATACGGAATTGGTTCAAACAATTACATTTTCCCAACTCAAAACCCATCGGTTGATTTAAAACCACTTCCAAATGTTTCGTTTTTTCAACCCACCAATCTATACCTTCCTCGTTTGCCTCCTTTTCTTGAAAATCAGCGACCTGGAATTTGACCGTTTTTTGCGTCTTGTTTTTCTACCACCCCTTTTCTCTATGTAAATAAATTCGATGTCTTTAGTTATTTTTAAATATCCAAATTCCTTTTTACTCTCTAAACATGTAGCTATTAATGGAGGATCTTGAATTTCTAATGAAACAAATCCATCATTTACGGTAAATTGTGTAGATGTAGAGCCTGCCTTTAATAATTCTATTGGATGTTTAGTAAGATCAAAAAAATCATCTGGATCTGCTCCGCCCGTTCCGACAATGTGTACGTCGAGGATAAATGTTTCAAAATTTAATCGTTGGTGTTGGTATACATGAAAGTCAGCACATAAATAATGAAGGGGTCTGGTATTTAAGTTATTTGTAAGTATTAAAGTACGTAAAAAATTAATGAGTGCAAGATTAATGTTTGTAGGAGCACTTTCCGGTTTTGTGTCAGATGCTGGTTTATATCTAAAAATAAGTAATGGGTGATGTGCTACAAAAAATATACGTGTATTATCTTCAAATAAACTAGATGTACGCCTAAGTAGATCAGCCAATACTATTAATTGACGTTGTCGGTAATCATTGGGGGACCCGACCATTCCGAACATATCTTTATAACATTCCATTTCTTCTACGTTTGAGTATTCAAACATGGATGAATCAATAAATATGTAACAATCATCTCCAATCATTCTAATTGGAGGTTGAATGGATACATTTGTTTCACTAAGCCCATTTTCCCGTTGTACACGTATATCTATTTTGTTAGTCCGTGTTGCATTTAATTCATCTATTATTTCCATTTCAGCCTTTATAATTTCACATTTTGTAGGATTTGATATTATTGGATCAAACACTACCTTTTCAAGATCAGATACGTCCATTTCATGATTACCTGTAATGATATCAATAGGTATATCTGGTAACATTAGAAGTATTGTTTTAATCGTTTCTGTATTTATTATCTTACGTTTTTTATTACGTTTATCAGCATAATAATTATCCCCTGCAATAATAAGATTTGTTGTAGACTGTTTAATTGATGATAATACTTGTTGCATCATTGGAGTTGAGCCAACCAACATATCTCCCCAACAACCAAACATTGCTACTTCCATAAAATTGACATGTTATTTTTTTTTTATTGTTTATAAATAATGATAGATTCTGAAATGACAAAATTAATACAAACACAAAGCCTAAAGTATATCGTTCGAAATTACAGTCTCACTATGGAAAATGTTATAAAATTTGTAGTTACGCATGATATGAAATATGATGATGATGATGTAAGCCCTTACATGGTTTCTATATGTCAACCCCATTTAGATAGAGATGAAATATATAAGGCGTTTGGATAAAAATTGATTTAATTGGCTTTATGACTTTCTTTTTTAAAAAATGCAGTTTTCAAGTGAACAAAGTTATGCGTACGATCTTTACATGAAGGGTCACAATGTTTTTCTAACTGGTCCAGGTGGAACGGGTAAGTCAAAGTGGATACAAACCGTTTCTACCTCGAAAAAACGAATTCAGGTGTGTGCCATGACAGGATGTGCAGCAATTTTATTGGATTGTAACGCTAAAACAGTTCATTCTTGGGCAGGCATAGGTCTGGGCGATGCTTCAAAGGCCCTGGGTTGTAAATTTGCAAGAGATAGATGGCGGTTAACCGACGTACTAATCATTGATGAAATAAGCATGATGTCGGATACACTGTTCGAATTATTGGATACTGTAGGTAAAACCATCCGTAAATCATCTCTTCCATTTGGAGGAATTCAATTATTGTTTTGTGGTGACTTTTATCAATTACCTCCAGTAAACGCAAAGTTTTGCTTTGAAAGTCCTTTATGGAAAAGTACATTTCCATTGACCGTTCAATTATCTATTTTATTTCGCCAAAAGAATGAAACGTATCAATCCATTTTACATGAAATTAGAAAGGGTACAATATCTAGTAAAAGTAAAGAATTGCTAACAGCAAGAATAAGAGAAGGAAATGGATCTACACGATTGGTTCCTACTCGTTCAAAAGCAAACTTTATAAACGACAAAGAATATGTTGCGTTGTCTGGTCCAGAAACAACTTATACAATGAAAGTGTCTACTAAAAATAAATATGATGCTGAATTTTTAAAGAAAAATATATTATGCGATGAAACGATTAAGCTTAAGGTTGGAACAAAAGTCATGTGTATCGTAAACGTAAATGAGAGCTTATGTAATGGTAGTCAAGGTGTAATTGTAAGAATGGAAGACTATCCAGTCGTTCGGTTTGACAGTGGAGAAATAACCATTCGGCCTCATTGTTGGACGACGGATGACAGTAGCATTTCACAGCTTCCATTGATTTATGCATGGGCTATTACCATACATAAAGCACAAGGAGCAACGTTAAACAGTGCTGAGATTGATTTAGGAAACGATGTATTTGAATGCGGTCAAACCTACGTTGCACTGTCTAGGTTAACTGACATTGAAGGGTTATTTCTTACAAGTTTAAACGTTCATAAAATTAAAGTAAATCCTAAAGTGGTCGACTTTTATGATAAAATAAAAATATAATGAAAAATACATGGGGCGTATTCTTAAGCAAGAAGATGGACTTTATCATGTAAAAGGAAATTCATTTCCTGTTCTTATTGGAAGTAGAGCACAAGTTGGACATGAAACTGCGTATAAAACCAGTGGCAAATTAACTAAAAAGGATCTTTTTTTTAATGGCAGACGATGGGTTTCCTTATCTAAACACAAATCTTCCAAATCTAGAAATCGTTTGTTAGAACATGGTTACGGAACTAAAAAGGGAGAGTTCGGAATGGTTCAAATAAAACCTAAGTGTAGAAAAACTAGACGAAAAAAATAAACTGTGAAAGTGGATTTAAATTGAATTGAATAAAAATAACAAAAAATAATAAAAAATGTTGAAGGCTGAACTAGAAGAAAAGGGCTATGCCATTCGCACCGTTCTATCGGAAACAGATTGTGCTTACGTAAGATATCTTCATCGTGAATGGCATACCTCACTTCCCGGAACTCCCGAACGAATTCACGGAATATATAAACATCATGAAGTGGGACATCAACGGTTTGTATGGTGGGTTAAAACACGACCAGCCGTACAAGCAACGTTTGCTGAAATATGGGGGACTACAGAGTTAGTAACTGGATTTGACGGTGCATGTTATTACACAAAAGAAGAAGTACACGCGGATAAAATATGGATACATACAGATCAAGCGCCAGATACGCCAGGATGTATATGTATTCAATCTGCATTGTCTTGCACTGAAAATAAGGAAAGAACCATCGTTGTATATGAAGGGTCTCACCTTCTATGGGAACCATACATGAGTGAACGAAATCTAAAGGGTAAAAAGAATTGGTTGAAAATTGATCCCGCCTATCTTGATACTATTCAAGATAGAAAACGAATACTACATTTAAAAGTGGGCCAAATGGTATTTTGGGATTCGCGAACCTTTCATCAAAATCAAAATGGCAAAAATGGTGAATATAGGCTGGTTGTCTATGTATGTTTCCTTCCAAAATCGTCAAAGAAAAATACAAAGGCACAGCAAGCAAAACGGCTCAAATATTTTAAAGATCGCCGTACTACGTCACACTGGCCGTATAGCTTACATGTGAACGGGAAACAGCCACAGACATGGGGAGATAAAACTAAACTTATTGAATATGACAAGCTTGTACCTCCGCAACTAGATGACCTTGATATTGCAAGTATTTTATAAACATATTTAACATAACCATTTATAACAGAGTATAATGTTTTTTTTATCGTTTGGCGATTGGGGTGAAAATTCCCATATCAAAACAATGATATCAACTCTCATTCTCAGACTTAATCCAGATGCAATTCTTTCACTAGGAGATAACTTTTATGATTACGGGGTTTCATCCATCGATGATCCGTTATGGGAAAGTCAGTTCAACTCTTATTTTTTTGTTAAATTTTATGCCATTCTTGGAAATCATGATTATCTTGGGAATACATTGGCTCAAATACAGTATTCAACTATAAATTCAAATTGGATTATGCCAAATCGATACTATGATCGTATGTATGAAGACGTTCATTTAATTGCTATTGACACGTATGAAATGGCCTATATTGAATCAATGTCAAATGCGGTAAGTATGGGACAAAATGCGTCTGATTGTTTTCGTCAATTAGATGCATTAACTAGAGACAAACAGCTTCAATGGTTAGAAAATTCTTTAAAATCAAGTAAATCAAAATGGAAAATAGTATTTGGTCATTACCCCATTTATTCAAATGGGGTTCACGGAAATACGACCGAATTAACTAAAACATTGCTCCCTCTCTTAAAAAAATACAACGTTCACTTATATTTAGCAGGTCACGATCATAATATTTGTTATAGAGAAGATAAAGTCCATTGTCTAGTATCTGGAACTGGGTCTAGAGTAAGTCGTATTCATTCAAATACGGAGTTTGTTCACTTAAGCTCTTCTATTGGTGTTGCTTACATAAAAACATCCATGGAAACCCTAGAGTTTGGATTTTATGATTTGGAAGGAAATACTATATTACAAAAAATTATATAATCTACCTTCAATGTAAGATTTATCATACGTAGCCAATTTAGTTTTAATGTCGTGAACGCTATACGCAGCAATTATTCTTGTAGGTTCAACGATTAGTCCAATACAGTATTCAATGCTATCGTCTTCAAACTTAAAAGGAGCTGAATATTTTTTAAGGTTCATATGTAAATCAAACACGGCGAATACGTTATAATAATGGCGGGGAGTTTCATAGGAAACTAAATGAACTATAAACCATATTTCATTACAATAGGTAAACCCACATGTAGACCCTCTTGCATGTTCAAATATTCCTGGTAATTTCGTTTCGCGAACCGTACATAATTCATTATCCTTTATAGTGCATAGAGTTAACGGGTTCCATTTATATACAACATGTAATTCATTTTGTAATAGTAGCAATACCCAATTTTTTTCAATTACATGGCGTTGTTTTATTCTTGTATATTCCAATACATCCTTAGTATTGTCATATTTTCCAATACATATGCTTAAATTATGTGTTTCATTTGCAATGGATCCTATAAATAAAGGTTCTTCCCCGAATATACGAATGTCTTGTATTCCTTCTTCTACACATGTATCGAATAAAGGAGTAGAGAATAGTTTTTCTTCAAGCACATTAAAAAATGTATCCAGTTTAACATTTTTATTTAACGTAATTATCTTTCCGCCACCAGTTTTATATCCTGAATCAATCGTATAATTAACATAGCGAATATTTGCCAGGTACCCTAATTCATGTGGAATAATTGACATGGAGGATGAATTAAATGTATCGGTAGGAGAACTGTGACTAGAACTTAAGTCAGTCACATTTAACGGAATTAAAATATCTTTATAGAATTTCATGTTGGAGTAAACGTTTTGACTATGCTTGCCTGAATTTAAACATTGGGTTAATTCAAATGGAACCTTCTTCAATCCAATATAAGCAGCAAAAATATAAAACTCATACATTAAATTATAATACATGTCACTATAGATGTCACATTTTGTCATAGCATCTTTGTATAATGTGTGAGCAATCTCGAATGGCCCATTTATTCTGTAATGCGTTATAAGTTCATATAGTAAATCTATATGATTTTTTACGGGTGTTATGGTTCTATAATCACGCACAACCACATCTTGTTTATATTCAGTTAACGTAGGACACATACTATGAATTTGGTCAATTACATATTTTTGTTGAAATTCACTTGTAAATATGGTTTCTGACAATTTCATGGCTGCTTCACTAATGCACTTTGCCGCTTCATCATTTTTAACTAACCATTCTATTTTTTCAATTAAATCAGATAAATCGTACAGAACTGGAACATAATTTACCATTGGAATTAGATATTGTTTAAACCAATACGTATTGTCTGGATGTGTAATCATAATGGGCACTGCACCCGACCCAAATACCCATTGATGGTTGGATGCAATATAAGATCCATCTATAATGAATATGTATTTATGGTTCATAAAGGTTTCTAAGTTGCAGTAGTCACCGATAATGTCATCTGGTTCAGAATGAACATTTTTAATTAATTTAACATCAGAATGAACACAATCTTTTAATAGCATGGTTATGCTTTTTCTTAATGGAGAGGAGCTACTACCTCTCCAAACCCCAATGGGTAATCGTTGGTCCCATTGCAAAGTTGGCATCATTATACTTTTTAATCCACTGTTAAAAGTGTCATCGTCTAATGGAAGTAAAAGAGCATTACACTGATTTCTTGTACACAATGCCCCAATTATTTTATCGGGGCGAGTTAGAAATGATTTCATTTTATTATAATTATGCAGGGTGAGACAATCTGTATTGTCGACTATAAAAGAACAATTATATTTTTTTAAAAAATTTACGATAAAAGTTTCAATATGTCCATTTTTTGAACACACACTATAATTACCCCACCAATAGTATTCATGTTTACCGCACAATGATTTTGTGGAAGGCAATTGTATATGTTCCATTAATATTTACAATAAATAACCCTTTAATTTATAAATACATCATCATTTCGGATTTAGGTTCATCCATTTTTAAAAGTTTGCGTACAATTTCAGGTGTAACCGTAAATGGGAACTCCACTTTCAATGAAAGGTCTTCTTCAAACAGGTTAGTACCTGGTGTCATTAATCGAAATAAATTAATTTTAGCATAAATGTTTTCAATGCATCTTTTTAAATTACGAACTCCCTTTTCTCTACCCGTATAGGTTTCAATAATGCAAATAAGAGCCGCATCTGTAATAATAACGTCTTCGGGTTGAAACGAAATATTTTGACGAATGGATTTAGACAGGTATTGTTTCGCAATCACGCATTTTTGAGCGGTTGTATACCCTTCCGTTTTAATAATATTCATTCTATCTCCTAAAATAGAGTTTACTTTAGACCGATCATTATAACTAAAAACAAGAGTTGCTCTACTCAAATCAAGACCAATTCCCATAAAATATTTATCTTCAAAATGGGCATTTTGGGACGAATCCGTTAAATGTGTCAATATTCCTATAATTTCCTCACCCTTAGGCGTATCGCTTACTTTATCCAATTCATCAAAATAAATAACAGGGTTCATGCACTTACTCCGCATCAAAATGTCAGCAATTTGTCCCCATACGCTTCCTTCGTATGTAATCATATGTCCTTCTAGTGTGCTACTGTCTGTAGCACCTCCTAGAGCAATGAATGAGAATGGTCTTTGTAATATTACACTAATTCCCTCTTTTACCAAGGTAGTTTTTCCAGTACCCATAGGTCCTTCAATCGCAATAACTGTTCCAGCACCTATAGGATTTGAAATAAGTTGTCCGATGTATTGCATAATTTGCATTTTTGCATCATTCAATCCATACGTACAGTTATCCAAGCACTGTTTTGCGTTTTCCATAAAGGCATGGCATTTTTCGGTTCCATCGGATAAGGATACAGGTAACTTATGATATACTCCAAATGGTATTTTCATAAACCCGTCTAACCATGCCCTATTTTTACCGATTTCACCATCACTTCCCTGTTTTAATTGTGAAACTTTATGAAGAGCAATCGCTTTATAATTGTCTGGAATGTCCGATTCTAAAATTTGAATTCTGCTCGGTTTTTGACACTTATTTATTCCATGTAATACAGTTAACGTTGATATTAATACGGTTTGTTCTTCAGTTGTAAGTGTTGCAAAGTATTTTACATCACTCATTTGTTTATTGGAAATGAGTTTTTCGAATTTAGTTTCATTCTTATTTCGGTTATTTTTTTCAGCATTCAGCTTTACAACCTCTTGTTTTTTTTCCATTTCTTTATGAGTTTTCATAAATTCTTTAAAAATGGGAAGTTCTTTGTACATGTCGGATAAGTCATTTCCAATTGATTGTACCTTTTTTATGAATTCATCCGTTTTAACAATGTCAACGGGTTCTTCTTCTTCTTCCTCTTCGTCTTCCTCCTCATCCGAATCGGTATATTCTGTTTCATCATCGGGTTTTATGGTAAATGTAATGTTTACATTTACGTCAGAGTCCGACTCGGTTTCATAATCCGAGTCTTCAGTTTCAGAATCAGAATTATCTTTTTTTGTTTTTGTCATATGTTTAGAAGGTAATATATCTTGTAGTAAAGATTTAAACTGTGCCTCGTTCTTATTACGCAAATTGTAATGATGTGGCATTTTCTAATAGTTGTAAAGAAGTATCTTTAAAATCAATTTTATAAATTATAAAATAAAATTAAAGATAATATGAGTAAATCCAGAATTATTGGTGCAGGTAATGCTGGTTAGTACAATTTACAATTGTAACGTTAATTTAAATACGGCGGGAGGTTCAAAAAAACAAGGTCTTCCCTTTAGTTTAGATAGTCCAAGTATAAATCGTAGTGCTATACGTAATTCAGTTGGATGTAAACGCAATGTTATTTTTACAATCAGATAGGAGGAGTTGGACATACCGCAAGAGTGACATATGGGGGGTATTAGACCAAAAGATCCATATATTTATGTAAAATAAATTTACATAAAATTTGAAAGATTTTTTTTTTTACACTTTGTTTTTCGTTTTAAATTCATTCTGGTAGATTTTCGTGTTCGTTTTAAACGTTTAATGGTCTTTCGTTTTCCTCCAATCATATTACGAATGCCTACTAAATAGTTTGTTAATACAACCGGATCATGAGATCCTTCAGTAATACTTCCTTGTTCAATTAATTTATTACGTATACATTCACGGTAAAGACGAACCCTTTCATCTTTGTCTGTTACCGTATCTATCGATGGGTTTTCTTTACTACATTTACCCGCAAAAGTACCTATTTGCTCAACTGATACTGGTGATACTATTTTTATCAGTGTATTGTATTGGTCTACTAACTCAGTAGAAATGCCTTCTGATCTAGCATCTACTCCTGCAGGACCAATTGATGTAACTATACGTTCTACAACACCTGGCGAACATGATAGATTATTCTGTGGGCTGGTTGGATCAAACACTCCATGTGCAGTTATATTATCGACTACAAATGATGTAATGTATTTTCTTTTAAAAAAATCAGGTTGTCTACTAACATATTCAAGTGCAGTATTGATTAATGTACGCGTGTCTGTTGTAATTCGGTCTGTGGTTACAATGGCCAAACAGGGTGTTAATACTTCAAATTGTGCTGTAAGGCTGGGTCGCTCTTCGTCTGGAACATATGGTAAAAATGTTTTTAAATGGCCTTCCACTACACCTCTAAAATCTCCTACAGGTACATTTGGCAGACCTAAAATTGCATATAGAGCAGATTTATCTATATCTGCAAACATGTTATGTATACCAAATGCAGGGCCTTCATGCCGTACTTGTACTAATGCATTCGCTTGTCCTGCTAGTCTTTGATCACGAAATCTTGCTGGTCTATTTTGATTATTTATATGTGCATGATAAAAAATATGGTTACTAATTGCTACATTAGCTACATCCCAATTACTTATATCTTGATTAAACTCATATGCATCCCAGAACATCGATGCCATATTTAATACACCACCTACATCCCATCCACCAACACCCATTACTAAAGGACGACTTAAAGGACTATTAAACCTTCCTGCGCCCTTAAACATATAGGACATATTAGTAACTCTATGAACATCCCATTGTAATGGTTTATTAAACGCGAGTGCATTACTAAACATATAGGACATATCAGTTACATTACTAACATCCCATTGTAATGGTTTATTAAACGCGCGTGCATTACTAAACATATAGGACATATCAGTTACATTACTAACATCCCATTGTAATGGTTTATTAAACGCGCGTGCATTACTAAACATACCCATCATGCTTGTAACTTGAGTAACTGTCCACGTTGAAATATCTCCATTAAATGTCTGATTATCTTTAAATAACCCATCCATATTTGTAATATGTGTAACATCCCATAGCCCTATATTCATATGTTCAGATTTTCCCGATATGTATAATCCTATTTCGTGTTTCAATTCATCTTTGGTTAAAGGAATAAATGGCATTTACAATATAAAGATATTTAAATATGTTTATGTTTATGTTTACACTGGATATGTGAACATGCAACTGATAAAACCTATCACATTAATAAAGCTTATTCATCGATTAAATTATAAAACGATCATGAAAATTTCTAACCTATTTTCAAATTATAACGTGAAACGGAATGATGTTTATAAAATTGATTTGAAAACAAATTATATGTATAAATAGAATAAAATGATTCAGGAATCAACCATTCTAGGAATTCAATTCGGTATTTTTTCGCCTGATGAAATTAGAAAGAGTTCAGTTGCTGAAATTGTTAGTAGGGACACCTATGTTAACAATAAAGCAGTTGTAGGAGGAATGTTCGATACGCGTATGGGAACACTTGAACCAGGTCTAATATGTCCAACCGATGGATTGGACTATATTCAATGTCCTGGATATTTCGGACATATTGAACTTGCAAGACCCGTTTTCTACATTCAATATCTAGATACTGTTATCAATATCATCAAATGTATTTGTATTAAATGTAGCAAGATTTTAATTGATAAAAATAAATATAGACATCTTCTAACTCTATCCGCTGAACGTAGATGGAAACGTGTTCATACACTTTGTCACAATATAAAAAGGTGTGGAGAATTCAGTGAAACTGGGTGTGGGTGTCAGCAACCTTCAAAATACAAACAAGAAGGGTTTGCCACAGTCATTGCTGAATGGAAATTTGACGAGAAACCAGTTTCATTAAAAATAACGCCAGAAATGTTCATTAAAATTTTCCGCCGAATTTCAGATGAAGACATCGCATTTATGGGATTTAGTCCTATCTGGTCTAGGCCCGAATGGATGATATGTCAAGTGCTTGCAGTGCCTCCTCCATCCGTTAGACCATCCGTAAAGTATGATTCATCACAACGAAGTGAAGATGATCTTACCTATATTCTAGTTCAAATTATTAAAGCAAACAGTACACTTAAGAAAAAGTTGGCAGACGGAGCAACTACAAATACAATTGACGACTACCACAGTGTTTTACAATTCTTCATTGCCACATTAATTGATAATAAAATTCCAAACGCAAAACCAGCAGCACAGCGTTCTGGACGTGCGTTTAAATCAATTAAAGATAGATTGAATGGTAAAACTGGGCGTGTAAGAGGCAATTTAATGGGTAAACGTGTTGATTTTAGTGCTCGGTCAGTGATTACACCCGATCCAAATCTATCCATTCGTGAACTTGGGGTTCCTTTAAAAATAGCACAAAACATTACAAAACCAGTCACGGTCAATTCAAGGAATATTCACAGTTTAACGAAATTGGTTTTGAATGGTCCTGAGTATCCAGGTGCAAAATTATTGGAACGAACCATAAACGGCCATACCGTTCACATTTCATTGAAATATGCTGACCGTGAAACAATACAGTTACAAGAGGGTGATATCGTCCACCGACACATGTTGGATGGAGATGCCATTTTATTTAATCGACAGCCTACTCTTCACAGAATGAGTATGATGGGGCACATTGTTCGCGTTATGTATAAGGGAAATACATTTCGAATGAATGTAGGAGACACTAAACCATACAATGCTGATTTTGATGGAGATGAAATGAACCTTCATATGCCACAATCGCTTGAAGCTGAAACTGAACTGAAACACCTGGCCGCTGTTCCTTATCAAATTATAAGTCCAGCATCAAATCAGTCCATTATTGGAATTTTTCAAGACTCCTTACTCGGTTCTTTTCAGTTTACACGTCCTAACATTTCATTTGATCCATTGACGGCCATGAATTTAGTAGTGAACCTAATAAACGTAGATGAACGGATCTTTTCGAATGAAACGGTTTCAAACTTTAAAGTGTTGTCGCAAATTCTGCCACCAATGACTATCAAACAGACGAATAAATTATTCAAAGATGATGAAAACGCCGCAACATCAAATAATATAATTGAAATTGTACGCGGAGAGTATAAACGAGGTCAGTTAGATAAAAGTGCACTTGGTGCAACCTCAAAAGGGTTAATTCATCGGTTGTTTAACGATTTTGGAAACTTTGCTTCTGCCGACTTCATTGATAATATTCAGTACGTTGTGAATGAATACATGAAAATAAGCTCATTTAGTGTAGGAATAAGCGACTTATTGACAAGTCAGTCTACACAAATTGCAATAAAGGAGTGTATACGCAAACGACAAGATGATGTAGACGCACTAATTGTAAAAACTCACATGAATATGTTTGAAAATGAAACGGGTAAAACAAACATGGAAGAATTAGAAACTCAAATTGGGGATTTACTTGGAAAGGCAAATGATGAAGCTGGTAAAATTGGAAAGGCTTCCCTTCAACCAGAAAACAGATTTGTTATTATGGTTCATGCTGGTTCAAAAGGTTCCGATATTAATATTTCACAAATGGTATCCTGTTTGGGACAACAGCAAGTAGAAGGAAAGAGAATTCCCTACGGATTTGATCACCGATCTCTACCACATTTTACTAAATATGACGATACACCGTCCGCAAGAGGTTTTGTAGGGTCTTCCTTTATTGCTGGATTAAATCCATTTGAACTGTTCTTTCACGCACAAGGCGGTCGTATTGGTCTTATTGATACTGCTGTGAAAACATCCACTACAGGATACATTCAGAGAAGGCTTATTAAAGCCATGGAAGACTGTATTAGTTTATATGATGGAACGGTTCGAAATAATAAAAATAAAATCATTCAGTTCACCTATGGAGAAGATAATATTGATGCTGGAAAAGTGGAAGCGTTTCACATGCCATTGTGTGAATTAAAAGTTCCCGATATCATAGCACATTATAGCGTTGAGGGAATTAGTATGACGGATGAAGCCGTCACACGGCATAAAGATCAGGATCATGTGTCTCAATGTAAAAAATGGGTTGATTACATGTTAGCAGCAAGAGATGATTTGATAAAACATGTGTTTAATTATAAAAATGAGTACAAGGTTCATGTTCCAGTGGGAATTCCATTTTTAATTTCAAACATCGGTAAACAATTCATGTTGTGTAGCCAAACCATGGTTGACATTACCCCAGTTGAATTATTTTCATTGTTAGATAAATATTACGCTAAATTAGAGGGACTTGGTCCTTATAGGCCAAGCACCCTGTTTAAAATCATGTTCTATTATTGTTTATCTCCAGTAAAATTGTTGGTGAAAGAGCATTATACACGCGATGCATTGGTAATGTTATTGGACCAAATTGTAATGCAATATAAACGTGCCATTATTCAGCCAGGTGAAATGGTAGGCATTATTGCGGCTCAATCCATCGGAGAACCAACCACACAAATGACATTGAATACGTTCCATTTTGCTGGAGTGGCGAGTAAATCTAACGTAACCAGAGGAGTTCCAAGAATTGAAGAAATTTTATCATTGTCCGCAAATCTTAAAAGTCCATCCATTACTGTATATCTAAAAGAAGTGGATGAAACCAATAAGGAGAGAGCACAACATTTCATGTATGAACTTGAAAATACAAAATTACAAGACATCACTAAAAAGGTTGAAATCATATTTGACCCAGATGGAACCGCCCAAATGACGGATAGTTCCTTTATTAGAGATGCTAAGGAATTTAAAGATTTGTTGCAAGACTGTGTGGAGGCACAAGAAACAAAGGAAAATCCTTGGGTAATTCGAATTGTATTAAAAGCAGAGGAAATGTTGAATAAAAAAATAACAATGGATGATGTAAACTTTTCTCTTAGAAAAAGCGAGTTTAACGCAGTAGACTGTGTTTATTCTGATTATAATTCAGATGAGCTTGTATTTCGTATTCGTCCATTTAATCCAAGTAAAAAGGAAAATAAAAATAAAAATAAGAGTGTGTTTTACGACATGGATCACATTTATTACTTGAAAGAGGTTCAGGCCAAATTAATGAATATTGTTCTTAGGGGAGTTAAACATATTAAAAAGGTAAATATTCGTGTTATAAAAAACAATGTAAAATGGGTAGATGGCGAATATGAAACCTGTGAAATATGGGTATTGGATACAGTAGGGACAAACTTATTGTCTGTTCTTGGGCTAGATTACATTGATGCTACAAGAACCATTAGCAATGACATTAAAGAAACGTGTGATGTTCTCGGTATTGAAGCCGCAAGAGAATGTATTTATTCAGAGTTAACAGAAGTCATTGAATTCGAATCGTATATTAACGACCATCATAAATCTTTACTGTGTGATAGAATGACATGTACTAATCCGATGACATCCATTTTTAGACATGGCGTGAATAAAGATGACATTGGACCTATCGCAAAGGCATCGTTTGAAGAAACCCCTGAAATGTTCTTTCAAGCGGCAAGACATGCCGAATTAGATAATATGCGAGGCATATCTGCAAATGTAATGTGCGGGCAAGAAGGACATTACGGGACAACATCCTTCGGGTTGTTACTTGACATGGGGGCAGTAAAACATTTAGAAGTTAAGAAGCCCGTTGAAATTAATGTAGAACAAGGAGGAGTTGCCAGTTCATGTGACACCATTCAAATACATAATAATTTAGGGTCGATTGCTACAACTCTTGAAGATAGTACAGAAGGAGAATTTATTAAATTTTGATTTGATAATAAACCTAAGTTGTTTAAACAATTCTAAATGCTTCACATATACAAACAAGTTATCCAAAATGAAATTCCAAACTATGAGAAAGAATGTGTTTCTAACTCAGTTCAATATCGCCCGTATGTACTAATGAATACGCTTACAAATATACAAACCAATCGGTGTAAAAACTTTTCTTTTTTTATCGAAACTAATATTTTTTTAGATGGGTGTACTAAAAAAATAATAACGAAAATATACATTAAATCAATCGCTTGTTATACTGTGTTCACTAGTTTAATTATACGGTATAAACGACGACGAATGAAAGCATGCAACACCACCGATTTATCATGTACGCCATTGAATGAATGTAAACCAAGTGATCTATTTGAATTAATCGACGGTAACAAGTATATATTTAAACATAGTGACATGTATAACATTATACAATCTTCTATTACCCATGCAGATGAATTTATGATGGCTGTACCACTTCGTATAAAAAATCCTTATACAGGGATACCATTTACAAAAATGACATTGTATAAACTTTTCATGATAATGAAAAGAGTTCCGCTTTTATTCATGTATTATATGAAATGCGATTTTAACCCAGACATATTTCTGGTTCAATACGAAGGCATTCTTCGCACTTATATTATTCAAAAAACAATTAATGAGTATAGCCATGATAATCTACGAATAATTATAAAGGACATGCTATCTAAAACAACCCTATACAATATTTGTACGGGTATGAAGGAACCTATTGTTTTAGCAAAGGATATAAAAGGTGATTTGATTAAACTAAAACCATTAGTCCATTATTACTACAATTCTTTATTTTCATTAAATCCTTATCAGCGACATATAGAACACAAACAATTAATTAAAGATTTAATTAAATTAAGAAAGAAACCTTTATCTTTACTAATGTATCTTCTGGATTAAAATATTTAGTTTATACTATGAATATATTAATTATTATTGTTGGGTTCTTAGTAGTAGTTTATGTTATATCCTGGATATTTAGTGGTAAGAAGACCCTTAATAATTTTGCTAGTGCGAAAACAGAGCTTATTATTCCAGCCACTTCACTTCCAACAGGAAACAGTGTAAACTACAGTTATAGTATATGGGTATACATTGATGATTGGAATTATCGGTACAATCACGAAAAAATTATATTTTTAAGAGGATCCATAAATTCTTTATTTATGCCATCTCTTTCACTTGCCCCTACGGATAATACATTAAATGTAGTTGTATCCACGAAAGATGAACCATTTGAATGTTCCGTTCCAAATATTCCACTTCAAAAATGGACTAATCTTATTGTATCTTTAAATAATAAAGCACTAGATATTTATGTAAATGGAAAACTAGTAAAAACGAGCATTCTTCCGAGTATACCAAAAGTTGATCCGAACGCATCGTTGTATTTAACCCCTAGAAATGGGTTTTCAGGATACACATCTAGATTTAATTATTGGAGCGATGCACTTAATCCACAAGAGGCATGGAACGTTTACAAAAAGGGTCCTGGAGGAAACATTTTTAGTAATTTTATGAATCAGTACAAAGTCCAATTAAGCTTTTTAAAAGGGGATGATGTTAAGGCATCTTTAACAATTTAATATATCACTATTATAATGAAACCATTCGTAAAAACATCTGTAAAAACATGCAAACGAAACTTTGTAAAATATAAATATGGTAGAGAAGAAATAGTTGGATTAAAGGGTACAAAACGTAGATGGATACATCGAAAATATAATTTAAATTTTGATTTATATGAAACCCTTGTCCCAGATAAGTTTAAACTTGTAAAATCATCCCCCGAATGTGTTCCTAACGGGCTTGAATTAGTTGAATGGGGGCATCAATCAACTTTATTAACCATTAAAGATATTTGTAAAATGAAAAGAGGAGACGTTATTGATGTTGCCGTTATAGATAGAAATGTATTAGATACGGACCGAATAAAAGAACGTGTACTTTATAAACCTACTGATTTTTTTAAACATGTAAAAGGTAAATACATTCATGATCATGGATTAACAGGAACACTTATTTTACCGGATGCAATAATTGAAAACTTTGAATTTCATGTTAGACTTCGTGCAGCTTGGTATCCTTTAACAAATGGAATATTGCCAGCACACGATAAACAACATTTATTTGATTTGTATGATAAGCCTATTAAATGGCAAGATATGCCAACTACTATGCCAGTAGGATTTAGAGGGCCAATGATAGAATGGTCTAAATTAGGAAAAAAACCATTATATTATTCCTATTAAGTTATAATGTTACTTTTTATATAAAACGTAACATGAATGGAGTTTAAATTACCAATACAGTATGTAGAACATAAACTAGTGGATACACATGTTATACAAGATCTTGAATTAATTGATTCAGAAGAAGTTTCGGTGTATGATAAACTATTTTCCCCAAAAACATCAGAGGCAAAAGATATTACGCGCGAATTTGCAAAGTATTACACTACAGATGAAGAATTTTTAAAACAATCCATCACTTTATTTAAAACTCCCATTCACAATGCAAACATTACAGAGTTTGTAAAGGAAATACACGCTATTCAAGAGAATAAAGAGTTCAAAATTAAATATCAATATGTAGAAACATCATGGTTAGCTGCAATGAATAAATCATCTTTATTTTTAATGTTGATTAGCATTTATTTTATAACGTCCCCTTTATTATTATTGTTATCCCCCATTTTAATGATGTTATTTCCATTTGTTATGATAAAACTGAGCGGACATGATATTAATTGGGAAAATTACATGGTTATTTTTAAATCTGTTATAAAGCATCATGCCATTGGAGGATTATTAATTGGATTTAATGAGGCAGACAACAAGCAACGAATGTATTTACTTGCTACGGCAACATTCTTTTTAATACAACTTTATACAAATGCATACTCCGTATACGTATTTTATACGAACATGAACCATGTTTATACGGTGATTGACACGTGTATTGCCTATATAGCAGATACTGTTATATGTATCAATGATATACAAGAAGCAACAAAAGATTTAACTACTTATGAATTATTTCATAAAGAATTAGACGGTCACATGAATATATTGTTAGAATTCGGTTCAAACCTGACTGGATTACGTAAACTTAAAAACTGTGGTAAAGCTAGAGCAGTATTTTATGAATTTTATGATAATAAAGAATTGCAACGAACCCTGAACTATACGATTGGATTTCACGGGTTTATCCAAAACATAAGTCGGCTAAAAAAACAAATGGGTAAATCTATAAACTCTTGTACTTTTTCATTAAACACAGACTTTTGTAAAGCATACTACCCTATTAAAAATCCTATTAAAAATACATATTCACTTGATAAAAATATTATTATTACAGGACCTAATGCTTCTGGAAAAACAACCATTCTTAAAACAACGATGATTAACGTTTTATTGTCTCAACAAATAGGTTGTGGATTTTATAAATCAGCCAATATATGTCCGTATGAAGCATTTTATTGTTATATTAATATACCAGATACATCTGGTAGAGATAGTTTATTCCAGGCTGAAGCAAGACGTTGTAAAGAAATTATAGATGAGGTCATTAAGAATAAACGAACCCTTTGTATATTCGATGAATTGTTTTCTGGTACAAACCCATATGAGGCAACCGCTGGGTCATGTTCATTATTAAACTATTTATCAAAGTATCCAACCTTTCGTTTTTTACTGACTACTCATTTCATTGATGTATGCGAAAACTTAAAAGATACAGATATTCAAATGAAACATATGAAAATAATTAAGGATGTGTACACGTATAAATTAAAAAACGGTATTTCCTATGTAAAAGGAGGAATTAAGGTATTGGAACAATTAAATTTTCCTGCATCCATTGTAAAAGGATGTACTACTTATGCGGATAAAAGAAACGATAAATAATATATAAAAGGAGTAATGATGACTTTTGTAGCAATCATATGTATTCTTTTAATCGCTATGTTTGTTTATTTTAGACAGAGGATGTTGGTATGTGAAGAAAAACTTTCGTTATTAACCGAAACGGTAGAGACCATTGCAGGTATTACACGAACAAGTTTAACAAGTTTACCAAGTTTACCAGAACCTACAGATCCTATCTATGAATGTTCGGAATCGGAAAGCGATGACGATAGCGATGACGGAACGGACAGTTCAGTTTCTGTGAAATCGTATACGCCTGTAAAATATGAAAATAAAGAAGCAACTGAATTAGTAAACGAACTAGTAACAGAACTATGTGATGTATTTTCTAAAACAAATGTATCGGATGATGAGAGTGAAATAGAGCCGAATGAACTCGTAGTTAAAAAGATAGAAGTTGATTTATACAATTCGATGTCTGTAAAAGAATTAAAGGAAAAGGTAACTGAATTGGGTGGCCCAAAATTAAAAACCAAAAAAGAATTGGTCGATTTTCTTAAAACCGAAATAAAATCTAATGTTGAAGTATGAACAATATACATCATGATTTTCCAGCATTGATGGAAGATGGACGGTCCTATTCAAATTGGCAACCAAGTGCAGTTCTTACAGAACAAATTAGGAAGCGTGAAGGTATTAAAACAAACTGGGAATATAGAGCCTATTTACAAAAAAATGCTGATTCTATCATAGAGTTTGACAAATCGGTTGCGTGTAGCCAAACGGGTTGTCCTTATTCTTATACAAAATCTCCTACCATTCATACACAGAGTGATTTAAAAGATACTTATCTTTCTAGACAAGAATTACAAACTAAAATGTACACGTTTATAAATTAAGTTTTATAATGAATGGGTTTGTAGAAGATTTAAATGAATGATAAATAGATGGATTAGATATAGGTTGTAGTTTTAATATATCAATCATAGTTTGATATTCTGTTTCTTGGTCAATCGACATTGGATACATTTCAGGATCTTTGGATAGTTCACCGCCATTTTGGGTTCGTCCTTGTTTATGTCTTGATTTACGTGTTGGTTTACGTGTTGGTTTACGTTTTGATTTACGCGATTTTCCTCCAGACATTGTACGTACACAACAAGCTATTCCTATAAACCATTTTGTGTCTAATAAATGTTTTACTGTTTCAGCAAACCCGTTTTCTCGTTTTAGTTGAGGATCAAGAACGGATAATTTTATTTCGTTTTCGGTTGGTTTGAATGAAAGTAATACTGTATGACCTAACCCAGTTTCCCAATCCCGAATATATTTTATAATAATATAATAATTTACACCAATTTCAAATGAAGACGGAAAAAAACGTCTCATAATTTCTGTTTGTATTGCTTCTGAATTATTGTCAAATTCATCAAACCGAAATCTATTTACACTAAGTCCATCTATACCACGTCTTGTACCAATAATCGATGAAATGCTTTTAGGATTTGTATGATCGCCTATCAGTAAACCTGAATGTGAATCTACCCACGCCGACTATGTGCAAATACAATTTCATCTACGCCAGATTGCGCCTCTTCTCTGGTTACAATCCCTAATAAGAATAATACATTCCAACCACATCCATAGGACGACATCTTACCATCTATTCCGCGTGTTTGAATTACCCCTTGGGTTTTTGTTAATATACTCAAATCTTTATCAGTTTTAAAAACTAAAGGTCGATCAACCATATTTTACTCTTTTATTTTAATTGTTTCTTGAAAGTGAATTTATATTCTTTTACGTATAGAATATAAATATGGAATCCTCAAATTATGTTCTATTATGTACATTCTTAAAGGTAATTGTGATTTAAAATATAAATTTCACAATTATGCATGGATTTCAGCTTCAATGGAGCATTCTTGTAATATTCTATAATATGGTAATAATGCATCGTTTTCATTAATTTTTGCGACTAATTCATTTTTTTCACGGTCTGGTTCAAGATGAAAGGTACGCGCATATGTTTGCCATGCAGCATTTTCTGGATAAAGGGATTGATAAATTCCAACAGGGATTATACTATCATTTCCTACAGATAAATATAAATAAGGAGTAACGGTTCCACCTGGGGGGTGTACACAATTTCTGTATACTCTAGCAACAATCTGTTGAAGTTTTGCAATGTCATATGGTAATGAAAATACATGTATAAAATCTACACGTTTTAATGTAATGCCTTCTGCAACACAATTATTTATTATTAATATTTTTAAATTTGTAGTCGTTTCATCATTAAATAATTTAATCAAATCAGATTTATTTTCTGAGTTACCTTCATCTTCTGTATATTTAAACATAGTAACTGGATCATTATTATCTTGACTTTCGCCTCTGAGAAATGCAAACATATTATCTTTACTAACAACACCTGGAATTAACACCTTAGGGTTAAGTAGTTCAATGTAATTATACTGTGTTAATATTCTTCCAATTATTACGGCAACATATCTTGATGTAGCATAAATGACATGTCGTCTATCACTATTGGCTGTTATTTTTTCCATGAGGGCCTTTATTTTACCATTATCCATTAAATCACCTAAAACTATCTTCGTCACTCGTTTTTCTTCTGCAGATAATGTAGGTTTTTCTGGCGATTTAAGATCTCCAGCATTTGCCATTTCTAAATCTTTTGAATAGACCCTCATTTGTTCTTCCGACAAAAAAGTTTGAAAAGAATGTGTAAATCTTACAATAACATCATCCATTTCGTCTGCACGCCCAGAAGAAAATCCATTCTCATCCAGATTTCTAGGTGGTGGTGGTGTTACATTAATAGTTGGACTATTTAAAGGAAACGCACAATCCGCAAATTGTGGTTTTAATGCACCAAACCTTGCCTGATTTAACCCATTAGGGTCGCATACAAATTGTAAATACTTCATACGTAAAGCTTGTGTACGAGTAAGGGGGCATTCTATTATATTTATGAATGGGGTTCCAGCATTGTTATAAATATGTTTTTTATCCTGAAATAATATTAATATTGGCATCATTTCTTTAATATTTCCAAAAAAAGAAGCCCGACCTGAACAACATTTTCTAAATTCGCCGTCATTTTTTATACGTGCATATATTTTACCCACCACGTCAACCGTTCGACGTTCATTTGAAAATGCATAATCGTATGGTGTCATGGACCTTTCAAGACCATAATTATGTTCAAATACGCTTTCATTTACTGGCATTAATTCTTCTCTGGCTAATATATTTACAGCAATTGCAATTTCGTATTTATTTTTTATAATTGGAGTAGCACTTAATAATACAAGTTGAGTAGCCTGAGGTCTATGCATTAGTTCATTATATAATCTGTACGCTTTCGGCCTTCCGGTACCTTTACCGGTTGTAACATGACTAAGAAAATCTGTCATCTGAATCAATGGAACGCCAAAATCTAGTTGGGGGGTACCTTTGATTGGATTTCTGCGTAAATCTATATTAGAATAATCTTGTCTTAATTGAGATACGAGCAATTGTGATTCATCTATGATAATTAAAGATACATTACTTAAATCGCCAAACCCGTCTCTATTTAGTGTACCATTATAGGATTTAAATATAAAATTAATGTTATGACTACGCATGCCCTCTTTATAACCACCACGTTTTGTTTGTTTTGTTTGTTTTGTTCGTCTTGTTTGTTTTGTTCGTCTTGTTTGTTTTTTTTTATTGCGTCTCGATCTACCGCCTGGCAAAGGTCGTGGTGGTGGTGGTTTTAGTGGTGTTAAAGAGGCATTAAATGTTGCTTCATCTTTTGAAGCCACTATAGCTCTTATGTCGTCAATATCAAAAAAATTCTCAATAGGTCCGTCGTTTCCAATTTGCAAAATTAATTTTTCAATGAATGGTTTAACCCAATCATCGTTAACTCCTTGTATTTTACATTCATTAATAAACATATTGGCAGTTTCGATGGCCAACCCTACCCCTTTCATCGGCATATCAATAAATTCACGAACCTTGTCTGCATAACGACTAAGTTCTTCTTGATAATTATCAATTAATGATGCTGTACATGAAACCACAATATCACGTCCATCTGCCGTTTGAAATGCTGTAGCGATAGAACTAATAGTTTTTCCTGACCCTAGTCCATGCCATAACAATAAAGAATTATTAGGTTGATCTTTTATTTCATTTAAATATTTTGCAATATACAATTGATGATTTTGTAATATAAATGGAGCGATTTTATTTGGACAAGAAGGTACCGTTGAACCTATTATAAAATCGGTTTTTATGTCAGCTAACGTTTTCTTTATTGCGGCCATAATATATAATAATAAAATATGTCTATATGTTACATTTACTGAGATACTTCGAATAGAAATGCATGCATTCTATTAAACCCACATTTTAAACCTGAAAAAAACTATAATAAACGTAAAAAAATAATCAGTATTACTTATGGAGTTTATACAAAAATATTTAGAACAACCAGGATTTTTAGTAAATCATCATATTGATTCATTTAATCAATTTACATCTACCATTCATCAAATTATAAAAGAAAATAATCCAATTACCATTTTAAAAAACAAGGAAAAGGATACATTTTTACATGAGTGTAGATGTTATGTTGGTGGTGAAAATGGCACCGACATTACATTTGGAAATCCTGTATTTAATGAAAATGGTATTCAAAAACCAATGTATCCAAATGATGCTAGGTTGCGAAATATGACCTATTCCTTTAGTATACACGTATCCCTAACATTTAAGTTTTCAATTGAAGGTGAGGTACACCAACCCATGGTCGTCCATAATGTACTGCTAGGATATTTTCCAATCATGGTTCAATCAAATCGGTGTATTTTAAACGGTATGCCACCAGATGTTCGATTTGCGATGGGTGAATGTTCCAGAGAACAGGGAGGATATTTTATAGTGGACGGTAGTGAAAAAACAATTGTGTGTCAAGAAAACCGTGCGATGAATTCAATTTGTGTAACTAAAAATTATGATGATAAATATTATTATTGTGCTGAGATACGTTCCGAATCAGACGACAAGTCTAAACTGGCACGGGTTACTGCTGTTCGTATCGCAACCAAAATTGAACTGGATGAACCACTTCTTACAAAGGACGGGTTTGTATTACATGAAATTGTGGTTGAATTGCCAGATACGAGACAGCCCATTCCGCTTTTTATTGTAATGCGAGCTCTTGGGATTATTTCAGACAGACAAATTATAGATACTTGTTTATTGGAAGATGATTATTTAATTGAGTATTTTAGAGATAGTGTATGTGATGCTGGTAGTGTATATACTCAAAAAGTTGCACTTGAATACATTGCGTCTTTTACAAAGTATCAAACAGTTGCCTATGCTCTTCGTATATTAAGTGAGTTGTTTTTGCCCCATATCGGTGAAATGAATTTTATAGACAAAGCATACTTTTTGGGACACATGGTTAATAGGGTGCTTAGGGTAGCCACAAATTTAGACCCCATAACGGATCGCGATTCGTTCCGTTTCAAACGTATTGAAACATCTGGTATGCTATTGACTAATTTATTTAAAGATTTTTACAAACAACAGTTGTTACATGTTAAATTGGAAATTGACCGAACCTACAACAAAAATGTATCCATCTTTGAATCATCTGAAGGATTTAAAATGTTATTCACCCGATACTTAGATTTTTTTGAAGAACGTGTTACTGAAAATGGAGTTAAAAGTGGGTTCAAGGGAAATTGGGGAGCTACTGCTTACTCTAAAAAACTGGGTGTAACCCAATCCTTAAATAGGTTAAGTTATAATTCAGCAACATCTCATTTACGTAAATGTGTTTTGCAAATGGATAAAAGTGCAAAAATAACAGCACCAAGATTGTTACATTCTTCTCAGTGGGGCTTTTTTGATCCATTAGATACTCCATCTGGCGGAGACGTGGGGACACATAAACATTTAGCTGTGTGTACCCGTATTACGGAAGGATTTCCAAAGGAGATTATTTTGGAAGATATGAAACGATTGGGTATCGCTATAGTAGACCTAGAACATAACAGTATTTATAACATAAGTGTCATGGTAAAATTATTTTTAAACGGTAAATGGTACGGAAGCATTGAAGATCCAATGCGATGTGTACATTTACTTCGACAAAGTAGACGAAATGGCCACATTCCATCTTCTACTAGTATTAGTTGGAATATAACTGAAAATATCATTTATCTGTTTACGGATGCTGGAAGATTACAACGACCACTGTTCTACATTGACGATGACCGAAAACTAAGTGTAGGTGAACTAATTGTACCCATTAAAAACGGTATGAAAACCAGTTGGTATGAAATGACAACTGGACAACCAGAACATGACATTCCTTGTATGATTGAATATCTGGATGTAAACGAAACAAACACGTCGCTTATTACATTTAATCATGAAGACTTTACAAAAACCAAACATACCCATGTTGAAATTCATGGGTCATCCATTCTTGGATTTATGGGAAACCAAATTATTTTTCCAGAACACAGTCCATTGCCAAGAAATTCATTTTCATGTGATCATTCAAGACAGGCAGTTAGTGTGTATCATACCAATTATCAAAATAGAATGGATACAGTAACCTTTTTAAACTATGGTCAAATACCGTTAATCCAAACAAGTTTTTTTGATTCATTTGGAACTCTTCCCTATGGAGTGAATGCGATGGTTGCCATTATGTGCTACACTGGCTACAATACAGAAGATGCTATTCTAATTAATAGGGGATCTTTAAATCGGGGCATGTTTAACACAAGCTATTTTAAAACCTATGAAATGGAAGAAACCCATGATGATCCTGCAAATCCATTAGTGTTTAGTGGAGGTTCTGAAACGGATAAGAATGGGTTGGCTGAAAAGGATACGATTGTAGATGAAAAAACAATTTTAATGCGACTAACCCAAAATAATAAAGTTAAATATTTATTTCCAAACAGAGAACAAGCAGGCCGTGTAGACAGAACGTTTATGAGTAATAATGTTCCTGGACACAGAATAGCAAAAGTTAGAATATGTACGGAACGAATACCAAACTTGGGTGATAAATTTGCATCTCGGGCAGGCCAAAAGGGAACGTGCGGAGCAGTTTTAAATGAGGAGGACATGCCATTTAATGAGTTTGGAATTCGGCCAGATTTAATCATTAATCCACATGCTCTTCCTTCTAGAATGACATTGGGACAATTAATGGAGTCGTTACTTGGTAAAATACAGTTGGAGAATGGAGGAAAGGGAGACTGTACGTCATTTAATACAGAGATGGATTTTGAAGAAACAAAAAAGGAATTAAATAAGTTTAATTTTCATAGTAGCGGGACAGAGGTGCTTTACAATGGAATGTCGGGAGAACAATTAGAATGCAATGTATTTATTGGCCCTACCTATTACTTGCGTCTAAAACATATGGTTGCGGATAAAATTAATTTCAGAGAAAGAGGACCCAATACGTCGTTAACACGGCAACCAGTTCAAGGCAGAGCGAATGAGGGAGGACTTCGTATCGGTGAAATGGAACGAGACGGAGTAATTGCGAATGGTATGTCTTCCTTTGTACGCGAATCTATGATGGATCGAGGAGATGGAACCATGGTAGTGAATAATACCAGAAAACCATACAAAATATGTGTAGATAATTCAACTGGATTACTAGCTATTTATAATGAAAATACAAATGTTCGTATTAGTCCATCGTTGGATGGTATTACATTTGAAGGAGACACTGTTACTACTATTCCAAAATACGAACGGTCGTTTAGTGTGATGAATGTTCCTTATTGTTTTAAATTATTAATGCATGAATTAATTACGTCAAACGTATCCATGCGATTGATTACGTCCGATTCAGTAAATCATTTTGAAAATATGAGATACAAGGCCATGGATGTTTTACATGGCCAATATTTTGTTACTAAAAATAAATTATACGTTTCGGAATCTGGAAGTTGTTGCGATGTTTTATTTAACCCCACTAATTTAAATCCTTCTATTTTTCCATGGCTTACAAGTAAACGTGAAATCAATCTGCTTCGTATTTCATCAAGACAGGTAGAACAAACTTCATTAGTAACCAAGTATAATCTCTCCAAATTTAATCTTTCCATTTATAAAACAGATGAAAACTCACTGGATACCACATTGTCTTATTTTGTAGATAAAATGAAAACAGGTATTTTTGTTCGTATTAAAAATAATATGATCTTTAATTTTACACCTTTATATAATACTAACTATACAAATGATTTCCCTCCAATCAGCAACTTAGAAGAGTTAATGGCATCTCTTCCAGAGTATAAACGAAAGGAAACATCGATTAATCCAAAAACGTGGCATGCCACCGATTGTCTATTAAGAACTGAAATGGAAGATAAAAGCCCTACGGATGCCTATTTAGCACAAATGTACGACATGTTGGCTGAAACGTGTAATCATAAAGAAGTGGAAGATTGTATGTTTTTCATGAATAGAAAAGATTTCCCGCATTTGCGTAAAGATTGGAAAGAAACATTTTCATCCATTTATGGGGATAAACCGCTGGATACATTAAAACCATTTATCCCAGTAGTGTCACAATGTACTACTGTGAACCATGCGGACTTTCCTTTTCCTACAGGCGATGATTGGGAAGCCATTTGTCATACCAAAAAGTTTGCCACTTACAATTTTGATAATGGTAAAGGACAACTAAGTTGTAAAAATGCTAGTGCGGATAGAACCCAACTACCTCCTTGGAATAAACGTAAAGATAAATTCATATGGAGAGGAAGAGCTACTGGGTGTGGAAATACAGTAGATACAAATCCGCGTATGAAGTTGGACTCACTAAAAATAGATGGATTGGATGCAAAAATAAGTAAATACACATCTAGAATAAAGGGAAGTTTTAAAGATGATCAGTTACATGTTGAATATATAGAACCAAAAAATGTTCCTAAAAGTGTATTCATTGACATGAATAATCAAGTTCAAAATAAGTTTATGATTAACGTAGAAGGAAACTCTGCTGCTTATCGATTTGGAAGTTTATTTGGACTTGGATTTTGTTTATTAAATGTGGAATCTGAATATACTTTATGGTTTGAACAATTTTTAAAAATGGGTAAAATAACAGATGATCTTTCAGCATGTCACTGCATTTTAGTAAAGAATGATTTAACTGATTTAGCTGAAACAATTGAATGGTGTAAGGCACATGATAAAGAATGTGAACAAATTTCAAGAAATGCGACACAGTTTTATGAAACTTATTTCACGAAATCCTTTATATATGATTATGTGGCTGATCTATGTAGAGGATTTTCACGATTGGTCGTTAAACAAAAAGATGTATATGAAGAAGTAAAAGCGGAGAAGCCCAAAAGTTATTTTAATATTCAACTGTATAAACAAGCATCGCCATTACCAAATGATAAAACGATTATTATTGTTCCTTACAGAAGTTCACTTATTCAAAATAGAAGTAAACAATTAGAAGTCTTTATACAACACTACAAGGAGTTTAAGATTTTAGTTGTGGAACAACGCGAACATGGTAAGTTTAATAGAGGAGCATTATTAAATTGTGGATACGATTACACAGTGGCACATTATCCTGAAATAACAACATTTATAATGCATGACGTTGACATTCTTATGGATGATGTGATGAAAAATTATTATGGACAAGATGAACATGATATCGTTCATATGGGGTTATGTGTAAGAGGTGATAAATACAAGGGAGATCCTAAAAAATCCAAGTTTCTAGGTCGTGTTATTCGATTTTCAAAAGAAATGTACCAAAAACTAAATGGGTTTCCAAATACGTTTTATGGATGGGGAGGCGAAGATGACGCCATTGCGTTTAGAATGGAAAAAAATACACTGTTTCGACCAAATGAAGTAGATGTGGGTGAAGAAATGAAAACAGAAAACGATATTTTAGAAACAAGAGATGATGAACGAACTGAATTAAATAAAAGGGAACTTATTATATTAGATACACTGCAGTGGAAAATAAACGGATTGAACTCTCTTCATTATGAAGTAAATTCAAATTCAGAATTAAATAAAATGTGTCGTAAAATAATTGTAGAATTAAATCCTCATAATGATCTTGAAATGTATAATGAATATTCACCCCCATTTATTCCTAGCGGTAAAGTTCCAGAATGGAAAGGTTCAGATGCGCCAGAGCTAGATACACCAGATGCGCCAGATGCATCGCCAACACCAGATGCATCGCCAACACCAGATGCATCGCCAACACCAGATGCATCGCCAACTCCAGAGGCATTAGATGATCTGGAAGATTTATCAGGAGATCTAGAAGTTATTTCAGGAGAAGATACTTTAAATCCAGTTGAGGTTGAAACCAAAATAATCCATTTATAAAAAAAACCTGAAACATATAAGTTTTAGTCACCTGTGTATTTAATGTTAGTGTTATAATTATGTTTATATGTCTTACCGTGATGTGATGTGCCGATTATCTAGCCCAATATATAGCCCTGTTTGCACGATGTGCGGATTTGTGTTCGTCACAATACATCCCCAATTTCCAATATCGAAATTCGAACCCATGTTTTGCCTCAACGCATATCTGACAGAATACGTTTCCAGCTTGTTCGAAGTGTTCGACCCCAGTACAGTATACATCGGTACAGTTGACCGTTGCACATACAGAACATGGCTCGGGGTTTGGAGCACTATGAGGACATCTTGGACAGTAGCACACAGTTTTAGCGTCGTGGTCGCAAATGGTACACATGATTTGCGAAGTTTTATATCCACTTTGCATTGCCTTATTCGTTTCAATTTTTTCTTATTGTAATAATTCAACTTTAATGTGAAAAAAAATTGAGATTTAGATATAAAAATATAATGATACTAAAAACAAATGAGCGATTCTATTTCCATTGAACAAATATTTAGGTCTAGAAATAATCTTCTTGACATTTTAGAAAGTGTCGGGTATGACGTATCCGACTACAATCATTGTGGTGTCAATCAAGTTATCGCAATGATGGATAATAAACAGCTTGATTTATTACTTACGCATAAGTCAGGTAAACGGATTTTTATAAAGTATAATTTAGATAAAAAATTAAACGTCAGCCATCTATGCCCGTTTTTCGATGGAACTACAGAGCCCGCCGTTCTCAAAAAGACAGATGATTTAATGGTAATTGTTAAATCTGACCCAAATGATGCAATGATTGCTGGACTGGATACAATGTGGAATGACTCGGGTGTATACATTTCCATTGTAAACATTGATAGACTACAGTTTAATATATTAAAACATATACAGGTTCCGCGTCATGAAATTCTTTCTAAAGAAGAAACGGATGAAGTATTTAAGAAACATCACATTTTAACGGTAGCAGATTTACCTACCATTAGTAGGTATGATCCAGTTGCAACCATTCTTTGTATGCGTCCAGGAACGGTATGTAGAATTCATCGAAAAAGTAAAACGGCAGTTCTAACGGAATATTACAGAGCATGTATTTAACGCCATGAACCACATCTATAATGTGTTAAATAGGATTGATTTAATAATTCAATATCTGGTGTTTTTTGTAAATGATACACGGTTGTAATAACGTCGGGTCCACATACCCATAAAATATCAGCATGTGTTAGTTTTGACGGAAGGAGGTGTAAACGACGAATACATTCTGTAATTACGTTTTTTAAAAAGGGATGTCCTTTTTTTGCTATAAATGCGTAGTTTGCTACACGCACTTTATTATCTGGATGTTTACATTCAAGCGGTCCTAATTGATTTACGTTAACAATACATTCAGTAAATAAAACAATAGGGGCATTTGAAGTTATTGTTTTTCTTATAAGACAATCGCAATCGCAATACATCCCGCCATTATAATAAATGTAAAGTAGTCTACCCAAATCAGCCTTTATTACCCAATGGGGTATCGTTAGCCACATGTCATACAATTCATTTGAAAATTGTTGGACGAGTGGTAAAATGTCCGACGGTCCAACAATTTTATAAATCGGAAATATTTTTGCGTTTTCTTGCATTAACAATTTATTCGGAACCTTTGTTTCAGTAGGGTTCATATTCCACATGTAAATACACTCCATTCTATTCATTTTTATTTAAATATGTTTCTAGTGTACGCGCACTACAATCAAGACTGGTTGTATACTTTGGCATCCAATAATAAGGCAATAAATCAGTGTCGTAATATTTATCATATATGCTTTTATAGTAATACTGTTCTTGCGTTAATGGAGATTGAGAATAGGCATGTTCTGTTTGAACCGACGGTGGAATAGAGGACTGAATGATGGAATACCACGATCGTTTCAACGAGCTTACCCCATCGCTAAATGCTTCTTTTTTACGCCATAAAATGGCATCTGGCATAATACCTTGAAATGCCGTACGAAGTAAGAATTTTTCACATTTTGTATATCTAAATTGTACTGGAATAGATAAATACATTTCAACAAATATCCTATCTAAAAATGGCGTTCGTGCTTCAAGTCCGTGATGAGAAATGCAACGATCGCTTCGTAATGCATCAAAATAATGAATGTCTTTTACTAGCCGTCTACATTCTTTATCGAATTCAATTGCATCTGGTGCGTTCTTCATGTATAGATACCCTCCACATACTTCATCTGCCCCGTCTCCATTAAAGATTACCTTGGCCTCACTATGAGTACGAATATGTTTTGAAATTAAATAGTTTCCAACACTTGCACGAACGGTAGTCGTATCACGACTTTCAATAGCCCATATCACTTCTGGTATTGCGTTTAGAAAATCGTTTTCACTTACCACTAAAGAAGTATGTTTAGATCCTAAAAAGTTCGCCATTATGGCGGCATATTTTAAATCTTCAGATCCTTCCAGTCCAATGCTATACGTTTCAATCGGTTCAGTGATACCTATTTGTTTTCTACACTCATTTACGATAGTAGCAATTAAACTACTATCTAGACCACCCGATAACAAACAGGCAATAGGTCGTTCAGTGTTTATTACACGTTTATATACACATTCACGTAGAGCATTTCGAATTAATTCATATGGATCGGTAATGGAATGATTAATGGCTGGAAGCGAACAATAAGCAATGGTCGCATTGTCCGTTGTAATTGTGCCTGGTAATAAGGTTGTTATTTTCATGTCAACGGGCATCATTTTTATTTCTGATGTAAAACAAGTTGTATCCCCTTTTGTTCCTTGAAATAGTGGTCTTACACCATAAGGGTCTCGAACCGCATATATTTTACTCTTAGTTGTATCGTACAGTACGAATGAAAACTCAGATGCATCAATCATTTGAACGGTTTGTTCAATTCCATACCGATGATAAAGATGAACAATAATTTCGCAATCGGATGAAGTGGTTGGTGTAATATTCATCATTTTAAATAAATTTTCATGGTTATAAATTTCTCCATTGCAGATTAAATAGATGCCATGAATGGAAAAGGGTTGGTTCGAATTTGAATTCAGCCCATTAATGGCCAATCTGTGAAATCCAAACCATATCTTATCTGTTATGGGTAAAAAACACGAATGATCAGGTCCTCGATGTGACCCTTTCATATAAAGGTTGATTGTGTCATTTTGTGTTTCAGTTGGATTAATAATTGCAAATATTCCGCACATTTTAAAAGATAAAATCTAAATAATTTTATATTATTTTTGTTAATAATATAAAGATACAACATATGTATTACATATAATGGCACACACTGGTATTGTAAAGTGGTTCAATAATAAGACCGGATACGGATTTATTAAAAGTGGAGACGAAGACATTTTCGTGCATCATCAGCAACTTAAGGTTGAAAACAACATGTATAAGTATCTAGTACAAGGTGAGTATGTATCCTTTGAGAGTAAACTCCTTAGTGAAGGAAAGCACAAGTGTATGGCAGTATTGGTTACTGGAGTAAATGGCGGTCCTCTCATGTGTGAGACGCGTCAAGCGATGAAGAACTCGTATGATGCGAATAACTCGGCAACTGTTTCGTCGTAGTGTTATGACGTTGTAAAACTCCCATACTTATATCAGGTAACGTAGCAATTATATTCATAATCGTTTTATAGTGAAAGATGCATACACATGCATCCTTTTCTAAACGAATACTATACCACCAGTAAGCAGGAATGAATAATAATTTTCCTTTTGGAATAACAAGTTCAATAAACTTCACTTTCTTGTCTGGTTCAGTCCATGGATTTAGGCAACTGTAAAACTCCTGTGTTTCAAATTTTTTAATTTCATTTAGAAATAATGAACTTCTGGGAGGAGCAAGCTTTACAGTAATAGATCCTTGTGTAACTAAAAAGTAGTTGCGATAAGATGTTTTATATTGTAATCGTGTGGTGTAATCCGTACTTCCAAAAAGCAAATCATATGTAATCGAACACACAAGCGGAGGCCTTAATATTCCATCGGTTGGTTCGTAATATCGCTTTGTCATTGTTTCTTGCAAAAAATCTGAATTGTTAAAGGTGGCATATTTTTTTGTTTTGAATAATTCTGTTGCCTTATCTAATGTTAACGGAACATTTGTATAGGAAGAATCATAAACCATAATGTCAAATGCATTGTATTCTTTTAACACTTCTGGGGTACATTTCATGTCATCATAGTCAAATAAGACGGGCTGTTTAAAATTACACACTTCCTCTAATTTAGGTTTTGAAGGAAGTTGAATTTCGTATACCTCTAAATCGTTACTTGTATTTAATTGAAACATGACATGAATATACGCTACTATAACTATACATATCGTGACTAATCCAATTAAATTCATTGATTATGTATACACTTTTATTTTTATATGATTTTCTAGAACGTAATACCGACAGATACAGGTTCTGGTTCCAAATCGTTTAGTTTAACAGTGCCACCCTTTTTCTTTTTCGGTACAATATCATTTTTGCCTTCAAGTACACCTATTCTTTCTGATTGTTCATCTATTTTAGTCCTTAACAGTTTAAACATTTCGGTAATTTGGTCCATATCTGGGGCATCGTCAATAAATTTGTTTTCATGATCTCCTATTTTTGTTTCCATGGCCTTGAACTGTACCAGCACTCGTTTTTCAACGGCTTGTAGCCTTGTTGCTAAATTAATAATGGCTTCTCCTGTATTAATCGTATGGGGTTTTACTGCTTTAGACATATTCTATTAAGAACTTATTTTTTTAATATTTAAACTTAAATTATTAATTTTCTTGTTATACAACAATGGAAGAAACCCCTAATTTTTTCTCTCACGTATTCAATTTCGAACAAGACAGTAGAAATGAAATGATAAACATTATGCAATATACAGTATTAGCCATTATTTTAATTACGGTTTTAAACCGAGCAATACAAGAATACATGCCTGAAGTAGATGGCGATAAAGGAAGTCTTGCCATTTTTGTTGAAGTATGTATACAGTGTATCGTATTATTTGTTGGTATTTTATTTATACATCGTATCATAACGTTTATTCCTACCTTTAGTGGAATTGTATATTCAGAACAAAATATAATTTCTATTATTTTACCAACCCTTATACTTCTATTGAGTATTTCCAAATTGGGCGAGAAAGTTTCTATATTGGTGAATAGACTTAGTGGACCGACTGTAGTAAAAGTGGTTGCTCCTATAAAATATGCACCCCCTCCGTCACTTTTACCTAAACATGGAAATACCGCAAACCCCATGAATAGCCCTGAACCCGATTTCAATACGATGTTTGCTGGACCATCTACCCCTCTTCAAAACGCTCAATCTCCCGATTCGTTCGAACCCGTTGCATCTAATTTTGGCGGAAGTATTTTCTAGATTAAATTATGGGGAATTGTGTAGGCAAGCATGAAATAAATGCACTAAAGGATGAGATTTCATTACTTAAAATCGAACATGATAAATCAATTCAATTAGTAAGAAATGACCTATATAATATGACAGCATTTTTTAAACCTTATACATGTGATATTATATCCGAAGAACCTGAAGGTCCTCCTCCTTATCTAAACCCGATGTCGTAATACCTCTAGCTTATATTGAACGGAATCGCAAAAAATAAGAGTAAATACTGATAAAATACTTAATACCTTTATTTCATCGTACGAAGAATGTTTATAGTTGAAAATGCCATCTAATGGAAATGGAATTCGACGAACCAATATTCCAGCTGCATAAGTAATTACACCGATTATTCCACAAAAAAAACAAGTTTCAACCAAAAGGGTGACGGTATCTTTATTGTCATCATTTATATGATTTTCTTTAAATATGTATCTATCCAATCCTAATGAAATTATAAATGCCGTTATTATCTCAATCGTAGTTGTAAAAAAAATATCACATAAAAATATAATCATGTTAAATTCATCCTATTTTAAAATTTATCCTTGAAATATAGGTAAAACATAATGTCGTCATAGGTAAGTTCTTTAATCAACTCTTCATCGCACTGATTTTCACTTTCTGAATTCAACGATGTAAACGTTGGTTGAAAATTAATTTCTGTTTCTTCATTGCAATATTCATTGTAAAAGTTATCGGGTTGTGGATATTCATACGTAGTTGCGTCTTCAAAATTTTCACCTCGTTTCGTGTCGCGATCTCTTGAAATTGCCTTTTTACGCGTTGCTTTGTCACTGATTTCCTTTTCCCATTTAGTCACAAAGGATCGCGGTTCAGCTACGTTGCGAAAGCGAATGAGTGGTTCGTAATTCATTATTAATTATATAATTTTATATATATTTTTTCAGTTTCAATTTTTAATCCAAATGTTTTATAAACTGTGTAAAAGCATGTAAAAAAATTGAAAGTGACATTTTATATTTGAATAGTTATAAAATGTCACTTGAACTTAGCTCCACCCTCACGCCTATATTTTCATTGAACGGGCATAAATGTAAGGGCAAAGTCGTTTATGTGTATGATGGAGATACTGTCCACTTGGTAATTGAAGTATTTGGAACTCTCTATAAATGGAAGTGTCGCATTGCTCACATTGATACACCTGAACTACGCACAAAAGATTTAAATGAAAAAAAAATGGGAATGGATGCACGGGATAGACTAAAGGCTCTAATTGAACATAAAGTTGTGGATGTCTGTTGTTTTGAATTTGACAAATATGGTAGATTGTTGGTTGAAATTACAGTTGGGGAAATTAAAGTGCATGAATGGTTACTTGAAAATCAGTTAGCAAAACCTTATGAAGGCGGAACCAAAACGTCATGGGCTTAGAAAATGGGGGGATTTTTGGAATTAAACTGTGTATATAAATTATTTATTTTTTCAATTGAAATAACGTTATTGAAATAAAGTAGACTGCATATTTTACCACTAACTCCATTTTCAACCCCAACGATCAATTCATGCGTATCAGAATAAGGTATGATAGATCCTGTTTTAATGAGTTCTCCATTCATAAATAGATCAAACTTTCCATTTGCATAAGATACTACAAAATGGTTCCACTTTTGTAATGGTAACTGTTTAACATTATACACACTTTTTTTATCTACACCTTTCATTATAATTTTTAAGTTATTCAATGAACTATTGTAAGCCATTAACAATTCTTGTCCAAATAATAAAACATTGGCGTATTCACCAGATGACTGTGAATAACCCGAAGATGTAGCATTCATGTACATCCAACATGAAATAGTATATTCATAGTTATACACCTGGTTTGTTTGAAAGGAAGCAACTTTAGATAGTGAAATCGGTTCATGAATAATAAGATTTCCACCATAGTATTGCTTCGAAATACTCCGTGCATAAAATATCAGCCCAATGAATAATAATTCTAATAGTAACACTGTAGACATTTTGGATGCCCTACGAAGTACCAGTTCGCCATTGGTTCTAATAAATCCAAATCGCACGGAAAGTGGCGTTGTGGATAGCAAAAAACTGTATCCACCAATATAAATTAAAATAAATCCTAAAATGTACCATGATGGGTCCCCCCATAATGCATGTATAACGCTTTCAGACAATAAATTAAGACAAATAACTGAAATAATAAGTAAAAATTCAGTTGTTATAGTAGGCAAATTTTTAATACAAAAAAAGGTAAAGATAATACCCATTAATAGATAAGGTATTTCATAGGTAGTTGTAATTATCCCTGGATTTAGTATACAAAGTAGTCCCAGTATTACACCGTATACAATTTCATATATGTAAGACCTGTTATTTACCAGTTTAATAAATAACGGAAGATTTATAAGAGACACTAATATAAAAAGAAAATAACTATTCGATATGTCAGGTGCTTCAATATTACTAAATGAAGTGAACCATTTTGAAATTGGATCAATAAACATAAAAATGGGAAGATTTATGGCCGTACAAAATATGAACAATGCTAAAATAGATTTATAATGCGATACTACATTTGTAAATGGCATTTACATTAAACGAATTTATTATTTTTTTGGATTTGTTTCATTATGTAAATGAATAGACTCCGTATATTCGTCTTGAACAATGTATGTTTTGTACTCGTTAGGGATTTGTGGATTTGTTAAAAACGAATAAATAGCCGCATGTTTCGCCATACCATTATGAATGCGAATGTTTACATATTCATAAAAGAATTTTGTTGGATAGTCCATTTTATAGATTAGACTATTATAACATTTCTTCAATTTTATAGTTTCATTTTCAAAATTGAATAATCCAAATTGATTTTGAAATGAAAATTTCTGCGTGATTATCCAATATAATATCCATACTTTTTCACAAATTCAATCATATTGGTAGTTCCCATAGCAAAGTTACATGCAGAACAAATCGGTCGTAAATTTCCAATTTCCAATGTGCCTCCTTCCTTTTCACTTTGTACGTGTCCAACTTGAAAATCCATAATTTGTATTCTTGTTTTCTTACAACATAAACATCTGTGAGCGTTAAGGTCAGCTCCTATATAGTAATTCCATACATCAGATTTTACTTTTTTAGGTAAGGATATTTTTTTTTCAATTGGAATGGCAACCTGAACCGTTTTCTGTATAATTTCAGCGACAGGTTCACTTGATTTAGGTAGGGGTGGTCTACCTACTGGTTTCTTTGGTTCAATTGATTTAGGTAGGGGTGGTCTACCTACTGGTTTCTTTAATTCTACAGTATTTTCATACTTATGAAAATACTTTGATATTGTTGGTCCATGTATAGGTTCATTCATTATCCAATTCATATACTATGTATAGTTCATTCATTTAACATCAATTTATAGGTCTAAATTCATTGTATTTTTATCAGATCGTTTTCGTCTACCTTTTTTTGCTGAATTTAATCCATCCTTCATTTCATTCAACTCACTTAAACTAACCGTACTTGTTTGGTCTAAATGAACTACTTTTGGCTTTAGACCACTTAAAATAGAATTAATGTCGCTTGGACCTTTCATATCAGGGCGTTTTTCTTCTCTTTTTTCTTCTCTTTTTTCTGGCATGGCTGAACTCATAAATCCAGAAAGACCTGGATGTGTCGCTCCCATTGAACTTACTGCCGCTTGTGTAAACTTTTGCATGAGTTCAGGATTTTGTCGCATAATGTCATCCATACCTGGAATGGAAGATTTAAACATAGTATTCGTCATGTGTAACATGATAGCACTTCCACCCAACTGGAATAATAATTTTAATTCTGGAGCAAGCGTTGCCTTTGATTTATATTTATCATGTAATTCAGCAAATATGTCGTCGTAATCTGAAATGTTTTCGTTTAACTGTTCCGCCCATCCATCTAACTTGATATCAAACGGATCAAATTTAGAATTCATAAATTCAACGCCAGTGATTAAAGCCATTAGCATTTTACCTTGAAACTTTACGTTATTACTTCTTTCTTTTTCAGAAACAATATTTTCATATTCCCCTTTCATTTCTTCAAGAGAAGAATCCATGGTGTATTTTCGAGTTAGACGTACCCCTTTAGATTCAAGGTCTTCAAGTTTCCGCAAGTAAGAAAACCTATCTTTAAGACTGTCTGGTTGAACCTTAACTTTATCTGGGTCGCCCTGAAACGGTTTAAACCCGTCCCATGTCTTTGTTTCTTTTTCTATATTAAATTTTACAGTTGGTGGCTCTTCAAGTTTTATTTCGGTTCTAGGGAAAGGCGTATCTATTTTTACATCCGAAAACTTCACTTCATGTGGTGCACTAAGATTATTTAGTTCATTTTCCAATTTATCTAAATCAGTTAACGTAATCGTTTCCTTATCTTTTTTTTTATCATTCATTAACAATTCAATTCCAGGTCCAAAACTAATTTTTACTTCTTCGGGTGCACTAAGATTTATTACTTCCATAATAAACACTTAAGAACAATTAATTTTAAGTAATCCGCAATTATTGTTAAAGTACCATACCGCTTGTAAAAAGGTATCTGCCAAATCGTCTTTCTTTTTATGTGCGTTAAACATAGAAACATCCATATCATTTAGTATCAATAATTGTGAAGTGAATTGAATACTTAATTTTTTGCGTTGGGAATAAGTCGTTTTTCCTTTATGAAATAATTTTAATTTATTTACAGACGAAATACACTCTACCTTTGCATTTCGCATTAACCAATATTGTAACACCATCCCCTGTATGGCCTTCATTTTACTAGCAAGTGGACCTATTTGATTTTCAATCAAAACCACGTCCACGTGTTCAAATCGGGTATACCGTTTCATGATCTGTACTCCAATATCAATGAGCGTAAACTGAATTGGTTTTGTTTCACGTTTTAATGTTTTTTTCATTTCAACCATTGTTCCTAATGGCAATTTGTGTTCCGTACACAATGAAATCAATTGACATAAAGTTTTGTCATGTATATGTTTTTTACAATAATAAGTTTGATGTAACTGATGTGTTGCTGGTTTGGAACATGCACATTTACATTCATCTGTTAAATCAATCACGTCCCAATCTATGATTTTAATTGTATCTGTTACGTCAAATAAACAATGAGCTAAATGTTTTATCCCGATATCAATGGATAAAACCTTCATGATTAAAATACACCAATTAGTTTTAAATTCGTTTATATAATTCAAGTGCTGCAAAACCTCCTGCTATTTGTGCAATAATGTACGGTACTAAGGTTTCCATTTTTTGTTTCTTTGCTACAACCATCATAATCGTGACTGCTGGGTTAAAATTACCTCCAGATATTTTACCTCCTACATAAATGGCCAAAGCTAAAGCAGTACCAATTGCAACAAAATTATTGGTTGAAATAATCACGTATAAAAAGAAAAAAGTTCCGATAAACTCAACTAAAATCTCGTTCATTTATATTTTCATGATATTTTAATATCGTGAAAATATCATGACGCAAAAACAAAAATGTTTTGTGATTGATATAGACTGGGACGCACCAGATGGCGGGTATTCTATTTTAAGAAGTAAACGTGTAAACCATTTTCTACGCATAAAACTAAACTTTATTTAAAATCAAAACCATATAAGAATTGGCCGTCTACGCCCGAATGGAATAACATAGGGTGTAACACATAAATCATTGGTTGCAACTCCGTGTACGGATTGGTACAAGCAATAAAATGTTTATAAAATATAAAAGTAATACGCTGCAGGATTTGCAATCTATTTATTAATGCTTATGTCAGGTGAAATTACTGAACTTATGCATTTAGAGTTTGTTCATACATTGCAAAAAATGACAAACTGTATTCATAATGAAGAAGTAGATTGGTTTCATGTAAAATCTACAATTTAACAGATTTAATTACCCACGCTCCTATAATAATCCACATTGTAATGATTGTATTACCTCCAGTATAAATGGTCCATCTAAGACCAATACATTGAATAGATGTTGCTGTTAACGGGGATAATAGAAATCCTACCCATGTAGAAGGAACACAAAAATATTTATAGGCATGAACGGCTACATAATGGGCTACAATCCATCCAATGTAAATGGCTGACACGTACCCAATACGGTTCATTCACAACCTCATACATCTCTATATAGTATCAATTTTTAGTAACTACGTTATCCGTTTCAAATAATGTTTTTCGGATGTCAACATTTTTCACGTTTACTAAATTGTCTTGTTCGTCAATGGTTTGAGATAGCTTATTACCACTTTCAGTTGCCTTTTTAATATTTTCTTCAATTGCTTTACGCTTCATATCCTTTACTCTTTTATCAAAATATTCTTTGGCACTTGCCTCATTTTTTTGTTTATTCATCATAAGTTCATTTAGTTGATCTTCCAGAAAATTTACTTGTCCTGTTCTATACGCATCTGGTTCCCATGGCATCCACATGCCAACAGGACCAACATACACATCAAAATTTGGGTCATATTCACGCAACATTTTAGCTCTCAATTCAGCTTCTTCTTGTGACGGGAACACACCTCTAATTTTAAGGCCACGTGTACTAGTTTGAAACTCGTTTTGCTTATTATACTCTAACTCTAACTCATCTAAATGTTTATCTAGGAATGTTTTATAATCATCTGAAATGGTTTCTTTTGCTAAGTCAACCGCTTCTTCTTTACAGAATTCATTTAGATCTGTTGTGATTTGTTCCGTATTCAAATTGTATTTGTAGGCGAGAAACGCAGTAAACTGTGCATATTTTTGCATGGACTTTACCAAGTCCCATGTTTTAACAAATTGTTCAAAAAAAAATTCTTCTTTCCGTTTAATGATATTTTCAGGAGATACAAAGGATACGCATACAAATTTTTGATTTGAAATAGGTTTATCTTCATCTAACAAATCAACTTTATTCATGTTAAAAGAATAATTCATTTTTTTTTTAAGTTTTATTAAAAATTATATTTTTTTCTTTTTAAATACTATGTTTGATTTAGGTGAATTGATTAAACGAGCAATCAAATACTTAGTTGAAGGTTTAATGGTCGCCATTGCCGCTTACGCCATTCCTAAAGGGAAAGGTCTCAGTTTAGACGAAGTCGCATTAATTGCTTTAACCGCAGCGGCTACATTCTCTATCTTGGATACTTACATTCCTAGTATGGGAATGACTGCTCGTACTGGTGCCGGGTTTGGTATTGGTGCAAATATGGTAGGATTTCCTAATTAGGTAGTCCAATATACTCTAGATTTAAAATAAGCATCAAGATTTTCAGACTTTGTTACAGACTTTAGCGGAAGGGGAGTAAATACAATAATATTCATCCCTATCCACGCTTTAAACTTATCCCATTTCATTTTTTAGTTTATTATTTTAAACTAAAAAATGATTTAGTGTTGAAATTACAATGTAACTTTATGATATCTAGTATTATGGTTGCTTTTTCCTGCTTGGTAATCAAATTTTTATAGGTCAATATGGATTTCTTAAGATTAACCATTTCCATGCCTCCAATCTCCGTTTCCACGGTTGCACAAATGATCTTTATGTTCTAAGGTTGTCACATTTAAAATTATTCTAAACTTATCGTAAATAAGATTTTGTTTTAAATTTGTCTGAAGCAATAACTAGTGCTTTTGTTATTTCTTCTTCATACGCAGTATGTCCTCCTCTAACAATCATTAATTCACAATCTTTAAATTTTTTGCTTAATTCATAGGCCATTTTCATGGGAGTTACCATGTCATACCTTCCTTCTACCATTATGGTAGGTATGTGCTTTATCTTATGCATGTTTTTATAGATTGAATTTTTAGGAACAAAATAATTATTGGAATCATAATGATTTCCAATTACGGTTAGAGTTTCAGATTCTTTAAACGTTTCCTTAAGTGTATTTTTACTGATAACAAACATTTGATCATTACTAGACAATAGTTTAATCAAATTCTTTCTTTTTCGTGTCTTAGTAGATAGAGTTTTTGTTATTTTAGAATCTTCTTCTTTTTGGCTACTTGTTTTTAAATGAAGAAGATGTTTTAACTTGTCCTTTTCTTCTGGATACATTTGATCCAGCACATCTACTTTAGATAAATCGTATATACCTCTTAACAATAACGCAGATACACGTTTTGGATAGGCTTGTGCGTATAACATAGCAAGTGAACTCCCCCAACTTCCACCGGCTACAAGCATTTTTTCTGCATTCATGTATTTTCGAATACATTCAATATCCTTTATCAAATCTTGTGTAGTATTCTTTTCAGTATGGTTTAAAGGTCTGGATTGACCCGACCCTCGTTGATCAAATAAAACAATATGGTATACCTTTGGATCGTATAATCTTCTTAATCTAGGAACAGTATGGTCTCCAGGTCCGCCGTGTAAATAAATGACCACTATGCCTTTTGGGTTACCAGAACATTCTACGTACACCAGTACCCTTTTACCATTGGATAAAGTATCTACATGTAATCTTGTTTTTTTATGTGGTTGAATGGACGGATACATACTATAGTTAAATAAGTTTTTTTATATAAGGATTTATATACTTTAGGGTATAATATCTTTTTCCAATACGATTTATTCGGTCAAACCCAGATGCATTTACACATTGTATCTGTCGCGCTTGATCTGCTAAAGTTAGATATTTCAGACACTTCTTTTCAGTTGAATTATAAAACTTGCAAAAAGAACACCAGTTCATTAACCGAATACATAATTTATGTTTATATTTAAATATGTAGTATAAATATGCAACGTCTTACTGCTGCTCAACTGAAGTCTCAACAAACCCAGGCCGAGTTTGCGGCATCTTTGGCAAAACAAAAAGCACGAGGGGCAATGCCCCCAGAAGACCGTATGGGACAAATTAGAAACGAAGCTGCTATACGCTTTGCCGAGCGGGGTATGAAGCAGCAACAAAATGGATCACAAACAGACAATGCCGCTGAGAAGAGAAAACGTGATGAAATCGTTTCCAACGAAAGGGGAAAGTTTACTGCTGTTGCTGCTGTTGCTGCTGCTGATGCTGCTGCTGCTGCTATATATAATGTCCCAGCAAGCGTAATGCCAGACCTCAAAGAGGGGGAAGGACGCCATATCCCAGGTATCCGTATTCGTGCGCATCAAGAAGCCAACAGAGCTATAGATCAAACTCATCAGGATGGGTTTGAATATGATTGTATTATGATTGTATATGGTCATTCTAATATTGATGTTGATATAGAACATCCTATAGAATTGTCTACTATCGGAGATCCCTCGAGTGAGTTAACCCAAGTTACCATGTTACTATCTGAACCTGGGGCATGTACATGGTTTTTACCCAACGAAGTACGCATGTTGTATGACGTAGTACCTGGATGGTTTGGATTGATGAGACCAAGTAGTATACTCGACCAACTTAATAAAAAATATAAAAGACCAGAACAATATAAAGGTAGACACACGTCACAACAACAATTTTTAATGTCTGCTGGATATATTAGTAATAGTCCAGATAAATTTCGTGAAAGGACATATGATATGTTTAATGAGGCAACAAGTACAACATCTCGTACACCATTTGGAAGTATAAAATTACTAACTAAACATGGGGTAATTTACGAATGGGTACAAGCGGACAAATGGAAGGAATTTAAAAAATCAGAATTGTTAGGTATTGCCAAAGAGAAAGCCATAACACATGGTCTACGCAAATTGTTATTTATAGATCTTGGATGTAGCGGGTTTGCAGACGACGAGGCAAGACGAATATGGAAAGATCTTGTAAAAACTGACCAATCGGGTACACTTGGCGGAAAAACTAGACGAAATAAACGAAATAAACGAAAAAGTAATAGATATAAAAGAGTGCGAAAAATATGCTTATGATCTCCTTTTTCTAGTGTTTGATTTAAACAACCGTAAGGCAGAACTTGCATCTAACTTATAAAATTTCATAACCCGATCTTTATATTTTTCTAAATTAGGATTTCTCATGATAATTCCATGTAAAAGCATTCCAAAGGTTGCTACATCTAATTGATATTTAACTTTTTCAAATGTTTCTTCTGTAGAATTTTCTTTAAATAAGTCTGAAAAATATACAATCATTTGATAGCCGTATTCACTGTAGCCTCCCAATTCTTGATAATATTTTAACAATGCTACTGAAAAGGATGGATACCACGCATTTCCATACAAGATTTTAAAGTACATGGGGGATAATCCTAAAAATCGTCTGCCTTTTAAAAATTCATAATCAAGTTTTCTACTATTTTCCCAGTCTATTAATTCATATGATTTTCCACATTTCATTATATTGTCTAGCTTTATATCACCATGAGCTATATTCATTTTTTTAAGTTCAACCAACTCGGTTAAAATATCCTTAACTAAACTTATAAAGGCTACTTCCGTTACGTTTACATTCGTCAACGTTTCATTGCACTTTTTATTAATCGCAAAACATCGTGTTTTAACTCCATCGTATAAAACCCCTATGTCTTTCATAAATAGTTCAAATCCAAATAAATGAGTAGACTTATACGGCATTCCAATGATAGAATGTTTTTTTAACAGAGGTAATACATGTTGAAATCCATCCAGTTCACGCAACAAATAATCTCGTTTAGTTAGTCCAATGGCTTTACGCAAAATGGGAGGGTTCATAAATTCTTTCACTACATACTTGTTCTTTTTATCTTGGTGTATTAATGCATCGAGAAATAATGGGGGCATTTTCTGTTCTACAATTTTGTTATCTTGAAGAATATAAATGGAAATAGACTCGACATTATCCACCTTTATTTGTTGTAAGGATTCGAGATCATCTCCTCCATAATCCATAACTCGTCCTTTCATACCTATACCATGTACTATTCCTCCTTCCATAAGTTATACAGTTAAAAAAATAAAGACACGTCGTTTTACGAAAAAAACGTGCTTCGATTACTTTTAAAACTATTTTGAAAATGGAAAATGTTTTATTTTCAAAATAGTTTTAAAGACACGTCGTTTTACGAAAAAAACGTGCTTCGATTACTTTTAAAATAGTTTTAAAGACACGTCGTTTTAATTGGGTTCATGTGGAACAATTCGATTTAAATAGGTACTATCAAGACAAGATGAAATGTGGATTTAATTCTACGACATATAAACTTTTTAATTTGTGATTATCTGTAGTGCATGCTCGCATGCCAATTGTTCACTTTTTTTTTTAATTTTATGTTTTCCTTCACCCAATTGAATTAATAACGATGGATTTGTTTTCATAAAGGCATGTATTTTATCAAATGATCCAAATTTAGAAAATGAAATAGCTTGGTGAATATTGGTCTTCCATATGGGTTGTCCTATGCATAAGTAAACCCCCATGTGGTAAAAGTCACCATGATCAATTTCTAAATAATCGGGCGTGATTTTAAACTCTTTCTGTATTTTAACCTGAAGTATATTTTTATAGTTATCATCACATAAAATAAGAGCGGTCCAATCAATGTGTTTTTCAAACACGTTTTCAATAAACGTTTGGGTATGTTGAAACCCCATATCGATAAAAAGAGCACCTAAAAAAGCTTCAAATAGACATCCTAATTTTTTTAAATTAAATCGCATTTTCTTTTCTTCCGACTGTTTTGAAATAAGAAGCCATTCATGTAATCCCATGTCAAGTGCAAGTTTTCCAATCGCCTCATTTTTAACTAAAGATATTTTCTTTTCGGTCATAAATCCTTCATTTTCTTTATAAAATCTACGATATAAATAAAATTTCGTTACACATTCAAGCACCCCATCTCCCAAAAACTCAAGTCTTTCATTTGACTTATTTTGAAGATCTATACATTTTTCGTGTGTTTTTCGTGTATCTAGTGGTCGTTTACAATAGGAACTGTGAACGAACGCTGTTTTGTATAATTCCAACTCATTTATTTTTTTAGAAACGCCATATTTTTGTAAAATTGCATGAATATCACTTATTTGAACCTCTTTGTTTAGAGTATTAAACGGGTTAAGTTCGTGTTCTTCCATTTAGAAGAATAAATGAAATACTATTTATGTTATATTCTGAATAGTTTCAAAAATTTTAGCTGTTACCAAATAAGGGTTCATGTTGGCACTTGGCCTCCTATCTTCAAAATATCCGCACCCATCCTTTACCGTTTTATGATTAATTCGAATAGAGGCATTACGATTAGCAATTCCCCATGTGAATTTATCCATACTTGAGGTTTCATGTAATCCAGTTAGCCGTTTTTCATTGCCAATTCCGTAAACACACATGTGCCCGTCATGTTTTTTAGATAACTCTTCAATCGCCCTATGTATTTCATCCATACCATTTTCATCCCTCATTTTCTTAGTTGAAACATTCGTGTGACATCCCGACCCATTCCATTGTGTAAACGGTTTTGGAGATAAACAAATGTATACGCCAGCCGTTTCAGTAAGACGTTCAAGAATGTAACGTGCAACCCATAATTGATCGGCCGCGACAATGCCAATACATGGACCAATTTGATATTCCCATTGACCAGGAGCTACTTCTGAATTCATACCTGAGATTGTGATACCTGCCTTTAAACAATAGTCCATATGGGTTTCAGTAATGTATCTACCGAACGCATTTTTTGAACCAACCGAACAATAATACTGTCCTTGACGTGAATTTTCAGAACTGCCTAGGGGGAGATTTGTAGTACTATCCATTAAAAAGTATTCTTGTTCTAATCCATACCACGGTTCAGCCTCTAACTCTTTATTGAAAATTTTTACAGCCCAGTCCCTAAAATTTGAGGCTAAGGGTTGTCCGTTTTGATCATAGGTGGCGCATAGTACAAGTGAGCCATTTGTACGAAAAGGGTCCTTGAATACGGCACATGGTTTAAGAACAATTTCAGAATTGCTAGATGTTGCCTGATTGGTTGAACTTCCATCATAATCCCAATCTGGTAAATCCCCATGTGGTAGAACGCGTGTTTTTGACCGAAGTCTACTGTTTCCATCAATCCAAATATACTCAGCATACATTTTCTATACAAATTAATATTTGTTTAATTCATTTAAATTATATTCTTATAAGTGCATTTCCATAACAACTTACTACAAGATTACTTTGGTTTTGAAGAAACTCAAACCGCACACTACTTACTTTATGTATGTTGTTTATAGACATGTGTTTTCTTAATTTATGCATTGCATTTAATCTTAAATTATCATATACGCTTGTTTCGAACCCCACTTGACCAAACGTATTCGCCCATGCTGTTCCAATCTGTCTTACTGCACTAATTGGTTCCATTACCGATACTGAGATAAGACCGACTTGTTTATATCCTGGAAAAATACATGGATCTATAGATATATCCTCTGATGCAAATACGCTAAAGTTCGTTCCGCCTTTTTGTTTCCGTGTTTTCATACTATCATGTATTATTAAAATGCGTGACCTATGAAAAATTGATGGTATTTGATTTTAGGTTTTAAAATTATAAAATGAATTCAGTTGTCACTATAACATCTTTTCCGACAAGTGTAAAGTATACATGTACGTTAAAACAAGATGGTACATATATTGGGTCCTTTCAAATTAATGATTACATGAATATTCCTTCTATGAGTATTGATCTTGAAGATGCTTATCAAGGAAAAGGGTATACTAGATTGATGATGCGAGACGTCATTAACCTTTTACCAAACTGGTCCTCTAGAAAACTTTTATATATTGATACAGACGCAAGCGGAGGATTTTGGAAACACATTGGAATGAAGGAGAATACAAATGAAAATGGGTATGAATTAGTTATATCTATTCGTCAACTAAAGCGATTTATCAAAGTTTAATGATATCGTCTTTATATATTCCAACGGGTTTATAACTGGAAGTTGATTTGAATATAGATTTTTTTTCAGGTTCATCCTTTTTAATTTCTTTTCCAAATCCATCAATAGAAACGCCAGTTTGCTTTTTATATTCCATTCGCACATAATCAGGTATCCAATGCGTCCATGAAATAAACATTAAGTTTGGATGAGTATAACGTAACCTAAACCCATTTTCTTGTAACTCATGAATGATGTAAGCGACACACTCTTTCAATTCATAATGTGGAATTCCAAGAATAATTTCAGGCACGACATACCAACAAGATTGATTTTCTATTTTTTGTCTAGATGCGGTTTTAATTTTAGCATGCACCTTTTCTAATATTTTATTATATGTTTTTACGGTGTTTATATCATGTCCTTTTTTATACTCAAACAAATCATCTAAATTAATTTTGGAAGCTTCCATTAAAGTTAAGTATAAAAAAATATATAAACTCATACTTAAATGATCCAACACATTGTGTTGTCTGGTGCTGGTCCAAACGGGTTAATTCAACTAGGTATGTTAGATCAATTAATAGAAACTGACGTAGTATGTATTGAAAATATAAAAAGTATTCGTGCGACATCTGCTGGGTCAATTATAGGGTTATTATTGTGTTTGAATGTACCTATACAAGAAATAAATGAATATTTTATAAAACGGCCATGGGACAAATGGTTTAAACCAGATATGTTTCAATTTATAGAAAATAAAGGATTTGTGAATTCAAATTGTTTTCAAGAATTGTTACTGCCCTTTTTTAATGCATACGATGTACCCATTTCTATTACACTTAAAGAATTGTATGAACGGTCGGGTATTGATTTTCATATATTCACAACGTCAGTAACTCATATGAAATCTGTAGACTTGAACCACCTAGATTTTCCTGAGTTATCCGTTATTCAATCCATTGGTATGTCATCCTCTATACCTATACTATTTACTCCAATAAAGTACAACGATGACTATTACATTGATGGAGGATGGTTAAACCACTGTCCTTTCGTAAAAGAAGATGATTCCGTTTTAGTATTAATAATTGATTATAAACAACAAGTCGACCTACAGTCGACGTCTCATTTTATTCAACATATTGTATTAAAAACTTTTGATATCATTTCGTTGAATACTGCCGTTCCGGAAGGAAAGCACGTATATTGTTTCAACACAAAAAACATTTTATTTAATCCATCTTTATGGGAACAAGCCCTTTCAAGTATAAAGGTTCGCCAATCCATTTTTGATATGGGTAAAGATTTTATTAAAAATGACATTTAGGTTAAATAAAACATGGACCCATACCTTTCTATTCTTGGACTAATCATTCTCCTTTCAATTTATACAAGCCAAGTATATAGCAAACGCATTATCCTTTTATAGTACTTAAACATCTTATTTAAAAATTGAAACTCAATAAATATACTGATTTTTGTATAAAAGATGACACTCTATATTGGATTTGTTGACCCAATGGTATCACTGGAATACATGACAGTTGCGTTTAACGATACGTTTGATACGGATGTTCGGATTGAGTTTGGAGCTACAAAAAGAAACAGTTACGGAGTTACATACAAAACTGCTAAGGTTTACAATTCGACCATGACGTCGGAGATGCATCACTTTATTTCTGAAATCAGAAAACATGGAGGCACTAGTTTTCAACACAATAAAATAGATACATGGATGGTTCGATTGGATGAACCTAGAATAGTTACAGAAATAGTTTATACTCCTCCAAGAATTAATTATTAAATCGTCGGAATAAATTGCCAGTTCAACTCATTACAAATTTTTTTCCATATATCATCTTGTTCAATACGTTTTTCTCGGTCTTTTAACATTGGAAAATAAGATAAAAACTGATCTTCTTCGAGTAATTCACACAATTTATAAATGGTATAATAATAATTTAAAAAGTTTACCCTATCATCAGGACAAAACTTGGCATAAGGTCTTTGTATTTCCATAAATAAATTACACAGTTTATCTTCAAGTTCAGGGCTCATGATGGGCGGTTTTATACCTAATTTATCTTTAATAAATGGTATGTGTTCGTAATATTTATTGTATCCGAATTTTTTTAAAATCTCCTTGGTCTTTTTATTTGTAATGGTTTCTAACTGGATCCGTTCCTTTTTAATTTGGATTTGTATGTTTTCAAGAATATCATTGGGTATATGTGTTGTTTCCTTTGCTTGAAATTGAGCAAGTATTTCTCTAAAATGATTAATTCTTTTATATGCATAAAAGCAAATCTCTTTAGGTGGCTCCTTGTAAGATGGTTTTTCATTTTCAATTAAATAGTGAAACTGACAAGCACACTCTGTATTATTACAAATTAACATTCCTTCATAATCTACATGAATGAGTTCACCCGCTCCACACTTTTTACAAATGGACGTGTCATAAATGAACTGGTCCGAATTAAAAAAGGAGTCGTCAATGTTACGCAAATATTGAATAGCATGACCACTCATTTTTTGTACGGAAACTGGTTTCTCAAGTTTAAAAAAATTATTTAAAACTGTTACCTTTGAATTACTAGAAATTCCTTTTTTTTCTTCAAAGTATGAAAATATGTGCTTACTATTATCTAAATAATAAGCAATTTGGTCATCTTTTAACTTTTTAATTTGACTATTTAGTGAATTTATTTTACATGCATCCGTTTCTATTTCTAATTCTTTTAACAATGTAGGAATAATCGTAGTGGTTTCCATTTCAAACCGTGATAAATACTCGCCGTGTTTTGTATCCAACATTTGAATAGCAACATCGTCTATTTTCTTGTTTGGTTTTGATTTAAAGGTCATAAAGAAATTACTAAACTCTGTTTTAAATTAAAAATACGTATATTGTTTCTATTCTTAATTTTAATGGATTTTAAAACCAAACTCATTCTAAAGGCAATTGAAGACGGATGGACTGTGACCAAACGAAATAATACATACACGTTTACTAAATTGCATTGTAATCTTAAGGAATACGTGGATCCTTTTTATTTACAGACCTTTTTTAAAAAATATAGTTGATTTCCATTTATTTTTTTTCTTTAGCAATAATATAGAATGGGCGGTGGATTAATGCAATTAGTAGCTTATGGCGCACAGGACGTATACCTTACTGGTAACCCTCAGATTACCTACTGGAAAGTAACCTATCGGCGCTACACTAACTTTGCCATGGAATCAATCGAGCAAACGTTTAATGGTCAAGCCGATTTCGGTCGTCGTGTAACCTGCACCATTTCCAGAAATGGAGATCTTGCTTACAGCACTATTCTACAGGTAACACTTCCTCAGATCGGACAGGATCTTAACTCGAGTGGCGATGTTTACGCAAGATGGCTTGATTTCCCAGGTGAACAGCTCATCTCCCAAGTTGAGGTAGAAATTGGCGGACAGAGAATTGACCGTCACTATGGCGACTGGATGCATATCTGGAACCAGCTTACCATGGCGGTAGGACAAGAGAAGGGGTATTATTCCATGGTAGGCAACACTACCCAGTTAACCTATCTTACCGACCCGTCCTTCTCTGACGTAGACGGTCCTTGCCAATCTGATGCCCCCAAACAGATTTGTGCCCCTAGAAATGCCCTCCCAGAGACTACTCTTTATATCCCTCTTCAGTTTTGGTTTTGCAAGAACCCCGGTCTTGCTCTCCCTCTTATTGCACTCCAGTATCATGAAGTCCGCATTAATATCGACCTTCGCCCCATTGATGAATGTTTATGGGCCGTAAATACGTTGAGTTCGGAAACTTCTGGCTCGATTAAAGTAACCCAGGCATACAACCAGTCCCTTGTTGCTGCATCTCTTTTCGTTGACTACGTGTTCCTTGATACGGATGAGCGACGGCGTATGGCACAGAACCCGCATGAGTACCTCATCGACCAGCTTCAGTTTACTGGTGATGAATCGGTCGGTTCTTCTTCTAACAAAATTAAATTAAACTTCAATCATCCAGTAAAAGAACTTATTTGGGTTGTTCAGCCAGACCACAACGTGGATTACTGTTCTTCGTTTGATAACGGAACCGTCCTCAGTAAAATTCTTGGTGCACAGCCATTCAACTACACCGACTCCATAGATGCTCTTCCCAACGCCATTCATGCGTTTGGCGGCCCTAACTCGATTGCTGGCCCTGATGGGGTAAGTGGTACCAACAATTTTGACTTTATTACTGGCGATGGTCTTTTCCAGGCTGCAGGTGCCATGGATAGCGTAGACCCATCCCATAACATATTGTGGCACGGTTCGGGTGCAAGTGGTGCAAGTGGTTATTACTACACCAACCCTAACTTTGCTCCTCCTACCGCAGCAACCGAATCGCTTGTGTCAGATGCGGGAACTTTTGTTTTGTCGGAGACTGCTCTGAAATTACATTGTTGGGGCGAAAACCCTGTAGTAACTGCAAAACTTCAGTTGAATGGTCAGGACCGTTTCTCAGAGCGTGAAGGTTCATACTTTGATTTGGTGCAGCCATTCTTTGCACACACTCGCACGCCTGATACTGGCATTAACGTGTACTCGTTTGCTCTTCGACCAGAGGAGCATCAGCCATCGGGCACATGCAACTTTTCACGAATTGATAACGCAACCCTTCAGCTTGTATTGTCTAACGCAACTGTAGAAGGAACCAGCACTGCCAAGGTCCGTGTATATGCTACCAATTACAACGTATTAAGAATTATGTCTGGTATGGGCGGTCTGGCATACAGCAATTAAACATTTTTTTTAAGGTATAAATAAAACCATATTATAGCAATCTATAATATGGATATTACATGTATAATAGCAAGATACAATGAAGATTTAGCATGGACATTGGAATTTCCATTTAATCAGTTTAAATATGTTGTGTATAATAAAGGGGTGGATACACTATTTGAACATAAAAATGTGCATATGGTAATATCGCTACCTAATGTAGGAAGATGTGATCATACCTATTTATATCACATCATACATAATTATACTAAATTAAAAACTATTCAGGTATTTTTACCAGGGTCTGTAAATATAGTATACAAAAAAAAGGTTGCTAATCAGATGATTTCTTACATTCTACGATATAAAAGGGCAATATTTATAGCTAATAAAGTTCCTTCTATTTTTAATGAATTTAAACATTTTGAAATTGATGCTTATGCATGTGCGTATGGACCGAATAAAATGCTAAACGGAGAAATAGCTACTGGTAAATGTGAGCATAGACCATTTGGGAAATGGTTTTTACATCATTCATTTTATGATTCCTCTTCTTATTGTTTTAATGGTATTTTTTCAATAGATAAAAGAGACATTCTACGACATCCTATGGATAGATACATAAAATTAGAACGTGAATTAGCCATACATTCTAATCCAGAAGTTGGACATTACATAGAACGATCGTGGGCAACTATTTTTGGACCATTTAAATATACCTTATTAGATACAAAAATTAAAAACTCATCTATAAATATTCTTTTCATTCCATAAAATCACATAACTTTTATTTTTTTGATACATACGTTGTTCCTCCCTATATCCATTATAAAACTGTAGAATAATCGCATCTTTGTAAACAATGTAATATTTATTAATAGTTGGGTTAAAGGCGTGATATAACACAAGATTATTTTTAACATCTTGTGTAAAATAGTTTCCTAGTAAAGATGGACCAGTTGGACTTAGGGGAGAATTTCCATAAAAGTTAGTTTGTACGTTTTGAACGATTTGATAAATACATGCTAATAAAGCATGGTCTTGTGGCATGGATATGATCAATGCAGTGTAAACATCAGTTTTATATACATCTCTTACAAAATAGGGCTTATCTGTAAGTCCGATGAATTTAAACCCATTCATCGTTGTATATTTAATATCCATATAAATGCCTCCATACGTATATAGTATACAAAATCTCCATAAGTCTGATTTGTAAGAACAAGGTATCAAATTGTCATAGGCTTGAACCACTTCTACAGGAAAACACCGTTGAATAAAATCTCTACATTCATTTTCATCATATAAATGAAAGGTTACCTCTGGATTTTCGTTAACTAATTTATCATAATTTTGTTGCATCCGTGGCGGCAAAAGTTTAGTGTGCCAACATGTATATAAATGTAATGGTATGGTATGAACGGGGGATAATGAACATGGACGCATTAATCTATTATACTCTATCAGTTCACGGTCAATTGGGTACAATTTTTTTTTATAAGGGATCATACTAAATACAAATAAAAAATTCAATATAATAAACCAACAAACAGTGGAATGAATAACCACAACCAATTTCTTTTACCTCCTCCCCTATAAGGATAAAATGTATCTGGTTTACTAATTTGATAAACTAGACCAATCGCAATTAACAATATAACCGCAATAATAATATAAGTTAAGTCCATATAGTATATATATAAAATAGTGTTGTATAGTATGTCATTTTTAAATGGAGATGATTCATTTTCTAAATTTTTATTCTTAATTCTTATCCTTATAGGATTTATCGTTGCCTTAAATGTATCGTTGTCTTTATTCGAACTATTTATGAACGGAAATAATCCTTATTTAGTCAAAGGAATGATCCCTGGAAACGTTGCTTATGTTATTCAACAAGATCCTAAAATTAAAGGTTCTATACCGATTGAACGTTCTGATAATAAAGATGGAATTGAATTTACCTGGTCTGTATGGGTAAATATCACAGATATAGGAACAACCAGTCAATATAAACACATTTTCCATAAAGGAGAACAAAGTATTGATTCTGATACTGGATTAAATTTTCCTAATAATTCACCTGGTCTTTACATTGCTCCATCCACAAATGAACTAGTTGTAATTATGAACACATTTACGACCATTAACGAAGAAATTAAAGTTCCCAACTTTCCAATGAATAAATGGGTTAACGTTATCATTCGTGTAATGAATAATATGTTGGATGTGTATATTAACGGAACCTTGGCTAAACGGCATGTGTTATCCAGTGTACCTAAACAAAATAACGGGAATGTATACGTTGCCTCAAATGGTGGCTTTTCAGGAAACCTATCCAATTTACGATATTTCAACTATGCTATGCAACCTGGCGAAATACTAGACCTTACGAATAAAGGGCCCGATTTAACGGTAAATTCAAGTACAGTTGCTCTTAATTCAGTCCCTCCTTATTTAGCATTACAATGGTATACGGATAATGTATAGATATACATTATGTTTCATTGTAGAAATTTTGATTATACGCCGCCATTTGCCAGGGCTACATCAAATCAGACATGTGTTACTACCAAAAAAAATAACCTTAAAATGAGTAAAAAAACAATTCAAATCGGTTACAAACTGTATATACTTCCTTGTTTTTTACTTGATCATGTGGATGAACTCACCTTTTTGTTAAAAACAATGAAATTCAAAGATGCAGTTATAAAACTTGCCGAAAAATATGACGTTTCAATCGCTCCTCCAGTTCAAAATATTAAAAGGTATATCTATCCGACCAATATAGGTAAGTCTGTTCCTATACCAATTCAATTCAAAATTACATTTAAATTAATGGAACTCGTGACCCCAGTAGGATTGCCACCCATTAAAGGGTCGCAAAGTTATACGGATCACGCCAGACGGGTCATTGTTTGTAATGATGACACTAAAACATTTACATCTTCTTATTCAGAAATGGTGAAAAATTCGAGCTTTTGGTCAGATATAATACCTTCTTTTACGAAGCCTTATTACTTTGCATTAATTATATCGAATAATCTATTAACTGCACAAAGTGGACTTCTTATTTTACAAGGGGATGACGTAATCTTTGTACCTGTAATGGAGGATCGGTTTGTATTTATATATAAACCATATTCAGAAGGAACATCTATTCGATTTATGTATATTGGTGATGACACTAAAATTTTAATTCATACTTTAACTAATTTATATCTATCAACCCCACAATCTTGTAGGTATGGTTTAATAGATACATAAACGCATTTTCACCTATATTTTATAGTTGATTTGTTTATATTGATGTCAATTTTCCAATACAAATGTTCTGTCATAGAATGAGTTTCCACTACCCTTGAATAAAGACAAACAAATGATTTTTTAATATAAATTTTATGGTTTAAACAGCACATAAAGAAACTGTCCCTTATAAGGAACATCATACGCGTACACTGAAGACACTATAAATCCTGATTGTTTAGCCATGTTAATAATACTAGAAATTGGTTCCATGTAAATTCTATGTTCAATTCGTTTATTTTTCCCATCTACTGTAATTAATTCACGAGAATGTGTTTTTTTATATGAAAAATTCCCTTTGAAAGAAGAGGTCGGTCCATAATCCCATTTTTCAGATACGTGTAATGCAATATATCCTTCAGACATAAGCCATTCATATGCATTTTTGAAAAATTGTTCTTTATGTTTCATACAATAGATAGTAAAATACATGCATAGAATGTGGGTGAACGTCTCTTGTTGAAACAGTGCTGTAGATAATGCGTTTCCTTGAAAAAAATCATGAGAATACCGTTTTTTAGCTATAGCTATCATGTCAGATGAAATATCAACTCCTACTGCATTAACTCCTCGTTCATGTAACGCATTTACGTGATGTCCTGTTCCACATCCTACATCAAGTACATTACTTGACGTAGTTAAGGTGTGTTGTAAAAACGCGAGTTCATTTTCATTTTTTAGGCCATCATACACAAGACTGTCATATACGATTGAATGTTCTGAACCGTACGCTGAATAATGTTGTTCGGTTTTAAAAGGTTCTTTCTTTCTTGAAAATGAAATTAAAACGGCAAGTATACTACAAATTATAAGTAATGTTTGAAACAACATGTAGTTAACATTTTAAAAAAAAATGCGATAAAAATAACTCAAAACATTTACAGTTTTATAAAATGATTGAAGATATCAGAACAAATGAACAATTTAAAACCACTACCTTTTCAAAATATCAAAGAGTGGCGGTTAAAAAGGAGTGGATGATTAACATGGTTAAGGGAAGAATTGAGCCAAGTTGTTATTGGACTACAGAATTGGTGTGTAGTGGACTATTCGTAGACGTATGGGAATTAATATTAACGTTTTATTCAAAGTACATTCATGTAGGTAACCCCAAACTTCCTATTTATATGGACATGCGATTTCAAACGTTCAAGACAGCAACTGAAAACGTAAATGAATTGACCCTTCGAAATAACATTGAAATTCGTAAACTTTTCATCGAAATGATATGTATTTTATGTACGTCCAAACGAAGACATAGTTATGAAACTATTCAAATTGTAAAAGAGGGAATTCCAGCAAGTCGTTTACAAGCACCAACGATTGAATATAACAAGGCGTTTCTTCCCAATGATCCAAAAGAACTTTTTATTTCCATGAATGAGTTTGGCTACATGTTACATAGTAAAAACGCAATGGGGGCATGTTACTGGATCGAGTGGATTTTTCTTCAAAAACAAAAATGTATTGAAAGAAATTATTCTACAAAACATAAAACAGATAACATTTGGCTTGTATGGGATACCATACTTCACTATTCAGAAGGTGTATTACTTCAAAAAATATTAAAATCAATCATTTCCTTATTCAGTATAGCGTTTGTTCCAGCAGTAAAAGAGCGTAGACGGTTTTTACTCTACTATGCAGTTTCGCTTTGTTGTGACAAAGTATCTTTAGACGTTGACCTAATTTCAGATAAAAAGATAATAGAGCATGCCTATGAAAACTGTTCTGGAATGTACACCGATATTAAAAAGCATGAAGTAAAATAAATGAAAATAAAAATGTTTAGTGAAATGTATGGAATTAGCAATACCATTAATTGCATTGGGAGGATTATATGTAATGTCTAATCAAAAAAAAAAAGAAGGGTTTAAATCAGTAAATATGTATTCAAAACCAAACCAAACAACGGATAAATACTTTGCCCCTACAAAACAGATTGATACAAATGCATATACAGATTTGGCAGGTCGCAATGTAAACATGAATGAGTATTCTGCAAAAATGGTTCCTTATTTTGGTAAAACGAAAAATATAGGTAATGCACTAAAAGATTTTAACCAATCCGAACAGGTGTTAGATACGCATACTGGAACTGGATCATTGCAAATTACAAAATCAGAAACTGCACCTTTATTTAAACCAGAAGAAAACGTACAATGGGCAAATGGAGCTCCAAATCAAAGTAGTTTTTATCAATCCCGCGTAAATCCAAGTACAAATATGCATAATGTAAAACCATTTCAGGAACAACAGGTAGGGCCAGGATTAAATAAAGGTTATTCTTCACAAGGAAGCGGTGGGTTTAATTCTGGTATGGAATCGCGTGATAATTGGATGGATAAAACCGTAAATGAATTGCGAGTTCTTACAAATCCCAAGCAATCGTTTGAACTTTCAAACCATCAAGGACCCGCACAAACATTAGTTAAAAATTTAGGAAAAGAAGGTAAGGTTGAAAAACATTTGCCTGATAAATTTTATATTAATACGCCAGACCGTTATTTAACCACAAATGGATTAGAGGCGGCACCAACGCTTAGATCTATTCAACCAAATCCAACCGTTCATAGAGCAACTACTACTCAATCCTATGCTGGTGCAGCAGGAAGTGGGGTAGTTCAAAGTCAGCCAAAACCAGGCATGTATAGGGAAGACCATCGACAACAATTAAAATCGGTTGGATTTACTCCAGCGGCATCTTCGGTAGACCAAAATAATTTAACCAGTTCTACACAAAGTTATAAATTGTTGCCTACCAATAGAGCGGTTTCGCACGAAACGTTTGGAGGTATGTATGGATTAGTTAGTGCTATTACGTCGCCGATTACTGATTTAATCCGTCCTACACGAAAAGAAGACATTGTAGGACTAACCCGTCTAGGAGGAATGGGAAGCACTGTGGCGAGTGCTCCCATTACTGAAGTAGTTGTTCCGCCTACGGTGAAAGAGGGAACCATGTACAGTCCTTATTCTATGGGACAAAGACCATTTAGTGCGATTACAGATGGAGGGTATCAAGTCAACGAACACCAGCCTATTCAAAATCAAAGAGATACAACATCTATATCGTATATGGGAGGCGGGTCTGGAATGTTGCCGCAACCAACATCCAATGCAGCTGAATACAATGCAACCATTTCATCTAATCGGGCCACTACTGGACGTATTGCTGGCGGAAATACGCAAATGTTTTCTCCAACTATAAATCAAGTAACTACAACAAATAGGTCATCTATGCATACATCTTATATGGGGTCAATGAATGGGTCCGCCATTGCTAGCTTACCACCTAGTATGGAACAATTTGGCGGGGTTCGAAACGCAAATAAATATCCAGAACCAGATAGAAACGCACCTGATTTATTGGAAGCATTTAAAAAAAATCCATATACGCATAGTTTACATAGCGTAGCTTAACAGTCTAGTTTTACGTTTCGATTTACGACTTTTTCGACCACCAATAGAACGCATGATACTCATTATATTTGTTGCATCACTGATATCAACCATTGGTCTACGGATTGAAATCGGTAGAACAGGTAGAAAAGGCACTGCAACTAGTTTTGATTTTATACGGGTTCTTTTCATTATTTATAATGGTTATTTTTATTCTAATTTTATATTTATAATTAAGACATAAAGACAATATAATTTGTACATATATCTCGTGGTAGCTTAGTTGGTAGAGCGTCGGACTGTAAATCCGTAGGTCGTGGGTTCAAGTCCCACCCGCGAGAGTTTATTCAAATAAAATACGATTTACTTCTTTGTAACGAATCGTTTCTTGTTTCTTTAAAAACTTTTCTTCTGGTAGAGCAATCTTTAATTTAGCCAATTCAACGTTCATTCGTTCCCTGTGGTCTTGAAATTCAGGTATGTTATCCAATACTAATTCCATTACCTGTTGTATAGGTTTCATTAATTGATTTGTAATGTAATGTTCGTAATCTGGCTCAAGCGATTTCTCTTTAATATATTCTGGGGTTTCGATTTTTTCACCCTGTAACTGTTTCTTTTTAGATTGTGTTTTTACAAATACAAATCGTATACGGTCTCCTGGTTTTGGTTTATTACCAGGGTCACGCTTTCCTATTCGGTCAGCCAATACTTTATGTGCCATTTGTAACGGCTTTTTATAACCAGATCGTAAAGATTTTGTGATGATGAGCTTATCTAATGCAATTTGACCGCTTTTTAACTCAGACACCTTTTCGCGCACAAATGTAATTGCATTTTCTACATTTCCGTCTTTCATTAATAAATCAATAAGGCCTCCGTATACATCCTTTACAATGGGGGCATTGTCTCTTCGTTTTAAAACAATTCCCATGCTTTTTCTAGAACAATGAACCGTATCATTTTCATATAGCATTCCAACATACCGCTTTTTCGACAGAAGAATAAAGGGAAAGAATGTTTTTTCATATTCTAATTCATGTGGTTGTTTAAGAAATTTTGTAGCTAATTGTCCAGCTTCTTTTGCCAATTCAATCGTTAGACCAAGGGCATCCTTCCCAATTAACTTAACTCCATCTTTAAGTAGGGTAAATTTGAAGAATACAGAGTCAGTATCTCCGTAAATGTACTCTGCCGTAGCATTTATCATTCCTTCTGACGTTTCACAATCTAAATGGTCGTATACTTCTTCAATCATGGTTTTTGCGTAAATTAAGAGGGTTCTACCAGTTGAAGTACATGATGCTGCAACGTCCTTATCGTAAAATGTACTAGTTCTGGCACCACATTGCCCGTATAATGAATTTGCTGTGACTTTATAAGCATTTTGCCGCTTATCTAAAATATTTTTCATGAACTCATTTGTTTCTTTTTGTATCAATTTACGAGTAGCACTTCTTGCTTGCAGTAATTCTTCTAGTACAGACGGCATAATGGCCTTTTCTTGAAATTGTGCAAATCTACACACTTTGTAACCGCTTTTTGTTTTTACAGCCTTAGACTTTGGTGTTTTTCGAATATATTTATACGTATCATACGTAATGTTCACATAGGTATAAGCTTCTAAATTATCATATATAAACACATTGCCATGTTTCACACCAGTTTCAATTAAAAGTGATCCTGTTAAGTCATACTCTTTCGTCCATACTTTACTACTAGAACAAATATTTTCAGAAATCATAGCGGAAGGATACAGTGATTTATAATCCAATACGGCGACGGGATCTTCCGTATAAATGTTACATTTTGGATCGAGAACAATGGCTCCTTCATATCCGTCATCGTATTCTTTCGTTTGTAGAACTGGCATTAGCGTATTTCTTTTTCTACACTGTTTTGAAATGTAGCTAGTTAATTTAATACCTTGACCTCTCATAATCAAGAAGTCAATGGGGACACTACAAATAGTTGACATTTCGATAAATCCTGTAATCATGTCTGTCTTTTGTAGTAGATGTTGAACCAGGTTACAATCTTGTACACAATAGGTTGCAATGATTGCCCTGTCATCGTCGGACCCATTGGCTAACCGAAATATATCATGGTGGTCTACATCATCCTTAGCAAGACACCATTTCACTTGTTTTTTCATATCTGGATGAACGATGGAATGAAGTATGAAATGGTCAGCGAAAACTTCCATCACTTTAAACTTTTTACCATTTCGATAAAAGTCAGAAGAATGTGATATTTCTTCAAATACTACGTAATTTGTCTTTTCAAGTCCTTGTAAATTTTTACTATATACAAGAGTTGTATTTTCAATGTGTTGTAGTTTAGTTACCTTATCTCCTATAAAATAGGCGGATACAGAATCCAATTTGTAAGAATCAAAATTATAATCCCTACGAAATACGGTATATAAATCAAGATGAATACGGCCATCCATTTTAAAATAGTTTAGGTTGTATTCTCCACTTGCAAGAAATACAGATTTGGTCTCAATGTTTAGAACTCCCTGTTCTTGTTTACCAGAAAGGACATTTTTATTTCTAGTTAGAGCGAGAAATTCATACGCACAATTGGTTTCAACGGATCGTTTAAACATGAACTGTTCATCAAACCCAAAAATGTTATACCCAATTAGAATGTCAGGATTTTCACGCTGGATTACGTCAGTCCATGCGAGCAATACATCGCGTTCTGTTTTACAACACTGTATTTCAATGTTGTCAATTGGAGTACACCCACCTAGAACAATACAGTGATTTAAATAAGGTCTAGCATTTCCATAATTTATAAATGTACTTCCTATAAATGTTACCTTATCTCCTTCAATGGGCGGAAACGCACTATTTAATGCCTTTCTAAGTTCAAGTACTTTAAGTGGATGGTTACTTTTTAATAATTCAATCACGGTCATTTCTTTTATTTCAACGGGGTCTGTTTCCGTTTCTGAATCGGATGAATTCACTTCATCTTCTACCGCATCTCCTCGTATGGGAGCATTCATCCAATCGTCTAAAATGAGTGCGATTTCATCTTCTGTTATGGGACTTTTAGGATAGACAATATCAATACTATGTAATTCATAATAACCAAATGCGGCGTATACACAATTTGCCAGTATTTCTTCATGATCGGTTGTAACGTGTTGGAATTCGTCTATTATATTTTCGGCCAACTTTTTATAATCTTTAGTAGGAAGGGGGAAATCGCCGTGACTGCTACTTGCTTCAATATCAAAACTACATATTTTATAAGGAACTACCGTTTCTTTATTTGGTAACGCAATGATTTCCTTTGCAGATACAATGAAATCATGTGTACACGTCGTAGTGTTATTCCCTGGCATTGTCTTTGGTAATTTTATCCATCCAGAAGGACTAATCTCTTTAATATGGAAAAATCGAAGCAATGGAGGAATATTGGCCTCGTATAGTTTTATGTTGTCACCCATAAACGAAAGTCCGTGTGGTTTCAACACTTGTTTAATTTCATCATTTTTTTTAATTTCATTGTACCATAGATTGCGTGCTTTGTAGAAGGAGGACATGCCTCTAAATTTAAAACAAATAAATTTATGTTCAAGTTGACCGTCAAATCCATCTATTTTTTTACGTTTAACAAGTGCGGCGTCTACAATGGAATCGGCGTAATATGTTCCTACGCGTTGTTTTACATGTTCTACAAATCTATTTTTATCCAATATGGTATAATGAGACGGCACTAAACAGTAGAAATACGGTTTAAAATCGTGAACTTCAATGGAAAAGGTTTCTCCCTTTTCGTTAATTCCAAACATTTGGATAATGAATAAATTCGCATCTAAATGAATGTCAACTTCTTCATTACGGCGACATACGGTTTGAAAATCAAAAATACGAACTTCCATTTTAAAATATATATTAAAATGATTTAATTATCAATTTTTTAAATTAGTAATGAATGAAAATAATTATGGATTTTCATTTCATACAGATCTAATTTTTTATGCCAGAAATCATCATAGTGGTAAACTGTATTTTTATTAATTAATCCAGCACAATATGAAAAGCTACTAAAAGATTGTATCAATACCTTAGCACAAACTAAACTATGAAAGGTTTCAAATAGGTCTGTATTCAATCTAAAATGTTTTTCTTTCAGCCCCAACTCAATAAAATCTTCATACTTTCCTTCTGAAAAGATTGTAATGGTATAAGTAGGGTATTTAATTTTTATTTTCTTGATTAACTCTTTATAATAGTTATTATCCGTATATCTTTCAGTATTTTTATTCTTGGTAACATCTCCTCTTCTTATGTGAATTGCTATGTCAGGTATCTCAATCTGTGGCTTTTTGTTTTTAAAATATTGTGTTCGTATGAATTCTAATACTGCATCTGTATAATAAATAGATGGGGTTTCACTATAATGCACGATTTGTTCATATGGAACAACTATGTTACACTTTATAGAGCTATTATAGCTATTTATTCCCATAAATTCGTTGGCTCTTCCTAAATCACCATTATGGTCTAGTGTAGTTAATGGAGTATGTATATATACGTAGTTTTTATATGCACAATAAGCAATTCCACTTAAAATAGATTGATACTGTGATCCAAATCCGTCCGTCTTACCTTTCACTGTATATGTTATCATGATATGTGTTCGTTTAAATTTTTTAGAGGATAAACGAATAAATTGATTAAAATTTCTTACTATTAAATAGTTAAAATGAACTTTACCACAACTCAAGTGTTAGTTGGCTATTTCATGTATTACATGAACCCATTTTATGCTCTATTATTCCTATTGAGATTATTTAATATTAACTATTACGTTATTCAATGTGACAAAGAGAGTATTACACGTATTATTCGTAAACTAATGCCGTATATTAATACGGCTTACATTAAACAAATCAATGGGCGTGAAATAAATACTGGTTATTTTTGGGGAAAACGAGCCATTGGGAATATTGAATTGGGAAGCAATGACGACTCCATTTCAATCATCACAACTCCGGATTTTTATAAACAAATCACCGGTCCTGATGAATGTTCAATTCACATTCCATTACCCATTGTTCGTAAACCATCTGAAAAAATAAGCGTGTATACACGTAGAGGGTCCTATAAAAACTTTTATTATTTGCGGATATGTTTGGATTTGGGACATATTAATCCATTGGGACAACAAATTGACATTTTAACTACAATCACTGAAGTATACACAAAGATTGGAAGAGGAACCTTTTTCATTCATGGGGCTAGTTGCACTGGAAAGAGCACTATTGGTTACCTATTGGCAAAGCAAATGTGCGGGAACTATTGTCATACGTTTAATCCGTGTGACCCTGGCGATAATTTGATTTCTCTTTTGTCTGAAGTAAATAGAGATACGGAACAACCCATCATTATAGTCATGGAAGAAGTGGACTGTATCATTCGGTCTATTCATGAAGAAACAATTAAACAAAATCAAGAAGTTCCTTCTTTGGTATATAACAAGTCTTCCTGGTGCACGTTTTTAGATGACATGACCTTTTATAAAGGTATTATTTTGATTTTAACAAGTAATACATCTAAAGAAGTGATAGATGGATTAGATGTGGCTTATTTACGTCCAGGAAGAATTCATTCAAACTATTCTATGAAAGACCAAATTGAATTTTAAATTTCATTTATTTCTAATGGATAAGTCCATTCTGAAAATGGAGTTGACGCTGAGGTTGATTTTTCAGAAGTGATTAATACATTAAGTGCTTCTAATCTTTTTTGTAACTGATTTTTAGAAGGACTGTCCCTAGTTAATCGTTTCCATTTCCATTCGAATTGTAACGCATCAATCCATGTAGGGAACCCAGATACATAACATACACATTTCCAGGTATCCCCTCTATCTACCCATTTACCAGTATATACCGCCCCTCCACTTTTCTTTTTATTGTGTTGCTTTAACCTACGGTATACATCGGTTGTTGCTCCTACATATGTCTTTTTAGAAGAAGATTGTAATAAATAGACATACATTTTATTATAGTTTTATATTTTTTTTTTACATTAATGAAAGCATACTTACATAGGTTAAAAGACCTGCTAAAATAGACCGAACAACAAGTGACATGTCTTTGTCTTTAACACCCATGTCGCGAACGATTGAAAATACGGGAGCCGAAGCCATGACTAAGAAGATAATGGCAGCAATTAAACTGCTTACAACGCGAGGATCCATATCTTATTCCTATATATTTTATTTTCCTAAATAGGAATGGAATATTTTATACACCAGTCTATACTTTTTAGTTTTGGAAAATCTAATCGTAAATGTTCTAATTGAGTTTGACCAAATACAGAATTAATATCGTCTAATTTCATTCTAAAATAATAGGATAGTTTGAGATTGAGTGTGTCTGGTTGTTTTATAAAAGAGGATGCAACTACATATTTAGTGGATGAGGTAGGACATTCCGAATCAGGCTTACACAACACAACCGTTTTATAGGAGGAACACAACTTAAACATAAACTGTAATGCTTCGCTAGACGTGCTTGACGTCATTTTTGCAATATACGTTCCATTGTGTTTTTGATGCTTAAGAAATTGTAAGTTAGGATTATCAGTATCGTCTATTATTAAAGAAAACAGAGTATTATCTACATCATCAATATATGTTCCATTTACTCCATTATAAGTTAAATATTCTAAACAACTTTTTGTTCCTATATGTAATGAATTGGTAGTATTTATTTTATGTAACTGAATTAATTCTGCCATAATAAAAAAATGAGGAGTTTGGGGGACATATGAACTGTAAATGCCAATAAATTCTTTTGGTTTTATAGTTTCTATATAATCTGTTAATGATACATTAATGGGGAGAGTTGTATCTTCATATACTGCATTTGAAATTGTCCTTGGTAATAAAAAATAAGTCATTAGGTTCATTTTAAACAATTTTGTTTAACTAATAATCAACTATCGTTTTCGTGTTCGAATGCAACGTTTACCATTGACTATCCTTTTTATATCGGATTGACAAGTGAACTGAAAATGTTTAGGATTGACATGAGTGATTATTCAAAATAGAGTACTTAAATTTAAATTATAGACGTTTCCTAACGCACGAACATCCGTAATATTTTTACAGCCACTTAAATTTAAAGTATGGACTTTTCCTAACGCACTTACATCAGTAATATTTTTACAGCCACTTAAATTTAAAGTATGGACTTTTCCTAATGCACTTACATCAGTAATATTACACCAATATAAATTTAAAGTATGAACATTTCCTAATTTACTTACATCAGTAATATTATCACAATGACTTAAATTTAAAATATGCACTTTTCCTAATGCACTTACATCAGTAATATTACACCAATATAAAGTTAAAGTATGAACATTTCCTAATTTACTTACATCAGTAATATTATCACAATGACTTAAATTTAAAATATGCACTTTTCCTAATGCACTTACATCAGTAATATTTTTACAGCCACTTAAATTTAAAGTATGGACATTCCCTAACGCGCGAACATCCGTAATATTACAGCCACTTAAATTTAAAGTATGTACATTCCCTAACGCACTTACATCAGTAATATTACAGCCACTTAAATTTAAATATAATTGTTTATTTGAATTAAACATTTTATGTAAAACTCTATTTCTAAATAAAACATCATCATGATACGTCAATGAATAATCTTTAGTTAATTTGTAAGTAATGTATGTTTTTAAGGTTGATAACAATGTACACGTATCACATAAACTTCTTAAATCTGTATATTCATTACTAACTCTGAATAGATCTGGATTTATAAATAGGTCAATCATTAGTTATAAAAGTTACTTTATAACTAATACTGAATAGGAATATATTCAATTTATATATAATCATGAACCAATCTTTCTTCCGCACCCCGAGACCGATTGGGTTGGATTGAATAAATTCAAGTTCGGGGGTCAAATCGCATTCCAGATACAAATTTAGTATGATTTAATGGTCATGAACTATTGTAATTAATGAATAAATGTATTTTTCCAAATGATAAATCGGTCTGTAGTTATTATTGAAGTATTGTAGAAACTGAACGGTCTCTTTAATCATTTGTATTCTTTTGTCTGAAGTAACATCAATCGTAGTTAATAAATTCCATATTATTTTTTCAACCCCCATATCAAAAATAAGAATGGTATACAAATCCTCTCTCAATTCAGCCATTGTAAATTCAAGTGTGAGAATGGACTTTAATAGTTTCGCACATATTGTTTTAATTGGGTTTATATCCGTTCTTTTTTGCAATACCGTTTTAATGTTATATACAACTGGAGGAATGGGTACGTTTAAACATGTCTGGTATGTTTCAATAGAAGGGCGTGCCAGGGGTAAAATTTTGCATTTGGATAAAATATTTATTGGCAAAAATGAAACTGCTTCTGTTAAAAAAATGTATTTAATGTGGGATTGCATATAACTGTAAAAAATGTCTAATAATTCATGATTTATTTTGTGAAAGTTTTTACACACGATAATTCCATGTTTTTCAGGAAATTTACTTTGGATGATTTCATTTATATGGGAATGAATGTCATTCCAAAGGGGTTTTGAATTACACCCTAACATATCCATATCTATCTCATAATGAATATCACTTATTTTTATGTAAAAAACAGAAGTTGTGTCAATTTGAAGTCGTCGCTCACATTTTAAATGACTTGGACTATACCGTTTAATAATGGAGATCATTTTTGTATATTTACCAACACCTTGCGGACCATACAAAATAAGATGTTGGAAGTTTTGGATGGTTGGGAAGGACAACTCCTTTATTTTTGGATGCAAATCGTGTGTATAATCTATATAATCTGTAAACTTATTCATTAAGGTTAAATTTCGTTTTCTTTTTAAATGAGTAATCAAAAAAAAGTAATTAAAAATAAAAAAATAATGTACTTAATGCAATGGTTTAAAAATAGATGGTATACAAATCAATACTATAAAATTACAGAAGATGGAACCCAAGTATCCATGATGGATCCTTGTAATTACAAATACATCTTACACATTCAAAATAAGGATACCCTGAAATATCATTTTATAACGGATAACTATACATTGACATGTCCTTACAAAATTTTAGGGATGTCTGTAAATATACGAAATAATGAATATATACTGCCCCCCAATAGCTTTCTGGTAAAAGGGAACGAACTATTTAACAAAACATTCACCTTATGGTTATGCAAACATTATTTATATATTACACCAACGAATACATGTAAAGTAGTCATATTAGACGAAAACGCAGACATTCATTTTGGGTCCTTGATAAATGTGGATACTAATTTAAAAAATGATATAAAATGTTAACTCCTAAATAACCCTATGCATAAATTAACAGATACATGGATATTATGGGCACATTTACCGCAAAATCCAAGTTGGACGGCTGAAAGTTATATTCCAGTTATGAAAATAACGTATGTGGAAGAAATGTTAGCTCTTACACATACTCTAACAGAAACATTAATTGTAAAGTGCATGCTATTTTTAATGAAAGAAAACATCATGCCAATGTGGGAAGACGTGCACAATAAAAATGGCGGGAGCTTTTCATATAAATTAACATCTCATATTAATGAATATTGGAGAGACGTATCCTATAGCATAACTGGAAAAACGTTAACTAAACTGGATGAATTTAATAAAGATATTACAGGGATATCCATTTCTCCGAAAAAAAATTTTTGTATTTTAAAATTGTGGATGGGATCATGTTCTTATCAAGATCCTACAAAGATTGCAATTTTAAATCCAGATGGATGCATTTTTAAAAAACATTAAATTATTATAGTATAGTATGCCAAGAACCTACAGAAAAAGTAGAAATCACAGAGGAGGAAATATTTTGGAGGATGTGACAACTGGTGTTACCAATTTTGTTAGCGCAGCATCTAATAAAGTTAAAGGGGTTACGTCTGGCATTCCTAACATGCCTTGGTCATCCAATCAAGCCAATCCAGCCGTCAACACAGAAGCCAATATGATTGCTACTGAAAGTCCAGTTGGAGGAAGTCGTAGAAGGTACAGAAAGTCTAGACAATCTAGACAATCTAGGCGTTCACGTGTCAGGAAGTGGCGCTAAACACAGTTTAACATCTCCCAAAGAGGCAACGGAATACTTTACAACAAGAGGTAAATCATTTTCCAAGAACATCTCAATTTGATTACACAGGTTTGTACATTTGATGAAATACCCCAAATTTTTTAAACTGAAATTTCCCTGATTTATTTTTTTGGAATCTTGTTGTATAAACTCCATACTTCCATCCGATTCTGCCCTTCTTACTTCAGCCACTGCAAAGGGTCCCTTACATTTAAAGATTAATTCATTCGCTACGGATTTAATTTCTATTTTTTCAGAAATACAAGATAAATCACGAATGATTTTTTGAAAATCAGAAGAGGGTAAATTGATAACGGATGAAAAGGAAACAATGGGTACTTCCAACTCTTCTTCATCTGGTTCAATTAACCGCAACTTTTGAATTTTACATTGTTTTATATCTCCATTTTCAAACCGTAGGCATAGATTATTTACAATGCCGTCATTATAATCTGAATTTTCAATATACATCGTAAGCGTATCATCATTATCAATTGAATTAATTAACTTAAATAAATGAAACATGTTTACACCAATAATAATTTTTTCCTTTTTACATTCATAAAATTCAAAGTTTTCAGCTCTTAAAAATAAATGAACCAGAATGGTGTGGGATTTATCCATGTTTATAATTCGCATGCCATCTGGTTGAAAAGTAATGTTGGATTCCAATAAAATATCCTTTAAGGCAGTCATAAGAGTACGAAATGGTGCAATCTGAACTGTTTTTAATGTAAGTACATTCATTACTTAACTTACGTGTTAAAATCTTTAAATATGTTTTCTTTTCAAACAACAAAAAATTGAAACTTAAATGAAAAAAAAATAGAACAAAAAATTTGACAATGCTATATCTACAAATTATCAGTGCTGGAGAAGAAAGGATCGCTTACAGGATCAATGCAGAGCGGGAGATGCCACTACAAACGGTCAACGCAGCAATGGAAATCGTGGAAAACATGTACCGACATCCATACGGCATTTTGAATGCACCGATGCAATCGGGAAAAACAGAAACCTATAAATTGGCTGGGTGTGAAATGGTTCGAAATGGCGTGGTTGATCGGATCGTTATCTTTTCAGGTCTTACTGAAATAGATCTTCGGGCACAAACCAAGAACAATTCAGTATTTTCAAAAAAATACCGAAAGTATTTACGCGATCAATTGATGTCTGTAGATGATGCAGAAGAAATATGCGATCATTGCGTAGATACGATAGAGGTAATATGGGGACAAGACCTAGATGCGTTTGTCCCAAACGGGAGAACATTTTACATATGGGAGGAATCGCATTACGGACAGACCAAAGACCAGCGAGTTGATAAATTTCTGCGTAAATGTGGAATTCAAGCAACTGGAACAATCATAGAAACTGGATGTTTTATGTTATCCGTCAGTGCTACCCCCTTTTCTGAACTATCTGATTTATTTCATTTAGACCAGCAAAAATGGGTGGTTCGTCTAATTCCAGGTGACAACTACATCAGCATCGAGAAAATGTTTGAGAACGGTCAAATTCATTCCATGATAAATTCTACAGATGAATTGCGTACTATTCTTCCTACCTTTAACCATGGGTATGGAATTATTAGGGCAATTACACGAAAACGAGAGGCATTGAAACGTATTGCCATTGAAAACGGTTGTGCCGTGATCTATTGCGATCGTGAACATTGTGATAAAATAGACATAAATTCAATTCTTGGAACTAGACCAGAACGTCCCACCATTGTTTTCATTAAACAAACTGGACGATTGGGGAAAAATCTAGATTTAACCCACGTTCGGTTTGGAATGGAAACGTCAGTTGGGTGTAAGACGGATACACTTATCCAAAGCTTAATCGGAAGAGTATGTGGGTATAAATCACGCCCCGATATTCAAATTTACGTGATGAATTTAAACATGAGTGAAATGAATAAAGTTATTTCATTATTTCAAGGGGATTACACATCTATTCCACAAAAGGCAAATAACATTGTAGATGTATTAAAAGGTCGCGTATCCATCATACCTTTGCGAATACCCATTCTGTCGGATGAACCTCACATTGATGTTTTGTATGCCATTGAAAACGGTATACAAAACCACAATTCATTAACGGATACGCCCATTATTCTACGCATTCTTAAAAGAATAGCTACAGCAAGAGGTGTTCCCGTTCATGAAAGAACAGAAGAAGACAAAAATTTATCGTCTCATTTCAAGATACATGAAAGAGGACTGGTATATAACGCGTCTTTTCCTAAAGTAAAGGAAGCATTTGAAATGAAAACGCATACGTCTGAGTTTGGTTCTGGTGCTGGTGCTGCGGCAAAAGAGGATGAAATCGTTGTATGGAAAGATGCTACCCATCTTTATATTACCATGCAAATTGAAAATGAACTTTCAGAACGGGTTCCTTTCACTACAAAACGTGAAGTATTTTGCAGTGAAAACATTCCTGTTATAGGAGGGTTTACTCTAAATCTAAGACAAATTACAAAGAGTGATAAAAATGAACTTGAGAGAACTTTAATGGAGTGCATCACATTAAGCAGGGATCATTCAAACGTATTTCATTCTTCCACTAAACTAACTAGTAATGGGTTTGATGTCAACTGTATTCATTTGTCCCCAGACGTATTCCAATCTTTATCTGAAACTAAATCAAAATTTGCACGCATTGGTATAACTCTATCATGGAAAAAAATGGCTGGTCGAAAATTAAAAGGGTTGCCGAACGTAGAACGATTGAGTGAAATTTCATGGTCATAAAAATAAAAAAAAAATAGGATAGGTAGTTTTTTTTCAAGATAGAACATATGTACATTGCTATTCCAACGTATCAAAGGTCTACTGTGATTGAGAAAAAGACATTGAATACTTTATTAGAAGGCGGTGTTCCACCTTCTGAAATTTATATTTTCGTTGCAAACAAACAAGAATTCAATGCTTATCAAGTAGTAGATAAATCGAAATATAATAAAATTGTAATAGGTAAGATTGGAATTGCAAATCAACGCATATTCATTAAACATTATTTTGAAGAAGGATCCCGTGTCGTTTCTATAGACGATGACGTAGAAGGATTGTATAAACTTTCAAATGAAAAACTAGTACAGATACATAAAGTACATGACTTTTTTAAGAAGGCGTTTCATCAACTAGACCAAGAGAATAAATACATGTGGGGGATTTATCCAGTTCGCAACCCATTTTTCATGAAACCAACGATTACTACAACTTTATCTTTTATAATTGGGGCATTGCATGGATACATTGTACGGCATGATAAATCCATAGAACCAAGTTCAAAATCAGAAGGAAAAGAAGATTATGAACAATCTATTTTGTATTACTTAAAAGATGGTGGGGTTGTTCGTTTTAATGACGTTACCATTAAAACCAAATTTTTGGCACCAGGTGGGCTTGGAAAGGACCGATTTGAACGAAATCGTTTATCTGCAAACTATTTACATAAAAAATATCCTAAAATAGTTACCATTTTTCATCGTAAAAATGGAATGACTGAAATAAAACTAACACGTAAAAAACGTTAATTACGAATATTTCGAACGGTTTTATTATGTCTTTTCATAAAAGCATGAGATTTATGTTTCGTTCTTTCCCATATTTTTTTTCTTAAGTAGCATACCACTGACATTCTTTCCGCATCATCGGTTACTTGAATGGGTAAGTTAGCATGCCATTGATGTACATCCATAAATAAAATATCTCCTTCGCGAACATCAACTCCAATTCCGTATTGCGGGAAACATGTTTCCCCTCCAGTATAGTATCCCTTTTCAATTACCGTTAAATTTCCAAATCCATCAATATCATCGCCTACGTCTTTATGTATTGTAGTTTGAAAATTTATATTTACAGTAACAGTCGTAAAAGATGTATCTGAAATTTTAAAGAGCGTTTCTTTCGCCTTATCTTGTTGATGTTTATAATAAGACGGTAAGTAATGCTTATATAATGTATCAACCTGTTTTATAAACGGGACCATGTGTTTAAATTTTTCTGGATAACGTGATATAAACATGGTTTCTCTTACTTCTAATGGTATTTTCACTCCTTTTTTTTTAAATAAAAATTTGTGTTGGGGAGACCATCTATCAAAGTACCCTATAATGGCAGTCTTTATTTTTGGATTTTCTTTAACGTTATAGTCTTGGCTACCAGATGCAGATCCTCGATTTGTACTTTGATTTTGTTTTATAAATGGGGCGACTAAGTCGTAAAACTCCTGTCCATGATTTATTTTTTTTTTGCGGAATAAAAATAAAAGTTTCCCTTCTTTCGTATATACGGTTGCATCCTTCGTAATAATGGTATTGATTTGTTTGCGTGTAATAAAAGTATTTTTTAAATTTTCCATGTCATGATCTGTAATAAGTTTATCTATTTTCATTATTATATAAACTTATAATATTTCTGAAAGCTTATCAAACACTGAAGCTTCAAGCGTTTCTGGAAACAAAATATTCACTGAAATAATTAATTTTCCAGTACATTCGCCCCGTTTCATACCCATGTTGTCAACCTCTCGTTTATACGAAGGTGCTATAATGTTTCCCTTTGGACTATTAATAGTAATGCTCTTTCCATGTAAATGCATAAAGGAAAAGGAACAACCACAAAGCGATTCCTTTAATGAAATGTCATGTGAATAAAATAAATCCATTCCTCGTCGTTCCATTTTAGTCGAATTTGTAATGGTGAACGATAGCCGAACATCGCCAAGTTCTCCATCTGGACCCATGTTTCCCTTACCTTGAATAAGAATGCACTCATGTGCATCAATCCCCTTGGGAATATCAATGTATAAAGTCTCCTGTTGTAACTGTTTGATTTGTCTAGTTTGGATCCATCGGTCAATTGAAATTGGGATGTTACACCCATCATACGCTTGATCCAGCGTTATTGTAGTAGTCATAACCAAAGGAGGAGGCTTCATAAAAGATTGGAACATTGGGCCTTGTTGAAACTGTCCTTGGAAAGGACTTTGTCCTTGAAATAGACCACCACCTTTAAATAACATTTCAAATAAATCTGGCATTGGTTGTAAAGATGCATCATATTGTTTCCTTTTTATGTCACTCGATAAATTTTCATACGCTTCATTGATTTCTTTAAATTTTTCAGCATTTCCATTAGGACGATCAGGATGACATTCTAAGGATAACTTACGATACTGTTTTTTAATTTGGTCAGTGGTTGCAGTATCAGGAACACCAAGAACCTCATAAAAACTCATTACTTTATTCTACACCAACTCTATTTATATTTAAAAAGCTTTTGTTTTTCATTGAACCGTTTTTTGCTTTTCTCATGTACTTTAATTCCAGTTGCATTTTCATACTCTTCTGGAGAAGAAAAAAATAATCGTCTTGCCTCTTTAATTTGTGTTGGGTCTCCTTCCATAATCACGTAAAATCGTCGTTCATCGCGACTTCCAATTTTATAGCCAGTGTCTTCGCCAGTAATGGCATTCAAAATATTTTTAGTATAACTAGTGATGGGTTGATGAAAAAATTCTTGCCGATCTGCCATTTTCAAAGGCACCAGATCATCTTGAAACTCGACATCATCAATTTCATCTTGCCACATTTTTACTTATACAATGAAATGGCTTTTAAGTTTATTTTATTCAATATCTACGTGGGTAAGCATATGTCTGCGACAGCACTGTTTGTTTAATCCTAATTTATCCATTAAGTGACCCTCGTGGGACTTTGTATTGTTTGTATTGCTGAAATAAACTGGATCATGTGTTTGAAGTCTTTCCTTTTCAGCGTTGATTTGTGTTATATAATAACGGTATTTATTAGCAAGGAGCGTTCCACAGGTGAAGCATTTAATTGGGATAATCATTTTATAATTCTTATAGTTTATTTTATTTTTTTCAATTTTTTACGTGTCCTATTTTTTTAGTTAACAATGAAATAATGGAGGCTTCCATTGCTATTGCTATTTCTGTCATTTCGTTATTCTTTTCAGGAGATACTGGATAAAAGGGGGATGCAATAGGATATTTTTCCATCAATAATAAGGTTGCCAATATTCCTCTATGAAATTTATTATCGTAATCAAAAACATCACATATGGCTGGAATAGAATTCGTATTGAATAAACTCTGTAAACTTAGGTTAATACGATGAAAATCATCTTCGGTCAACACTTTATTTTGGTGCAAATTTGAAACTACATCTTGAATAGATACGATTTTAGTATACTCAATTTTAACAGTTCCCATTTCCGACAACACCTTATTGGCATGAACCGCAAAATTTTCAAACTTTGGCAATTCATCTAATGTCATACATGTATTTACAAATAGTTCACAATTTTCTTTACCATATAACATTGCTCTTATAGCGTAAGTTGACTCTTGTTTAAATTCACAAAAATATCCTAATAGTTGACCCATTTTATCTAACGAAATGGGCGATGCATATTTTTTTGTTGAAACAATAATGCCTTGGTATATTTCATATGTATCTGTACATATGAGAGAAGGGTAATATGCATGGATAAAAGAAAGAATAGATGTAGTTATTTTGCCATTCTTTTCTTCATTGTAATCTTGCGGTTGTATTAACATGGCTGGTCGAACACCCTTATCTACTAACCTTAAATTTGCTTGTACATTTAATGGTATCATAAAGTATACCAATATTTTACGCCTTCGTTTTTTGGTTTAATTAAAAATGTACGAATTAATTTATTTGACTTATACTATGAACTATTTAATTTTACAATATGATAATCGAAAATTAAACAAGGAAGTAAAAAGGTTTGTGACCATCAATAAAACCTATTGCGAGAAGTATAAATACGATTATTTATTTGTTAAAAAACATTATGATTTGCCACCTTATTGGGTAAAGGTTTATTTACTATATGAATTGTTGAAATCAAATAAATACAAGGGTATTCTATGGCTAGATATGGATGCATGCGTTCACAATCCAACTATTCGAATAGAAGACATGTTAGTAGAAAATAAGCATTTTTACAAATCTCCAGATAATAAAATATGGACATCTCCATTTTGTGCAGGAGTTTTTTTTGTTTTAAATAGTGACAATGGAATAAGAATAATGCAGGATTGGAAAGAAAGTTACAATAAAAAGGATTGGCACAAAGTAGAAAATAAATGGGTTGCTAAATGTAAATGGGCAGGTAGCTGTTATGAACAAGGTAGTTTTATAGAAAACATATTACCCAAATATAAACAAGACATACATACGTTTCATTGGCGTTTTTTTCAATCTTTCTATAGTAATCTTAAAGAAAAATACGAGCAATGTGTGTTCATAGTTCATTTTGCAAGAAAATTTAAAAGAGAAATACCTGATTATTTGAAAAGTAAAAAACAAAACAGAAAATGTGTATTTTTAACAAGAAAAATAAAAAGAATTCGTTTTAAATAAAGTATTATCTTATGAGTACTCGAAAATATGCAAAAATGATTTGTAAACGTGCATATTCACGAAAGTCTGGGTTTAACGATATGAAAAAAGATAAATTAATAGACCTAGTATTGACACGTTATAAAGAAGTGTATAAGGAAGAATGGTTAGATTGGTTATCAAATGATTTATTAATGTTAATTGGATTTAAAATTGTTATATCTACGGATGGTGTTAAAAATGATACTGAAGGATTAACTATATGGAATGAATTAGATAAATACATAAATCCAAAGAAAAGGACAAACGAAAAAAGAGTAGTAAGTATACTTAGCGAACTTCCAAATATAGTAGTACTATCTCTGTTAGGATATCAATATACGAGTTAGGTACATTCACTTTTTAAAAAACAACTAAAATAAAGGGATACCTTTCGAGAAAATGAATTAAACGGTCGTTCTGGATGAAACTGAACTCCATAAAATGGATATTTTTTATACTCAATCATGTTAATAAATCCAGAATCGATTGACACAATGGTAAGATGCTTCATTGGCTTAATATCAAATCCTAAATTATGATGGTGTAAGGCACAAGGAGTATACTCCATTTGTTTACACATTTCAGGTCCAAACCAATCCTTTAACCTAGAAGGTTTAAACGTAATACAGTCCTTACCTGATTTTGGATGGGATTGAACGTGTTCAAAAATGGTGGACGGATTAACGTTTTTACCGAATAAAACAAGTATTTCAAATCCTAAACATGTTCCCCATAATGGAAAATACCTACCCTTATCATTATATTTTTTAATTAATTCAAAAGACAAGTGTAATGTATTCATGTAAGTATTGTACTGTAAAGAAGAGTAGTGACGACTTTCAATTGCTCCTCCAGTCCAAACTAGCCCAGAAAGTTTATCTAACTGTTTTTCTAATTTTTTAGGTGAAATGGTATAAGGCAATACAACTGCCTTTGCACCAGAACTTTCAATCCATTTTACATAGGTTGAAGGAAACACGGAGTGAGTTGTATTTATTTCTGGAAACGCAATAATACCAATCATGTTTATGTACGTTTATTTTATCTATTTGCTTTAACTAGTTTATAAAGCTCAAGGTATTGGGAATATTTACTAATGCCAATTAAATGTAAGTAATTGCCTACGATGTAGTATGAAATGAATTCATCCATCCACAATATTTATAGTATATAATAATAAATGTATCAAGAATTACAATATCAAAAATCAAAGTTACGTTCAAATCTTGAATTATTAAGGCATCGAAAAAATGAAAACACTTTATTGGAAACGGTAGTTGAAGATTATAAACGATATGAAAAACGTATAACCGATCAGGATAAGGCACATGCTTTACAAATAGAATTTATCGCATCGTACATTAACGATATCATCCAAACGAATGAATTAACTGAAAAGGGATTAGATAAATTAAAAAAAAATCATGACTCCATTATAGGTGTAATTGATAAAATTAAAAATAAATTAACATAATATGGACCCTACAAAAAACGTAAAGGAACAACATATAAGACACAAAGGTATAACAGATGCCTTATATAATCTTGATAAAGCTATTGATGAAAGAATAGAGCATGAAATGTTATACATTTCTGAGATTAAATTAAGATTAACTCAACTAATAAGGGATTTAAAACCATGTGTAGCAGAAGTATCTATTGCAACCTCTTTAGGGCCCAATCCTGAAAATGTGAAAAAATTGGATGCAGTAGCTAAAGACATTGATGTAGCAGCTAGTAAATTAAAATCGGTTGGTCCATTTAAGAATAAGTATGATACAAAACTTAATGCGAAAAACATAGCTGATACAGTAAGTACTCAATCTGTAAATATTAAAACGAAACAAACCGATGGTGCCCCAAGAATACTTGGACAAACAGATGAACTATTTGTTCCAAAACAATCTGTTCCACGAACGGTTGTCCAAACAGACGACGAATTTGAATTAACACCACAAATGCCGCAGACAGACAGGTCGGCAGACAGGTCGGCAGACAAGTGGACAGACCAGAAGAACCATTATGGAGGAAAACATAAAAGTAAAAAAAATAAAAAAAAGTAATACTATGCCCATCGCAAATATAGATGCCCAACATATACAACATGATGGTATAACAACTGCTTTACTTCAGCTTGATCATGACATTGATGAAAGAATACGACATGAACTGTTATATATCCACAGTATTAAATCAATCTTAAATCAAGTAATAAGGGATTTACGCCCATGCGTAGAAGAAGTCGCTAGTGTAGCGACCAATCTAGGTGCCAAAGGGGATGACATGGTAGCAAACTTGGACGCAATATCACGTGATATTGATGCTGAACGTGCTAAACTAAACACATCTAGACCGTTTTCCGATAAACATATGGAAGAAACGGTGAATGACGTATCTGTTCCATTGAATAATTACGCTCAAAATCTTAGAATGGACCAAGACCGTTCTCCAGGTTCTACAAAAACACTTGGCAGAAATGAAACACTATTTAATACATCGCCACCTCCAGAACCAACGTTTAAGTTTGGAGGAACCCGTAAACGAAGAACTAAATATACTCGCATTTAACTAATATGCCATCTATGAATTGAAATGGCTTTGAACATCCCCATATGTAAGGGATAAGCTGTATACATTCCTTTTCAGGTAAATGAGATGGTATTTGAATACCAGTTTCTTTTACAATTCCACATCTAAAAATTGCACAATTCACCTGTTCTATTTCAATACTTATGTTACAATGAGGACAATTCATTTTAACTTATTTTAATAGGATAGTCCATATCAATTTTAAGACCCTTCCCAATTAGGATCCATTGCGTTTTTACTTGTAGTTTGTGTTTCTCCAATCGTATGGTATTCATCCAACATGGTAGTATCCCCAATGGTTTGGTTCATTGGATCCATGCCAGGATAAGAATTTGTATTATAAGGAGGATCGTTACGTGAAGCATCTATTAAATGAATGGGCGGAGGTTTCATTTTATACACTGGTGCATTTTGAGCGTCGTATGTTTTTTGAAGATACAAAATAGGGCATTGAATTCCTTGTGATTTTTGCCATTCTACAAATTCGGTGTATTCATCCAAATTATGAAATACAACTGGATTAACTCCTGGTATGTCTGCTAAATTTGTATTCTTTAACCATAATTCATTTCCTTCTTGAATTAATAAATTAGGGCACCGCGTTTTAAATCCTTCCGTAAGTGATCCCGACGTATAATTTAAACAAACGTAAAGTCCTGAAATAAAAGTAAGCCATATGAACCACCACGTCCAATTCATTCTATTCTATTTAAGAATATTTTTATATAAACTTAAAGTATGATAAGAATTCATACTTCCCAAGATTTACATAAGCTACAACATTTAAAAAATAAAAAGAAAATACTGGTACGGTTTATGATGGACGGTTGTCCGCATTGTGTAAACTCCCAATCAAGTTGGGATGATGCTGAAAAGAAAACTAAAATGTCTCCAGACGATGCAATTGCAGAAATTGAAGCGTCCTTTCTGGAAGACTTTAAAAAAATAGTAGGTCGTACTATAAACGTATCTGGGTATCCATCTATTCTATTAATTCATCCAAATGGTATACACGTTCATAATACTAGGGACACCTCATCCATTGTTAAATTAATTAAATCTATGAAACTTAAAACAAGGAATAAAAGGAAACGTAAAACTAGATTAAACAGATTTTAATTGTGAAAAAAAATGAATAAACGGATACCTCGTGAACTGTTGCTTTTAAATGGAACATTACAAGGTCAAACTATTATTGTATCTGAAACTATTAAGTTTGTACTTCCACTAACTTATCCATTTAAGGCCCCAACCATGTTGATACATTCAGAAGATCATATTACTATTTTATATAAACTTTATAGCAAATACTTTTATTTTATCGTCAAGTATGACATTCCCATTCGTTGTATATGTTGTAGTTCTCTTATTTGCATGTGGTCTCCATGTAATACATGTAAAGATGTGTATGATGAATACATGAATTATATTCGTATATTAAAGCCCGTTATTGGCATGTCTAACGTATTTAAACAAACCCCATTTGATGATAATATTTGTTTAATTATTTCGCAGTTTTTAGTCTAAAATAAAAATAATGGAAGTAGTATAATGAAATGGGGTGATACAACTTGGATTTTTTTACACACACTTTCGATTACTATACCAGAACCACAATATACTTCTATCAAAGATGAATTACTTAAACATATTAAATTATTGTGTAAAAATCTTCCGTGTCCTACATGTGCAGAACATGCTTCTCAATATATGAATAATATACGGGTTCCGGATACACGAGATGGATTTAAACATTTATTATTTACGTTTCATAATTCTGTAAATACTCGTCTTGGTAAACCATTGTTTGCGTTTGACCAATTTGAAAAATATAAAACTGTAAATCTAACCATTGCATTTCATTCCTGTATGAAACTAATTCAAACACAGCCTTATAACCCTAGACTTAGTATGAATAAAGTAAAAACTACTACTTGCTTGCGCAATTTACACCTATGGTTAGGAAGAAATGGTCTTATTTATAAATAAACCGTTTAGTTTTACGTTTGATAGTTTTACGTTTTCCACCTGCATCCCTGAAATCAGATGAATAATCTCTCCAATTTCCATCTTGACTCACAATTGATTTTAATATTTTTGACCCAGTAGTAGGGTCGCGTCTAAACGCATCAGCAATCTCGTCAATATCTTTGGGAATAACAATAGTATCATTATGTTGTACTGTTTTTTCAGGTGTATCTATTGTAATTTTTTCACGTGTCAAATTAGAATGTATAACTAAAAGTGAAAAGTTTTCTTTAACCGTTGGAAGTATACGTTTTGTTTCTTCTATAATTTGTCTATAAGTAGTACCGTTCTCATGATACTGATCATCTATTATACCCTCTATAGGTGACCTGTTTTATTATATAAATAGTATTTATAATAAAGTGCTGATTCACATGCAATTTTAACCCCTTTAGTTATTTCATGTGTGTCATTATCGTGAATGATTACGTCATCCACTATAAAATTAATTCTTCCTTTATGATTATATCGTAGTTTGATTGAAACGGTCATTCAAATAAACTCAAATCATTACAAATTAAGATAAAATGGATACGTATGGAAGAATTTACAAAATTAAATAAACAAGAGACAATTGCAAAGTTAAAACTTAATGGTAAACAACTTGAATTTGTACCACAGTTTAAAGGTGATAAGGACGTTGTTTTAGCAGCAGTAAAACAAAATGGAGTTGCTTTAAAATTCGCATCTGAAGAACTTAGACAGGATAAGGAAGTGGTGATGGCAGCAGTAAAACAAGAAGAATGGGCTTTAAAATACGCATCTGAAGATCTTAAAGGCGATAAGGAATTTATGATGGCAGCAGTAACCCAAGAAGGAGTTGCTTTAGAATACGCATCTGAAGAACTTCAAGGCGATAAGGAAGTTGTGTTGGCAGCAGTAACCCAAAATGGAGTTGCTTTAGAATATGCGTCTGAAGATCTTCAAGGCGATAAGGAATTTATGATGGCAGCAGTAACCCAAAATGGAGTTGCTTTAGAATTCGCATCTGACGAACTTCAAAGCGACAAAGAAGTTGTTTTAGCGGCGGTAACCCAAAATGGGGAGGTTTTAAAATTCGCATCTGAAGAACTTCAAGGCGATAAGGAAGTGGTGTTAGCAGCAATAACACAAGAAGGATGGGCTTTAGAATACGCATCTGAAGATCTTAAAGCGGATAAGCAATTCATGTTAGCGGCAGTAAACCAAAATGGATATGCTTTAAAATACGTATCTCCAGAACTTAAAGGTGATAAGGAATTTATATTAGCGGCAGTAAAACAAAATAGAGTTGCTTTAAAATACGTATCTGAAAAATTTAAAGGCGATAAGGAATTTATATTAGCAGCAGTAAAACAAAATGGAATGGCTTTACAATACGTATCTGAAGAACTTAAATCGGATAAGGAATTTATGATGGCAGCAGTAAAACAAAATGGAGGGTCTTTAGAATACGCATCTGAAGAACTTAAATCGGATAAGGAATTTATGATGGCAGCAGTAAAACAAAATGGAGGGTCTTTAGAATACGCATCTCCAGAACTTCAATGCGATAAGGACGTTGTATTCGCGGCGGTAACCAAAAATGGATTGGTGTTAAAATACGCATCTGAAGAACTTAAACAAGATAAAGAAGTTGTATTAGCGGCGGTAACCAAAAATGGATTAGCGTTAGAATACGCATCTGAAGAACTTAAACACGATGAGGAATTTATAATGGATGTAGTAACCAAAAATAAAGATTTTGTATTATACGTAGATAGCTTTAAAGATGAAGAAAGTAAAGAATTATTAAAAAGTGTTATAAAACTCGCTCTATCTAACGATGGATTATTGCTTGCAAAACTGCCTGACCTATATGTAACAGAAGAAATGTGTGTTACTGCTGTACGCCAAAATAATTATGCTTATCAGTATGTCCCTAAACGCTTCCTAACGCCAGAATTAGTTAAATTGTTACCAGTTAGACTGGGTCCTCCTAGTCTTACACGACAAGTTTCTGAAACTAAAAGTAATCAAACTTCTGCTTCAACCTGCTCTTATCATTCAATGTCAAGGCTATTTCTACAAAATCGATTTATATTTGTTAAACCTCTTAAAGTAGACGATATTTACGATAAAAATGATTGTAATGGGTTTTTAATACCGGTTAATATTGAAACAACTGGACTTGACACATTAGATGACGCGAAATGTTCGCCTGGAGGATATGATAAAATTTTATTATTTTTATACATTTATTTTTTATTGAAAGAAACAGATTCTTGTAAAAATAATATTGGCGATATTATCCCCCGACAAGTAGATGCTATTGAAATGCCGGATTTTTTAAAGCGTACCAAACATGAACCTCGCCTTTTATCTTTATTAAGGGAGATAAAACATTTATCTAGTGAACTTAGGTGGAAAGAATATAGTTTTTCGTTTAACACCATAGAAGAACCTATTTTATTTTCAGTCGTTCAAAAACTAATAAACTTGAAGTTTTATGTTCAATTAACCTGTTGTGGGGGGCGCGAAATACATCATGCTGTAACTATTGTAGGGGTACAAGAGAGTAATTATATTATTAAAAACTCATGGAGCGTACTGGTAGACATTGTACCTTCTATTAAATTTTTCTATTTAAAAGGATGGTCTACGCCGTGGATGGGAACCGAGTTGTTAATTTATATACCGATAATTTCAAGCGAACCAACAGACGGTGTCAAGGGAAAAGACTATGCTATAAGTAAATTAACCAGGTTTGATGCATGGTTAGATGATTATACGGCAGAAATACAACGCAAACCTAAAGGTGGTCGTAAAACAAAACGAAAGAAAGGTACGCGTCGTATAAAACATAAACGTACGAAACGTAAGTTAAAATAATGCGCATCGATTAAAATTTTAAGTTTACGATTATATTAATATTGTGAATGAATATGGAAGAGTTTAACACTTTAAATAAATAAGAGACGATTGCAAAGTTACAACTTCATGGTAAAAAGCTTAGATTTGTGTTGCCACAGTTTAAACAGGATAGGGAAGTTGTGTTGGCAGCAGTAACACGAGATGGATTGGCGTTAGAATGATTGCCATGAATTGTCCGTACTAAAAAATATGTGTGGGCCAATTCCTGCTATATCTACAGTTGTACACCACCTTTATACTTTTTAGTACGTTTCATACTAATAGGGTATATAATTTATGTAAGTGTAAGTAATTTACTCCAAAATGTTTGTTGTTGTTTATGATTTTTAGTTTCTTCTTGTAAGAGTTCAAACGCTCGTGTACTCGCCTCTTGACCTTCTCGTTCCTGCTCTTTATACAGTATACTTTCGGCTTCTTTACGTAACATGGGTTTGATTGTTTTATCTCGTTCATCCTTCGTTTCTTGAAGAGTTTTAGGTTTCCTATAATCTTCTTCCGATATTCCAATTATGGTATCCGTCGTGTAAATACTTTTTATATCAGAATGATAGGGTGTATTCGATGCTTCAATGTTTGAAATTGTAATAGCTCTAGATTGTTGTTTACGGTTAGTGTAACTTACATCCAAATCTTCATTTGATTTCAACCATTCACCATGTCCGTCATCCTCCTTTATATACAACGTTTCAAATAACGTATTGAACTCTTGATTAAATTTAGAGTTTTCAGTAAATGTTTGGGCGAGTAACCGTTTATCTGTATCTTCCATATCAGCTATAATGTCTGAAAACGATATATTTTCAGACATGTCAGATTGTGTCTTTTGTTTAAATCTATACACTGTATTCAATAATGAAAATGCTTTATGAAAAAAAATAAAATAGGATTTATCCAACCCTGATTTATCTGGATGAACCGCAACTACAATTTTTCTAGCCTCTTTTAAATTGGCAGCCGTAAAATTTTCAGGTAACTTAAATAATGTTAAAATGTCCTTTAGTGAATAATTGTCAATGTTTAAATCCATTTATTAAACGGTATTTTTTTGTTTTTAACTATTTTTTTTAAGTATCGTAAGTTCACGCATCCATATTTTTTCCACTGACGTTTTCTCAAGAACATTTAATTCTTCTTTTATCTCATCGTGTTCTTCTTGTAATTCAGTAACGTTTTCATTAGAAACGCTATCCATTGGCATTTTAGTTAAATAGGTATACCCGTCATGTTCTTCAATTTGAAGCCGTATAAGTTCAGTTATAATTTCCTTTTGTGTTTTTCGTCTAAGATCCAATTCATCCGCAAGAATGGCCTTAATGTATTTTACTTTATGATGAAGTTTATGCATGGTTTCCTTAAGGATTTTTACTTGGTGTTCCTTTCTCTTTACATATCCTTTCATACGAACTACATAAAACGCATCAATGATATCATGTACGGTTTCATATTTATGTAATTGATCATCCTCAAACAAGTTCATGTTTGTAGTGCTTAATGTAGTGGTTAACTTTAGGGTTTTATACACATCTTCCACTGGTTTTAACAACTTTAGTGAAATATCCACTACTGTATCTGTGCTATTATCTGTATATTCCTTAATAATTGTTCCAATGGAATCTTCTAAAAATGCCTTGTATTCAACCGTCCACGTTCCTATGGGTAATTCTTGAATTCGGACAACCAGCTCTTTACAATCACATGTTCCACTCACTACATATTTTTCATTCACCTTTTTAATTGTTCCTTTAAATCCTCTGTAATAAGGTGTAAACTCTGGATTTTCAATTATTCCTTTTAAACGGTTCATTAAATGATCAATCAGTTGATGTGGATGATAACACAATACGTTTGTACTTGTTCCAGTACCAATTCCACGACATCCATTTACAAGAACCATAGGAATAATGGGAAGGTAACAAACTGGTTCTACTTTGTATCCATCATCCATTACATAGTCCAAAATGGCATCGTCTTCCTCTGGGAAAATAAGACGAGTATATTTATTCAGTTGTGTAAAGATGTAACGTTCACTCGCACTATCTTTACCACCTTCTAAACGTGTACCGAACTGTCCGTTTGGCATCAATAAATTTAAATTGTTTGAACCAACATAATCTTGTGCCATGTTTACAATCGTGCTGTTTAAACTTGCTTCACCATGATGATATGCGGAATGTTCTGATACGTAACCGCTAAACTGCGCCACTTTGATTTCAGTTGTGAGTTTCTTTTTAAAGGCAGCAAATATAATTTTACGTTGACTTGGTTTAAATCCATCCACTACGTTACCAATTGACCGTTGACAATCGTAATTTGAAAAGTGAATAAGCTCATCGTTTATAAATTGGGTATACGAAATGTTTTTCTTGTCCGTATCCAAATATCGCTCTTTTGAATACGTTTTCAACCATTCTTTACGATGTTCTGCCCTTTTTTTACTAAACATCATGTCTATTGAATCGTCGCATTTATCTTCCCATGCAAACCGAACCACATGTTTTTCTTTATCTGAAAATAATTCAATGAATTCCTTTGACGTACTTGTACCCAACCCTTTGTAATATTTTACATTCCATCCAGATGGATTAGTTTCTTTCCAAGTTTCATATTGCCCTTCATTGTAAAATAGTAATTCTTTTGTTCCTTTTTTTGCCTTAATAATGGGTGTGTTCATAAATCCAATAAATCCAGGTTGTTGAAGTAATGATTTCCATAAACTTCCAAATAAATTAATGCCCAATCCTTTAATGTGACTGCCATCTTTATCTTGGTCCGTCATGAATAAAATTCTACTGTATCTCAATTTTGTATGAACTTCTTCCATGGTGTAAGTCTTTCCAATTTCTAATCCCATAATTTGTTTTAATTCGTGAATTTCTTTATTGTCATTAATTCTAGTAATGGTTTCATCACGAACGTTAAGTGTTTTTCCACGCATTGGGTAAACGCCATAGAAATCTCTGTCCTTTTTGGATAGACCAGAAATAACACTTGCCTTTGCCGAATCTCCTTCACACAAAATAAGAGTACATTCGCGAGATTTAGCCGTTCCTGCAAAATTAGCGTCCACCAGTTTTGGAATGCCACGAATAGTTTTTGTTTTAGACCCATCGTTCTTCTTTGCCAGTGCAATTTCCTTTTGTTGTGTCATTTTCACAGCAATGTCCATAAATCCCATCTTTGCCATTTTTTCAATGAACTTATCACTTATTTCACAAGAAGATCCAAACATTCCAGTTGGGGTAGTCAAACAGTCCTTCGTTTGACTATCAAAACTCGGGTTTTCAATGGAACAAGTGAGAAATAGAAATAAATTGTCTTTCAATACGTTTGTTCTAACCTCAATCTTTTTCTTTTGAAGAATGAACGCAGACAATTTACGAATAATTTGTGCGGTTATGTAATCTACATGTTTCCCACCCTTTTGTGTATAAATGCCATTCACAAAGGAAACGTGTTTGTATTCATCCGACATGGCAACGATGTACTCCCATCGAGGGGCTGATTCTTGAATACGTGCTTCTTTTCCAATATATAGATCTACGTATTGTGTAAACGTCTGAACTGGTATCAATGCATCATTAAATGTAATTTTTACTTTTTTATCTGTAATGGCTGCAATGTCGGCCATTCTTTTTTTGAATAGCGAAACCATGTCTTCGTGTAATCCAGTAATACCAAATCTGGCGTAATCGGGCGTAAATGTAACGGATGTATATGATTTCTTCGTGCATTTTGTAATGATGGGAGGTTCAATGATACTTAAATTATCTCTAAACACCTGTGTATATTTTAATTTACGCACTGCATCGACCGTTTCAATCTTGGCATAGGTAGACCATATCAACACTAATTTTACGCCAATTCCATTTTTACCACCTACAATTTTTTTGGTGGCACTATAATTTGTAGACGTTAACAATTCGGCAAATACCATTTGCGGAATATATACTTCATATTTTGGATGAATGGCAACGTCAATTCCAGGACCATCATTCATAATGGTAATGGTTCCATCATGAACCGTACAATGAATAAACGTAACGGGTGTAGACGTTTCTTTCATGCGAACGTATTGATCATTTGCATTTACAAGAACTTCATCAAATAATTTATAGAGACCTGAAACATAAACGTGTGTTTTTTGTGTAATCGTTTCATTCATAATCCAGTTCGTAACGTCAGATGCTTGAGCTGAACCAATATACATGTCAGGGGCATGTAAAATGTGTTCCACTGCGGTTTTTCGTTCATACAAGGCAAGGTTCATTTTTTTAAATTTAAAAATGTGAAAATAAAAAAATCAATTTATTTTACATTTTAATATTATTTAAAACTATGGCTAATGGTTCGGGTGGGATTTCTTTTGGGTCACAATCAAGTCCTAATGTAGGATTTTCTTTTGGGTCACAATCAAGTCCTAATGTAGGGTTTTCTTGGACACAATCTACACCTGTTGCGTTAAACATAACAAAACCAGTAGCATGGGTAGGTATACTTGCACATTCAAGTTATCATGAAATACAAGAAATACCTATGAATGGTAAAATAACTACAATTTTATTAGCTAGTTTAGGTAATTGTAGTAAACTTGATATTCCAAATACAGCAGAAACATTTAATTTAATGATTAGAAATGGATTAGATACATCTCCTTTTGAAATTTTAAAACAATTGAATGACATCGTAAAAATAAAATTATCAAAAGATGAAGAAGCAGAAGGATTTAGAATATCACCAGAAAAATTAAGAAATTATAATAAATGGATACATGATCCTGGAATGATTAGTAAAAATAGAGATGTTTATTATGAAAAATGGTACGATTTTAGATATGGTTTTACTATAAATGGATTTGTAAAATTATATATTGAATAGATGGAATTTCACAAGTAATAGACATATCTATTTCACAAATACCAGGGTTTCCTACACCTACAAAAACACAAGTATTACACTATATTTTATCATTATATCCAGTAGTTGATGTTACGTTTATAGATTTTTCATGTGCAGGTATGCCATCTCAACATTTTAAACCTGATATTTTAGGGGGTAAAAAATATAAACGATCTAATCGCATCAAACGGCATCGATCAAAATTTACACGATATAAAAATTAACGTCTAGACCTTTTGCGATTAGTTCTGTTTCTACCATATTTTTTAGATGAACGTTTATTTTTTTTAGATTTACGTCCACCTACAGTCGGTTCTTGGCCCATCAGTCTAGCATCTAAATGGTTCCATGGAATAGACTTAGTCGTATCTCTATGCTCTTCTATAAACTCATCTGTTCTCGAAGAATCAAACGGTCCTAAACTTTCATCATAATCGGCTGGTTTAAAAAATGTATCTAAGTTATCAACCTGATCTTGTGGAAGAAGATAATAATCACTCGCTCCCATCCTTATTCCCCATCTAGTGACAGCATTAACATATCCGCTATATTCACCTAACGTATTCATATCATCTCTTAAATCCGCTTCCTCAGCTTCATCATCAATTGATTGTGCTTGATTTCTAACATCTAATTTTCTTTTATTCATAGGTTTTTTCCCCCATTTTATTTTGACTTTTTCAAAATTTGTATTAATACCAAGTTTATCTAAATCTTCTGGCGTTATATGTGCTCTAGTAGGTAGTACAAAATTAGCGTGGTCAATAGTTAAATTATTCATACAAATTAAACGTTCTACATAATCTTTCACCGCAAATTTTAAATAACACTGATTATCACTCAATTTAACAATTACTCGTTTTCCAGTATGGGTTTTAGTTTCTGGATCGGTAGCTAACTTATTAAGATGTATTAGGGTTAGCGGACATACAGGATCTGCACTGCCACAAAACTCTGATATTGGACCTTTTCGTATGTAGTACAGGCCATCCGTTGTTTTTGCAGCCATACTTTACACATATATAAAAACATAAGACTTTTAAAATAAAGTATAAATAAAACAATTGTATTACAATAAAATGCATGTATATACAAAACAAAATGATTTGTTGTTGGACAATTTAAAATTATACTATGAAGATAAAAATTATGCCCAATTAGATAAAATTTTAAAAATTTTAAATGGTGAATCATCCATTTCTTTACGTATTATTGATTGGTTTGTTACAAATTATGCAAAGCAAAAATACGTAGTATATACGTTAAAAAATGAGAAAAGATTTAAAGTATATAACGATTACAAATTAAAATTAAAAGCTTACTCTAAAAAAAGATTTGATCCCTTTTGTAGATGGGAAAAAATAGTCATCCCTTATCGAAATGAAACTTTTATTCAAACTACCATTGGTCAACTAAATTTTTTTAAATGGGTGCTTGATAATGAGATTATTGAATGTATTGAAAGAGATTATATTGATATTGAAAGGGACATGAACCAACGAAATAGTACGGCTAAACCAAAAACTGAAAAAAATCGTAAAAAGCGTGAAGAATTATCCATTTCTGCTTCAAAGAGTATTAAAAAGGAACTCATTGAGGTATCTTTAACGTTTAACTGATTTTCTGGTACGTTTACCTCCACGGTTTGCATCGTACTGATGAGGGATTACGCCACTTTGATATTCAGACTGTCTCGGTGTAGATTTAGGTGTTAAATACTTTATAATTACACCAATTCCTAAAACAGTAACAACTGAACCTATTGCGATCACTCCGCCTAAATATTCCATTTCTTTTAGAATTTAAAATAAAATGAAAAAGAAATGTATTTTCTCGCGTTTTTCGCGTTTCTTATTTTCATTTTATTTGCAACGATACACAAAGAGCCATTAGTTTCTTCTCCCTATGAAATGGTTCAAGAACAGTCGGGTATACTACAACAACTTCACGATACAATACTTAAAATAACATTGACAGAAGCTTATGTTAATTCATTACAAGATGAAAACGACCAAATGACAGATCAATTAAATCAACTACAACAAAACTTACCATCTACTGCTGTTAAAGATGCCTATTCAGAATAATATAATAAAACTAAACTGTAATGAGTATTTTTAATGAAGTTTCTGCTTCGAATAGTGAAGACAGAAACTATCCTTATCATCAATATATTAAATCTCCAGACCAATTGGGGGCTTCTTCTAAAGGAACTATTACAGCATTAGGAAATGATATAAACGCAATGAAATCATATGTACAAGTATTAGTGACGGGACAGTCCAGAGGTCAGAATGTATCACCTCTTGGAAATAAATATTTTATGAATACTGGCGCTACGTGCATTTCGCCAGATGGAAGTACGCAACCACGAAGTATTTATATAAACAATGTACCGAGTGGATCTATTCCATTCATTTCATCTTCAATGGGGGTAAACATGAGTAGTTTTAAAGGATTAGTTCCGGGAGTTCTTGAAGACCTATCTTATATTAATCCAATGAAATTATTCACGGCGTTTTCTACTGGAACGGATTGTCAAAAAATAACTATGGAGACGCGAGATATCTCAAATAATGTAAGGGATGAAAGTAACTACGTATTAAATGAAGATATTATAGAGTATAATTCATGTTGGTTTAAGGATAAAAAAAATCCGGTTTCTAAGGTTAAATGTGTTGAGGCAATGACTTTACCGAAAGATCCAATGTTGCAAACTTATACAACATGTATTGGATTACTTGGAATTTACATCTTGTATAGTCTTTTTAGAAAGACTACGTAATCTTGCTTCTCGCATTTGAGATAGTGTTAAATGAATATCCGCAATTTCTTTTACAGGTTCTTTTACAGGTTCTTTTACAGGTTCTTTTATCTCTTTTACGCAAGTTTTTATACGATCCATTTCTAGCGATGTAAAATAGTCAATGTCCTGTAATTCTCGAGTGGTTGACCAATCCATGTTTTCATACAAATTGAATAAATCTACAATTCAATTTTATAAGTTTAAATGAAGTGTTTATATTCTATGTCAACAAATAATGATTTCTATAAATTTAATAGGTGGATTAGGAAATCAACTATTTCAAATATTTGCTGCCATTGCTTATGTCATGGATAATCATGAAAAGCTCGTATTCCCAGAATATAAATCTGACATTGATTTTAGACCGACTTATTGGGATACACTTTTAAAAAGATTAAAAGATGGAGTTGATCCAAAATTAAAAATAGAGGGTATGGCCAAAGTGTCAGAAGAAGGGTTTCATTATACCCAGCTTCCAAAAAAAACAAATGTCATGCTTGTTGGCTATTTTCAATCCTATAAATATTTTGAAAAACAGTTTGAAGCCATTTATAAAAAGTTAAATTTTAAAATGGAACAAGAACTAATTAAAAATAAATACCTTACCTTAAACGAAACCATTTCTCTTCATTTTAGAATTGGAGATTATACAACGCTTCAGTTACATCACAATATATTAAAGGATGACTATTATATAAGTGCTATTTCCGAATTAATTAAAAGAACCAAAAAATCAAATTGGAATATCATTTACTTTTGTGAAGAAAAAGATAACGTTCCAGTGAAGCAACGTATGCGTAAAATAAAAAAGAGTTTTCCAGACTTGACATTTTATAAAGCGGAAGATAACATGACGGATTGGGAACAATTGTTATTGATGAGTTGCTCCGATCACAACATTATCGCAAATAGTGCGTTTAGTTGGTGGGCGGCCTATTTAAATCAAAATACATCTAAACTAGTATGTTATCCAAAGACGTGGTTTGGTGCAGCAAATGATGATAAAAACACAAAGGATTTGTGTCCTCCTTCATGGATTTCAATATAACGCTATGTTATGCCCAAAGTGTGTTTATTCGTATCGCATAATTCAAGAATTCAATGTTTACTTGACAATATCCAACCTTCTGTTGAAAAATTAAGGTTTCAAAACTGTGCCATTATGGAATTATATCTAAGCCGAAACTATATTCATTTAGACCTTGTTTATTCTGGAGAAATTACGGAGGATGAAAAACAAGATTTATCTCGAAAATATTATTCAACTGAAGCAGACCCAGAGGACCCAACATATGAAGCTAGTAAATATAGGAGATATCCACGGATTGAATTTAGAGGAAATGTATGTATTCCAATTATTCGAAAATTAAAATTAGTTCCTGAAGATTTAACAGAAGATTATGTTTTTTATGGGGTTCGACATGGTCAGAGTGAACATAATGTAAGTACTAATGTAGCGAGTATATTTCACATGACATTGGATACATCTATCGTTCAAAGTGGTATAACTGCTGCTGAAAAAGCAGGAAAATTTATACAGGATCTTGGAATTTCAGATAAGTTACATCGTATTTATGTATCGGATTTAAAAAGAACAGCTCAGACAGTAAGAACCATCATGAAAATAATAGAAAGGAGTGGTATTACGCCAATTGTATTGCCTTGTGCAAGTGAAGTGGTAGAATCGGGACAACATGGAAATTGTGATAGAGCATCTGCGGATTTATATACAGTACAAAAGTTAGGACGTGAAAATTATCCTTCTTGTACTATAGATGACATTGTCCGGAACCGCTATCCATGTGATCTTAATTGGGAACTATATTTATCTTTTTATGGTGGTAAAATGAGAGGTGAAACTGATACTGTATGGGGAAGAACATTTTCTCGTAAAGTCATAAAACAACATTGTGAAAATACAACAGTAATCGCAATGGCTATTTATGAAATAAATCACAAAACTTATGAAAGCTTAGACAGGTTTATTAGAGATAGGGCTTTAGGTGGTGGTAGAAAAACCTCATCTAGAATATTTCCCGTTTTTCACAAACGTGTCCAATACAAAAAGCGTAAATATTCCCAAAAATACATAAAGAATTAATTCTTCCGTGACCTGTCCCGTTTTTTCATCGCGTTGTTCTTCTAATAAATAAATCATGTAATTTAATTTATCTAGTAAAACAGTGTCCTGTGATTTATAAGGGTTATATTCAGGCTCTTTAGTTAAAGATGTATTCGCTGGGGGTTGAATATCAGGGGGAACATAATTGGCTAAGGGGTCATCCTCCGTATCTAATGGCTTTGAGCTAATTATTTTTTGTCGCGGTTTTCGTTTTGTGTCTTCTGGAAATGGAGACGACCAATTCATTAACATTATTTTTAGTTTATATTAAAAATAATATAAATCTGACAGAAATAAATATAGTACTTTAGTAATGCTTGAGTATGTCCTTTCATTATTATTCTTAGGGTTGCTTATACGGCCAGTTAAAATGAATATCTTAGTGAAAGCAATTGAACTTGGTGTAATTGTATTTATATCGTTTAAAAATCCTTTATTGGGTATTTTGTGTGCTGCTGTGTTTATAAAACAATTTCCAGTAGAAGCAATGACAATGACGGTTAAATCTCCAAATAGAATGGCTATAGATGAACAAATCCGTCCTAAAAATTCAAATGCTATTTTAGTAACAAAAGGTGGAGGATTGCCTCCAGAAATTGCAAATACAGGACAAATGGCAAAGCCTTACAATGAAAATAATACTGGTACCTATACACCTTTTTAATTTATTTACTTAGTAACATGTATTGGGCTTTATTTATTTTAATTTGTTTATTATGTATAGAAACGGGACGCGAACCATTTACACTTAAAGAGGTATCCATTGACGTAATAGATAAGCTACAAAATTATTCTACTCGACCATTATATAAGGGACTGATATGGATGATACCTTACAAGCAACACTATCGCAAATGGTCAAGGTATTTGAATTAAAATAATATATAAATGTATGAAAAAGATTATTAAACACGTTCATCTTCATGTAGGCAAATTAAACGAGTCTAAATTTTTTACGGGTGTAATGATGATTATGTTAAATATTGGTTCAAAATATATTACTGTAAAATTATCAAAATCACAAGAATCATACATTCGAAATTATATAGCACGTGAATTATTAATTTTTTCGGTCTGTTGGATGGGTACTCGTGACATTTATACATCTATCATATTAACATCTGCGTTTTTTATATTGACCCAACACTTATTCAATGAAGAAAGTAGTTTTTGTATACTACCTCAAAAATACAGACAATTCCATTTATTTGATACAAATCAGGATGGAGAAGTCAGCCAGCAAGAAATCAATGAGGCTGTCAATCTATTAACTAAGGCAAAACAACAGGCTACTACTAAAAAGAAAGAAGACGTTCATAAATATTTTTTATCCAATAGTTAAAAGGGGTGACTATTTTTATTGTATCCAAATAAATTAGACATCGCTAATATATTCCACGCAGGCAAATCTATTTTAAATACTTTAATTCTATCCATTTTTTTTACTAAATTTAATTGAATTGCCTTTTTAAGAGCTTCGCTACGATGGTGTCCGTCAATTACTGATCCATTTTCAGAGACGATAATTGGATTTTTATTTGCCTGTTTTAAACTATTTTTACCCCATGAATTTAAAATTTTCGTGGTTATAACATTATTTATTTCACTTTGGGTAGGTTCAAGATCTTTTATAAATACAGTTGTAAAATTTCCAGTTACATAAAGATTGAACCGTTTATTTATTTTACCTATCATAATCTTTGCATCTTTTACTGAATTAAATTGGGGCATTAATCGTCTGGGTAATTGGCCGAACCCATCTAGTTTTAATTCTGTATTTATACATTTATTATTATTACACAAATCATTTTTTTTGTTTACATGTTTAACAGGATGGGTTAACGCTCGGGTGGTTGCTTTATCAAACGTTACATTGATCCCATACAAGTGTTTTGCTAAGTCAGACGGTGTTCTTTTACGCGTTTTACCCATTTACTAATATTTTATTATTATTGCGTTTAAAAGTAACTACTTTGTAGACGCCTATACACTAATGATTATTGTTTTATGTGTAAGCGTATTGCTTTTATGGATACGGTGCAAATTCTGGAATAGACAACCCATTAGTCACATTTGTACGTTTACAAAACGGCGTATTTTATCTACTCCTATTTTTAATAAGTATTGTGATACATTACATGTAGTTGAAACTACTCCTGAAAAGGTGATACCTTATATACAAGAAAATTCAGCTGGGTATGAAAAAGAGAAAAATCTTATGGGATACTTAAAATATGCATACATTACATCTTATGTGCCTTTGCAAGGATGCATGACAAGTAGAAAGGTAAACTTCTTTTATCCAATGAGAATGAATGCCTATTATCATGATTTTATACAAGCGGATACAGATAAAATTAGACGATCGTTGTTTCAAACACATGAGTACATGAGAAGTATAAAAACTAAATGTCTTATTTCTATTTTTTCAACCGAAAAAAGAATTCCATTTTTAGTTCCAGTCACTAGATATAAAGTAAATTGGGTAAAAACAACTTCATTTAAAAACTACAATATTCACTCTTTTGTAAAGGTCGACTCTACTAACCTATACACTTTATATGAAATATGGAAAACGCCTTTTCTTTGTCAAATGACCCCAGACTTAAACCATCTGCTTCATATGATCCAATCTAAAATATTATCTATTTATTACTACTATACTACAGAGTTGGAATTCGTTTTAATTTTTAAAAATACATTATGTTTAGAAAAAAACAATTGTATTTTAGATTGGATTGGTACAATTTCCTTAACAAAAAAAAGCATTCATAAAGAAATATCATCGTTATTCCATTCATTGCGTAAAACTTATCCCATTGTAAGAATTCACCAGATATCAGATACGCCTTTTTATGAACCGTATAAAACAACCGAAAAAATGTATTACATTTATAATTATGGAATTGAACGTATTTCTCCTAAAGAATGTTTATTTATTTAAACCTAATTCATGCAAAATAATATATATAAATAAAATACTTAAATAAGTGACGATAGTAAGTGTATAATGGCAAAGAAGACTACTGAAACCAAATCAAAGGTTGCAAAGACCGAGACTGAGCCAGTCAAGACTGAAAAGGTTGACGTTAAGGTTGATGTAGTTGTAGAGAAGGTGGTTGAGGCTGTAAAGGAGGAGGATGACGATCTCACTACTGCTTACACTGGTTGTATTAACAAGCTCTCTGCTATGCGACAGAATATGTCTTCTATTCTTATTGAACTTCGAACTCTGCAGAAGCGGTCTGAGCGAGAGTTGAAGGCAGTACAGAAGGCTGGAAATAAGCGTAAACAGCGAAATGCTACCAGGGCTCCTAGCGGATTTGTGAAGCCAACTCTCATCTCAACCCAGCTTGCAGATTTCCTTGCTAAGCCACATGGAACGATGATTGCACGAACTGAGGTGACCCGAGAGATTAATGCCTATATTCGTGCAAACAAGCTACAAGATCCTACAAATGGTCGCAAGATTAATCCTGATACAAAGCTTAAGAACTTGCTTACTCTTAAGCCAGAGGATGAGCTTACCTACTTCAATTTGCAAAGGTACATGAGCCAGCATTTCCAGAAGGCCACTCCAGCAGTGCCGGCTGTATAAACATATTAAATGAAAGCATCAACTTATTTTTATTTTTAATTTTTCCCATAAAATTCAACCATTCATAAAAATCAATAAATCTTGACTTTTTATATTGTTCGAATAATTTTACGTAATAAAACAGACTTTGACTAGATGCATAATAATCCGTTCCGGAAATAACACACAATTGTCTGAATTCGTGAAGGGTCATGTTTAATGAATTCAGTATAATTTCTAAATTATACATCATGGCGGTCTGTAAATCAATATCAACATTGCGAATGATACGGCCACATCCATAAATAAACATGTCCATGTCATCACTCATACACGCATAAACTTGATTAGTTAGCATGAGAGTGGCACATACTTCATCTGCTTCATTTGGTGCATCTATATATACTGCACCAAACGAATCCATGATTTTTTTTACTTGATATACGTCAACTTTACTAACCTTTGTAAACTCTCGTTTTAAATGACTGAGTGAACCTTCCGTTTCTGTCTTTTCCAACTCTTTATATTTTTTCCATGCTTCATTTTTCCGTTCCTTCCTACTATCCAACGTTTGTTGCTTTATATCAGTAGGTTTACCATCGAACACGAATATAGGACATATTGAAAATTGTGAAAATAATTTAATCATTTTTTCCATGTCTACAAGAAGAGACCCAGATGCCTTATATTTGTATAAATAAATAGAGGTATCAATAACTATTTTTTTATTGGAAAGAGTAGCTAGATCAATTGTTTGAATTCCAGAACAGTTGGTTGTAATGTATTTATTAAGATGGCGAACTCCCATTTAAAATTAGGGTTTAAATGGGAGTTAATCAATTTTATTTAAAATCATAGTGTAATGAAACGAATTTTGTTAGTGTTAATTGGATTGGTTGTTTACTCCATATTTACAGTAGACGTTTTAACAACAAAACCATATTCTTTAAAACGTGACGGGTGTTGTTTGTTAAAAAATGTATTAAGTAAAGAAGACATTGACATACTACTAAGAGATTGTAAACATTCTCATTATAAACATGCGAAAGAGTATATACTGGCACATAAAACCATTTTAAAACGAATACAAAAACACGTTTCTACAGATTATAATTTTCAAGATTATATCGTAATCATTCAAAAGTCATCCATACATACGTGTCATAGGGATTACAATGGTAGCTTATTTAATAAAGGTCAAAAACATCCTTCGTATACTGTATTGATTTATTTAGAAGAAATGGAAAAATGCCTTGGCGTAATTCCTAAAAGTCATAAAAGCAAATACAGTTACAGTTTGAATTTAACAAATAAAGTAGAACATGTTGTTTGTAACAAGGGTGACCTATTATTATTTGATGCCAATTTAATTCATGTAGGGGCACTAAATGAAAAAGAAGATAATGTGAGAATACAAATGAAAATAACACATAAAGATGATGTTGACGTTCTGGATTATTATGAAGATTACAATAAGGTATTGAATGAACCTAACCATTTACCAAAACAGGTTGTAAAGTTCCAGAGAGATTTATCCTGTATGGTTCCTTACATTTCAACCTTAACACAAACTGACGCAATGAAACAGTCTATGAAAAACACACAAGGTTCTATAAGTAAGTTATTCTCTTATGTATTTTACGGAAATAGTAACTTTTATAATTTGAAAAATGCATTTTAAAATAATGTGTTAAAAAAATGCTAGATTGGATTGTATCCATCTTTATCATATGTACATTTTCTATTTTTTTGGCAGTGGATACGTTTAATGGAAGCGTTCAATCCGTTCAAGATAACTGGAGTTTATACCGTTGTAATCCAATTATGATGCCAGTAGCAAGCTATTTCGCACCTAAAGGATCTACCGTTACCACTCAGGATAACTTTTCTTATTGTGTTCAAGGAATGATGACGAATTTTGCACCTGGAATTACACAACCGTTTAATTATCTTCAAAGTATGACGGTAGACATGATGGGAAGTATTAACGAAAGTCTGTCTGCTTCAACCGAACAATCGTCGTATATGTCATTTAATATGGCAAACATTTTTGGGTCTATTTACGGAGTATTTCTAAATGTAATTGTCGAATTTAACGTGTTGGTTATTAAATTAATGGATACCCAAGGTAAAATATCTGGCATTATAACAACCCTACTGTATATTATGACAGCAGTTCAATATACATTTGAAAGTATGTGGGCTGGAATACCAGGTAAAATGATTAAAACGATTGGACGTATCTAACAAAAAAATAAAGCGTAGTAGTATGGCACTTTCACCTGTTATTATCGGTTTAATTGTAGGGGGGTCGTTATTGCTTGGAGGAATAATGCTTAAAAAAAGTGTAAATACAAATCAACAAGATACTGGATTTGGAACTGGAGGAACTAGACGAAGACGTTGTTTAAGGAAAACTAGAACGAATAAATAAAAATAAAATAATAATGTATGTCTGCAGAAGGTATAGCTATAGCAGGAGCAGTACTTGTTGGAATAATTTTTATTGGTGCAACAACATTTGCCCGTAGTGGAACAAGTATGTTTTCACCCAGAGGTTCAATTACAGATAATGAGCGTAGAAGCTCGAGTGCAGATTCTGAAAGCAGTTATGTTTCTGCTAAGGGAAGCTTTGGCGGAACACGCAGAAAGATAAAAGGGAGTAGACGGCGTTTTTAAACCCATTCCAAATATATGGATATTGATGTATTATATAAAAATAGAGGATATTTAGAAACATATGGAAATGACGTATGTATAACTATTTTGCTATTTTTATGTACGGTTGGAATTACAAGTTATTCTACGTATCAATCCTTACTGTTACAAATAAAAACAAACTGGAGTGAAAATAGATGCAACCCGATTTATATGCCATTTGCTGGAGTTATAATGCCTCAACCTGGTATATCTGCAACAGATACAACAATTGATAATTTTTCATATTGCATTAAACAGGATGCTTCTATGGTGTTTAATATTGCCCTAATGCCTTTAGAATTTGCAATGTTTATTGTAATTGATTTTATAGACTCCGTGATGATTTCCATTATGGCATTTATGAAGTTTATACAATGGCTTAAATCTCAGCTTGGAGGAATTGTTGCTTCTTTATATACACAAATTTTAAAATTTATGATCCCATTGATTGAAATAACCATTCATATTCGTGACATGCTTGCCAAAATAAACGGAATTGCAGTTACGTCATTATTTTTAACTATGAACGTTTACAACACTACCATGTCAGGAATTATTAACGTCATGAACGTACTAACAGATTTATTAATTATTCTTATTTCCACGATTGTAGCAATGCTTGTTTTATCCTTTATATTACTTATGACACCAGCATTCCCAGTAGGATTAACACTATATGCTACGGTGACTGTAGTTCTTTCATCCATTTTAATACCAACTATTCTCATGTATACACTTATGCATGAATTCACAAATTCTATTAATGAACCTTCGCCAAAGCCACAATCGGTTCCATCTATAAAGAAAAAACGGTAGTATAATCTGTTTAGTTTTTTTTAATCCAATAACCCGAACTATTTCTGAAAGCGTTTCAAATCAAGGACATTATGGACATGCCATTCAAATGCAAAAATTGTATTTACACAATAGATTTTTATTTGTAATGCCAATAAGAGTATTTACAATAACCATTGCAATTAGTTTTTAAAACTTATGAAATACAGTAAAACGATTGGATACGTTAATACAAGATATGTGTATACAAAATTCATGTGTAGATCAGTAGAAAGTCTCGTAGAAATATGCGGAAGGCCAAACGTAAATCTAGAGTAAAAAAATAATTAATTCGTTATATTCTTTACATGTAAGAACGCATGGAACTATATGTTTCAATGGATAAATTAGATAGAGCACAATTTAAACGGTCGCCATCTTTATGATGCATCACGATTTTTTCATTAATGTTTACATTCAAAAACGCCAAGAACATGATCCTACTACGCATGTATTGGCGTTTTTGAATTAAAATGACATTGTATCCTTGATTATGATTTGCTGTATTTTTGATACTCTTCCACATGCCAGATTTGAATTGACGTTCAATTTCACCAGTTTCATGAATGCGAAACAATGAATCCATGATACACATTTCAATCATGGTATTTTTTGAAAGGATACCTTATAAATTTGTATTTCAATTTATTTTAAAAGATTGAACTAAACTTCAAGATCATGCGCGTTTACAATACCTGTAATAAATTGGTGTGCTAGTTTTTTATTATTTTCAATTGCCAACATCTGGATGTAATTTTTACATCCAGGTTCATCTTTAGCGGTTAAATGGTGACATTCATTTATTTTCATATTAAATGTATAAGATGTAGCGAAAACTTTATAACAAGATGCATTATAATAAACATTCATTGTTTTAAATTCGTACTGTAATAAACGTTCAAGTATTCTCACCTGTTTACTTGAAACTTCATATACAAACCATCCTCTGGTTCTCCAGTAACATATGTTGAATCTCTATCTGGAATAGATATAGTTTTACCCATTTTGTATAAATCTGCATAAGCTGATACCTAAGATATACCCCAGGTTTTATACTATTGTATTATAAACTATAAGTCAATTGAACCCATATTTAAAATATTTTTGTATTTTATGTTGAACCAGATTGGTAGAATTATTTGCGTGGTTATACTCGTAATCATGGTTTTATATATCGGGTTACAATATAAAAAACGTGGTTGTTCATCCATTGCAATGGCAACCATTACTGGAATGAGTAAACGGGATATTCGTTTTGGGTTATCTTTTAGAGATTACTATATAAAGTCCTCTTATAACAGTTGCTCGTCCGGACAATTTAAAAATGATTGGGTTGATTTATGTGCTTTAACCAATGTTATTAAACAAGGGTGTAGAGTACTTGATTTTGAAGTGTATATGGTGAATGACATTGCCGTAGTGGCATCATCAAATTCTTCTAAATTTACTGAAAAGGGAACGTATAACTCCATTGCCATAACGGACGTCATTAAATTAATTTCAGAACAGGCCGTTTCCAGATCAATGTCTACCGAAACCTGTCCGAATTCTTTTGATCCGCTATTTTTACATTTTAGAATAAAAAGTGAACATGCTGATGTTTACAATCAAATTGCAGATGCAATCGTTCATTTTTTAGATTCTAGGTTACTGTCGAATGAATATAGTTATGAAAACAACGGAAGTAATTTAGGAATGGTTCCCATTAAAAACTTATTAGGAAAAGTAATTATTTCAGTAGATAAAATAGAAACTAGTATCGGTCCTAAAATGAATGAATTAGTAAACATTATGGGAAATTCAGCATTTCTTCGTTCACTATCTTACAATGACGTAGCACATACACCAGACATGGATGAATTGATTGATTTTAATAAAAAAAATATGACCTATTGTTATCCAAATTTATCCTATACGTCAAATAATTACAATAGTTCAATTGCAATGCAATATGGTGTTCAAATGTGTGGTATGTGTTTCCAAACCAACGACACCTTTTTACAAGCCTATAAAACTCTTTTTGATAAAGCAGGGACAGCCTTTTTATTAAAGCCATTAAGTCTTCGTTATTCTCAGGTCAATATAGATCCTCCTCCGCCAATTGACCCATCTCTTTCTTATGGATATAAGAAACATGCCACCAATTATTATAATTTTAATTTATAAGAATATAATTTCACCGTATTCATATGTACCTACAACTACGTTATTTAAATGTACCTCATAGCGTGTGTCAGTTTCGACCACATTATACATTACAGTATTATACGACAATAAAAATGTAGTGTCGTTATGATACGGCCAAAATGCACATCTAATTCCATTTGCAGTAATATAAGGGTAATGAGGATTGCCATTATTATCCAACGTCCAGTAATCGTCCCATTCATCATCTGAAAGATGATCCATTTTTATATAATATAATTATATAAAAATATATTCAATTTTTACACCCGATATGGGGATCGAACCCACGACCACCAGATTAAAAGTCTGGCGCTCTACCGAACTGAGCTAACCGGGTAATTGTTTGTGTCTGGATTCGAACCAGTAAAACTCGTCCATGTTACGCGTTAACCAACATGAGTACACAAACTTGTTCGTGATCGGACTTGAACCGACGACATCCGGCTCATAAGACCGGCACTCTAACCAACTGAGTTACACGAACTACACTATCATTATATTACATTTCTTTAAATTAGTTTATATTATCGTTTAAATCGTTTGGTTTTATTTGATCTGCCTCCTTGTGATTTCAAAGAACCAATTCTTTCGGGAACCATAACCGCTATAAGTCCTAATACTGCTAATACACATCCCACAATAATTTGAGCCGACATAGTATAATACAATAAAATTATTTCTTAACCTGTATTAACATCGAACTTTATATTAATCATAATTGCAATAATTTTAATTTGTAATAATATGTCAACTCAAAAAAGAAAAACTAGAAAAAAATAGAAAAACTAAACGAGGCGGTAAATTTAGTGAGTGGATAGCTGAATATAAACCCATATATAATGATACTTTTACTAGTTACCGAAAACCATCTAAATATGATAATTTTCATTGCACAAGATATCGTACGGGCGATAATCATTGTCAACTAAACCATGCAAAATATGGGGTGTATACTACGAATGGCAATACTAGATATGAACTTGACGACGGTGCAAAACTTATGTACGATGATTTTACAGATGAGTTTCCATCGTCAGCTGAATACAATAAGCAAAAGGACGAAGAAAGGGATATGCAGGAATTGTTAAATATGCAGGAATTGTTTTAATGTGACAATCATGTTTTTAGCCAATTTTCTATTTTTCTCTCCATGTGTAAATGTACTTAAACAGTCCGGATTTTCCTTTAGGGAGTTAATTAGTGCAAATATAGTCCCATATTTTTGCAGTAACGCTTTTGCCGTAACTGTACTTACAGTTGGAATTTGTGACAACATTAAAATGTCGACCGTTTCAGGAGTAAGCTTATCCTTCTTTTTAATTTTTAATGTAGTTACGTATTCTTTTGGTTCAGATGGTTCTTTACACGTTTTATCGTAAAGGTGTTCTATAAATTCAACCGTTTCATCAATAGATGCAGTTTGAATGACTGTAAACCCCTTTGTAAACCATAAGCTCATCATGGCAGACAACATTGCCTTTTTTGTGATGGATTGTGGAACATCTAATGACCCTTCAATCACATAAACAATTCTATGTGGTGGAAGGGTAGATTCAAGTAACCGAAAGGATTGTTCTTGATAACGACCATCGCAAATACTTGCTGCTAAATCAGCGACTGTTTTACGTTCAATAATAACAATTTCTTGTCCATCTTTTTCAATACAAACGTCTCCCAAAATCAATGTCTTTGTTTCAGCTTTCATACGAGCTAAAATTGCCTTTTCTCGGTAGTCTACGCAAAGGTTCATTACTACATAATTCATTTAATCTTTAAATTATTTTGCTAGATGTTTCATCATAAAATTGAATAATTAAAATATTATTCTAGTCAGTAAAAATGAAGTCATCTATCATTCATAAGTTATCAAATCGGTATGGGTTTGACCCTAAAGATGCCCTTGAATTTATAAATGAAACTAAAAGTACACAAGAGATTGAAATACATAGTCCATTAGATCATATTAAACATTTCGGCCATAAATGGATAGAAACGAAATTCATGAATGTACCCATTACCATTACTGAACCTGGTTCAATCACCTATTTAATGAATGGACCAAAACCAAGTGCCCAATCCATTAGTATAAAGCTAGGTCGTTTTGGAGAAGAATTATCAAAGGAAATGATTAAATCCAATCCAAATTTAGAATTACTTCAATGTGGAGTACAAGTAATTGATAAAAAACTAAAGAAAAAAGACATAGACTTGATTTGGTTGGATAAACAAAGTAAAAAAATTTATGTGAGAGAGGCCAAGGGAAACATTGAACTGGATACTGAAAAACTGCCTGCAACATTTAAAAAAATAACAGATGATTTAATGCCATTTGTAAAGGAAAAATATTCAGATTGTGAAATAGATGTGGGTATTTTAAATTGGAGTGTATATACTCGTGCAGAACATAAAAAATGTTTAAATCACATTAAATTATGTGAACGGAATGGCGTTCAAGTTAATCATTGGTCGGATTTTTGTAAGATAGTTCAGTTTGACTGGCCGAAAGAAGACTATTATGAATATATGTTAGATATTGGAAATAGAATTAATAATTTTTAATAACTAAATGTTTTGTGTTTATTTCATCTCCAACGCGTCCATCGTATAGTTTAAACCTATAGTTTTTAGAGTATTCATCCACTATATATCCATGATATAGTGCTTCAATGTAAGCAGTTTTACCAATTACCATAAGACATTTTATTTTTGTTTCTTTGAAACATTTTGCTAATTTTTCTTGTTCTTTTTTCCCAAATTGACAATATCCATAATCTGTAAATTCACTGTCGTACGGCGGATCCAAAAACATAAAGTTATTTTCATGATTGTAATTTTCAAACACATATTCAAAACTTTTACATAGAATGGTAGTTCGGTTGAATAACGTTTCATATTCTTTATTCTGTAACTCAGAATAATTCATCGTTTTATACCTACCAAAGGGTATGTTAAACCTTCCCTTTTTATTATATCGTAACATTCCACGAAAACATGTTTTTCGTTGATAATAAAATCTCTTGGCATTATCAAGGGAATTTTCTATCACCATTTCATCTCTGACCCTATAATAAGTAGCTTCATTATTTGGTTGCTGTGTCATGAACGTATGTATATCTGTAGCATTTCCTTGCTGGATATTTGTGTATAAATCAATTAGTTCTGTGTGAACATCGCTAATGACTGCCTTTTGTGGAGCTAAATGAAAGAATAATGCACCTCCCCCAATAAATGGTTCAATGTATGTATCGTAAGAAGGCAAGTATTTTTCAATTTTGTTTATTTCATCTCCTTTTCCTCCACTCCATTTGACAAGAGGTTTTAGTGACTTAACATTTACACTTTTTGGAATTGGAACGGATTGGAGCAAAAGAATAAGATCATTCTTTTTTTTATTACTGTACCCCTTTATTTTGCGTTCCTTACAAATAGAAATTAATTCATTTTTGGGTTTTGTGCTATAATCCATTGGTGAATGATTAATAGTATTGACTTTAATTTCAATTTTGTTTTATTCATACATCTTAACCCTTAAGTTGAACCGTTTTAAGTTTATATATTTTTAACAAAATGGATCTATTCATCTCAAAGATTGACAAGAAATTACAAGATCAGTCTACTATATGCAACTAAAATTGTCAACGATGACATATCTAGGCTTTCGCTTAAATATGGGTTTGATGTCATAGAAGCAACCAAAATCATTTACATAGAACCTTACAAATCTCGAATTAAATTGTCAAAACTGAAAAGTATCCAAAAAAATCGAATGTACTTATGAATATAGTAGTATTACAAAAATGTCTAAAGTCAAAGAATTTACCAAAAATGGTCCACAGAAATGTGTTTCAGAATTCCGAGAAACTTCCACTAAATTTAATCAGTCTTTAAGTAAAGAAGACCGTTCATCAAGGCATATTCTTTACACCGAAAAAGGTAAGGGATATGTTATTTATGAAATTGTCCGAATTAAATGTTGTTCCTACAACCATATTAGAACCATCCTTTGGAACGGGAGAGTTTCTACTGAACTTGAAACATTAATGCCTATATTTTAATTTTACAGGTTTAACAGGTTTACATTTTACAAATTAACATTTTATTACCATAGTCAACATTACATTTTTCAATGTCGCTAAAATCTGGTCGTTGGGTAATGGAGAGTGGAATTAATGCATACCACTGATGTATTCGTTGTAATGTCTTCCAGTAAATGTCAATCGCACACTGGTGCCTTGGTATACCACGTATTAACATAGAAAGACCAGTTTTAAAGTTTCCAAGTAAAGTACTAAAATAATGATTTTTTACAATGTAAGACATGGTGGATTTTGCGTTATACACTTTTATACAACATTCATTTACTTTTTCAAATGGTGTATCGACATACCCTCCTAAAAGCAATACATCCCATACAGTATCACTTTTAAAAAATTTATCCAGTTGGGTTTTAAATAGTTCTGGTTGGGTGAATACTATATCGTCTTCAAGTATGCATAGATAAGGCAATCTATGAGATATGGCGTATTCAATGCAACGAATATGACTCATCGTACAACCAATTGCTCCATTTTCACATGGATAAGCATTTATTCTTTCTGCGGAAATACCCATGATAGAAAATTGTTCTTCTATGTGAATTCGTCTATCTTCTCTACTAGATAAATTAATGTAAACAACGTGTTCCATTTAAAAAATGAATAAACTTGTCTTTAATGCGTTTCAAAATAATGAAGTGCTGTTTGTGTTAAATCGGGAATATGTAATAAAGCGTTAGGTAATGTAATCCATCCATCACTTACGTATTTAAACACTCGATTATCAAATAATGTTCTTGCACAATTTACACATTCGTGTGGAGACAAGGTTGGTTGTAATCGTTGCTGATATAAAATACAGCGATTTACCTTGTAAGCATCTAATAAATCCGCGTGTCGGACTATATGATATACATTGTTATATATACCGTGGTCTGGAAAAACAATTGTACCATTTACCATTTGTGACTTAAGTTTAGTATAGGACATTGTGGATATAATATTTAAAATGGCTTGAATGTGGTCTTTATCTAGGTTTTGTGTAATCAACCATCTGTTGATAATGGCAATTCCAAAGGATACGTCTATATACTTTTTATCACACATATCATGTAATGCTGCTGAATAAATAGCAATGATAAGTTCATTTGCTGTTAAATTTTCTTGGATAATACATACCCATAGGACACAATCTTGTGCGTGTTGAAGCCCATGACTATCATCTATATTGTAATCCACACACATTTTTGATATAAATTCCCATAACGCCATTTTGATATATAATGATTTAAATTCTATTTTTTTTACGACGTTTTTTAGTTTTAGGGGTCCATCCGCCCGACAGTGCTGCCATAGGGGTTTGTTTCCGTAAATTTTGTATATATGGAGTTATGGGGTTCATTAATAGATTTACGTTTGCATCAACCGATCCAATTTGGGTTGTAAATGGTTGTTCGTCATTTAATCTATTCGTTAATCTTGCAAGTTCGTTTTGTATGGCAGTTAAAGGCCCACTTGGCAATCCTGCTGCTGTAACTGCGGCAACTGCTGCGCCTACACAAGGTCCTGCTTGATTTAACAATTGTAATAATTGTTGTCTGACATTTCTAATATAACTATTTTCTCTACTAATTCTTTCGGTTATAGCACGGTCTAATACAGCTAACGACTGTGTTAAATTTGGGTGCATACCAGGTGGGGGTGCATGTGCCATACTATACTGTTTTATTTTATTCTTTATTGAAATTAAATTAAACTCATTTATTTCATTTAAAGTAATGGGAATTCCTAGCTATTTTTCGTACATTCTTCGCAAACATCCATACATTGTAACTAAGATTGCTACATCTGATAATTTATACATTGATAGCAATTCCATTATTTATGATATGGTTCAAACGGAGCCGTCTGAACCCACTATAATTCGTATGGTATGTGAGAAGATTGATTATTATTTATCTCTTATACAACCCAAACGTGTAATTATTGCGTTTGATGGCGTGCCTCCAATGGCAAAAATTAAACAACAACGAGAAAGAAGATACAAGAGCTGGATTATGAAAACGAATAGTTCTTGGAACACAGTTCAAATTACACCTGGAACCGCATTTATGAAAGAACTAGATATCGCATTACATGTTTACTTTAAAAATTACGAAAGAAAATATGAATACTTTAAACTTTCAACCAGTATGGAAGAAGGAGAAGGAGAACACAAGATTTTTTCATTTATTCGTGAAAATCCTGAACTACATAAGGATCAGACAACATTTGTATATGGATTAGATTCAGATTTAATTGTACTAAGTCTGAACCATTTAACATATGGATCTATAAAATTATTAAGAGAAGCACCAGCGTTTATGTTGGATGATAGAGAATTACATTTACTAGATGTTCCTAGACTAGCAGATGGAATTAAAGAAATTATTGGCGAAACTAAACTGTCCGATTATATTTTCATGACCTTATTATTGGGGAATGATTTCATGCCACATTTCCCAGCATTAAATATACGAACGACTGGATTTGATACTCTGTTACAAACTTATAATGAGTGTGTTCTTCCACATGAAAAATTATTTGATGGGGATGTAAAATGGGAAGTATTTCGTAAATTCATACATGCATTAAGTACAAAAGAAGAGTCTATTATTATAAAAGAGTATCATTCTAGAAATAGATGGAGAGTAGATACGTCAAGTGAAGAAAAAAGGATAAACAATACACCTTTATTAAAACGTGAAAAGGAACATTTTATTTGTCCAATAAAAAAGGGATGGGAACAACGATACTACGATATACTATTTAATCAACCATCTATCACTGACATGTGTAAAAATTATACTGACATGTTATCATGGAACATGCATTATTATACAACTGGGTGTACGGACTGGACTATAAAATACAATTACATGTATCCCCCTTTATTGGTCGACCTAGCACAACATATACCAGACAATTCAACCATTACATATAAGGCATCTACGTTTACGGCCAAAGACCTGTTATATTACGTACTTCCCCCACCTTATTATTTTTACATACCTATGGAAGTTTCACGCGATGCATGTTTCCCTACATTGGAATGGTCTTATTGTAAATATATATGGGAAAGTCATGTTCGATTTTAATTTGGTATGGTCAATATATTCTAGTATGAACTTTACAATTACTATCCAAATAGGACCCTAAGTCTTTTTGTATTCTTTTTGTGCCTTAGCTTACTTTTTAAAGTTTTACGTTTTAAATTATGTCGTTTATTTCCTCCAAAAACGGAGAGACACGTCTGTATTCCAGAATTAGGACCAATGCCGTTAATCGTAGAGGCTAGTCCTCTAAAGCATTTACGATTATCTGTTTTTGATGAAACCATTATATTACATCCAAAATCAATCATTATACATTCATCTATACGTCTGGATGTCTCAGGAAACTTAAACTCTGTATCTAAATAGTTCAGAACATCAGATTTGAATATTGTAAATGTAATGTTAACACCGTCAACCCCGTCAACACTAGTTTTGTGATTCAAATAGGTATCATCCATAAAATCATATTCAATATGTTTAATAGTTTCATCGGGATTTTTCCACATAAAATGAATAGTTTCATCTTCGCCGTAATTAAAATCCCAAGATCTATTTCTATATTCATTTGATACATCATTTAAAACCGGATTAGACTTTTTAAAATCTGCTATTAGTTCGGTTTCGGCTTTATTACCCACTTCTTGTAATTCGAATTTTATACAATCAACCATTTCAGTTACAAGTTGCCTTTTTTCCATGCCTGGAAAGGTATAATCCTTAAAAAAAGTTATTGCATTGTCCACGCCTTTCTTATTAACAAATGCCACTTTGCCTATTGGTGCTGTAAGTACTGTATATACAGGTAAAGGTGATTCATGAGTGTCGCCCCATTCGAATAATGTACAATCACCGTGTCCAGTGACTATAACGACTACAGTATCGTGTGTTAATGAGGCGTCCCATTCTGTTACTATAGGTACATGATCGTTAGATGCTTTTATTGGTGGTTTTGCTGTTTTTGTTGGTCTTGGTCCTCTTGGTATTTCTGCTGCCATATATTAAACATATATAATCTGGATGAATTCATAAATCTAAAAATTTTATAATCCAGATGCATGTTTTAATTTGCAAGATCATGGAAAACTTTTTCGTTTTTTTAGTTTTTTTACAAAATGTAATATACCATGTTTATATTTTATATGTTCTTCAATTACATGTTCTACATATTCAACTACTTCATCCGTCTCAATGACATCAATTACAGAGTCTGCATCTAATATAATAGGTTCTACTACTTCTACTACTTCTACTACTTCTACGACTTCTACTACTTCTGCTACTTCTACTACTACAACTTCTGCTACTTCTACTTCTACTACTTCTACGATTTCTACTACTTCTACGATTTCTACTACTTCTACAACTTCTACTACTTCTGCTACTTCTACTACTTCTGCCACTTCTACTACTTCTACTACTTCTGCTACTTCTGCCACTTCTACTACTTCTACTACTTCTACGACTTCTACTACTTCTGCTACTTCTACTTCTACTTCTACTACTTCTACTACTTCTACTACTTCTACTTCTACGACTTCTGCTACTTCTACTACTGCCACTTCTACTACTTCTACTACTTCTACTACTTCTACTACTTCTACTACTTCTGCTACTTCTGCTACTTCTGCTACTTCTGCTACTTCTTCTACTTCTGCTACTTCTACTTCTGCTACTTCTGCTACTTCTACTTCTGCTACTTCTGCTACTTCTGCTACTTCTGCTACTTCTACTTCTGCTACTTCTGCTACTTCTACTTCTGCTACTTCTACTACTTCTACTACTTCTGCTACTTCTGCTACTTCTACTACTTCTGCTACTTCTTCTACTTCTGCTACTTCTACTACTTCTGCTACTTCTGCTACTTCTGCTTCTACTACTTCTACTACTTCTACTTCTGCTACTTCTACTTCTGCTACTTCTGCTACTTCTGCTACTTCTACTTCTGCTACTTCTGCTACTTCTACTTCTGCTACTTCTACTACTTCTACTTCTGCTACTTCTGCTACTTCTGCTACTTCTGCTACTTCTGTATAAACGTTAACAATGTTAACGAGCGGATCTTCGTGTAAAAAAACAGAATCTATTTTACAAAATACAGTTCCATCTGCTTGTGATTTTAATAAATGGATTTTTTGTTTTAAATTCGTAAACCTTATGGAGTGATATTTATGATACGTTTCTAAATGATGTTTAAACAGAGATACCCGTTCTGATAAAATGACAGTTTGATGTTCCACGTTATAAATGTAATTGTCTAAATTTAATCCACTTGTTAATTTTAGACGATGAGTTATAATTTCAGTTTCATTTTTTTGAATATCATCCTCTAACTTTTGAATTAATTTTAATATATCTCCATATATTTCCTTCACTGTTACAAAATCATATGCTTTATAAGGGTCTAAATCTTTATAAATAGGATACTTTACATTTTTGTGTTTCATATAGGAAAGTATGGAATGTAACAACTTGTAGTAATCACCATACATACGATTGTCTATGAATTTATAAGATTTATTCATTTCATCGTATTCTAACTCAATCAATCTACTTTGAAATAATAGCGAATCTAACATTTCAGTATGTTCATGTAAATCCATATACCTAGAACAACAGTCTTGAACCGTTTCCTTTATATCATTAAATTCTTTAAGTAGGGAATGTATCGACGTTTTAAGCTCTTCTATTTCATTCATACATTTTACATTTATTTTAAAGTTCTAAGGTATGGAATTTAAATGGGCAACAGAACACGAATCCGTTCTTGCAGAATGGGCTGATAAATCTAATTGTTATAAATGGCTTCATACGAAATGTCACGAAAAGTTCCATTCCCTTCACATTTGGTATACCATTCCTGTTATTGTTATGAGTACGTTAACTGGTACTGCAAATTTCGCTCAAAGTCAAATGCCAGATAATTTTAGAAACTATGCCACTATGATTATTGGAACTGTAAACATTTGTGCGGGTATTATTACCACTATTCAACAATTTTTAAAAATTAACGAACTAAATGAATCGCATCGGGTTGCCTCCATTGGATGGGATAAATTTTATAGACGTATCAAAATTGAACTTTCCAAAAATCCACTGGAACGATTGCCAATCGTTGACTTTTTTAATTCTGCTACGGATGAATACGATAGATTAATGGCAACCAGTCCATTGATTGACAATGACATTCTTGTATTATTTAATAAAACATTTGGAAATTCATTTACTGCTGATTTTTCAAAACCAGAAATTTGTAATTCACTCATAAGTGTTCGGTCCACCATGTATAAAAAAAGCGATATTGACAAAAAGGACAAAATTATGAAGGATTTAGTAGGGGACATTATGATTATTCAAACTGAAAAACAGTCTACAAAAAATAAATTAATTAAAGAATTTTATGAAAAGTTTCAACATGAATTAAAACGTGTACCTACCGAGAATGAATTAATTGATAATTTAATTTTGGATCCATCCGTTCATGACTTATCCATTACGGAAGAAATGATAAGTCATTATTTAGCTGAATTATAATAATTATAGTATAGTATGGGAATTTTCGATCATGACGTATTTAAACATATTATAAGTATTGGGTATGAATTTGAAACCCACGACATTTCTAAAATTTCAATGACAAATAACGACTTTATCGTTTCAAATATTTCAATGCAAGGATTAAAAGATAGAGTTCAATCTGGAGATGCTGTTAAAAGTGGGAACCATCTTTATTCCTTCTATAATTATAGAACAGAGTACATTGATGACCCAGACATGGATGGAGATGATGTAAATCCAGACATAATGATGCATACAACGGTAGATTTTGGAGAAAGTCATTTTGATACATCCCTTTTACCCCATTGTATTGGATTACAAGATAAAAACAAAATGTACGCACTTAAACTTAAAAAAACTTACCCCATTACATTTCCAGGTTCATTGGCTGACTTAACTGAATTCCCTTGTTCTAATTTTACAGGTGTAGAATGGATTGTTACTTACTATAAACCTCCATCTAGTTCATCCATCATCTTAAATACATACATCGATGCTTGTTCTAGAATTTCAGAACAATTAGATCAGTGTGAAAAACAAACAGGCTCTTTTATCATTCGGTCTACGAAAGAGGTAGTTGGCTATAAACATCGACATGTTTATCATAAACCAGGTACAAATCTATTCTTTTTACAAAGAAATGATGGCATTGATACACGGACTGGTAGAAATACATTTTCATTGAACGCAATCACTATAGTTCCCCAGATGACGTTTTGCGCGAACGTTTCTCATGCTATGCAGATCATGTGTCAAATGATAACCCTTCAGCCATTAAAACAAACCTCCATGACAAAATCTCTTAAAAAAATACAAGATGAGTTTGTAGCTGTATATGAATGCACCGCGTCTCTTTTTCCGCATAAAAATGCAATCGTTCAAAAATGTATTTGTTTATTGTCTTTAATTTTGTATAAAGTTGTAACGTATGTAAATAATTTTTCTGTAGGAACAGTTGGACCAGATGACTACTTTAAGGATGTATTAACATTTTCAGTTCGACACTCAAATGCAGTATTGTATAAACGATTAAAAGAATTATTGGAAGAAACGCATTTATCTATGGACATAGTACAACTAGATGCAATTGAAAAATTGTATAAACATTCCGTTACGGCTGTAAAGTTCCCATCCCAACCCGAAGGGTTTGGAGATCCCACCGTATCTTTCCGTTCCTATTTTGATTACATGGACCAAAAAGGGACAGATTGGCTTGAAGACACCGGTATCGTAAAGTTTTCAGCAATGTATGAATTTAAACACGATAACTTAATGATTGAACATAGAGAGTTTGGACCTACCATTGCAACTATGATGAAAGACCGAAATATAAATGTAGTTGGATATGCTCCCACTTTGAAAATGATAACCTCTTTAAATGAAACTATCCTTGCCGATAAACATGCAGTTGATTTACGGGATAAAGTATATGATAAACACACAGGACAGTACACGAAAAAGTGTAAACGGGGAGAAAGCAGAATAAAGGGCGTATGTACGCGAAAAAACATTGGACTTTCTTATTTTAAGTTTTCATGTGACGAAGAACACAGAGAATTACTTGAGTATTTAGTATCGCATGCAAGAAAACAGGCTTCTAATTTTAAAACTGTATTTCCATGGGAACATGAATGTAATGAAAATTATTATGTATACGTTGCTCTTCAACTTCCTCCAAATGAAACGTTGCAAAGTATGCTTCAACATAAGGTTGAACCTGTCATTTACGGATGGATGAATGTTGAACTATCTATTTGGAAAACGTATAGAATTGCTTATGTAAATCACGTAACTGCTCGTACAGACAAAACCGTGTTTAAAAATATTGGGTCCATATTAATTGAACGGATGGAACAGCAAATGATAGAAGGAGGGATTGATTTTATTAAGTTGCTCCCCATTGGAAGTGCAGTTGGATTTTACAAAAAAATTGGATATACGGCGTGCTTAGAGGATGGACCGGATTCACTTGGGTATATGTGTAAAACTCTAAGACGCGACCCTCCAAGTGAATACGCAAAATATGTTAATGCAACATGGAAGAAGGAAAAGGCCGCCCATACTGCTGAATTGAAACTAACTATGAAAGAAATAAAAAAACATTTATCTAAAGCTGAAAAAAAGATAATGGATGAAAAACTAGAAGAGGATGAAACGTTTATAGAACAAATGGTTTATTTATTCATGGAAAATGGTATAGATGAAGTTAAAAATGCACTTAAAACTTAAAAACATTCATCCATATCAGGTTCAACTATATCGTATACTTTAATTTTATCCAGAATCATATCCAGTCTGGCACATGTTTGATGACAGGCAGAATACGTTTCCTTTAAATTCATAATACCCATTTTCGTTTTACACAAATATTCATTCATTCCATCCTTTTTAATGTGTGTGATGGCATCATTGATGACCCGATTTACAGTTTTAATCATTTCATTTCGGTTATCTTGTCGTTTCCATCGTCTTATTCCTTCAGGTATAAATAAATAACCCGTTTCAATGTTTAAGTAAGCATCCCGCGTTATTAATTTCTGTCCCTTTTCAATCTTCTGCAATAATTTTAAATTAATAATGATTTCTTCAAGCTCCATTTGTATTTATATTTATTATATTATGTATTGTATGAAAGAATTAAAAGATAAAATACAACAATTACTAACTATCATCGAACAACTTGATATTGCCGCTGCTACTGCCACTGCTACTGCCACTGCTACTGCCACTGCTACTGCCACTGCTACTGCTACTGCTACTGCTATAGAAGTTACCACATTATTTAACATGAATATGTATATAAAATGTCTAATACATGAATTGAGAACTCCAATAACGGAATGTATACTTGGATTGAATATAATAGAACAGGTTGTATCTTCTGAAATGGTAACAACTGTGGAAATGTTGTACAGATCATTGAATTACATGGAAGATATATTAAATAAATTTTATTTAATTCAAAATGGCAAACTTACATTGAATGCGTTTGAGTTATTTGATGTGAATGAATTAATCCAGGATAGTATTCAATTGTTGCAATATAATATAAAGGAAATGAAGGTTTCAATTAAATGTAGTATAAATTTAAATGAACCAATTTATGGTGATAAAATTAATTTAAAACATTGCATTATAAATTTAATTAAAAATGCAATTAAATATGGATCCATTTATAATAAAATTACAATCCATGTGTATAAAAATGGAAATGGTTGTATTATTTCAATTGCGGACAATAACAACTTCATTCCTAAAAAAATAAAAGATAATCTATTCAAACCATTTAATTCAACTTCTGGATCTGGACTGGGATTATACATTTGTAAACAAATTATAGATTTACATGATAGTAAAATCTATCATGAATATGACAAAGGGAATAAATTCATTATTGAATTATGTAACCCATGTAACCCATGTAATCATTGTGTGAATTGTGAACTCGACTGCAATAAGTGTATTAATCAGGAAATTGATATTGAACAATGTGCAAATTTTGTAAATATAAATGAAATACCAATTATTGAACATTTGCATAAAATTATTATAGTAGATGATAGTGCATCCATTCTTAAATTAATGTGTAAAATGTTTAAATCTCCTACGAATACTATAATAACAGCAACAGATGGTCTAGATGCCATTGGTAAAATATGTAATGGAGATTTTGACATTGTATTTATAGATAATCAAATGCCAAATTTAACTGGATCCCAAACAATCAAACTGTTGAGAGGTATACATTTTAATAAAATAATTATTGGCATTACGGGTAGTTATAATTTGGACTTAAGCGAATTTAATGGAAGCGGTGCTGATTATGTATTTACAAAGCCTTTAGATAAAACAAAAATAGAAATAATTCAATCTTTTTTATCTAAAAATGTAACTAGACAAAGTAACAAAACGCTACAACTTGTTAATTCACAATTAGAATGGGTTTAGTAATATTCTATGAGAGTGTGAATGATTTGTTTGAATGCTCGTGCTTCCATAGCTTCTTGTATTTTATGTTTTTGAGGTATCATTTCATAAAATATACTTCTGTCATCAAATGGATGGATGAGGTTAACTTTGAAATACACAATTGAATCGGACCGGGTTACAAATATCCCCTTTTCTAGTACACATCGTTTTCCTACATATCTTTTTATTTTATACATTTTACCTATTTCTAAAGCATCAATTGATACACATTGAAACAACATTTTTTTTTGTTACTTCGTTTAAACTTGAAATATCAATTTTTTCGTCTATGGTCGTACTCTTTTACGTTTATGTTAGTTTTACGCCCGAACTTTTCTTATACTTACGCAGTTTTTTATATGAATCAGTTGATACACATGAAAAAGAAATTAAGATGAAATGTTTATGGCACGAACCATTTAAGAAATGGATTCCAGTTCATCCAGTGTAATCATTTAATACGTCGCAAAATGTACGTACTCGAACAAACTTATATTCAGTCTTGCGGAGTTCAATACTAAATTCAATATCTAAGTTTGTCAATGCAGAAATATTGAAACAATAGCTATCATTACGACTCCTATTATTACCAGATTTATCACATATAAGTTCATGACGACAACGCAACAATTCATCACATATACAACGATTAGCCTCCTCCATCCGCCCCATCACCACTCCTGTTATATATATACATTCTACTTTATTTTGTATGCGAAATACGTCCATAGGATGAACCGTTCTTGTTTTACGTGGTTCAACTGTAATAGTAGTACATTTTACATTCAGGGTGGTTCGTGCGTAATCAAATAACACGTATATGTTCCCATCAACTACTGGAGACGAAATGCTACCATAACCCAAAGTCTTATGTAATACGCATTTACCGTAAGCATACACATTAGAGTGTTCAATGTCAGTAACTCGTGCAGTAATTTGGTCCGTTGTAGTTTCAATCGATTTTAATGCTGTAACGGTTTCATTCAACTTACTTATGTCTTGTTTATTTTTACCGTTACATTCCGCGTATAACTGTATTCGTTCATGACAAGACGCAAGTTCTAGGCGGAGGTCATTCATTTCATTTGAAACGGAATCATCAATTCGATTCAGTAGTTGTAACAGTTCATTAAGTTCTGGATGCCCATTCATTTTTGGGTGTAGATCTGCAATTTTATTCACATAGTCAACCATACAGGTAATTTTTTCTTTCACATTCACAAACTCTTCACAATTCATAGTGTCTTGAAAATCCATCGCAGTTTGAAAGGTTTCAATGTCTGCTTTCAATGAATCGCGTATGGTTGTAATTTTATCTTTTAAACTAACATGTTTTCGCTTCCATTTTGAGTTCATGTTGTACACTTTTTCATTCAATGCAATTACAACTTCAGTTAAGTCGTGATTAGTTTCTTCTAATTGTATCAGTTTATTGATTATCTTCAGTCGCGTTACAACAGACACATTTAATGAAACTATCAAAAGTATACTCACAACAGTATAACATAGTAGAACCGCTCCTACAATTACGTGAAATGAATCAATTGGTACACTCATTCCGTAAACAACAAGAGACATCTTTTACTACTATAATTCTAAAATGTTATTATCAATTTTTAAGTATTTCTATAAATTATACTGCGTTAAGTTGACCTATAAAATTTTATAATATGGAGTATGTTTTTTATTTTCTAATCCTCTTAAATTTATTTCTAATATATAAAATTCTTTATGAATAGATAATGGCAAAAAAACATGGATTTATAAATCCCCATATTCCAGTAGTTATTTTATTAATATATAAGTATTACCATTTTTATATTCATACTGATTAAGACCACGCATATAACCTGTAATTCCCCAAAAAGTTCCAATAAAACATAATTTATTATATTTTACAATATTTTTATACATTAATACTACTAAATCACAATTAATTTATTTAACATTGATGAGTAATCAATAGGTTAGCTAATGTTCTGCCATACTATTTGTTTGCAAAAATATTTATCATGTTGGATAATTCACTTTGTAACGATTTAATTTTTTTATGCAACTCTTGAATATAGGTTTGTTGTTGATTTAGAACAGTTAGAATTTCATCCCCTTTTAATATCTTATCTCCCATTTTAATGGAAAACGTTCGATCCCTTTCATTTTTCATCAACCATTCCATAACGTCGGGCTTATTTGATTTATCACCTGCAACGTATGATTTTAAACTAGAATGAACATCTTGTTTAAAAAAATTTAAAAGAACTGGATCTTGAATAAAATCTTCCATTTTCATAGTGGTTTCTTTTACATTATTAACGTGAAGCAAACTTGTTTTATCTACAGTGTTATGATCATGTGCTACTACCAAAATTACCTTTTTAGGGTCAAGTTGAATAAACGGAATGGTATAGTTCTTTAAAAACTGTTTTTCTTCTGCCATACATGCATTCTCTTCATAAGATGTAATATCCAATAGTTCCCGTTTAAGAGCAAATGTTCCTGCGGTGGCATGCATTGGTCCATATGGTCCAAACTCAATTATTTTTTTAAGATGATGATAGTAAATGTGAATTATACTTGACCCAGCACATAACGCATAGCTATTCGTCAAAACATGTACTGCATGAGATACTCTTTCTGGCGGATAATAGTCATCATCATCCATATATACTAAAATGTCTCCTTTACAGTGGGAATGCATGATGTTTCTTTTTTTTCCAAGGACATGTTTTGTATCTAGTCGAATGTACTTTACCAGGGGTATATGTTTTACTAAATCTTCAATCGGGTCTGTTCCATCATCTACAATAATCCATTCCATTTCTCCTTTATAGTCCTGTAATTCAAAACATCGAACCATCATGGGTATAAAAGGTCGTCGATTAAACGTAACCGTACATACTGAAACTAACATTTTCTATTTCACTTTATTATTTTTATATAAAGTATACAATATATATAATAGACATATTCCAAGCCCACTTGTAACTTGTGGGACAAGATATGTAGTGGAAGCTCTTAATGTCAATAGCATAAATATAATGGTTAGACTTGATTTATGTTTTAAAATTTCTTTAAACACGACAGATAGACCTGGTGCATTTGCAAAAAAAGGTGAAAACACCAAAAATGTGCCAAAGTATATGTACGTAGCCACTGATATGATAATCCACCATGGAATATAAGTAAATGATAAAATTATGCCCGTCATACCAAGCATAAACGTGTTAAGCAGACATCCTATGCCAATTTCATCGCATTTTCCAATTCCGTATCCCCATGCAGTAATAGCCGCAAACGTAAACATAAATGAATATTCTTTAAGCATTGATCCAATGCCTGCTAAAACAAAACTTATATACGGGATGATTGACGTCATATAAAATAAAATGTAAGGGGATGCATAGAATAACAATAAGTTTCCAAATAAATCTGGGTATAAATAGTCTTTACCTGCGTAAGCTCCATGAGCGTATATTTCTCTCCAAAATGAAAACACGTAAGCCCACGTATCAATGTACCAGTTAAAATATTCATTGTAAATAGTACCAGGTTCTTTTCTAAAACCATAAGGGGCTCCAATGAGTGAGTTTATAATGCCAACTGGTTTTTGACCAATATAAGGTGATTTAGTTTCGTCATAAGGAAACAATTTATCTATTTTGGATGAATTGCAAATGGCAGTAACCGACCCTCCGATATACCCTATTCCAAGTAAGTAAACGATGTTGTAAAGTACATCTTTACCAAATCCAGTTACATTTCCTATTGGAGTTTTTGACATTACTATTTAATCATAAAATAGTTTTTAACAAGTTAAACGTATTTTTTTTAAAAAGTTAAAATGAATAGAGATGAACGGTTTCTTTCTCTAGCAACAAGGCACGCACAGAGTTCAATTATGCAAGGTCGTCATGGATGTGTATTAACCATGAATGGGAAAGTTGTTGCTTCTGGCTATAACAGCAATAGAACGTATTCCAGAGATGGTATGATACATACATGTTGTTCATGTCATGCTGAAATTGCTGCATTGAGAAATGCACAAAAAAGAAAGGTAGTTCACTAAGAAAAGAAAAAGGCTTATTTTATACATTGTTCGATTAAATAGACATAATGAATTAAATGAATCGAGACCATGTATTCATTGTTGTGAAGTATTACGTAAGTTTGGTGTTAAGAGAATAGTATATACTACGGATACAACTTATGAATCAGTAAAATTAATAAATTATGTTCCTCGTGATAGAAATACAGTGGGTTACAAATACATTAAGGTCTTACTTGGTGACATAAAAAATTGAAACAATATTAGATTGCATAATTACATCGAAAACTTAACATGGATATACAACCAGCCCTTCGCACACGCTCATCGAAACGAAACAAACGCGGTATAGAACACAAAAACAAATACGCTGAAAATGCATTCTGGAAACGTGCAAAATCCATTGCCCTTCACAAACAATCGCGGGTTGATAATCAGTTTGAAGAATCCGACCTGATTGAAAATCAAAGGGTTTACGAACCTACCACAACCTACCACAGAGCTACAATTTTCTACTACTTCGTAAACGACGAGTAACCATTTGATTTTAAATTTCTTACATAGCAGGACATGTAAGTTTTTTTTTGTACATTGAAGGTCTTACTGGGAATCGAACCCAGTTTGCATGATTCAAAGTCACGAGTCATAGCCATTAGACCATAAGACCATATTTATTACAAAACGAATATCTTTATATTGTTAACTTTTATTTTCTAGATTTTAGTTTTCTAATTTTATTTCTAGACTTTCTATAACGAGTTCGTTTTCCACCATATCCAGTATTAAAGGAATTGCACTGTATTCTTCTGCAGAACACCCTACAATCGCATATTGTAACTCTTTAGCAATGTCCATGTCTGGGACTGGTCGACGAAGAAGAGCAGAATAAGAAGCACATCCAAGCCCGCCAAGATTTTTTTTTATGAATAGTCATACCAGGTGGAACAGGAACAATACTTTCGGTCAAATCACCATGACAATCAATAAAAATTCCTAAGTGTGATTGTTGCAATGATGCCATAATATTAATCATATAAAAATCATTCTAATCGGTGGACTAAACCGTCATAAATGGAGATTATTTGTTTATTCTAAGGTCTATACGATGCATATCCTAATAAAGATAAATAAGATAGAGGAACGGTTTAATGTTTCCTAAACAATCGCGATTAATTTGCCAGGGATAATCCAAACATCCTTGGGGTCACATTTAACATCAAATACCCTTGTAAGTTTTGATGAATTTTATATTTTAAAGATATTTTTCAATTTCATGGTAAAATAAAAAGTATTTTGGATGATTTTTTTAAAAGCGGATTGGGAGTATTATCGATTTTAACTAACGTATCGTCTAAAAACGGTAAAATGACAATGGATTGTTCTAATAAATTACTATATTCGGTTAATACTTCCTTTAAAAACGTAATTCCATGCATTTCTCGATTTAAACGCGCCAGTTTTAAACAAGCACTTATTTTTATAGTCAGAATTTTATAACCATGATAAGAAGATAAACTCGCATCTAATGTTTTATTAATACCAATAAAAAGTTCAACTGCTGAAATACATGCACATAATAAACTGATTAAACAATTAACAGTGCTTGTTGCTTGTTGATCTATATACCGAGAAAGCCCTACGCTAAATACTGAGTTCAAACTTGAAAAAATAATGATAGGAATTCGATAATAGTAGAGTTGACATTTCATGTGTAAATAAACCTTTCGATGTTCCTCTTGTAAATAATCCGCATTTGTATTTATATTTTTTAAAACGAGTTCAATATCGTCAGTCCACGAGTCTTCGGATGTATCATCCGATTTTGTATCGTCCATACTTTTATCCTTCATTTTTTTCATAGTATAAAACGATTTATGCGTTTATTTGAAATATATAAACTCATTCTGTTACATTAAAATGAATATGAATTATATATTGAATAGAACAACGCACGAACAGGAAATGACCGAATTCTTACAAAAGTTTAATAAATATGATGCAAAAAGTAAGAAATGTATTTACATTTATGGTCCGCCAGGGTGCGGTAAAACCACATTTGCTAAAAATATTTTGAGATTTTTGGAGTATGACACCATTACGTATGATGCAGGAGATAATAGAAATAAAACTATAATTGATAGCATTAACATAAGCAATATGTCGGATAAAAATATAGTTAGTATTTTTACAAAAAAACGAAAAAACATTGCCGTTATCATGGATGAAATCGACTGTATGAATAATGGAGACAAAGGTGGTATTAATTCATTGATTAAACTAGTTCGCCCTAAAAAAATTAAACGGCAAACACACGAAGAGATAACCCACGTTCCTATTATTTGTATCGGCAATGTTATTCAAGATAAAAAAATAAAAGAACTCATGAAATACTGTTTGGTAATAGAGTTAAAAGGACCAACTGCGGTTCAAATAAAAAAGGTAATGGATGATATTGTTCCGTCCTATGCTCACGTTTCATCTCATGTAACGAATTTAAAAAAAGTATATCAACTTCTTCAATTAAAAAATCAAAACTTTAGTGGAGACATAAACTCCATGTTTTATACAAGCATACATGAAGATTCGAAACAGATGACAAAACGCATTATAAATCAACCCAATGCATTTAAAGATCATAGTTTGGTGAATGACACGGATAGAACGGTGATTGGACTATTATGGCACGAAAATATAATTGATTTACTTTCAAAATTTCAAATGAAAGAGGCCATCCCACTTTACATTCTTTTACTGAAAGAGATATGTTTTGCAGATTATATTGATAGAATTACATTTCAGAAACAGTTGTGGGTTTTTAATGAAATGAGTTTCATTCTTAAAACCTTTTACACTACTTATTTATTTCAATTAAAAAATAAGCAACAGTTTAAACTTACGGATGCTCGTTTTACAAAAGTGTTAACTAAATATTCAACTGAATATAACAATAGCAGTTTCATTCAAAAAATGTGTATGGAACTAAACATGGATAAGAGTGATTTATTTTCACATTTACAATATTTAAAAACGACCCACACTGAAAATGAAATCGCTACTATGTTTGACCATACTGAAATAACCCTATTGGATGTTCAGAGAATATTTAGATATTTAAATAAATGTGATGAACTAATTTAAACTAAAGTTTGTAAACTAGATTATGGATTATACAATCGATTGTTCGTATGATTCAACTGAAACGTATCAACAAGCATTATTAACTATATTTCATTCGGAGTATTCCATGCTTGCTACTAAAATTCAAACACTATATGATACGACAGAAAAAACAGATAAGCTAATGAACATTTTAGGAAAAGTTCAATCAATCACGCCAGTAGAAACGGATATGGCCTTTTTCATACTTTTCAGCTATGAATATTTCGCACATACACATGCGTTTTTTAAAGAGGAAGAAAGTGGACAAACAACTGCTTATGATTCGTTATGTTCTATTTTTAAATAGAGTGTTAAAGAATGAAAGGTTCTTTAGACAATGCCGTAGTTTATTACGTTGTGGTTGTAGTTGCCATTCTTAACATTATAGCTTATATAAGTGTACAAGACTGGAAATCAATGGGATGTTTTGTAGTTGCTGGAATGGGAATGTACGCTTTCAGTCAAAATAAAACAATTCTTCTTATTGTTGCTATCTTAGCAGCGGCCATTTGTAGAGCTACTTACGTAGAAGGTATGGAAACAAAACCTAAAACACCAAAAGATAAAATGGCTGATCTTAAAGAAATCATGAGTGGAGCCAATTTAGAAGGACTTACACAAAATGCTGATAAATTAGTGAAACGGCAAAAAGATTTGTTTAACATGGCAGATAAAATGGGTCCAATGATGAAACAGGCATCCGATATGATGAAACAATTGCCTGAAGGCTTTTTAGAAAAGGCAATGGAGAATTTTAATAAACAACATAGTTAATGGATTGTAATGCCCCAATTAACATTAAAAAAACAACAGATAGATGTTCCCTAAAGTGTTTATTGTGGTATAAGTATGGAAACAGTAGTTGTACTGTGAAAAACGCAGCAGATCAGTTATTAATTACCTATGACGGTGAGAGTGACGTTATGTTTAATTCAGTTAACTATAACCCAGTTGAAGTTAGAATTTTTAAACCATCCATACATCAATTTGACGGTACAAAAGCAGATGCTGAAATTGTAATTGTGCATAAAGGGTCGAATGGAGGTCTTTTATTATGTATTCCATTACTTACATCTACTGATGCGAATGCGAGCACTGCTACAAATTTATTAAACGATATCATTAAAAATTCGCCCGGAACAGATCAAACTACATCTTTAAATTTATCTGAATTTAATTTAAATTTTATAATTCCAAAAAGTTCTTATTTTTCATATACAGGAACATTACCGTATAATTGTGATAAGACAGAATATAACTATGTGGTATTCCCTAAAAATAGTTTAAAGGTGGACAACAAAACCATGAAGCATCTAGGTAATCTAATTCACGATTCATATATACCTATACATGAAAGAAAGTGTTATTTCAATGAAATGGGCACAAAAACCAATGGATTTTCAGGAGATGGTCAAATCTATATTGATTGTCAGCCTACTGGCGAAGAAGGTGAAATTATATACAAGGAACACTCTTATACTAAGCCTATGAATTTGGAATGGTTGTACTCATTTTTATATGTAATTATTGGAATTATCATATTGTGGTATAGTGTAAAACTTCTAAACTTTTTATTTATTTTTGTAAATAAAATGAACCAGTTAAAGATTGAGGAAAAATTTTAAATGTATACTATATGGCAACTCGTCGAAAACGAAACCGTAGACGTAAAACAAAACGAGGTGGATATAGGCAGTATTTATCCAACGTTGGGTTTGGTACAGGACACCAACCTTCGTTTGATCCTTCCATGTCAAGTCCTTCTGCCATCCGAATGGTTTCAAATTGGAATTCCTAAAAAAAATGTATAAGTTTAAACTTAATGGATTGGACTAATTTAGAATTAAAACAAGAACCATCCTCTTACCCAACCATTGCAATATACAATGAACAAGGGGAAGACGATGAGTTTGATTATGAAAATTTCATGCAATCTTTTCAGATTGAAACCGTGTCTAAACCTGCATCCGATAAAAAAATGCGTAGACTACCTATTAAGTTTTATACAGTTGTTAAAATGGATATGATCGTTATTCAGGCAATCAAAACAAATCTAAGGCCTAAATTAATCACGTGTAATCCAATTGATCCTCCGTCAAGTGATACTCTCTACTTTTTGAATAATCGGCGTATGTTTTTAACCCAAGTGTTAGACCTAGTGAAAGGGTATAAACAAATAAAGGAAGTTACATGTGATAGTCTTGCACTTAAGTTTGAATTATTACCCCATCAAAAACTTGCCAGATCTTACATCAATGCATCTACTCCTTACAGAGGGTTGTTATTATACCATGGGTTAGGGTCTGGGAAAACATGTACTGCAATTGCCATTTCTGAAAATCTTAAGGCGTTCAGACAAGTCATTGTCATGACACCTAAATCACTTGAAATGAATTTTTTACAAGAATTAAAGAAGTGTGGCGATACCATGTATTCTTTACAGCAAAAATGGACTTGGACGACCGATCCAACGCCAGTCCAGTTACATGAAAGATGTTTAACCATGAGTGATTTATTTAAAAGGGATTTTTCTAAAGGGCTCTGGATTAATTCATATGAACCCTCCAATTTTGACATACTTAGTGAAAGCGATCAAGAATCTGTAAAAAGACAAATCGATATCATGATTCATAAAAAATATGAGTTTGTAATTTACAATGGTAACGGTAAAACCATTCAGGGGTACGCTTCATCTCCTGTAAATCAGTTTTCAAATAAATTGATAATTATTGATGAAGCACACAATTTCGTAACTAGAATTGTAAATAAATTAACAGTTGCCGATTCGTTATCGTGTAAATTGTATCGCAAAATAATGGAGGCTGAAAATTGTAAAATTGTGATGCTTACAGGAACACCAATGATCAATCAAGCACATGAAGTTGCTGTATTATTCAATATGTTGAGAGGATACATGTACAAGTGGACATGTAAAACAGATGTAACAGAAGAAGTCATGCGGGCTAACTTTCCTGACATGGACACTTTTAAAACTACGCATGGTGCCATTACATTTACACAATTACCACATGGGTTTGTTCGCCCTACACCAACATCCGTTGCTGTGTACCAAAAAAATTATGATTCAAGCACGTTTTCTGCACGAGTAACTGAGTTTTTCAGAGGAACTGGTGTAACTAAAAAGTTTTACACCGCATTACCAGATGATCCAGTGGTGTTTAATGAAAAATTTATAGATAGTACCGATTCGCATAGATTGGTTTTATTTCAACACAGAATTGCCGGTCTTGCTTCTTATTTTCCAGACCTTGCCAACTTAATGCCTGTATTACATCGAACAAATTTCATTAAAATAGAAATGTCTGCCATTCAGTTTAATGAATATATTGGTATAAGAATAAAAGAACGCGAACAGGAAAAGAAAAGTACTAAAAAAAGTCTCGCTAAAGGAGATGAAGGGTCATCTACGTACCGCATTAATTCACGGTTAATATGTAATACCACTTATCCCAATTCAGCAAGGGATTACAGACCGAAAAGTAAAGAATCAGAAGTTATTTCTAAAGAAGACGACGAAGAAGAAGAGGAAGAAAAGGTTAGAGGTAGAGAAACATTTTTTAAGGCAATTGATAAATCGGATTATTGCGACCAGATTAAATTGTATAGTCCTAAATATGCGGCCATTTTACAACAAATTAATACCATTGAAGCGGTAAATCCAACCCAACTTCATTTACTATACAGTCAGTTTCTTAATATTGAAGGTATTAAATTGTTTTCAAAAGTTCTGGATGCGAATGGATACACCGAGTTTAAACTAAAGCGAACAAAGATATGGAAGCTTGACGTAGAAGATAAAACTAAAAAAATGTATATGATTTATGGCGGATCAAAAATAAGTGTTGAACAAAAGGAGTTGTTCCGAAACATTTTCAATAAAAACTGGGAAGCCGTTCCTACAGAATTAAGAGATGAAGTAAAAGATCTTGTCATTCCTCTTTTTATGATTACTTCAGCAGGAGCAGAAGGTATATCATTGAAAAAAGTTCAAAACGTACACATTATGGAACCCTATTGGAACCCCATCCGCATTGACCAAGTCATTGGTCGTGCCAGACGTATTTGTAGTCATACTGAATTACCCAAAGAAGAACAATACGTGAATGTATTCATGTACATTATGATATTACCTGCAGACGTGAATATAGCAGAGGTAAGAGATGATGACGTAAATGGTGTTCCTGGTACAACAGACGAATACTTGCAGTGGAAATCAACTAAAAAGCGTGATGTTTCAGAAATTATAACACGCTGCATTAAAAATGCATCCATTGATTTTTCTTTGAAAAATGAACTTGCTAAACCAGCTCCTCATCCAGAAGACGTAATCTTATACGACCCAGACATTGATTTAGACGCAGATGCCAAAAGTCTCGATCTAAGTGGTAAAAAGTCCATGGGTCAAATTAAACTAAAAGGAGAACAAGTTTTTAAAGTTGGAACGGTAGAAGATGCAGACCATTTCCGTGAACTTTTTACGATGGATGATGTATTGTGTGGATACGCAAAAACATTACCTAGAGTACCCCCTAAACTTTACACATTAAGCAAAGAAGAGACTACTCTATCTAAATTATTAGCTAATCTTGTCTAGTTTAGCCATAATTATATAAAGTAATTCTTTAATTTCAGATAATTCTTGTAAAGGGGGTGGAATGGTGTTATATCTATCTTGATTTTTTTTAAGACGTTCTTCGTATTCACTTAATTGGATTTGTTTCTTGAATTCATAAAGAAACAATTCATTTTTTTCACTTAAAGAACCTTCTCTTTTATGGATAGATAGTAAAATGGCCTCAAATAAGAGTTTGCTGGTTTCAATATCAACCCCTTCTTTAAATCCATTGGTTTGTACTAAATGGTCCCACAATTTTCGTTTATTTTGAACCGTATCCATTTTTGAAAATTATAAAATCCCATTTAAGTTTTATTTGGGTATTAATTTAATGAATTCATCCATGTGCATCGTTCCCATAGATAAATTACAGCTTTGACATATCGGTCTCAGATTTTCAAGCGAATCTGAACCACCCTTACTTTTTGCCAAAACGTGACCGCAATGAAACATTGTTATGTGAATGGGCATTATACCACATACCATACACATGGATGTTGCAACATTCCTACCTACGTAACGATCCCATACAGCAAGACCAAACGTTTTACGCCCACATGGACTACCTGCTTTATCTGTCCCTTTACCAGTATAGGTTGGAATAACTGTCTGGTCTGTAAGATAAGGAATAAAATTACAATTTTTTAAAGGCATAATAAATTTAGATTTGACACATGTTGCTTCTTCCGCATAATACGTATGCAACGTTAATGCACTCATAAATTCACTCTGTTTTTTTTCCATGTCAGCAATGACATCTTCTACCGTTTGGAAAGGAGATAAATATTCGGTTACTTTTTCAAGAAACGCCTTTATCGTAAACAGTTTAGAGGCCGACCGTGTTTTTGTAAACAATTCCATTTGATTGTAATGTTGGGTAAGATCATCTACTAAACACGCAACGTCTTTCGGTAACGAAACGTAGGTCATATTTTTATACGAATCCTTATTGATTTCGCAAAACAATTGCCGCATTTCATCATCATTGGTAATCTTATAAATTAGCAGGTCACAAGGATAAAGAACATCGGTTCGCTTCATCATTTCAAACCGATGTTGCCCATCCATTAAATATAATTTAGAGCCATGATACGCACATGTCACTTGTGCTTTTAGCACAAAATAGTGTGGATTTGCTTTATTTGATACGACCATTTCATTTACTTTGTCTTGGTCTAAATCCGACTGACACAATGGTTTAGACAAATCAAGTTTTATTACTTGATCGCATGGTAGTGTAAACTTCAACACCTTTTCAGTTTTAAATGTTGGTTTTGTTCCCACCCTTGCAATCATTTGTTTTTCAAATGATTTCATTTTAGCAGAATTTAATTATTAGTTCATTTTTATATTTAAGTTTTTTTATATTTATGTTTAACAATGGAAGAAATAGTTTCTAAATTAAAACCTAAAAGGGTTCATTTTAAACGAACGGATGGAGTTCCTTTACCTGAATGTGAATGTCCTGAGGACGTACAAAAAAGTCTACCACTTCTGGTTAAATCATCAAGCTATACGTGGGGAAACAACAAGGTTCAGTTTTTCTATAACGGTAAAGATTGCGATGATAAATTCAACCATATAGCAACTCTACTTTCACTTATTCAGCCACAACATCATCCTCTACATGCTGACATTTTTCTATCTCCCGTTAAAAAATATTATCCAGAAGATAAAGTGTTTGGACCTTCCAATGTAAATACGGGGTATGCTTCAAGTGAAAAAATAGTCGTTTATCGAGAAGAAGAATGGCTAAAAGTATTCATTCATGAATGTTTTCATTTTTTTAATTTTGACGCTTTATTGTTTTCTCCAGATTTAACACCACGCATATTAAAATTATTTCCAGTCAACTCTAAGATAAACGTATATGAATCATATTGTGAAACATGGGCAAGAACAATGAACTGTTGTATGATTGCTGCTTATACAAACGTACCCGTTTCAGTTTTATTAAAACGAGAGAGAAAACATTCTGTACGACACATGGTAAACGTATTACATCATATGGATTTAAATTATCACGACCTTCACCAACCATCTTCTTTTACCGAAAAGACAAACGTATTAGCCTATGTTGTTCTGTGTAGCATTGTCATGAATACAGATTACCTTACAACTTGTCCTTTTCAAATAAAGGATGTGGAAACTTACATGAAATGTATAGAAGATAATTATAAAAAAGAAGATTTTATTCTTGCTATAAACCATACCATACCTCAAAAAACAACCACCATGTCTATTTTATCTATTTAACTTGTCCATAAGAATAAGACGTAGCCGTTGTATTTGTATTTGCGGTACTAAAAGTTGTTGTAAATGTATACTCTCCAGTTGGGGCAACTGTATTATAATTTAATGATGTATACACAGGTCTAGATGGAATATTTCTAGTAGTGGGAGGAATCACATTCACAACTTTTATAAATATAGTAAATGTATAATCAGGTATAACAACAGAGGCTAACCTAGTTTTTGCGTTATCTGATTGAGAACTACATGTAGCTATTTTACCATAAATGTTATATACATCCCCTACAACAAATGTGCTAGGAAAAAGTGTAGTTCTACCAATAGACGTAAAACAATTTATCATTTGTGTAGCTACTGCAGTATTTTTCCAAAAATCGTTACATTCCAATACTCCAAATGTTGCTAGTTGATCTGCAACCTTTTGTTTTGCTACTGGCGACATTACAGCATATGCACTATCTGAATTTATCTCTTTTTTACTTATATACATAATCAAATTTTCTATTAGATTATTTCCACTTGCATCAAGACATCCAGTACTGAAAGAAGCTTTTCCTGCATTTGCAATGTCATTAAGGCCAGTAACTCCGTGTATTATATCATCAGGCAGTACATTATGAGCCAATGCATCTTGTAAAAATGTATTATTAAACAAATTATCTGTAAAATAACTAAACATTTGTGCAGGAGTTACATAAACTGTAAGGGTTTCTATGGTAGACGCAGGCGTGGCAACAAGACCTAAATAGGTAGTTAAATTATTGGTTATATCAAACCCGCTTAAATTAAGTGTAATGGAAGAAACCGGAAAATCCGAGTTAGTAACAATAGATACGTAATCTTTCAAAATAGAGGTGGATGAAAGATTTAGGGCTAATTGTACTTCTGTACCTTCTAATGTATCTACTGTTGAAATAGAGGTTAATGATTTATTCGCATTATTTGTAGAAAACACTGAGTTTAATGTAGACAATAATGTTCCGGGAACGATGTTTACCCATTCACCTCCAATTTTATATTTGGTTACAATTAATGCTGTATAATTTGCAAATACCCCATTTGTAAATAGATGAGTGGTTCCACTCAACGTAACAGGGTTAGTTCCAATTCCAATTAACGTATATGTACTTAATTGTGTTGGATAAGTTGCCGAATAGAATGCATAATTATCTATCAGAAATGAATAGGATATACCCCCTGTATAAGTACCTGTAAATAGATTAGTTACATGTGGAAGTGTAAGAATTGTAAAGTTTGGTTCAAACATTATATTTGCAGATAGTGCAGAACGTACTTCTGTATGGTTATATGTAGTAAAATCTACAAGATTGTTTAATGCAACAGTACTCGGTTTAGTAACTGCACCCATTCCAGGCATAAATTTAAACTCATTTCCTAGGTTAGTTAATGATGTATTACCGACAGTACCAAACTGACCAGAGTTATTACCAGTACTCCATAATGTATTATCACTCATTAATACAAATGTATTATATGCACTACATAAAACAGCGGAAGGTATCCGTAACCCAGTATTCATTTGTGTTAATACGTACGTATCGATAGTATCACCCTTACCTAACTGACCAACTGAGTTATCGCCAGTACCCCATAATGTATTATCATCCATTAATACAATTGTATGTTGAATTCCACACGAAACAGATATAGGAGTTCTTACACCCGTATTTATTTTCGTTAATGATGACCTATTCACAATATCTCCAAGACCTAACTGACCAAATGAGTTATCGCCAGTACCCCATAATGTATGATCATCCATTAATACAATTGTATGATATAGCCCACCCGAAATAAATATAGGTATTTTTCCAAAGGTATTCATTTTCGTTAATGATGACCTATTCACAATATCTCCAAGACCTAACTGACCAAATGAGTTATTATCAATTCCCCATAATGTATTATCATCCATTAATACAATTGTATGTTGTTTTCCACACGAAACAGATATAGGGGTTCTTAAACCAATTATCATAATTTTGGTTAACACATTTACATTACTATTGACACTAGAACCAAATCCTGTACGCCATAGAGTATTATCATTCATTAATACAATTGTATGATATGCCCCACACGAAATAAATATAGGTATTTTTCCAAAAGTATTCATTTGAGTTAATACACTTTTATCACTATTATCCGAAGTACCTAACTGACCATAGAAGTTATCGCCAGTACCCCATAATGTATTATCATTCATTAATACAATTGTATGATTTGCACCGCACTTAGTAGATAAAGGTATTTTTCCAGTAATCATTTGGGTTAATGCGGTCTTATTAGTATTGTCACCCGTGCCTAACTGACCATGGGAGTTATTACCAGTACCCCATAGTGTATTATCACTTTTAATTAATATAAAAAACCCTTCATTCAGATCCAATAAATACCTGTAATATTCAATATTTTTGGTAAAATATATAAATTCAATATCTTGACATGTACTTTCCATGATCCAATTGCCTCCATATTTAACATTACCAGTTTTATCACTTGATGCTCCTACAATAACATTGGTGTTAGTTGTTAATTGTTTATAATAGGTATTCCATTCTGGATAGTTTAATGTGTTACATGCCAGATAGTCTATATTTTTCACGTTAAATTCTTTAATTATATATATTATAAAAGATAAATTACTATATTCATCAAAAGGTTGATTATCCAGAAACATATTTACAGGATTAATCACAAAGGCAATACCAATTCTTTCAATTGTTGTAAAGGTCTGTCTTAATACTGATAACACTTCTTTTTTTGTAGTTGCGGAAGAATACATAATGGACAAAGTATTTCCATTTACAGAACTAACCAGACCATCTTTAATATCCCTGTCTATAAACAACACATTTAACATTTACATTACACCTATATTATTTCAAGATATCAGTTATTATTCTTAATAACATAACTCAATTGACTTAATAGATTTTCATCTACTTGAGTAGTAGATGAATTACATAGAATACGCGTAACTATAAGGGATTTACAATTTGGAAATGAACTTGTATCAAGTGGATACAATATACCCATTAATGCAATCGGATACCGTCCAAATGCTACACCAATTAATATAATAGAATAAGACGAACAGATTATTCCAGTAGCTGAATGAATCAAGTCTGTTTGAACCGAATAATTGTCAACTATAATACGAGTAGATCCCCCACCTATAAAATTGGCAGTATAAGTGGATAGAGTGTTGGTTGTCGAAGTGCAAATACTGGTTGGCAATGTAATAGATACAAAAGTTGGGTACACCAGACAAGAAGCAGAACGAGACATTACAACGACCACTTCAGTAACCTCTAACGGATCATCTGTAACTGCTGTAATTGATTTGACAGATGCGTTTGCGTTTACAAAAAGACCATTTAATGTAGGCAATAGATCTCCTATAGAGATTGGTACCCATGAAGTTCCAATTTTATACTGATACACAATTAATGCCCTTTTAGTATTAAAGTTCCCAGTCGTGAAATTATATAACTCTCCTCCTAATGTAATTGGTCCAATTCCCAGACCTATCGCACTTAGTGTAATTTCATAATATCCAGTCTGTTCAAATGGGAACTGTTCGCACCATATGGCGTAATTATCCAGTATAAACGAACAGTACTGTCCGCCACTAAAGCCTCCAGTACATGTTAAATTACCTGTGATAGTAGCACAAGGAACATTAAGATAGGCTATATGCGAATTGCTTTTATAACTATTCACTGACAATGCTAAATGGACCGCTGTAGTTTCTGCAGCTAAAGTAGTAACACTAAGTGATAATGAAGGACCATTATTTGCTAAGATGACAGTTTTTAGTTGACTTATTAAATCACCATCTATATAAGTAATACCATTACATGAAATGCGAGTAACTATAAGTAAAACACTCGAGTTATCAAAATTATATAAAATTCCACTTAATATAATGGGGTTCGTTCCAAACGCTTTTCCCGTTAGTTCTACGGAATAATCCGCACCAAATGGAACAATAAGTCTAATTCCATCTGTATCATTTAAATACCCAGATAAACTAATTGTATTTGTGGATCCATCCAACAAAAGTGTTTTCGAATTACTGGATGTAAAATAGGGTAGTATCATTCCATAATTATCAAATGTAAGAGGTATAGATTTCCCACTAATAAAAACATCGTTTGTGTAGGTTAGTACATTGTCGATAATTGTTTCAGTTCCATATTTTAATGTGAGTACAGTAGAATTTCCAATAAACGCGTGATTAGACAACCGATTGAATATTTCTGCTGCATTGGAGGATACCACATCGGTCATTGTAGTCAACGTCACAATTGGACTATGATTTGTAGAACACACACTTGCCAGTTGACTTAATAAATTTCCATTTAGATTATATGTTTTTCCATTACATGTGATAGTTGTAACTATAAGTGAATGGGTTGAACTAGTTGTAAGTGTATATAGATACCCATTTAGCGTGATTGGATACTGTCCAAAAGCTGGACCAGTTAATATAATTGAGTAGGATGTTCCAGGTGTAATAGTAGTCAGGGTGGTTTGAACTGTATAATTGTCAACTATAATACGAGTAGATGCCCCACCAGAAAAATTTGCCGTATAAGTTAATACATCACTCTGAATATATGTTCCACTAGTTAATGTAATCGATGTGTAATTTGGATAAGATACCACATTTAAAGATATCTGTAGTTCATCTAATAATTCGTTTACCGCCAATACATCATCTGTAACTGCTGTAATTGATTTGACAGATGCGTTTGCGTTTACAAAAAGACCATTTAATGTAGACAACAGTGTTCCTATTTGGATTGGAACCGGTCCATATCCAATGTTATAATGATATACTACTAATGCACTTTTATTAATAAATGTACCTGTTTTAAACTTATATAAACTTCCTAATAATGTAATTGATACACCAAGTCCTGTAGCGTTTAGTGTAACCTCATAATGACCAGTAGTTGGGACGTACTGGTCACACCATATGACGTAATTATCAAGCGTAAACGAATAAGAATGTCCTCCACTATGACTGCCAGTACATGTTAGGTCTACAGTTAGCGGCGCGACAGGATTGTATGTGATTGTTGCATAAGGAAAATTAAGATAAGCAACGATTGAGTTACTTTTATAACTATTCACTGATAACGCAGCATAAACACCCGTAGTATCATATGAACTGATGTTTTGTAACTGAGTAGTTGAAATTGCACTTCCCAATATGCTTAAAAAATTTCCATTTGTGCATGGAATATCATTGACATGTGTAACAATAAGTGCTACACTGTCGTTAGGATATAAAATTCCCTTTAATATAATTGGATCATCCGCAATACCTATTAGTTCTACAGAATAATACGCACCAAATGGAACAACAATTCTAATTCCATCTGTCTCATTTAGATACCCAGATAAACTAAGCGTATTTGTTATCCCACTTAATACATTTCCATTGGGGAGTGACCCAATATGGTATGGTAATATCATACAATAATTATCAAATGTAAGAGATATAGATTTCCCACTAATAAAAACATCGTTCGTATAAGTTAGTACATTGTCGATAATTGTTTCGGATCCATAGTTTAATGTAAGTGTACGTGTATCTACATTGAATGAATGTGTTCTTAAAACTTGGATGACCTCTGTAATTTCAATATCGGATGCATTGACGTATCCGTTTGCTTGCAATTGATCAATTGGACCATTATTTGCATAAATAACAGATTCCAACTGACCTAATAAATTTCCATTTAAATTATATGTACGGCCGTTACATGTGATAGTTGTAACGATGAGTGAATGGGTTGAACTAGTCCATGAACCGTTAAGTGTATATAGGTATCCATTTAAAGTAATTGGATAAAATCCAAAAGCCGGACCAGTTAATACAATTGAATACGATGTATCATTAAGATTAACATCAGTTAGACTGGTTTGAACTGCGTAATTGTCAAGATTAATCGTAAATGGTGCTCCAGAAAAGTTTGATACGTAAGTTAATACATCACTCTGAATACATTCTCCGTGATCTAATATAATAGATGTGTAAGATGTATAGTTATCTACAACTCCATATCCATATACAATATCATCTACTTCAATCACTTCTAACGGATTATTTATAACGACTGGAATGTTGACGGATGCGTTTGCATTAAATAGATTAGTTAATGTAGACAATAACGTTCCTATTTGGAATGAAACCCACCCATTTCCAATGTCATATTGATACACAATTAATACAGTTTTAGTACCTGTTGTAAACTTATATAAAGAGCCTCCTAATGTAATTGATACCCCAAGACCTGTAGCCTCTAATCTAACTTCATAATAACCAGTAGTTTTGGTGTATTGGTCACAATAGATAGAATAGTTGTCTAGTGTAAATGAATAAGAATTTCCCCCTTTATAGCCTCCATTACAGGTTAACCTATATAAATTAGGCGTTATGGTTGCGTATGGAAATGTAAGATATGCGACGGTTGGGTTACTTTTATAACTATTCACTGATAACGCAGAATGAACCTCGGTTTGTTCTAAGGCTAAATTACTAACACTACTAAATGATAAGTGTCCTGAATTTGCTAAAATTACATTTTGCAATTGGTCTATTAAATTTTCATCTACATAGGTAACAATATTACATGAAATTTTAGTAACTATAAGTGAAACATACCCAGGAACCGTACCAAGTGGATATAAAATTCCATTTAATATAATGGGGTTCGTTCCAAACGCAGGACCAGTTAGTGCTACTGAATAGTCCGCTCCGAGAGGAACAGTTAGAATAGTATTTCCATCGGTTGTTCCATCGGGGTAAATATACCCCGTTACACTAAGTGTATTGGTTGAACCGTCCAATACAATTGTATTATTTAGTGTATGTAAAGTAGAGTATGGCAAGGGCAGTTTTAATCCATAATTATCAATCCTAAGTGGTATAGATTTTCCACCATTAAAAACATTTGCTGTATAAGTTAAACAGTTGGTTATTGTTGCACTTCCATGAAGTAAAGTAAACGTCTTATAATACTGTTCAGTACCTATAGTAATGGACCCATTAACTACTTGATCGATTTCGGTATATTCTGCGGTAGACGCAGTACTAACTACAAGATTGTTAAATGCAAATAGTGTACTATTTGCTGAAATAATATACTTCAATTGACTTAACAAATTCTTATTTATGGCATAATTTATATTATTACATACGATACTAGTAACGATAAGTGAATGGGTTGACGCAGTCCATGAGCTATGTGTAAGTGTATATAGGTATCCATTTAAAGTAATTGGATAAAGTCCAAACGCTGGACCAGTTAATACAATCGAATAAGAATTATTAGTGAGTGTAGCATCCGTTAGTAATGTTTGAACCGTACAATTGTCAATGTTAAAACTTATAGGGAACCCTCCATAAAGGGTTGACGTATAAGTTAATATATCACTTTGAGTATATGTTCCATGTAACGTAATCGTTGTGTAAGTTGAATGATTAACTGCGGTTGAAAAATTATATATAGTAACTTCATTCACTTCTAGCAAATTATTTATAACTGGAGTAATGTTTTTGACTGATGTAATTGCGTTATTAAACAGTCCATTTAGTGTGGATAATAGACTACCAACGATTATTGAAACCCATCCATTTCCAATGTCATATTTATACACGATTAACGATCTTTTAGTACTAAAGTTTCCATTTATGAAATCATATAATTCACCTCCTAATGTAATTGTTACCCCAAGTCCTGCAGCGGTTAGAGTAACTTCATAATAACCAGTCTGCGTAAATGTGAGTTGTTCGCAATATAGGGCGTAATTGTCTATTGCAAACGAATATGTCGACCCTCCTATATAGTTTCCGGTACATGTTATACCAGATGGTCTGATTGTTATGAATGCAAATGGAAACTTGAGATGTACAATATACGCGTTTCCATAGCTGCTTACTGATAATGCGGAATGAACCTCGGTAGTTTCTGCTAGTATACTAGCCGTTTTGTTAAACGGTAACGGAATACCATTTGCTGAAATAACAGTTTCCAATTGACTTACTAAATCTCCATCTATCGCATAGGTAACACCATTACATAAAATACTTGTCACTATAAGTGAAACATACCCATGAACCGTACCAAGTGAATACACAATTCCGCTTAATATAATGGGGTTACCAAATACAGGACCTGTTAGTACTACGGAATAGTCCGCACCAGATGGAAGTGTAAGCATAGCCCTTCCTGTAGTTATTCCAGTTGTGTATATACGCCCAGTTATCGTACACTTGGTTGAACCGCCCAATAAAATTTGGTTTTGTAGATGAATTAGATTATTGAAGTACGGCAATGGGGTTATTCCATAATTATCAATCGTAACGGATATAGATGTACCACTAATAAAAACATCGTTATTTAATGTTATCGCATTTGGAGTGATTGAGTTATCCAATGAAATCGTCCCGTATTTTAACGTGAGGGTGGTTGAATTAGAAGAATTACTTATTTCAATGGATTTAGTTGCTAAATAATTGATAATTTCGGTTATCTCGGCAGTGGATACATTTTCGGTTGTGAGCAAATCAATTATTCCAGAGTTTTGTACAAGTATATTCCATAATTGACTTATTAAATCTCCATTTAGTGCATAAGATATGTTATTGCATGTGATAGATGTAACTATAAGTGAACTGTTTAATGAAACAGGCCATGAACTATTTGTAAGTGTATAAAGATACCCGCTTAAAGTAATTGGATAAAGTCCAAACGCTGGACCAGTTAATACAATGGAATAGAATGTTCCGGGTGTAGCAGTAAGATGTGTTTGAAATGCATAATTATCAATTGTAAAATCTACAATAGACCCCCCCGTAAGATATGTGTTATAGGTTAGTATATCGGTCTGAACAATCATTCCGTGCGGTAGAGTAATGGATACGTATGCTGCGTGTTGATCTATATACACTGAATTATTTAGTTGAAAGGACACTTCATCTACTAACGAATTATTTATAACGTCTGGAATGGCCTTGAGTGATGCGTTCGCAGTACTAAACAACCCTGTTAAAGTAGTCAATAGTGTGCCTATGGCTATTGGTACCCATGAGACCCCAATATTATAGCGGTACACAATTAATGCATTTTTACCATTAAACGTATATAAAGACCCTCCTAATGTAATTGATACCCCAAGACCTGTAGCCTCTAATCTAACTTCGTAATAACCAGTAGTTTTGGTGTATTGGTCACAATAGATAGAATAGTTGTCTAGTGTAAATGAATAAGATTGTCCGCCATTAAAGCTTCCAATACAGGTTAAACTAGATTGTGTAGACGTTATAGCTGCGTATGGAAATGTAAGATACGCAACGGTAGAGCTACTTTTATAACTATTCACTGACAATGCAGAATGAACCTCGGTAGTTTCAGATGAATTATTAACTGCATAAATATCACCTATATTATTGATAATCAAATTAACATAACCAAACGCAGTTACCAACTGACTTAATAAATTTCCATCTACGGTGTTGTTTACCTGTGTGTCTACAGCGTGTACTGTTTTATTATACGAAATGGTTGTAACTATAAGTGAAACGTACTCTGAAACACTAAGTGGGTATAAAATTCCACTTACTTTAATAGGAGTAACAAACCCAGGCCCTGTGATTGACACTGAATAGGGTGCTCCAAATGGAACCGTAAGAACTGTATTTCCATCTGTTGGTCCATCTGGGTAAACATACCCCGTTATGCTAAGAGTATTCGTTGACCCATTCAATACAATCGTGTTGGTTAATTGTAAATTACTACATTTAAACGGTAACAACATTCCATAATTATTAAACGTAAGTGGTATAGATGTTCCGCTATCATTTATGGTATAGGTTAACCCATTGTTTCCGATTGATTTACTTCCGTATGTTATTGTTATTGTTGTAGCCGTACTATTACTACTACCACTAATTGAATGTAGAATTGCCATAACTAGTCATGTTATTTAATTTGATCTGCGATAATTTCATCTAATACTTGTCTAATCGTGGCACTTACATCAATTGTGTACACTCCTTTAGTCTGAATATATAATTTATATTCAGGCGGAAGCTCTAAAAATGTAGTTAAATTAAATGTAAGCTCCATCATGTTATTTTCTAGTTTTTTTATGTAGGATTGTAATAAAGAGTTTAATATCGTATTGACAGTGACAAGATTATACGGAAGAACTTTTGCCATTAGTGAGTTAATAATTACAACATTTTGCATATTATCGGTAGTCAATAACGCAAGGGTTTCTGCTATATGTACCCCCATCAATATAGTTTGATTAAATAAGGTTCGCATAGTATAACGTACTATTTATAATTCACTTATACGACCTCTCCATAGGAGTATGACTTAGCTTCAGGGTTCGTATTACTGCTCGCTAACTTGTAATTAGGAGACGCTACACAATAACTCCCTGTTGGTGCAGATGCTGAATAGACAAGCTGTTTATAGTATGCAGATGTTCTACCGACTGCAGCTAAACCAGTATCATCAATGGTAATTTGTAAGGTGAACGGGAAAGGATCAATTGCATCAGCACCAGATTTTACAGTAAAACCAGTGGACGAGGTGCTATTTTGGGCGGAAGGAATGTGTACTGTACCCGATATTAAAAACTTATCTCCTACTACAAATGTGTCAGCTAATACGGTTGTGGAATTTGTCATAGGTCTAACTCCTGTCCCACCAGTCAGGTCATACAACAATCTGCATATTGAATAGGATACGGCAGTATTAGCAGCACAATTTGTCACGGCATCCGTTCCAAATGTGGCCATTTGGTTCGATACTGCCTGTAATGATCCAGGTGCCATGACCAAATAAGCTAAATCCGAGTTTATCTCCTTTTTACTTATATATTTGATTACTGCTTCTATTAAATTTAAGTTTGCGTACTCATTGGACGTGGATACACCGATACATCCAGTTGCAAACGACCGTTTACCATCATAAGGAGCACTTCCAATGACATCAACTGGTAGTACATTCACTTCCATATTGGTTAAAAATGTGCCCGCATTAAATGTAGAATCGCTATTAAAATAGGACGCCATCATTGTTTTAGTTACGTTAACATTAAACACATTCACTGGCAAAGGATCTTGTTTAGTTAATGCAAGATAGGTGGTTAGATTGTTGGTAATAGTCAAACCGACTAAATTCATCACGATAGGATTGTCTGATATAGCATCAGCGGATGTATCGGACGTAATTTGTACATATTCAGAAAGATCACCGGGAGGAACAGAAACAACCATACTACTACATATTATTTTAAAATATCCATAAAACGGAATAAAATTTTATAGTTTAATCCTATAGTTGGTTTTAACGCAGCAAAGTGTGCGATTTTTTCCTTTGGGAAATTCGTAATATTCCTAAACATAAACAGATTTTCGACTAATTCATTCATATATTCTTTTTTATCCACATAGATTAACTCTTCAATATACTTTAGTATGACATGAACGACATTTATACAATCTGGATTGGATTTTCCTAAATAAACCAGAAATAAACTAAAAGCTCGTCTTTCATCATTTTTTTTTTTTAATGCACAATACTCATCATACTTTTCTGGGTCACACGTTTCTATATTTTCAAATGATAATAGATACTCCGAATACATGTGAGAAAAGGTTGTTTTAAAAATGGGCCATTTTAATTGAAGCTGTAAAAATAAATCTGCATATGTTTTTACAAAAAATGAATTCTTACACATGATAGACAGTAACGTTCCTGAAAACAATGATAAATCATTTTCATTCATTTTTACAATGTCCATAATGATGGGTACTCTTACATCCTTTGTTTCATCGGTTAGCTTATTTAATTCGCGTATACAATCCTGTAGAGTTTTTTTTTCCTGTACCATGACTGAAAATGTAGATTCAACCCCCAAACTCTTGCATAACTGATGTATAATTTTCTTTTGATCCGTGGATAATGTATACACACTTCTTTTGTGTATCATTTCAAAATCATGTAACGTGTACATTACTTTACGTCGTCATAAATCCTTTTAAATTAAAACTTAAACAATAAAACCCCTCTTTAATGAAATGAAGGAATGGGACACATTTGGATTAGACATGGAAGTGTTAAGAGGTGTATACGCATTAGGGTTTGAGTTTGCAAGTCCGATACAAGAACAGGCCATTCCAGTTATTCTTTCTGGAAAGGACGTTATCGCTCAAGCTCAATCGGGAACTGGAAAAACAGGTGCGTTTTGTATATCTGCTCTTCAACGGTGTAAACCCGTACAAGAACAACAAGTACTCATTCTCTCGCCTACGCGTGAATTGGCAATGCAAACACATGAAGTATTTAAAAAATTATCCTTTTTTACGACTATAAAATCGCAGTTGTTAATTGGTGGAACATCCATTACTACTGACATGCAAGACATGCAAAAAACCCCACAAGTTATTATTGGATGCCCTGGAAGAGTAATCGATTTTTTAACACGGGGCATCTTGAAAAAGACCATTTCAATGGTTATATTGGATGAAGCGGATGAAATTTTATCTCAAGGATTTCAAACTCAATTGCATACGATTTTTGATTTCATTTGTGAAAACGCCCAAGTTGTTATGTTTAGTGCAACCATACCCGAATCCTTGAATTCCATTACTAGTAAAATCATGCGTGATCCAGTTGAACTACTCGTAAAGTCTGAAATGCTTACTCTGGAAGGAATATCACAATTCTACATTTCATTTGAAAATGACGCGGATAAGTTGGCGGCGTTACAAGATTTGTATGAAGGAATTTCAGTGTCCCAATCTATTATTTATTGTAATTCAGTTAAGCGTATTATTAATTTATACGATGTGATGAAAGAGGCGGGGTATCCAGTGTGTTGTATACATAGTGAAATGGATAAAATGGATAGACAAAACGCATACAATGATTTTAAAACTGGTAAATATAGAGTATTGATTTCGTCTAACGTAACATCTAGAGGAATTGACATTCAACAAGTTGGAGTTGTGATTAATTTTGATTTACCAAAATGCGTTCACAATTACCTTCATCGCATAGGTAGATCTGGTAGGTGGGGTCGCAAAGGACTAGGTATTAATTTTATCACTAAATATGATAAGGAAATGATCCATACCATTGAAACACATTATCAAACTCAAATTAAGGAATTGCCTAATAATTATGCGGATTTATTAAAATGAATATTCCATGTCAATAAAACAGTTCAACGTACTCTATATGACTTATTTTTAATATTTTTAGGGTTTTTTACTTTTCGTTTGGTTTTTTTGCAAGTTCCTCCTTCAATAGGACATTTTCCTTCTCCAATAAAATGCCAATAACCATATGTTCTCCATTCATTCAATACCTTACGTATTTTAGCAATAATTTCATCATCTGTCATTTCCCTACACATGTTTTTTTTATTTTTAAGCTTCCATGCCGTATTGCCTTTATGCAAAAGGTCATCTTTAAATTTTTTAAGGAACGTGTCATTACTTAATAACTTTTCATACATGTCAATCATTTGAAATTGTCTAGTTATAGCATCTGATGAAATTTCACCTAGTAAATTTTGTTCAAGATATACAAACAATGCATATGATTGACATAATGTATCATGTACATTTACTTCCATGTTTTGATGACCATCGGCAATACTACATATATTTTTTCCTGTGCGAACGACGCGTACTACATGATGAAATGTGCCGCTAAATTCTCCAGTTCCTTTTTGTGCAATAAGTTTGAAATTTTTATTTGGAAATGTTTCCTGTATAATGTCTCTAGTTGAACCATCCCCAAAAATTTGATTTATAAAATAATAATGATCAAAAGAAAAATCGTTTAACAATTGTTGATTGCACTGAACCATTGAAGCCATATTATATCATAATATATTATGGATACACCAATATATGGAAAACATTATAAGTAATGAAAACAAAAAATCTTTTTTGTAAAGGAGACATACTAAAATCTTTATAAAAAAACGTAAATAAAATGGAGATTTTAATGGTAGTTGTGGAATATGGCAGTTTTTTAAAATCAATGTAAGATTTTACGTCTTTTTGTTTTTTTCAAACGGCGTCCGCCTTTAGGTTTTGTATTTTCATCTATGTCTTGTATAACCTTTTCTGGGAAACAAGATGAATCCATTTCATAACAAGGAATAAAAAATTCACTATGAAAGGACGTTTGATTTTTTGTAATTTTATGGGTTGCCGATATACTTGCAACAATTTCTTAAATAGTCGTGCCATAAACATCTTAATTTCTTTTTCAGGTTTATCAACTGATTCATATGCGTAAGTATGTAAGCAATTGAACTTGTAGAATGATTGTTCACTTCATAAATGTCGCTTTTTATAGATTTAATTGTAAATACATCAGTCTTTTGATTCATGTAATGGAACAATGGATACCAATGGCAAAAGTAGGAAACATTATAAGTATATAATGTAATGAAAACAAAAAAATCTTACATCCATAAAAAACAAATAAATGGGTATGAGATTTTGTTTGTACATGCTCCTTTACCCACAATCCATATTGAAGCGGTCGTTCATTCTGGCTTTATTTATGAAACGAGTAAAACGGTCGGTATAAATCATTTACTAGAACATGTAATTGTATCTGGATGGAAAAGGTGTAAAGGATCGTGTAATTCCTATTGGGATAAAAAGGGTGCTATTATAAATGCGTCTACGGACAATACCGACATGAAATATTATGTAAAGGGACTAGTTTCAGATACGGATGAAATGGTGGAGTACATTTCATCCGTTACCCATTCCTTTTTAAACGAGGCCACATTTGAAAATGAAAAACAGGCCGTAATGGATGAATTAACAGCTTTATCGGGTGATCCTGACGCCCGCTTATTAGATCGGTTCAGTAAAGAATTTTTCGTATTGGATGGATTAAAACATGTTGAAGATTGGAAATTACAAGTTCAGAACTTAAAACACTTTACCATGGAAGATTTAAAACGAGAATATGAAGCTTTTAACACGAACAATTTATCCTTTGTCGTCTATGGAAGTTTTAATCAGTCCCATGTATCTCGTTTATTTGAAAAACATTTGATATCACGTAAAGGAAATAAAATAAAACCAGTAGATTGTTATTCACACGTTCATAAAATTGTCTATTCCCCTTTTGATATGGAAGGAACGTCCATACTTATTGGGTTTCCTTCCACTCTTACAACCTCTAATTATTTTGAATGTTTTCAATCTCTTTTACATCAATTACTTTTTAATGAAATGAGAACTAAAAATAAACTAGTTTATGACATTGAAATAATGTGCACTACAAATCTTTGTGGAACTACGGTTACATTAGGCATGAACGTGCGAGACCATAACATTAAGGCATCAATGACACTCTTGTTACATTTACTAAAACATTATTGTCATACAATCGTTGATGACACTTACATTCATTCTTGTAAAAAAACAGTGCTATACAAATACCATACGAATTATTCGATGATGGATTATTATACCTCTTTACAACCACCTCTTACGAAATCTCAACTAATTAAAACGTTAGGATCGTTTAATTCTTCTCACTTTAAAACAATGTGTACTACACTCTTTAATTTTAATCAAATTACATGTGTATATCAAGGAAATACAAATGCGAATATTTCATGGAATAAAATAATGTAACATAAAAATGGTAGTTATTTATACGGATGGTGTATATGATCTGTTTCATAGAGGACATATCGAAAACTTAAAAAAATGTATGGCATTATTTGATAACGTATACCTTATCGTAGGTGTATTAAGTGATGAAGTCGCTTCTTCTTATAAACGGTGTCCAATTTATAGTGAACAAGATAGATATACTCTTATTGAAAACGTAAAGGGTGTAAATCAAGTTGTAAAAAATGCACCATTAATAATAACAGAAGATTTTTTAGAATTATACAAAATTGATTATGTAGTTCATGGATTTTCAACCCAAATGGATAAATCTAAACAGACTTCTTTTTTTGAAATTCCTATAAAATTAAATAAGTTCATTGAAATCGATTATTATACGTCAATATCGACTACTGAAATCATCCAAAGGTTACGTTATCCCATGAATATTTCATCCGCAGGACTAGGTGACTTAATCGATGCATAAACGAACCTAGACGGGAATGCTTTTTGTATCATAACAGGGGTTGGAATAATAGGCGAAAACGCATCTGATAATACGGCATGTTTGTTTATATAAGCAGTGAGATAAGACCCATAGGGCCATTTATTATTATTGATGTAATATTTAAATTCATCTAGTGTAGCACTTGCCTTATATATCTTAATACTTTGCTGATTGAGAGGAACAATTTTAGGATAAGAAGCGTTAACTTTATTGAATGTAGTTGTAAATGTAGCCTCCGTTGTTTGATCCAACTCTGTTATTGCATGTGGGTATAAGTAGACATAGGGGTCAAACCCTTCCCTTAACTGTGTCAATGCTAATAATAGTAATAATACTAATAAAAAGGTAAAGTTCATAACCAATAATGTATAAAAATAATAAATGAAATCCATACAAATAAAGGTCCTGTTCCAAAAAATCTAGTGTATTTCATGTGCTTATGATTTCTACAGTGAACGGTATTTACAAATGAAAGTCCTTTGCTTACATAGGCTTGGTTTGTTTTGTGTGTATATTGTTCTTGACATGAATAATGATAAAAAATAACAAGGTTTAGTAAAATACCTATAGACAAAATGACGGTTTTGGATACTATAGAAATACCATGTATTAAAAATAAAAACACTAATAAAATACCAACTATCCAATCAGAAATAACATCGTAATAACTTCCAAATAATGAACCCATGTTATAAATTCTTGCAAAATATCCATCCATTACATCAAAAAAATAAGAAACTAAACAACAAATGGATGCTAACAAATAAAACTTGTTATAGTATAAGTAACACATTTCTAGACCAAACACTAAAGATAATGTAGTTATACCATTTGGCGTAAACCCTGCCCTTTTAAATGCTGGATTAATCCTATCGATCCATTTTTTCATTTGTATGTCAACCACATCATCATAATATACTGGTAATTTATTCCCCTTTTTAATCATATTTTATAGGATTAAAAAAAATCTAAACACTAAGATATGAAATTACTTGCTAGTACAGTTGTTTTATGTTTTTTAATTTTAGTAATCGGTTCGTCTTTAGCATGTTCCTGTATGGGTCTTAAGGAAGGATTTGAAGCGGTTGCCTCTTGGAAAATGGAAGGAACTGCCCCATGGGATGGTCCTTATTCCGTACAGAATTCAACTGCACCAGATGGATTATCCATTTTTGCCGACAATCAAATAAGTCCCGAATGCTGTAAATCATCAAGTTATACATCATCAGGAGGATGTGTTTGTGTTACACCCAATCAAATCAAGTTTATAAATGAACGAGGTGGTAACAGAACAATGGAGGATGGAGTTTAACGTCTCAATACTTTGCGAATACTACGTTTACCCTGTTTTCGTTTTGCTGCATAAAAAAGTGCAGCTGGTAATAACAAATTAGAAGCAGCTTGTCCTAAGGAAGCAATAGAATAATTCCCTCCACGTCTACTTTTACGAAATTTACGAGTTCGCATTATTATACCGCATTATTATTTTTTAAATACTAGAAATAGGATGAACACTAATAAAAATGTGTTAAACATGTTGAATAAGCAAATATACATAAGAAATGGATTTAAATCGGCAAGTATTATAGAAATTAATGGATTCATAAATTTCCTAAACTCATTTTTAAATTCATCTTTTTTCATTACTTCTAAACATTGAGACATCATTTAACTGATCCCTTAATTTTTTTGCGGGTATTTTCACGCAAAAAAAATACCTTTTAGATTAATGATTCATCATGCGACACCAGATTTTAATTTTAATCAGTTACATTTAGCAACACCAGTTCCAGTTCAAGGAGGATCCTTTTTTTCGAAACTAAATTTTAGTTCAAATGATGATTCATTATATGTGTATACTCCCAAATGTATTGCAAAAGGGATTATGAATTCAGGAACAAAACAATTTATTGATTTTATTTTTACACAATCCAATACAAATTTTATTCAGTGGATTGATACTTTAGAGGAAAAGGTACAACGTCTTATTTACGAAAAACGGGATACATGGTTCGAATCTGATTCCATTGAATTGGACGATATCCAAAACTCCTTCATACCCATGATGAAACTTAAGGGAACACAATGTTTATTGAGAGGATACATTCCTCAGGGAAAACAAGCCATTAAAGAACCCGCTATTCAAATTTATGATGAAAATGAAATGCCTGTATTACTTTCATCCATTAAGGAAACTTCACAGGTTATTTCCATATTAGACATTCACGGAATTAAATTTAATCAGAAGTGTTTTCAACTTATCGTAAACATAAGGCAAATGATGGTTTTAGAAAAAAACACATTTTCAAATTGTTTAATTAAATTAGATAAGGAAACAAAACAGATTGAAGTAAAAACTGATATTTTAGAGGTAAAGCCTCAAAATGAGGCGTATAAAGTAGCTTTAGAAAAGGCAACACGAATTGCAAAAGAAGCGGAAGAAGCAAGAATTATAGCAGAAGGATTAAATGTTTAAAAAATTATTATGTTTTTCTTAATATATATGAAATTCGGAAAAAATACTGATCTTCTTATTGTTTTTGTTGCCTTGGGTGCTTTAGCTATTCTTTTATATACGTCTGGTAATAAAAAGGAGATGAACATGATGAGTTCTCTTACTCAGCAACAGGGGGGGTATTCAGTTCCATCCCCTTCTCAGCCATTGGGTCAAAATGAAAAGTATGGATCTGCTGGAGGAGTTAAGACAAATACATATGGTATGCAGGGGACTAAATTAGATGATCCTAGCATGCTTCTTCCAAATGACACGAATTCACAGTGGGCCAGTTTAAATCCTCAAGGGGATGGCATGCTTAAAAATGTGAATTTACTACAGGCTGGTTCCCTTGTAGGAATAAATACAGTGGGTTCTTCCATGCGAAATGCAAATCTTCAATTGAGATCAGAACCCCCCAATCCAATGGCAAGTGTAGGCCCCTGGAACCTTTCTACGATTGAACCAGATGTTAGCCGACAACCTCTTGAAATTGGAGGTAAACTTTAAATAAAAGTATTTAAATAAATAATTTATTAATTAGATTAATGAATGCTCTTTATAACTGGAATATTGAAGTACATGATCGGTACATGTACTGTACTGGATACCTATCTGATGGTAAGGGATGGATTACAAGTCCAATTGTAAGTGTTACGCATGGTAGTTATGATGGTGCTGGATGTTATATCATTCAGACTGAAAATTCGATTTACCATCTCTTTTGGTAAAAAAATAAAGAGTTACTAACATGGATAAATTAATTAGTAAAAAGTTAAGAGGTTATAAAGCACAAGATGAAAAAAACAAAATTTTTAGTTCTTTTCATTTTATAAAGCCAGATGAATTACTTGATAAATTAACAGATGCAACCTGTTATTATTGCAAAAGCGACCTGTTGATGAACTATACATGCAGAGATCCATTACAATGGACCCTTGACAGAATTGATAATACAATGGGACATAATACAAAAAACGTATTGATTAGTTGTTTAGGTTGTAATTTAAAACGACGAAATAGAACGGTTGAAAAGTTTTTATTTACAAAACAGTTGGTCATTACTAAGGTGATTTAGCGTCTATGTTTACGTTTTCTGGTACCGCCGACTATTTGTGACCTAGGTCGCATTAAATCCATGCCTTGTATGGCTCCATTTTTTACGTAATTAAATGCACCCATAGCTGCCGCAGATAAACCAAGATTACCTAGTGCACCTGCATCTAACTCTAATATTTCTTTAAGTGCTTTTTTGATCTTAAGCCCCCTCCCTTTACATGTAACGGTTCCACACCGAGAATTACTTCTAGCAACCTGTTTTATGGCATACATGGGGTTCATTTTATCTTGCGTTTGCTCTGCAAAATTGTATGCTCCTATGGACGCAACAATTGCTTTTTTTATTTTTCCTTCATAATTGCGTGCGATAGATATATGTTCTCCAATTAATTTATCCTTCGCATCTGCAACTGCTTGGTCTAATTCATCCACGATTTCATCATTAATTTGTGTTGCTTCTTCTACACTGAGTTTAGAACCCATTCCATTCGTATTCATATAGTCTGTTGCGTTGTAATACGCTGGATTTAACTCTTTACTGTTAGGTAAATATGGAGATTTTACAGAGGTTGACGGCGTCGATGGAGGTGTTGCTGACTGCGTTTCTGACTGCGTTGCTGACGGTGTAGATTTAAAAAAATCTGAAAACATATTTCCTCCTTTACGCGTTTTCATACTAGTATAATGTTAAAATAAAATTTCTAAATCTCCAAGTTTCCAGTATTCAATAGAACCATTTGGAATGGGTCTTTTAATAATAAAGGGTAACTTCTTTTGGTGTAATTCATCTTTTGCAATCAAATAGCTGTCTATCATTGTATCAGGAACTTCAATAAATAATGGAGCTCCCTTTTCAATCTGATTTGCTCTAATTCCTAAAATACGAGTATATTCATATTTAGTAAGAATGGGTAAAGCAGTGTGATTTTCATCCACTATATTTCCACTTTCATCTCTTATGACCGTACATAGTGCAATAGATTCTTCATAATTGATAATTCTTTCTTGTGGGTGTATATCCATAAAGTTAGTCTGCAACGTTTTATTTATGACAACTTCAGGTTCATCTGGCTGATCTTCTAAACAGTATTCCTGTACTGGTTCTTCTTCATTTTCATCCACTTCGTCCATTTCTTCTTCACTTTCAGTTTCATATTCTTCGTCACTCATGATGTATAGTAGTTACTTATTTTTCCTTTAATTTCAATTTTTCCATATAGTATCGCATTTTGGACAAAGATAGGCGTATTTCAATTCAACATTATCATACCGAACATACATGATTTCAGTTTGAGTACATCCAGCATTTTTACAATTCATTTCTAAAACGGGTAATGTGGGGTCATACTTTGTATACTTATTTATAATACTGTACTGTTCTGGTTTTTCAAACGACATAGAAGCAACAATCTTGTTTTTAATTTCTTTCGTGTTTCCACATTTTCTACACTTGTATACAATAAGTTCTCCATCTTCTTCAACCTGTTTTTCAATGAAAAACATGTTTTCGCAAACGTCACAGAATTCCATTTTAATGATTCATATCTTTAAAATAAAAATTCAATTTTATACGTTTAACTCTTTCGTTTTATTTTGAATTAAACATACAATGACGTTAGAATTGAAAAAGTTTGACATGAAGGCTATTCGATTTAAAGCAAGTGAAAATACGGGTCCAGTAGTTGTGTTAATTGGTAGACGTGATACTGGAAAAAGTTATTTAGTAAGAGACTTGCTCTTCTATCAACAAGACATTCCAATTGGAACGGTCATTTCGGGTACAGAGGCTGGAAACTCCTTTTATAGCGACCACGTCCCAAAACTTTTTATTCATGACGAATATAGTAGTGGAATTATTGAAAACATTTTAAAACGACAAAAACAATGTTTGAAACAGGTAATGGAAGAAATCAAGGTGTATAAAAAATGTAATATTGATCCTAGAGCATTTTGTATATTAGACGACTGTTTATATGATGCTAGTTGGACAAAGGATAAACTGATGCGTTTATTATTTATGAACGGGCGGCATTGGAAAATCATGTTAATCATAACCATGCAATACCCTTTAGGTATTCCACCAAATTTACGTACGAACATAGACTATGTGTTCATTTTAAGAGAACCCTATATTAATAATCGTAAACGAATTTATGAAAATTACGCAGGCATGTTTCCCACATTTGAGGCGTTTTGTCAAGTCATGGACCAATGTACTGAAAATTATGAATGTTTAGTTATCAATAATAATTCAAAAAGTAATAAGCTGACCGATCAAATATTTTGGTATAAGGCAGAACCACACGCCAATTTTAAATTGGGATCTAAAGAGTTTTGGGATTTATCCAATAGCATGCCAGCAGAAGACAATGATAAATATGATCCAAAGGCAACGAAAAAGAACGTTCAACAAATTCAAGTTAAAAAATCACGCTGGTCTTAATTATACTTTGAGAATATGAAAGGAGTTAATCAATCTAGAACACGTTAACTTATTTAAGTTTAATTCGAGATTTTAAACACTGATCGTCTACTTGTATTGTTTCTCCACATGGGGCATCTTGAGGTACAATTAGGATAACACCCTTTGATTTTTTACCGACTAAAGGTTCCGTACATCCTTTTTCAACCTGCGTAGTAACATTACATCTTGCTCTAAAGTGTTCGTATCGCTCACGAACATCACAATAGGAAAGCGTAGAGGGTTTATCTAACATTTTATTTACCGCTTCATGTAAATGATATACATATTTTGAGAATGTATTTCTATTTTCCATATCGGAATGTGTAAGCGGAAGTGCTTTAAAATTTTTTACTAAATTATCTCTGCAATATTTACAGGGTAACACATGAACCAAATTCAATATAAAATCACGAAAGTATTTTTTTTGTTCCCTTGTAGGGTTAGTTGGATAATTGAAACTCATTGTATGCAACACGTGCCATAAACTGGGCCCCCACACAGTGGTTAACATACCATCACCACTTTTTGTATCCTTTGAGGTAAAAACTCTTCTTGTTTTCATACTATTAAATAATATATTATTATTATATGTGTAAAAATCTATCTTTTAAGGATTGTGAGCTTGCCATATTAAGAGCATCAGTTGATTCGTCTGAAAAAATGCAAGGTAAAGAAATCGTAAAAACGCCAGAAATGAGAAAAATTAATAAGTTATTATTATCTTTTATTAAAAAAAAAAAGTGTATTGTATATGGAGGCACTGCAATAAATGCCATTTTACCTAAAAGGGATCAGTTTTACGAATATGATTATGAACTTCCAGATTTTGATTTTTTTAGCCCAGACGCATTAAAAAACGCAAAAGAACTGGCTGATTTATATGTAGCTCATAAGTTTACTGAAGTTGAAGCAAGGTCTGGAGTACATAAGGGTACTTATAAAGTATTCGTAAATAATTATTCTATTGCAGACATTACCTACTTACATCCAGAATTATACAATTCAATTATAAAATCTGCAATTACACGAAATGGAATTATGTATGCACCTCCAGACTTTTTAAGACAGTCCATGTACGGGGAGTTATCCCATCCAATATCTGACGTTTCTAGATGGGAAAAGGTCCTTACACGATTAAATTTACTAAATAAAAATTATCCACTTGTATCTAAAACGTGTGAAATCCAGCGACATTTTTCATCGCCTAATGATGAAGAAGCTGTGTTTAAAGTGGTATACGAATGTCTTACCAAAGAAGGAGTTGTGTTTATTGGTGGATATGCTAATGCCATGTATACACAATATACAAAAACCCCATTAATTCAAAATATTCCTGATTTTGATGCGTTATCCGTTCATCCAAAAGAAACCGTTCATAATTTACAAGTTGTCTTGAAAAAACATGGGTTTGCATCCACCATTCACAAACACGACGCTATCGGTGAAATAACACCAGTTCATTATTCAGTATCAATCAATGGAGATTATATTGCGTTTATATACGAACCAACCCAATGTGTTAGTTATAATGAAATTATGCATCAGGGTAGAATGATGAAAATTGGAACAATTGATACATTGCTTAGTTATTACCTTGCATTTATGTATGCGGATCGAGACTATATTGATAAGAACAGATTACTATGTCTATCCACCATTTTATTTAAAGTGCAACAAGAGAACAGACTTGCTCAAAAAGGATTATTAAAACGGTTCATCTTAAAATGTTATGGGAAACAAGATACGATACAGGATATTCGCACTAGAAAGAATAAATTGCGACGGTCTTTAAGTAAACACAGTAAAGAATACCAAGAGTTATTTTTAAAATATACACCGAAAACACGCAAGAATATTTAAATTGACTTAAAAGGGTTTAATTTGTTTTATTCAAAATATGAGTGTACTTATAGTTTCATCCAACGGTGATTTAATCGCAGATACAATTCAAAGTTATAAATCTTACGGAAGCTTGCAACATTCCTGGAAAGCTCTTACGCATGAAATACACCTGTATGCCAAGAAAAGGGGAAAAGCTGGAATGGAAAATAAATACGAATTCCCTCCTCCAGTAGATAACGTTATTTATTTTGGAAAATGTTTATTGATAAATCCGTCAGGCGATTTAACGATTGAAATGTGGACGGAGTTTTACGACACGATTATGCAACTTGAAAACATTGAAGAAACTGAAAGCGAAGAAGAAGACGTGAATGAGGGAGAATGCAGTCACGGATATTTAAAGGACGGGTTTGTGGTATCCGATAATGAGCTTGAAGAAGAAGCTTATAAAATTGACTTAAAGAATGACCAAATGGAATAATTAAAAGATGTTTAGTGTAACCAATCCAGATTTGATGCGTCAAAAAATGAGAATGAAATTGGATGAAACGATACAGCGACCGCTTCTTAGTGAAAATGTTGAAATTGGAATTTATAATTATGCGATAAAAACTGCCATTGAAAAAAAGGTAATTCGTAAATGGTCAAATGTGTTATTCGTTGAATTATACATTTCAAAAATGAAAACCGTACTTTTTAATATCACTCCTGCTATTCATTCTATGAAAAATCCGCATTTAATTGCATTTATGAGCCATCAGGAATTAAACCCTGGAAAGTGGCATGAAATGTTGGAAAAAAAGAAAAAAAGAGACGAACATTTATTTTCACATAAGCTTGCCGCTACCACAACCGATTTTACTTGCTTTAAATGTAAAGGAAATAAATGTACGTATTATCAATTACAAACACGATCAGCAGATGAACCTATGACTACGTTTGTAACGTGCGTAGAGTGTGAGAACCATTGGAGATGTTAATACAATCTTGTACGAAAAAGAGTAACTCAACGTGGTGTTCATGTATATTATTGAAAATTACTGTATATTTACATATAATTTTTATAAGTTTATACTTATATTCTTCTGTTATAGTAGCAGATTTTATATACGTATAATACGAATCCAAAATGTCCATAACAGAGTAACCATCACTATACATTTGCATCAATATGGTGACTGCCTCTTTTTTTTTTAAAAGAATTAAATCAGTAAAGTTTTTAAATAAAATGGTATGAATTTCTGTATGGGTAAGTTTAATGTAATCCACTGTAATTGGAACATTCATTATTTTATACCTTTCCAGGTAATTTAAAATGGTGCGTATGGATTGATTTGTTAATGCAATGAGGTATTCGGTTGCGTCTTCATCCATTTGAATATTTTCATTTCTAGTCACTTTATCAATCATATTTTTTATGTAGAGTATACTGACTGGATATAACTTAATTACCATAAATCTGGAGTACATACTTTCAATGATTTTTTGAGGGTTCATTCCAATCGCAATAAATCGAACGTTATGACCGTATTTGTCAATATAATTCAAAAAAATTTGTTGGGTTTGTTCATTCATTTCATCCAATCCATCAATTACAATTGTTTTTTTAACAAGAGAAGTTGTCTGGCAAAAGTGTTTCACTTCGTTTCGATAATACTGAATTCCTTGTTCTTTTAAACTATTAATGTGTAGTACATTATCCATGTCACAATCTTTTATTAAAATAGATGCAAGTGTCGTTTTTCCAGTACGCTCGCCTCCAATTAATAATAAATGGGAGAAATATCCGATTGTATCCTTTGTTTCCAGTTCAAACTCATCTAGCGTAGATGGCCTATATTTATAAATAAATGACATCTTATAGGACAGCCGAACCGTTTATATAGATTTTAAAATATACTGATATTAATATGGACCAATTTCAAGATTTTTCTCAAAATGAACGTATTACGTTTACTGGTACAAACGTTAACACTGGTCAATACGAAGAAATAACTGGCATAGTAACACAAGTAGACACACGGGATGGCTATGCCTATTATACATTATCTTTCGATAATAAATCTGTAAATTGGAATACATCACATGTCCCAACTACTATACCTATTAGTATTGCATCCAGTATAACAAAAACCCTCAAAGGACAATCAAATTATCGAGTACCTTTTGTAAATGTGCTTGTTTTATCAGATACCCATGTTCTATTTTTAACTAAAGTAAACGATCAAAAACTTATCCGTAAATTACTCGGTGGTTCAAAATACAAGTCGCGTAGATCAAGACAAAATAGATCAAGGCGAAATAGAAGACGTTAGAATAACGGATTACTATCTATAGTTAATCCACAATATTCACTTGGACTTTTAGCATAATCTATTGGGTCATATATTTCGTTGTCGGTTGCATTTTCTAACATGAACTTAAAATTGTCCCAGAATTCCTTTTTATGACCTATAGAAGATGTCATTAAATGCGTTAATTCGTGTAAGGCCACAAAAGTAAGCGTGTTAATGTCAATCAACTTCATTTCATGTTTATGTTTTCTCAGACAAAATGCAAGTTTCGTACCCTTTCCTTCACTATAAGCAGTATATTCGCTCGTAGGAAGTGTTTCTACTATTTTTTTTGGGTTAAAGTTACGCACTAATAGTTTTATTCTGTCATCGGTTGGATATTTTTGTTTCATATAGATCACCATTTTTTTCATACGATTAGTTGCTTCAGCCAATAATTCTACACTTTCTTGAATGCGATCTGAATCACGCACGCAATATTTATTTCCATCTTTATGTGCAACAATGCATTTTAAATTAAACGTATCTGAATTTAAGTAAAACATTGCAATTATAAACACGATGCAACCAATCATTATGTATTTCATACTATGTAGATTTAAAAAAAAATATCTAAAGATAAAAAAAACAACTAAAACATGACCTGTTTAAAAAATACGGGTAACACCTGTTTTATTAATTCTGTAATTCAGTGTCTAGTTCATATTCCAGAATTAAATCAATGGTTTGATACTAATAGTGGAAATGAAATTACACGCGAATATGATTCATTGCGGAAACTAATGTTGGAGGGGCATTCTGGAATTACACCGTTACGGTTCATTTCTAAATTATACGACACATTTACACATTTTACTAAATGCCAACAAGAAGATGCGCACGATCTCCTAATACATTTAGTGGATGAATTTAAATGTCCTCTTTTCATGGGGAAAAAAATATATTACATTGACTCCATCATAGAAGAACCGTTTCTAAGTCTTGAACTTCCAATTATTGGAACTACTTTACATGAATGTATTATAGATTATTTTAAATCAGAAGAAGTGGATTGGAATAATAAAAAGATCATGAAACAATACACCGTTTCAGAGTACCCATGTATTCTATGTCTCACATTGAAACGGTTTTATACCAATAATACAAAAAATAATACATTCATTGAAATCCCGCTCGTTATACAAATCCCACATACGTATGAACTCATATGTGTATGTAATCATTACGGAAGCACCTATGGAGGGCATTACACCGCAACTGTGTTTACAGATAAATGGTATGAATTTAATGATGAATCTGTATCTGTTGTAAATACTCCCATTACATCCAATGCGTACTTTTTACTATTTAGGAAAAAAACTATGTAAATACTATGAACCCCGTATACATTGTAATTCCTATTTTTTTAGTTGTGATTGGAATTATCCTAACCACAAATCAATACTCTGCCCTCGAACTTATGATGTTGTTATTTTTTATTGTCGTTATAGGAATTGTAGGAACAAATTATTTTTTAGGCACCCAATTAACTACCACGCTAAACAATTTATTTTCAACCCCAGAAATAGATATAGCCATTGTTGACCCTACAGAAAACGCAGACCCAGATGCCATAACCTATAAGCCACAAACGTATCACATTAATGGTCGGTTTGATTATTCCACTGCAAAAGAAGTATGTAAATCCTATAACGGTAAATTAGCAACATTAGAAAATGTTAAAGGATCGTATGAGAATGGGGCGGAATGGTGTGATTATGGATGGTCCGCTAAAAACATGGTTCTTTATCCTACGCAACAAAATTCTTGGCAGAAATACCAACAATCCGATAATAAAGAACAATGTGGTATACCAGGCATTAACGGAGGGTACAACCATAGACATTCTCAAAAATTAGGCGTAAATTGTTTTGGCAGAAAACCAGATGGTAAAGTAACTCCTTTATCCCCTGAAAATGTAGATACGCGAGCAAATTATTGGCAAAGTCAACATCTGAAGGTTTCGCCGTTTAATTACACTACATGGAGTGAGTTATGAAGGAGTTTTATATACCTGATCTACTAAACTACCTAACTGTTTAGTATTTGAATCGGTAGTTACTTGAACGGAATCTATTTTGGATTTAAGAGCCAATAATGCGTTCACATCCTTTTGAAGAGAATCAATATTGGATTGGTTCTTTTTAGCCAATGCCAAACATGTAGTTTCATCATAATTTTCATAATTTTCATACGTTTTATACGTTTTATTTGATAAAAAGTGTAGGGCTATAAGTGACGCTAAAATAATAATGAGAATGTACATTATCTTGTCTAAATATTTTAAAAATGTATGTTATGCCCAAAAAATCTACACAAATAGATTACGTTACTCGTACCACAAAAAATGTATCTCCTCAGATTAATTCGTTATGGTATCCTACATCAAGACCTTTACAACACTATCGTAAAACGGGTACATCTTCCATAAAATCCGATTTTTCATTTAAAAAATGTGTATGTGGAACAACCAGTGTAGGAATACCACTTAAAATGATTGGTAAAAATGATGCAGGCGATCTAAATGTATCTTGTTGTACGTCGTCGCATACATCGTTAAAGCCGTATTATCCAGATTATCATGCATATTTAAAAAGTAGAGGTAATACGTATTTAGATAAATCATTAATACACAAAATTCCAGGAGTAGATTATACACTTTCTCCCAATGATGATAAAATGGATAGTAGCCATTTTTATGAAAATAACATCACCGAAAGTGAAAAATGTAAAATTACCATTTATAAGCCAAGCAATGAACCATTTTCAACGCAAGGAGGAGTTGATAGTAGTGCTGTCATTTCGCGTGCTAAATACTTGGCAATTACTAAAAATAACGCATCTTTTATAAAACCTTATGGTATTCGTATACCTTATAATGAAACCCAACTATTTTTTGCTAAAAATAAAGTATATAATTGTAAAAAGTCTTTAAGATTATGTATGTAATACTACAATGAATAATATAATCAACAAAGCATGGGAGAATTGGTATGATAAGAACCATCCAACTAGGTTTAATATTGCATGTAATGATTCGCGTAAAAGACAAGAAGAAGGTAGAAAACAAATAGAAGATAAATTAGATAAATTAGATAAATTAAATAAACAGAATGTAAAGACTGAGCCTAATAAGTAAACGTAATTAAAGTGTACACCCCAATAGTAATAACCAATATACAACAACTGGATTGCATAAGTGCCACAAATGATCCATCTAAATAATCTGGATCTGTTTGAATTGTATAGTGGACGGATTGTACCGATTGGACGAGTTCTGTTTGACCGGTTTGATCTAGTTGACATGTTTGAACTATTTTTGCTTCGTAAAAGGATGTTTCGCATAGGGGACATAATTGATTTGGTAACTTTGGAAAACATAGACTACATACTTTATGTGTACAAGGGAAATAAGTAAACTTATCCGTTTCGTGGAAACATATAATACATTCTTCCATTGAAGAACCCGTATACTTTATTTCATAATTGATTATGATATAAATAAAAAAAAGGATAAACGTGTAGATGGATAAACAACATTTAAAACAAACGATTAAGGAATGGGTTAAACTGGACGAAGATGTAGCAGAGCTTAAGTTAAAAATAAAAGCAATGAACCAACGCAAAAAGGAAATGTCACTTCATTTATTAGAAATTATGAAAGAGCAAAAAATCGACGCATTTGATTTAAATAATGAAGGTAAATTGGTTCGGCAAATGAAAAAGACAAAACAACCCATCAATAAAAAACAGTTAACGACAAGTTTAACTAAATATTATGAAAGTGAGAATGAAGCCCAAAAGGTAACTGAATACATTTTAAATGCTAGACAAGAAAGAACAGATGAAAGTATTTGCAAGAAATAATAACTGTAAAAATAAATGGAATTTGTTAATAAATTCGCCCTAACTATTTTATATGCCATTATGACGATAATTGTATTTACGAGCGTAATGACTTTTATGGGAGTAGAACCAATGACCTATAACCCATACCTTTATTTTATAATGATGCTATTATTTTTTTATTTAACGCTATCCGATTTTAACACGTTAAAACCAGCGGAATAAAAAATAACGTTACAAAATGTCATTTTTACCTTTATTAGCTGGATTATCGGCAAAAGCCTATGACGATCTAACGGATAATGTTAGATTAAAGGGGTTTAATAACAAAACGTTTATGGAATATTTAAAAGGGATACATTATATTTCATTTACGGCAACTAGTATAGACGACCCATTATTTTTTTACATTTTTGTGTTATCTGTAATACTTAACTACATAACAAATATAGACGCATATACTGATCCGTATGAGAATTCATTGTTATATTCCTTTTTATTATTGTTTCTTATCATTCATCCAGTTACTGTATCAATGGAATGGATGGATTGGGCATTAGCTATAATTATATGCATATCCATGATGGTAGAACCAGTATTTTCAAAGTATGTATTCAAAAATAAGGAGTTTTCATTATTAAAATTATTTACTCGAATTCTAATGTTAATAGGCACAAGTTTTTGTTTGTTGCTAGCCAAATCGAAAACAATGATCTATTTAATTTCATATTTTATTGGTTATTTTATAGTATCTTGTATGGTTCAGTGTTATTCTGTACTAAAGAAATTAAAATGACCTAGTTCTACGTCTAGTTCTACGTCTGTTTCGTTTACGTCTAGATCCGCCTACTTTACCAGTACATGAGGATGGTTGACCAACGCAACTATTGTATTGTCCTCCTGCATCCAGTTTTAACTGTTGTGATGCCATTCGTGTAATGGTATCATTTACATTTGGACCAGGAGCCCCTGCTACCCTAAATTGAGGAACTGTAGTACCGCCACTTTTAACCAGAGTGTTCTGAACTTGTCTCTGATTTGCCATATGCTTAATAACGTCGGCGGTGCTAGTTCCAGTAGTTTGTGCTGCAAATGTTCGCATTAAGTTAAACGAGTGAAAAAAAAAAATAAGAAATATACTATGTTGAGTGAAAATGATAAATGTCAACTAAAACAGATGATTGAAAAAAACAACGTGGTGGATAAAACAGAACAAATCCGAGAACTTAACCATAGTGCAAACATACGTGTATCCATTGAAAAATTAATGAGTCTGAAAATACAATACGCAGATTTATTACGCGAAGATAAACCAAAGTTTGAAGAAATATCCGTTCAAGAATGTCGGTTCCTTTTTTTTAATTACATGGAACTATACAACATTATTCTAAAGGAAACGATGGACCCTAAAATTCTATTTCGATTACTTGACGTATTGGGTCAAATTGAAACGGGTAAACTAGACCAACATGAAGGAAGTTACATGGTCGGGAAATATTTAAAAGAGATTTACATTGATAGTAAATTAGCTGAATCAAAAAGATTGGATTTGTTATATCCAGGGACAATTCAAGCCGAACCTAAAAACATACAGTGGAAAGATTACAAAAAATAATATTTATAAATTGTATGTTTACAAAAAGGTTTAACGGCATTTCGCCACGTATCACAAATACCACTCAACAGGGAAATTCAAGTGTTGCTCCATTAAACGAAGCAAGCCAGATTCCATTAGACCGAAAATTAATTCGACGAATGTTTCCTACCAATGCCAGTTTTCAAGGAACTGCAGTTTTTTCAAAAAGGTGGCCTCAAACTCCGTTTCGTGTAGCCATGCATGCAGGAGATTTACTACTTCGACAAAGTGAACCTGGTGGACCAAATCAAGTAAAAGGATCCGTTGGAATCGGTAGGTATAGAAACACGCTTGGATCTGGCGATGGAGTACGCAAGGGGGATGGTGCTTCAGGTAATCAGCATTACGTATATGACAGTTCTGTATACACTAGGTATAAAAAGTTACACGAGAAACAAAAACTCTACAATGACTTAAGTTTTGGTGGATCTAACAATGGAGCATATGTAGCCATTCAAGCAATCAGACGATTTTAAAATAACGTAGTAGTTCATGCGAGGCATTGGTCTATTTAAAGCATGTGCAACCACTCTTGGGTCAAATACCGCTTGTCGCGATTCATCTTTTTCATCAAATAGGGCAATGACTGTCGCTAAAGCAGAACAAAATGGAAAACAAAAATGTTGGACTATGGATAGTTCACAACGAACTTCTTTACGTATCTCTTCCTTATCCAATAGACGAACCCAATATTCCACTATGAATAAAAATGATGTAGTGACTGCTCGTACTCGTGTTAGAAACGCTGGTTGTGTTCCGCCCAAAAAAAAAGGTGCTAGTAAAACGGCTGCTTAAAGAATTTCAATTTGTAATTTTTTAATATAGTCTAGACTTTCATTTCTTTTTTTAAATACATAAAGCATATCTTCTTCAGCATCATCTGCTAGATAGAGGTTCATTTTATCCGTTTCTATAGCCCTCTCCAAACAATCCACATTTAAATTGGACGCAATAATGTACCACATGGATGTCCGTTTAATCTTCATACAATAGGTATCGATTTCATGCACAATTTCCACGGGTAAAATTTGAAATAAAAGTTTATTGCGAAAGTATTGGTTCATTTTATTGAAAAAAAACCACACTTATTTTTTTTCAATTTTATTCTGCTTAAATAAAATGGCACTTGAATTATATGATTTTATGCAAATGTCTCCAATCTTTATTGCTGTTTTTATGTTAATGACATCGTTATTTAATGGTGACGTAAAGGCCATTATTTGGCTTGGGTGTGCTATCGTAGGCATTGCCCTTATTATATGGATGAGCCCGTTATTTAAAAGTGAAAGCACTTGTGTGAATACAAAAGGAGCGATTATTGATGTTTTTTCAAATTATCCCAACTTATCCGTATCTACTTTTTTCATTTTATTCACACTTACCTATTTAATACTTCCCATGCAACAAAATAAGGACTGGAATTATTACGTAATCGTTGGGTTTTTAGGAATGTTTGCAGTAGACACATTACTAAAACTAAAACACTTTTGTACTACAACTCTTGGTATTTTTACGGGATCTGTAATTGGTATCATCTTTAGTTTATGTTGTTATTTAGTGATACGTAAAGCTGGAGGCGATAAAATTCTTTATTTCAACACTGTTTCTAGCAACAATGTTTACTGCTCTAAACCTAAAAAACAACAATTTAAATGTTTTGTATACAAAAATGGTGAAATTATTTCTGCAGTTTAAATATGCCATTCTTAATTCGAAAAATAAATAAAAAATGCTACAGTGTTAAAAGTAAAAAAAGAACACATTCAAAATGTACCACTTTAAAAAAGGCAAAAGCACAAGTTAGACTACTTCAAAATTTATAACCTTTTTCGTTTTGTTCGATTTCGTCTACCACCTTTTCATTTATAAAATTTTTACCTTCGTTAATACCATTTCATATAAATTAAAACTGTAATGGCCACCGTGTCATCCCGTTCTTGTTTTCTATGATACATTTCAACTTCTTCTGGGTTTAACTGTCCTAAAAATAGCGATATCTTCCTCTTGAAGTATTCGTGCTCATCTTCTCGTTCCATCTCATGTTCTAAATGTAAGGCGTATTCATTTACTATTCCTGGAGGTAAATTAGCAAACAGGGGTAAATATTTACAATATAGACCTGAAGGTTCTAAACATTTTGAATAACCAAGTTTTGTGTAAAATCCAACCACATAACGGTTGTAATTCAATGAAATGTGTTTTTTGTTTTTATAATGAATTCCTTACTTTAGTGTCATCATAAATTTACCTACACCGCGAATTTCTGGATCTATATTTGTAGTTAAAAAATTTATGTGTGCTATTTTTAATTGCTTATACTTAGACATAGTTACTGTCATCCCCATATTTTAGGGCATTGGCGAGCTGAACCTTTTGAAGTGCAATATAATTTGAGTTGGGTTACAATCAATTCTCCATGGAAATATGGTTTTAAAATATTCGCTTTGTTTGCACATCTCGTATAAAATTCAATATCTCGTTTATTTTGCTTTGTTCATTTGAATACGAATAAGTTCCATGTTAACTATTTTTTTTCATTAACCACATGTTTGATAAAATGATTAACCCAGACCCGCCCATTTTTTTTAAACTTATAGCTTCTCCGTTTAAAACGCCGTACACAAAGGACATGACTATACCAAAATAGGACAATGACGCATATACAATCGTATCCAATCTTGATACCGCATAAAAACGTAACACATACCCTAATAATCCAATGAATGAATTTATAAGTAAAGAAAGTGATAAGTGGCTGTTTAATTCTATTTCCAATATTTCATGAAACATTTGACCTGATAGTAAGATTGCTCCTAAAAAATAAGAAATAAAAATATGGTTCCAACTATTAGGGGTTTTAATTCTTTTTACTAAAAAATAAATAATGGCTTCTGTAAAAGCCGCCATTAAAATCATGAAAAGTCCTTCATAAGATTTAATTGAAAAATTATCTGTCAATAAAAATACACCTACTAATGATCCTACAATACTTATGGACAATGTACCCGACATTAATAAAATCATGATTGGATACAAATAAAAAATGGAATAAGCTACTCCACTATCCAACAAAAGAAATCCCCTATACGATGTATAAATGTGTAGAATGGTTATGATAGAGAGGAATAACCCATTATATGTAAATAATGTTTTAAACACAAACGCATAATCTATAAAAAATCCAGATATAAAGGCGTAAGAAAAACATCTGCTCCACGTTTGGAGGGATAGAGACAATCCAATATTTTTTACAAAAACTGGGTATAGACTTAATAATCCTTCTGATACTAATTTACCTATTATTTCCATTAAAATAACATTTTATAAAAGCTTAAAACTACCATTTACGTAATGATAGGTTAAAAAACTCACTAGTCCTATCAATACATCCACTAATAAATAGATCCAAGACTGTCTGTTACCTATAATGGCATTGTATGCAAACAAAAAGTATAATATAGAATGAACTGGTCTTACATTATTCCACCATATTGTTTCGCCGAATGTTTCAGCCCCCGTTTTCCTGGACCCGGTTAAATATATATACATAAATCCTATTGCAGGTAATAGGGCTAAATAACCTAAATATTTCAAATAGGTTATAGATACAGATTTAGCAATAATAACAAATAAAGAACGAACTCCTATACATCCAATTAAAAACAGTAAAAATCTTTTTTGTATAGAATTCATAATTTACGTGTTTATATTAAGTGAACCCTTTGAATAACTCAAATGGAAATCCATTTAAACCTGAAATATTTCCAATTTAAAAGTTAGAAGTGTTAGATTACAAAAAAAGATATATGAGCGGATCGAGACCGCAACGAATTACATTCGTATCCTCGTGTATCAATACGTCTTAGAGGGGATAAATACGTAATGATGCAATCTAAATGTGTATAAAGACGCAAGTCGCTTGTGTTTTTATATTGTTTAAAAAAATATACAAAATGCGACGAGTTCCTAAACATTTTTTTTACGCTTGTTCGTTCGTTTACGACAAAAATTTCGTTTCCCATAAGCATATATACAATGAGGGGCATACTTTTTGGATAAACACATTTGTTCAGTAACTCCTGGAGCACATTTAGATGGAGATTTGGAACACTTTTTGCTTTTATTATATCCAAACATTCTTGCTAAACCTATAGGGGAAGGAGACATACTATACCATTATATTTTAAAATTTTTAAGGACTTGGCGTTCCGTGTTTGGCAACTGATTTACACTCGTCATAAAGCAATTTTTCAGCCCTTGTTAAGCGTGCCACCATTTTTTCACCTCTTTTGGTAAGCACGTCTTGGCAGTTTTCAATTACATCTTCTAATCCACTCATATCCATATCTTCAGTTTTTTTGTCATGATCATTCAGCACAATTAATGCCTTTGTAGCTCTATTCATTAATAATAATGCCTTATCCATGTGTTTGAATTGCGTTTTATTTCTTTTGTAAAAATCACGTATCACCATTCTATTTTTCCTCGTACATACCATAATATATACCTATAAAATTTACATTTAATCCCACTAAAATCCATTTACCGTGTGATTTTAAACGTTATAAAAATACTTAAATATACATTTTCATTGCTAAGAAGTTATAGTTGGTGGAATATAATTTCCAAGAGATCCGTAAAATGTGGATATTGGAAACGCATGATTTGATTTTAATGGTTGCGTAGGTGTAACTGGTGTCAATGCCTGCCCCGTCGCTGGATTTAACTTAAACATGAATAACAAAAGAGAAGCAATCACGGTCATTAAAACAAAAGGTATCGATATTATAATCCATGCAATAAACCCTAGGTTTTGCATACATAATAAATTTAATAGGATTGTAAATACTGCACTTATCCATATTTCAATAATTGCGGTGTTGTATAACCCTTTATATGTATCTATTACAACGTGACTAAATGAAAAAATTAAATATATTAACGCGGGCATACATAATTTATTTAGCATGAATTAAGTATACATTTTAAATGTAAAATTTTCATCTATTAATTTTCGTAAAATTAAATGCAGTGCCCTTTCCATATCAGTTTGTATTTTTGTTTTTGCGAATCTAATTCATAAACAAACGTGTTCTCACGATTATAACTTGAATATAGAATTGTATCACATCGAACGGTGGCAAGTATACCAACATGAATCTGACAGATGCATTTCATAAGGGGTTACCAGAGTTTAAAATAATTTTAGTATTATATACTATGTCATTTTTTAAACCATCAAAACAAGAATCTGAAATAAAATTATATACATATATTCCATTTAAACCAACCTCAAAACAAGAGTTAATATCTGAAATAAAATTATATACAATAGGAAGGTCTGTCCATGAGGATATAAACCGATGGGATGTTTCAGCTATAACAGATATGTCTGAAATATTTAAAGGGCGTAGACATTTTAACGGAGACATTTCAAAATGGAAGGTAGACCAGGTTACAGATATGAGCTATATGTTTATGGGCGCAATCGCATTTAATAGGGATATTTCAGGATGGAATGTTACACAAGTTAGAGATATGAGCTATATGTTTATGCACGCAATATCATTTAATGGCAACCTTTTATGGGGAGATCGAACCCATAATGTTAGAAATATGGTCTCGATGTTTGATAAAGCAATCGCATTTAATAGGGATATTTCAGGATGGAATGTTACACAAGTTAGAGATATGAGTTATATGTTTGATGATGCAATCAAATTTAATTGCAATATTTCAGGATGGAATGTTACACAAGTTATAAATATGAGTTATATGTTTAGTGGGGCAACTGAATTTAATCAAAATTTACATAATTGGCAAGTTGGTAATGTTATGCATCATGATAATATGTTTGATGAGACATTAATGCCCCTACAAAATATTCCTGCACTTCTTAGAGATGTACCCTTACCTGCTCCAACTCAAGCAGAAGTTTTAAATCCGGCACAGGGACAGGCACTACAAGTTCACATTGCGTTTGACACGTTGGATAAACCTGCCCTACTTCGTATCATTTCTAATGGTGAATTAATCCATACAGATGAAACTGATGAAGATTTTAGAAAACATGTGCATGATTGGATAGTTATATTAATTGATAGTGTACCTTCATCTAGCGAAGCTGGTAGTCCTGATAGAGAAGCATTAAGAGCACTATTTAATACTTTTGCGGATACATGTTTATCACATTTGCCATTTAAAGACGAAACTAAAGATTTAATTCATACAGCTATGCTATACGTAGATAAACAACAACAGAAATTTAAAACCCAATATGTTAGTTTGTTTATTCATGACGTAACAGAAGCCTATGTTAATGCAACAGGCGATCATTCAAATTCATGTGCAAGAGGTATTACTGAAAGACTATTGTTTTCTATCGGGTCAGCTGCAGCAAGTTTAAATGATGATACGAGTGCCGAGACAAACTATACCGACCTAATAAGAATTTTATTTCCTTTAAATATTGAAATACTTCAAAATTTTGCAAGTGCATGTTACGAGGACACAAATATATTTGTCGGTAAGACAACTTTAGAAGAAAGGGTAGAAGCAATAGCTGAATGTATGCGTAAAAAACTAAAGGCTGCTAAATACATAAATGTTACAGACGAAACAGAGACTGTAGATCCAGATATTTTTAAAGATTATATTAAAAATAAATTACCTTTCATATTTGGCGGAAAACGACCGAAGCGTAAATCAAAAAAAACTAAATCTTTGAAACGGTATAGACCCATTAAAACATCTTCCCTTAAACACAATTTTAAACGAAAGTCTTTGCGAACCTAAGATTAATTTGATCCCATTGGTCCTTTTTAGAGAATGGCATCTTTCTATATCGGCTTGTTCTATCATCATAATATCTTGCAAAACTTGCCCCTTTTTGTGCAGTGAAAAATGTAGTAACCATTCTTTTTTTACCAAAAGAGTATTCCATTGCGATATCTTTAGCAACGGATTGTTCACCATCAAATTTCATTTCTAGTTCAAGCCAAAAATAATAATCGTTTTTATATTTTTTGATTATTTTTGGCATGTCAAAATTTGTAGGTTCACGTTGTCTACAATAGGGACATTTTATACAATTAACACCTTTATCAACCGTCATAGTAAAATTACAACTAAACGGATGTTGAACGCTATTTTTATCTCTCAATCGTTCAGCACAATGTTCACATATTAAATGCGAACATCCTTTTAATTGATAAGGCGTATTTTTCTCAAAACAAATCATACACTCCATTTTATGAAATGAAAGGGGGTTTTTAACTCACTTCAATTTAAAATAATTTAAAAAGATGAATATAGTTTACAAATGGAAGTTGACCTTATTTGTTCGCAAACAAATTATACAAAAGAAGAAGCCGAGAGTAAGTTACTTGAATATGGCGACTACATGAAAGTAATCCGCAACTATTTAGGGATTAAAGAAAAGGTTATCGTTCTACATCCTTATGGTGAAATAAACGCATTTATGAATTTAAAAAATAGACCTAGGATTTAGGCTTTCTACATAATTTGTATTCGTGTTTTTGTGCTACATATTCAGTTGAACACTGAATTAATTCAGGATACGTACAGCAAATCGGTTTATCCACTACTATAATTATTTTATCATTTCGTATCACTTGTCTATACTCTTGTATCGTAAGTGTTCCGTAATACTTATTCAACATGTAGTGAGGTGATGGAGCTGGCACAATCTGTTTTGAATATTCATACGCTTCTCCATACAAATCATTCAATAAATGATACCTTTCAAATTTCGTGGAATGATCTAGTTTTTCTTGAAATAAGTAGCCTGCCGCACATTCAGGACAACAAAACGACCCATATACATGAAAACATCCCTGTATTACTGACTTTGGTATATAGATAGGAGGGGTATTATACGCGCACGTACACCAGAAGCAATCCGACCTATTATTAATGTCATTTAAGTGTAACCGAGATGAAATATTTTTAATTTTTTGATGTATAGTATCATCTGCATACTTATTTAATTCCAAATGACATGTTTCATTCGTATAAGGTTCAACTAAAGTATTGTTATAGATTACATTAACTACATCTTTACTGCTACATTTTAAATGAAGAATTACATTTTGTATCATTTGGCACTCCATGGGAATACTATTAAACTCCATAATCTTACCGCCTTTTGGCTTTCGTCCACGTTTTTTAATTTTATCCATTTTATTTTTTTTATCAAAAATCAGTTTAAATAGTAATTAAAGAGATTTAGTTTCATTTCTCCGAATATGTGATATTCCAGAAAATTTTATTAAGCTTAATACATGGCAAGTCTCGCAGCAACACATGAATTTAACAGTCTATGGGGAGTAAATTCAAGTTCTTCCGTTCGGGGAGTTAAAACAGAGGGTCATAATACAAGAAATACTGTATCTAATATAGTACCATTTGTAGTAGATCAAGGTAATGAATCAACATGTGCCTTTGTAGCCTTAGCAAAAGTTCTAACCTATAACTTATTAGGATTGGTGATGGATATTGAATTATTGCCAGAAGAAAAACGTTTGTTAAATAATGCAATCAAAGAATATAAAATAGACCCTACAATACCAGTATTTGAACGCGACTTTTACAAATATTATACACCTGAAAAATGTTCGTTAAAAGGCTTTACATTAATTGTAATATTTTTTTATTTTTTTGATTTTGCAAGAAATAATGGTTTAAGCCCCTCTTTCAATCCAGGTGAAAAACTGGAGGTATTCACTAAAATGAGTGGAAAAAGTTATGACAGCCAATTAACCGACATATTATTTCCATTTTTAAAATTAACAAAGGACCGATTTGGAGGAAATACCCCAGTTGCAGCTGGATTTGTAACTGGCATCATACATGACCTAAATCCTAAAGTTAGATATTTAACATGGCAAAAGGTATCCCTTTGTACGTTTAGAACCGAGTTTTGCACAAATGCCCCATATGTTGGACCAGAATTGTTTCAACGATTTTGTAATGAAGTGATCTTTCCATTTACCAGTAAATTAAAAATTATTATTACATTAGCACAAAATTCCGAAGAGCATGCGTTACACGATGTAGTATTATTTGGAATTGAAAACGACCATATATTGATTAGTAATTCATGGGGTGAAAGACTTGATTCTATTAAAATTTCTTCATTTCCTTTAGTATCACTTACAATACCTGGAAACCCCCCTGTTAAATTTACAGCATTTCAATACACATTTTTAATGCCAATAACACCATCTATGAGGTCATCTATGTCACCACTGAAAGAACAATATTATGGTGATGATTTTGAAGAGTTTATGACTGGTATGAAAATATATTTGTCAAGATTTAATGAATTAGATGATATTCCAAAAATAGAACATGGTTTATTACAAGAATTAGCTAAAATTCCAAGAAATCTAATAGGTGGAAAAAGAAAAAATAAACGAAGTAAACGTTATACGCGTAAATGCATAAAACGTTCATTTAAAAATAGATTATAAAATGTTGCATACTATTGAACCAAAATAAAACTAAAATCATCCCATATGTCAATGGATCCCATTTGATTTGTTAATGGAAAAACTTTAAAATTATATGCAAATACGCATAAAATGTGAATTGGGGAGTACAAATAATTGATGTTAGATTTAACGTTTCTAAATAAAAATTATCATAGGGTAAAGATACATCTTATGAACGGTCTATGCTACATATGAAAAAAATCTTAGTGGTACTGATTCTAAAATGAACACTTTACAATCTATGATAAAGATTTAACATTCATAAAAACGTTCTAAAAAGAATTAATACATATTTTTATTACTCGTACTATTATAAAACAATTGTTTTTCTTGAAACGTTTGTTTAATTCCATTATTCTTTGTTTTTACAGAACTGAATAAAAGAGGAAAGGGTTGTACATACTCTTTACTTGGAATAGACTGGTGGTATAAATCGCCTTTACTTGATGGGAAAAACTCAGTTGATCTACTTAATTTTGTTTCCGTGTCAATTTGATCTATTTTTCCAGACCAAGGTGCACTTGTTCCTGGTAAAAAGTTAATTGTTGTATCAAATACTGGTTTACATTGAATGGTTACCTTATCTGGTATACGTTCATCCACAATGGGCAGGGTTGTGTATTTTGTATTTACTGGACGAGGTGAAAAATAAAATTGCGGTACATCGCCTATATTTCTTGACTGAAGTCTCTGATTTATTTCTTCTACTCTATTCATTTTTATACTTCATTATTATAAAATTGTGGTTTACTGAATAGGGTTGGCTTACTAACTCAAATCGATTATAAAATTGATTTAAGGGGTTAAACTATTTTATAGTAAAATGAACAAATTCGAAGAAGTCATTGAGACACTAGCAACTGAATACATTCAATATGAGATGGAATGCAATGTCGGAGATCACGATAACATGAAAACACGCATTTTAGATGAAGCTGAATTAACTGACGCCGCCTATCGTGAACTTTCAACACTAGCCTATAGGTGTGATTTATTTGATGATTCGGAGTTTAAACCCATCAATACTTACTACAGGATAAAGGTAGAGGATATTTATGACAAAGTATATAAAATATTCGAATTGGAACATTCAAGTGATTAAATCGACAAGAGTTACAGTGAAAATCTTTTATGGGTTATAAATTTTGAATAATCCAACTTAAACAATGAACTATTAACCATTCATGAACCTAACCAATCGTTTACAAGAAAACCATTTTATTCTTACAAGTATAAGCGAAGAGTGGATTGAAATGGACCCTGTTATACCCATACCAGAAATCATTGAATGTTCATGTAAGGATTGCAAAAAGTGTTTACCTTTAGAATTATGCGTAAAATCGACAGAATATGTACGATACATCAAACATTATGGATTAGATGCTTATTTAATTCACATCTATGGAAATACAAATAAGTTTATTCAGTTTATGGAAATAGATGAAGTGTACGAAGCACAACACAAATTTATACAAGTAGAACATTTTTGTTAATTATTTCCGTTTACTTCGTTTTAACCCACGGATTCGTCTTGTACCTCCATAATGTCTAGCATTTGCTATACGCTGTTCATCCAGTGTTCTTGCATCAGCTAAATAGTCAGTTGATTCAGTTAATTTGTAAAAAATAAACATACCTACAAGTGTAACTCCTATTACTATTCCACCTACTTCAAGTTGTGACATACTATTACACTTTATTAAAAATTGAAATGATTATTTTTATTATAGTTCAAAAAGACAAAATGGATATCTGTGGCTTATTTTATTCGAACCGGTTTACGAACACGTTTCCGCGTGATTTACCTACAGTCGGCGAAGTTATTGAAGTCATTTCGCAAAACAACGAGACATCCTTTTCATACATAAAGGGTACAGTTACGTATGAAGATGACATATATTCAGTAACATCTTCAAAAGGAATTTTAATTAAGTCATCCATAAATGGTATTTACAGAGAGGATCACGTTGAAGAGACTGACCTAACTTATTCAAAGTGGAGATATCCAGACAGTTACAAAGAACCAATTTTAAATCATATTACAAATAGGCTAACCGACGATGAGCTAGCCCAATGGTGTAGCGAAAATCACCCATTTTAAAAATGAAATTATAATTTAAAATTGAAACGATTTGACAAGAGACAAATATTATAAAAAGACAATCTGTAAACTGTAAAATGACACGCACTGAAGCAAAACGCATCGTGAAGACTGTAAAACGCGACCGGACTTGGAAGAAGACACAAAATGAGGCACACGAAACAATTGCGTTGATAAAGGTATTGGGAATTCGCGTAGCGAAGGACGAAATGGGATACGGCAATGGAGTAAAGGGAATTCATGCAGTGGATGATGACGAAGAATACGACGGTCTGATGATGTTGGCACACGCGGAATACGCACAAGAAAAATACGACGCACGGTACATGTAAAAAAAACAGTGGAAATTGCGTTTTCCTAGTTTTTTTTAACATGTAATTATCGTCTCATAAATCGATTAATTGACCTATTATGTTTGCGTTTATATTGGTTAATTTCTTTGGTCTTATTGTAAAACTCCGTAGGTTGCGGTTTTTCCAATAGCATTATCTCTGGATCCGTTTGTCCAAATAACATTATAAGTGAAACGTATGTTAGTGACATTTTATAACAATTTTACACTATAAAATGTACATCAATTTTTTTACCTAAATAAACGTTGCATTGTTATACCTTCATGATTTGTTTGTGGCATAAATAAAGTATGAATAAACGATTCATCCCGCAATCGAATAGAGTACGGAACTTGTGCTCCTCTACCAACCCGTCCAGCAGTTTGAATTAGCTTTTCTTGAGTTAGCTTACCTGCTAAATCTTTACCTACGTATAAATTAGCAAACTGGTAATTTGTACCGAAAATGAAATCCGTTGTTGCGAAAATGGCATACAACTTTTGTTTTGCAGTTAATTCTTTGACAATCTCAAGATATTTTGGAGGAACATCTGTTGAAAATACAGCTATACCCATCATAATTAATACTTTCCATGCTGTATCTACTTCTACCGATAATATCTTTTCAAGAATGGACGTTTCCATATCTGACGTAAACGCAATAGACAACTTATCCAGTTTTCCATACCGTTTTAGATGATCGTATTTATTCGGAATAAATACGTCTGGCAATGTAATCGGTTTAATGGAGGATTGAAGTTGTGTTATTTCTGTTTGGATACGTTTGACATCTTCATTCACACGGTTATCCGCCATTTTTTTCTCCTTTTCATCATCTTTATTCTTATCCGCCATGTCTTTTTCAAGTTTTCCCATTTTTTCAGCAATCAGATTATTGTAGGCAAGATTTTTCATCAACTCATTAAATATATTTTCTGGAATGGCAGCCGTTTTTAAACAATAAGAGGCTATTTTACGAACATCGTTCGCGACATAAATAGTTGGACCGTAAGAACACGTCCATGCATCATCCGAGCACAACTTTATCGTAGACGGAACTTGTATTCTTTCATCTACGATAAAATCCGTTTTCAGTACAGTCAAGTAATGCATTTTTATAGCAGTAATCGTAATATCTTCCATTTTAGTGAACGGAACTTCTTTCAAAAAGGAAAGCACCGCTCCCAAATCTATATATTTTAGTAAAATGAGGTTTTGCTCGATATGTTCTATACAACACATCAATTCATCCTTTGTTTTACAATAATGATGCGGTAACACAATGTGATTGTCTGGACTAATCACCTGAATGGTTTTATTGGACTCATAAGTGTATATTTTATATACGGGCGACTTTGTCAGCAATGTATAATCTATTTTTGGAAGGGTTGCTGACGATAGCACAATGGTAGGGATTTTATTTTCACGCCAGTTTTTAGAAATGATTTCATGTAACGGATGCGTTTCCTCATCCATTGTAATGGTTGGTTCATCCCAATATTTAAGTAATGTTTCGACTGAATTAAACTTAAGCATGTATTCCATCGCATGTAAATAAGACTGGATGTCTGAAATGATAATTTCCACTTTACTACCATTCGCATTGTCTACTTTACGAATGGCACCGCTTCGTCTATCACGTATACAATCCACTGCTGCTGAATTATGAAGTCGTATATCGATTTGGTCTTTACACCCAAATGCTACAGCACATGGTTTTCCAAGAGAAACACATGCTTTCATCAATGCCATACCTACATGTTTTGCTGCACATACAAAGATAACCTTGTATTTTTCAGACAACCCAATAGGAGATACAGTCTTTCCAGTACCAGTAGGAGCCACATATAAAATGAGTTTGGGTCCGTCTTGTTTCGAAATTGTAAATAATTGTTTTTGATGTTCGTACAGTACGGTATCTCTATATTTAACATATTTGTTCTTTTCAAGCAATTCAACCGCATTCCACGTCATTTCCCGTATGTCTGGAGTACACGTTTCCAGGCAACGCGTTGCGTATTGCATCACATATTTGTTTTTACGGGACACGTTTAACTTCACCATCCAATGTAACTGAAAATATTCTTTTTTGTCACACAATTCTATAAGAATGTGTTCGTATAATACAACTGAAATCTTTTTTGTAAATGAACTTACCCTGATTTGATCCGCCTTTTTAAGTTTTACTTTAACGTCTACCTTTTGAATAGAAAAGTAGGTGTTGCATAAATAAATGTCGAGTTCGGGCGAAGGGTCCACTTTTAAATAGGTATATAAAGATTGCATTTGATTTTCAACCAATTCTGGATTTTGAAACCCTTGTTTAATAAAGGAGAGAATACGCATTTCATCCGCTTGAACTGGTATCTCAATGCTATTCCATTCATCCTTTGTAAGTTTAGTTTGAAAAGTGACGTTCATTTTTTTTCATACTAATTTATCGATTGTATCATTCAATTTTTTAAAACTTTTAATTTGAAATGGGAGTATATACAAGGGTTTTATTGGTTTTAGTGTCCCATGAACATATACCCAATTCATTTCTAGTATAAACAGATCGCATATCCCATTTTACACATGGGCCGTCCTTTGAATAAACGTTATATATTTTTTTATAAATATTTACAAGAACCGAATGTTTATTAGGAGTTGGATTAAATACTAAACCGTAAAAACGTTGAGCAAGACTACATATATCTTCAACGGGTGCAATTAGTGTAAACACATTAGTTCCATGAGCAGCTACATTCTCACTATTATTAAATAATCCATTGAAAAATGCTGTACAAGGAGGAGCAATTAATATATAAAACCTTAATACTCTAATATCCGCTACCGCAGTAACAGAATTTGATGGAATTAATGCTAACAGATGTTTATGTTCCTCATCGTCAGATAAATTCATGTCAATAAGTTGCTTATACTGATTTATAATGTAATACATCTTAGTATTGATATCATTCCATGTAGGAGCAGTATCAGGATCTTTTAATAATAATATTGCTGCGAAAAAATTAAAAACTAATTTGTGTATTGCAGCTAATTGCCACCATAGTATTTGTACTACGGGAGTACATATATCAAAATTTGCATCTTTAAACAAATCAACTCCACGTGCAGCGGTGTAAATATCTCGAAGGCGTTGTGCCATGACATTTGCATCTAGTGTATAATATTCATCCTCTATTATATATCTTACATCTGTACTGATCATATGATGGTACCAAACAATTTGAACGTATAATGTATTATCATAAACCTCTTTTAAATAAACTGGAGCGCCTTCTTCTGCTCCAGTTCTCAATGCACTATCTAAATACATATAACTACCTGCGTATTCATCTAATCCATATGAATATTCTACTGGATCCCAGGTAGGACATGTTTTAGTTCCAGTAGCAGTTACACAAAATGCTCTTCCCCATACATGTTTAAATTGGCTAGGAGGTTGTATATAGGTTTCTTCTAAATCTCTTTTTGCAGATACGAATCCAGCATAATTCCCTTTCCTTTGTTTATGCCATGGTCTTTCATAGAGTATACTTGTTCCGCAAAGATATCTATTATTTGTGCTTTCCCAATAACTATCAAATTGAATAGAATGTAGGTTTAAACAACACGCATGTGCATCTCTTATATGAACTACTTGTGGTATATGAATCTGTGTTCCGTCTTCTATATAAGGTACTTGAATAAAAGATAAAAATCTGACAACTTGACCGATAAAAGCATGTGTTCCATGAGTGGTTAACCCTTCTGAATCTACTGAACTGAATTTTGAGGGAAATTCATAAAGTAAAAGTTCAAACCTATCAACCGTTTTAACTCTCATCATTTGTTGATAAGGTAGATTTGCACAACAATGTAATAATAATGCAAATTGTTCTGCAACAGTGAAGTCTTCGGTAGATAAACTTAAAAATGTAGTAAGTACATATCGTATATTATCTACAATAGTATTATCGGATTCATATTGTCTAGGATAGTCATACATATCAATTTCAATAATACGTATAGCTAAGGCCCTAAATGGGTGTAGCCCGCTTATTCTATTTAAATTTACCCAAGAGGTGGCGTCAAATAACATTCTGGTTTTAATATTTGTTTTACCTGTTATAACAGCTAATGTTGACACAGATACATAATAATATATTAACCATTTTATATATTTATTAAATGCATCGGTTATTATTTTATTCGATCCATAATTTTCACCATCCATTAATGCTTGTACTTGATTATCTGGCATAAAATATGAATTTGTGTATACGATTTCATTCTTAGCAGTACCTATTGTACCAAACTCAAAAGAGGTTTTATCTGAAGAAATTTTGTATACTTTTGCTAATCTAAAAAAATCTGGCGTTGTGTCTGTTATACAGTGACATCCATCTAAATCTGCACTTGATATATTTGTATTTAAAAACCCAAAATTGTCACTATTTCGTTTTATAATAGAAGTTGATCCTCCTTTATAAATTTTCTGTTTCATATAGTATGAAAACAAAAAAACAAAAAAGGAATAACACCACAAAAAAAGGAGGAATGCTAAAGGATAAAATTATAAAGGCATTTAATACATGGCGAACTTTTAACTCGACACTACTATTATTACCTTTACAGTGTCATCATGTAAACCCTGAAGGTGATAAATTCACGTTGTATGATGTTAATAATAATTCAATTGGAATTTATGATGGTAATATAACTGTAACAAATGTAAATAGGGTTATTCCAAAGAAGGCAGTAGACATATTGTCTCAATAATTTACTGATTAGACCGGTTCAATCACATATCAGGATTAAAGAAATTTATGCAATCCGCAAATATTATATCTAATATTAATATGGCGGCAGAACCAACTGTAACCCAACTTTGGTTTGGAATAGATTTATCTTCCTATAATTTCATTTATATTTCTTATGGTTCAAAACAGAATGAAATTGAGACAGAGATAAGATATGGTACGAAATCTACAAAAAAATTTTATCAACAGTGCCCTCATTTTTTATCCTATCTACATACTTTACCTCTTTTATGCATTTCTATCGATACATATGATAAGTTTACGATTGAATCGCGTGTGATTGACTTACTAGATGGAGGCGACACTACGTATAAACATGTATGTGTTCCCACAATTAACATGACTACTACTATTGAACATACCGACACACTAGTAACCGCCCTAAAAGGTACAAAATCAATTGTTTTTTTTGTAAACTTTATAAAATTTAAAACAGAGGGTAATCTTGATGAACAACATACTTTAAAACAATCAAAAAAATTACCCAAACTTATACCTGTACAATATAATTATTATGAATGGTGTGGATATTCAATGCCCGATTTTATTCTTAAAAGGAATTATGATAAAGACCAACTTTTAGAAATATGGAAAGATAATAAAATTCTTGAGGCATTAAATGATGATACAAAATTAAAAAAGTGTCTTACTGCCCGCAACGCATTAGGAAAATATAACGATATTCGTTCTGGGTTACTAAACATTACATACGATGTAACTACAGACCAAATAGAATATATTCCAGGTAGTTTAGCTGAACGTGAAAAGATTGAACGTGAAACGATTGAACGTGAAAAAGAAGGAGGCACAAAAAAACGTAAAAGATTTAGAAAAAAACGTAAATCCAGAAAATTTAAATAATATAGCGGTATACTATGGATCAGGGTGTCTTTGACAATTTACCTATTCGGGATTGGACTACTATTCAACACTCATATCCGGGTGAACTTACTAAAGACCAAAAAGACACAATAAATAAGGTGCAGATATACCTTATGGATTTAGACTATTTTTCTACGCACCCAAAAAGTCCTGCACCATACCCGCTATCAGACACCGTAAAGGATGAATATATTGCGTTGTTAAAACGTTGTAATTTGTTGGGTGGATTCAGAAAAAAAAGTCGTAAAAATAAGAGACGTAATAGAAAAAGTAGAAGATACTAAAAATTGAACGAGTTTCACATTTGGGGTTTATTTTAAAATGGAATACTTTAATGAAGATGCTATTAATGAAATGACAGATTTTTGTCGAACGTGGCCTGTTTTAGGTGAAATTCATTACAAGGAAAATTTTAAAACGATACAAGATTTTACAGAGGAGATTTTGCGTAAAATGTTCATTCGTGTATTTAACACTTTTAACAAATTCATAATAAACGAAAATGACACTTGTTTTAACTACATTGACAATCGCGCCCATGTATTGTATGAAATAATAATGACCCTAAAAGAAAATAATTATTGTGAAGGAACCATTTCCCAAACGTTTAATAATTATTGGTTTTATATAGGGAGACATCTTTTATATAAACGAAAAGAAGATACCATTCGTAGAATACTTGATAAACTACATTCTTAAAATTGAAGCGTTCATTTTACAACATGATAGGTTAAAAAATGGATGAAAACCTTATAGAGGTATTAGACCTAAATGATATGTTGAATAACATAGATGAGATATACGAAACAGTAGAGGTTGACTCAAATGGAAATTGGTCTTATCCATTTTTCATAAATAACATTGAATACGTCATTTGGAATGAAACACGGATTTTTCACAATGCTATACAGGTTGGAACCATACACGATGGAGAAATTAACTTTTATTAAACGGGACGTTTACACGTTTTTTTTCGTCTAGTTCCTCCAAAACTCCATTTCGGTTTTGTAATTTCGATAAGAATTTGTTTCATGGTAATTTCCTTTCCTTTGTGAAAAATAACTGGTCCTTGCTCCAACTCTTCACATTGGTGAACTGTCCGAACATTAGAAATAGTGTATCCTAAATCTTCAAAAATTTTTAACTCTTTAAAACAAAGACAAGGCGGAAATCCAAATTGTTCAGACGTAATGTCAATATAGTATTTTTCTTTACTATCATACGCCCATACATGATTAATTCTTTTAGGTGTATGTACTTTACCCACAATAATTTCAATATTTGGAAGAAGTTTAGTAAGCAAACAAGTCGCCAAATCACACATTGCTTCCAATGAAGGTTCGTATTTTATTAATATGGCACGAATTTTGTCAAGGGTAGCCTTGTATTTATACATAACTTTATTTTAGATTTAAACTATTTGCTTAAATAATCAGAACCCATTATAGCCGCATAATAAAACAAACTAAAGCATACACTTTTTGCGAATAACCCAGACGTTGTATCTGTAAAAATGGTAGGTGCCGCTTTTACCAACATTACGTGTAACATCGGTAAGTCAAACAAAAAGTATAACAGTCCCATCATAATAGGTATTCTTAACTCTTCCATCCAATCTATTTTTTGTTTTATAGGTTGTTGTTCGATGTATTCAGGGGACCTATCTGGGACATAGTTTGTGTTTACTTGCGGGTCTACTACGTGCTCTATGGTTTCTCTAGGAATGTCACGAGAAGGAAGTTCAGTTTTTGTATTGTAGGGTAAATCAATAATGTTCGTAGCCATATTTACTCCTTTAGTATTTTATGTGATGTTTTTTTACGCAAACTTTACTATTTTTTTTGATGAATTGCATTTTACGGCGTTTGGTTTAAACGTATAACATTGATTTCCATACTTGTAATTTTCACCTACAATTTTATCTAATTCTGGTCCCTTAAAATCTAAACATTTTTTACCAGAACAAGTTTTTCTAAACAGTGTAGATAGCCCAAATCCTAAAAGGACCGCCATTATTATTTTACCATAATCAGATTGTATAAATTTTCTAACTTTCATACAGTATCTTATTATTTTTTTTTAATGTACTGGTATACGTTTAACACCTTTAACACAATCTACTAATTTTGCTGAAAACTGAAAACATTGGTTTGCTTCATCTTTATATTGTATTTTTTTAACATTTGTAGGACTGGGATAAACTATCACGGTTTTATATTCCTCTGGAGAAATGTACATAAAAATCATGCCCACTATAAAACTACTCACAAACAATAAAATATACATTAGTTTCATACAGTATCAATATAAAAATAATCCAATTTACTAGTTTATGATTTTATCTATTCCATTATCCACTTATAACAGCCAGTTTATCACGTTACTTCAACCCGTTAAAAATAATATGATGGAGAGAGGATTATTCACTCGCATATTATATTCCACCACAAACGTTATCTTTAACGGAATTTACTTAAACATTCACGGAATACACTATACTGACATTTACACATTTGAAAAGAACGTTCTACACTCTTATAGTACTACCAAACATCCAGTATACAGTATTGAAAAACAATTAGGAAGGAACCTTTATAAATCCATTTTAAAAATATCTGGCATTTGGGAAAACGATACTTCTTATGGATTAGCCTATAAAATTATTGAGTAAACCCATCTGTCCTAAAATACGAACAAATAATGGCTTCAATCATAATAAATCCAAACAATATTGTGCTTAACAACATAGATAAGGTATTATACTCGGAATGTCTTGTTTTCATGTATTGTACGATAGACATGATATTCATTCCAGTCACAATAACTACAAAATACGAAAACAAATACCATGTATCGGGCATACCATCTGAAAGGTAATCACTATTCTTAACCAGACATATAGAATAAAACCCTATCAATACTAATAAAGCAATTATACTTCCAGACGTAGTTATTATCTGGGATGCTAAATTCCACCCCTTTTCTGGATGTATCAATGAAAGTGAATAGATAAACATAAAAACAACCATTACAAATATAAACCCCATTCCCAATAAAATGGCAGTTCGGATATTCATGAGAGATACGCCTACACCCGCCATTGCTAATCCACCCAGTAAATTCCATTGAAATTCATCATCCATATTTTTACGGGTTAAAAAAATATATAGGCTAATAAAAAATGCAAAATTATGTTGTTCATAAACAACTCGTTTCCATTCATTCTGAAGATAGAGACATTAAGAAATGGCCGACATCTACCGTATTTGATGTTGAATTGCCAGTAGAGTATAAAACAATTGTTAGTTTACGATTGGCCGACATTGAACTTCCGTCCAATTATTACGTTTTTTCATTTAAAAATCAAAACGTTAAATTTACAGTAAACCTTAATGGAATTGTTAAAACGATTACCATTTCAGAGGGCACTTATTCGCCATTCCAATTATCACTTGAAATGACAGGACAATTAAATAAGGCGTTTTCTACACTATTTCAAGTATGGTACAACAGTGCTTCCATGAAATTTGTATTTATTCATCCATTACCCTTTTCCATTGATTTTTCATTTGCTGAAACGTATGACGCCTCTTCCTTTTACGATCAGTATACACAATGGGGATTTGGAAGCTATCTTGGATTTTGTAAACTTTTATATTCATCCACCGAATTAAGTACGTATTCCATTTTCTGCGAAAATATCATCACTTCTGGTCATGTAATTGAAGCACCATTCACTGCCAGTTTATTAGGAGACAGTCATATTTATATGGAACTTGATTTATACAACAGCATGGATGAAATATCCCCTTATACTGAACGTAGCAATTCATTATTCAATGCCAAATTTAGCGGGAAACATAACTCTGCTTTCGCAAAAATACCAACCATTGCAGTTGCCAATCATAAATTATACGTAAGTAAGGAATCATTTCTTTCTAATTTATTTTTTAGCGACCCTCCATTAGAACGAATACAAAAATTTAAGTTCAAGTTTAGATACCATGATGGTAGACCAGTAGATTTTGGTACCACAAATTTTAGTTTTACGATTGAAATTACAATGTTACGACCTGATTCTATGAAACCATCCATTCAAGTAAATTCAAACCATTATAAGTTAAAATAATATGTTAATGACATTTAAACCACAAAAGAATTAGTAAATGAAATAGCATTATTAAAATAGTTTGATAACATATGGATGAGCAATTAACCAGTGACCGTTATAAACTAGACCCTTATGAAGACGCCGACAAATTGTTTGATCGACAAAGTACTCTAAGGTCATTGAACCGCAATGTTTCAGCATTCTTTCATTTTTCACCAGCCGAGCGCCTAGATAAAACAATTGTGTTACAATCTGTAATGCAAAATGGATTGGTTCTTAAATATGTGGATGAATTTAAAAATGATCCAGACATTGTAATACCTGCAGTAAACCAAAATGGTGAAGCGATTAAATACACATCTGACCGAATTGCATTAGAAATAATTGGCAATGATGGTACTAAAATTCAATATGCTTCAGATACAGTTATTTTAAATGCGTTAGAAGCAAATGGTAATCTATGTCAGTATATAGAACCTGATAAATTATGTAGAATATTATTACAACACACAGAAAAAATTAAAGATATGAATTTATCTGTAGACTGTGTTATTGGATTAATTGGTATGCGACCAGATTTTTATAAACATGTTTCTAATAAAGCTAAACTATATAAACCGGTTGTAGTAGCTGCATTAACAAGTGATCCTAGAAATTATGTGTATGTACCTAGAGCATACCCCGAATATCTTGAACTAATAAGATTAATGCCAGAGTCAGTACTGCCTCCGATCCCTACTGAATTTACCCGAGAAATTTCAAACACTAAGACCGTTCAAACTGGACCTACATGTTTTTACCATGCAAGTGCCAAAGTCTTTTTACATAATCGGTTTGAATTTATTCAACCAATTGACAACAGTAAGTATCCCAAAGAGTGTGATAGGTTCTTAGATATGAATGATGGGTTATCTCTTATAGGCCTTACGCAAGATATGTGTACTGAAGGAGGATATATTCATATTTTATTATTTGTATATTTATATTTCTTAGGCATTGAGTCCGGTAAGACTACATATTATGATATGTTGGGATCTAAATCTAGATTTATGAGTATGCCAAAGTTTTTTGAGAAACCTGAAAATGCTAAATATAAAGCAGATTTACTCCTTGCGTTAACCCACATTAACCGTAAAACAAATGCTGCAGGAATTAAATGGATGAATTGTTGGGTTCAGTTAGATAAGGATCCTGATGAAGATAAATTATATCAAGTTATTCATAAATTAACTAATCTAAATTTTTATGTATGTCTCGGGTTAAATACTCATGCAGTTATAATTACAGATACAAAAGATGGCAGTTATCGCATTAAAAATTCTTGGGGTGAAGATTATGACATTGTTAAATCATTGAAACTACTATTTTTACAAGGGAAATGTCCGAGACCTTATTGCGCAACTGATATTGAATGTTACTTACCAATAAATGATAGTATTGAAGATTTACGACCATATCCCACTTTAGATGAGCTAAACGAATGGATTGATCTGCATAGCACTGAACTACATCAATTAAAACAAAGTTTAGTAGGGGGCAATAAAACCAAACGGTTTAAAAAAGGACGTAAATCATATAAGTTTAAAAGTAACGAATTGAAAAGAATAACAAAACGTAATAAATTGAAAAAAAAATAAGTATATTAACTTAATCAACATGTCCATTCGGTCTCTTTATATCGGTTATTCCAAAGTGGAACACACAACTGAAATGGTAAAAAAAACTATAGATGAATTCTTTCACGCCAATCTCGTATCACGCGTAGATGAACGAATACGCAAAGATAAGGAAAACAACCCATTTAAAATATTTTTCGTTCATTTTAGTAAAGTAAACACCGCTCTCCAACACTTTTTCGATAAATTAGGCAAAGTAGAATCGTTACGCATTTATCAATGGACCTTAAAGTTTAATACAAGACATCATCTTAAAAATGAAACATCCTTTTTAAATGACCGTGATGACACTTATTGGACTAATCTATCTGACGAATTTAAACATGATGTACACGTGAAACCTTCCAATATTTAGGATTTAACCCAAGATACCCCATATCGTAAACAATCATCATGGACCCATATTTGTCTATCTTATCCAAAAGAGAACTAATTCTGCGACTCGGCCATGCCTTTACCCAAAACTTTTTATCCGTTGAAGTATGTAAAGAATATACACTTTCAACTACTATGTCCCATTCTATTTCAAACACGTCGGTAACATTTTTGTCTGTTGTATCAGTTGGTGCTTCCACTAATAATCGAATAGTCTCCATTTTACATGGAATACTATTTTTTTTTTTAAAAAAAATCAATTTTGTGTTTAAATCTGTAGAACTATTTTATAATAGGCTTTTATGTTGAATTATAAAAAAAATAAAAACGGACAAGTTCTTAAAAAACTTGAGGAATATCTTAACGTCAGTTCTTTACAAAATTACGTACCCTTATACAACCGTTTCTTCAATTTAAACGACACAAATTGGAATTCCATTAATTTAGATACATTTCATACCCTTAAAAATGTAACGTTCAAGGATGAACTATATAGCAATAAAACTCCCATTTTTTGCAAATTTTCACCACTTCTAGACCCACTTAAATACCTTACGGGTAGTTATGAAACATACAAATTTAATTTACCATCCATTACGACCACGTTGCCTAAATTATCCGACGTAAACAATTCATCTTATGTAGATTCATTTTTTTCCTATCTATCTAGTCGTTTACTACACGATAAATTCATACATGGAAATGACTTTTACGGCAGTTATCTAGGCATAAAAACAGATTTTCAGTACAATGTAGAAGAAGACCTAGAACATCTTGAAGACAGTAGTTTTTTTCACGCCAATAGAGGAAAGTTATTTGACTTAAACCGAGATTTTTCATTTCCAGGGTCAAGGAAAAATAAAGGTCCGCTTCAGTTTTCAGAAGACGTTGAACTTGTTCTCGATTCGTTAGAGGATACAGACTCAATTCAAAGTGACCATTCCGATGAATTAAATTTATATGCCATTTTAAAACAGTTTCCAGTACAAGTCATTGCCATGGAAAAATATACAGATACGTTAGATTCATTACTTGGTGACATTGAACCAGACGAATTAACCTCCGCATTAATTCAAGTCATCTTTACACTAATTGCCTATCAAAAGGTGTTCCAATTTACACACAATGATCTTCATACCAACAACGTCATGTACATGCCAACAACCATCACCCACTTATACTATTGCTTTAATTCAATTCATTATAAGGTTCCGACCTTTGGTAAAATATTCAAATTAATTGATTATGGACGAGCCATTTACACATTCAAAAACAATCGGTTTGTCTCAGACAGTTTTCATGAAGATGGAGACGCAGCCACCCAATACAACATAGAACCTTATTTTGATTGTTCTGAACCATTACTCTCTCCAAATTACAGTTTTGATTTATGCAGGCTTTCCTGTTCCATTCTTGAAGGAATGCCAGAAACGGATGGTATTTACGGCGTTATTTCAGAATGGAGTCAGGATGATAAAGGCGACAGCGTCATTTATACGGAAAACGGAGATGAAAGATACCCCGATTTTGAACTATACCGCATGATTTCAAGGACGGTTCATTTACATACGCCAGAGGCACAATTGAAACGACCCATTTTTAGTGCGTTTCAAACAACCGACCGAAATAAACACTGTATGAATATTGATTTATATTCGCGACAATAAAATTGAAGTGAATTATTTTAAACACAACTAGTAAAATGGATTCCGTAATTCTAAGCACGTTTTCGTCCTGTGTATGCGATGTTTCCCGTGAGTACAACAAAATGTGTATCAAATGTTCCAACTTTTCATGTGTAGAGTGTATAACTGACTTAAAGTATATAGAGTGTCATGGTCTAAGTGATTATTTAATGCTTCGTTACGGGAATTGCAATCATGAAGACTTTCTAATGACAGAAGAAATAATCCGAAATACACATTATTTATTCAAAAAGAAATTATAATTTAAAAATTGATTGGTTTTATTTTTTGTTTTTCTTTTAAAAATGGATTGTATGATTTGTTTCAACGAAATGAGTTCAGTTTACAAAATGAAAGGATGTTCACATACCATATGTACGTTATGTGCTGAACAAATGAAGGATATGCCGTCCAGCATTGCATACCCTTTAAGTAATGTGTTTACTGTAAAATGTCAAGGAGTATCTTGTTTAAGATGTCCTTATTGTAGAATACGCGAACCAGTTATTTTTAAACTCAACAAATGGGATACCAAAGAATATAACCTATGATGCAATTGGAACTATCCTATGATGGTGAAAAATCAAAGGTTCAAATGAATTATAACTATTACTCTGTTGGTAAAAAAAGACCATATACATTAACATGGACTGTATATGATCGTGAAGATTCCATTTCAACATTTGATTTTTACTATTGTACTCCATGTAAATATCAAAAGCATAAGAATACCAATCCTATAAGACCTCAAAAACATGTATACAAACAAATATGTACGCAAGACAGAAATCGTAGAATGGTGCGAAAATAAGCCCGGTTTAATACGATGCCAGTATATATTTGGTTATCATTAACTGACTACTCAATATTTGTTCCGTGGACATTCTAGCAAACCAATTATATTTTGTTCTGGATAAAATTTCCTTATGTGGTAAATAAATTCCATATACCGTATCTGGTATGTCAATGTGATCCGTTCCTAATAATTCTGCAATGCCTATGGGGGTACCATTTACTTTTTTTATACCAATGTTTTTACCATCAATTATTTTAACATCCGCTTTATTTAACCATAAACTCGTATTCCCAATAAAGTCAGATTGGACCGTTTTATCTTTATATAATTCTTCTTGGAACTCTACAAATGCTTTCATACTCAATGACCCTTTTTTACACACCATCATGTCAGTGTTTGGGAAATAGGGGGATTGGTCGTGTGTTATCCCCTTATTTATACCTTCAACCACAGTCATTTTATCCGTCATCAATTCTCGCAAGTTTTTTACACACAAAAAAGATTGTGGAACAATCATACCTCCATAATGGTACAACAACATGCTAATTCCAAGTTTTCTATAATGACTTTTCATTGGTTCTGCTAAATCGTCCAGTTCAACGTTCCAAGACAATAATCTACGAAAAACATCGTCGTCAATTAAACATATGTTAAAGGAATCTTTACATTTATCATAAATACTTTTCATGGTAATTTGAAGATAAGGTTGGTTTAGTTTAGTAGACGTTCGTGAATAAAAGGATTCCCAATTTCTAGCATTCAGTTCCGTACTTGTATGTATCCACAAAATCGGTTTACGTCTATTCATCTTTTCACCAATAAAATAATCCGATACCAATTTGTAATGTTCATGCGTCTCAAACATTTCATTTGATAATTTGTAACTTCGATATAAATACTGCGAAATTATAGCAAATACTATAAGAATTATTATTTTAGTATACATAATCTTTTACTATATTTTTTTTGTTTTTAATAAAATTATAATAAATCCATAGTAGTATGAAAGTACTTCCGTGGTATGGTCTTTTGTTAATTGTTTTATTTTGTGCCGCAATGATGACCCGTGAAGGGTTCGAATCCAGTCCATCCACCCTTTTAGATGACATTGCCAACAAGAAGGTTCTATTGCTAGTTTATACAACTGCATGTGGACACTGCATTAAATTAAAACCTGTATGGGATAAAGTTGCCTCTAAACACACTGAAAAGATGGTTGCGATTGATGCAAGTGACACGGCTAATTCAGCGGTACAAGCCATTACCTCAAAGTTTAACGTTACTGCTTACCCTACCATGATCGTATTGGATAATGGACAAGTAGTAGAACAATATGAAGGGGGTAGAACAGAACAAGAGCTTAGTGCGTTTGTAGAGAAATTGTAGCCTCTAGTACAATTTTTTCCTGTAAAGACAATTTTTGAAATAGCACACATTCATCCATCCAACATTGAAAAAAACGATTACGGTTTTTACACACAACCATTATACCGTCTTCTTCAATGTCAACCCTTACCACAAATCCGCCATTTGTTAATTTCATTGTACTTAAATTTACCCATCTTATATAGGCACCGGTAGTTAACTGGTGTAATTCGTCCACATACTTATAGTCTTTCAATATTGCCGCATTAATTTTTAATTTTGCTACTATTTTATTTTTTAATTCATTCATGCTTATGAAATTTTCCATTAGTATATCTTAATCATTAAGTTAAACCCAATTAATCATATGTATTAATGCCATTTTATGCCACTTATACTGGACATATTCAAAACGGAACGTTTACTACATGGGAAGAATGTAAAAAGGAAATTTTCAAAAAACCAAAGTACAAGAAGTTTGATACGTTAGAGGAAGCACAACATTTTAATACATATGGACCGTTTGGTACAGATGAAACATTTGACTATTGTGTATATACGGATGGTTCTTGTAAATCCACCAATGGAGGATATGGTATTTATTTTGGAAAGGATGATTCTAGAAACGTAAGTTGTCGTCTAAACGGTATAACCAATAACATTGCAGAATTAACCGCAGTAATCGAATGCATGAAACTGTTAGGCCCTGAAAAAATTGGAATATACACAGATTCACAATATGCCATACTTTGTTGCACTTCTTATGGAGAAAAATGTTCTAAAAAGAAATGGCCTGACATTCCAAATCTCGAATTGGTAAAGGAAGGATATACACTTTTACAAGACCGAAAAAACATAACGCTAGTTCATGTTACAGCACACACGTTAAAATGTGACGTCCATTCTATTGGAAATAGAGAAGCGGATTTATTGGCGAAAATGTGAACGAGACCTACGCGTTTTACGTGACTGGCGTGACCGTTGCGATCTACGTGACTGGCGTGACCGTTGCGATCTACGTGACTTACGGAATAATCGTCCTCCTTGAAGAGGGGCAGGGCCTTGAATAGGGTTAGGTTGAAGGTTATTCAATTCTGCATTATGCAAATCTTCTAAACTAGTATACACATTTAGTCTGATACCGTTTACCATAATATATTTGGCTCCTGGTTCAAATTGCACGGGGTAACCACCCTCGTATTGTAACGTGTAAATACCATTAACATGCGTAACACGATATTTATCTTCATTTCCTTGTACATACGCATAAGATCCTTCATTATCTTGTCTAAATATTAATCGCTGAGGCATTGGTAGTGCGTCTTGATTCATACTATACTCCTATATTTAAATTGAAATGTTCCTAAAATATATATTATTATAAAATGGATATTGAAACCAAAATTCAACAAATAACATTGTATAAGGTCATTCATCTTAAACAATGTATAAGTTATCGCAACATATTAAAATATTACATTCATAAACTTACATTACCAGAAATATATTTGGAACGTTGTATTTTAAATTTTATTGGAATGAACAAATTTATTAGTGAGTAATTACTTTTGTGCAATTATAATTTAACAAATGAACTAATCCGTATTCCAAATTAATGGAGACACCGAATAAAAACAATAACAGAAACTGAAAATAGGACGAAGAAATTATAACATGCAAGATGTATACATCCGTTGATATATTTAATTTCAAATTAACCGTGAAACTGACGAAAAAGGGTATGGTGATATGTCGGTTCAAAGTGGCGTGAACAATGAAATACTTATATGATTGTTAAATCACGTTGTATATTAAACTATAAAACCGATAAAATTAATCATTTTAAAATCGAATAGTTTTTATTTTTATTGTTTTAAAAAAAATAAAAATTTATTTTATGAGTTTTTTCTCTCTGAACTTTTTTTTTAGGTTTTCGTCCTTTTTTTAGTCCCAGTCACAAATCATGAAAAAAACAAATAATTTAATTACATCATATACCATGTTGTTATTTACTAATAAATTTAGAAAACAATGAAAAACAATAAGAAACAATATAAAACTAATAAAAACAATATATAATAATGGTATTTTATGAATGTATATGTTGTATGTTTACTACAGGACTAAAGTCAAATTATGAGAACCATTTAATTACAAAAAAACATTTAAAATTAGTCCAAATTCGGCCAAATATAGCCCAAAATATAGCCACGATTAGTCCAATTTCCAATACATACTCTTGCAAGTATTGCAGTCAGGGATTTAAACATAAATCTTCCATTTACAAACATATTAAATATACTTGTACAAAAAGCAAAGATGAAGATTTAAAAGAGTTAGTTCGTCTCATGAATTTAAAAATGGATCAAAAAGATAAAGAGCTTGATCTGCACAAAAAGACAATAGAAACGCAGTTTAAACAATTGGAAACGCAATCGAAACAAATCGATAAACTGGTGAACAAGCTTGAAATACATGGTTCATTCAATACTACGAACATTCAGAATAACATTCAGTTGTTATCGTTTAAGGATACGGACGTTTCCCATTTAACGGATAAAGATTATGCGTTTTGTATAAAACGCGTAAACTTTTGTGTAAAGAGTATGATTGAAAAAATCCATTTTAATCCTGCTAAACCTGAAAACATGAACATATACATTTCGAACTTAAAGGATAAATACCTTATGGTGTATGAAAATGGAAACTGGAACATAAAGACCAAGAAGGAATTGGATTATCTGTATGA